TTGAGCTGAGCAAGTCTTTGACTTGCTTTTTAATTTGTGATATTCTAAATTATATAATATATAAATATAAAAACAAGGACAAATAAGAAGAAATGACAAAAATTAGGCAAAAGTCTTACAAATTTAGGTTATATCCAACTGAAGAACAAAAAGTCATCTTTGCAAAAACGTTTGGCTGTTCAAGGGCTATCTGGAATATGATGCTGGCGGATAAAATTCAATATTATAAAGAGACAGGAAAAACACTCAAAAATACCCCTGCTCAATACAAGAAAGAATTTCCTTGGTTGAAAGAGGTGGACAGTCTAGCACTTTGCAATGCCCAATTGAATTTGCAAAAGGCCTATAAAAGTTTCTTTCAATCTAAATTTGGGTTTCCTAAATTTAAGTCTAAACGACATCATCAATCCTATCAAACCAATAATCAAACAGGAACGATAGCAATTGAAAGCGGAAAGGTTAAACTTCCTAAAATTGGGTGGGTTTGCTTAAAGCAACATAGAAAGATGACAGGACTTATAAAGAGTGCCACCATTTCTATGACTAAGACCGAAAAATATTATATTTCGATTCTCTGTGAAACAGATATTCAGTTCTATCCTAAGACAAACTCAAGCGTTGGCATTGACCTTGGCTTGTCGCATTTTGCCATTCTCTCTACTGGAGAAAAGATTGGAAATCCTAGATTTTTAGTCTCTGCTTCTAAGAAATTAGCCAAAGAGCAGAAAATCTTATCTCGTAGAGCTTTGGCTGCCAAACAAGCTGGTAAGAAACTATCAGAAAGCATGAATTACCAGAAGCAACGTCTAAAGGTTGCTAGACTCCATGAGAAGATTTCTAACCAACGAAGAGATTTCCTTACTAAATTGAGTACAAGTATTATCAAGAACCACGATAGGATTTGTATCGAAGACTTAGCAAGTCGCAATCTCATGAGAAATCACCACTTAGCCAGAGCGATTGGGGATGCCTCTTGGTATGAATTTCGTAGGATGTTAGAATACAAAGCAGATTGGTATGGGAAGCAGATTATTAAAGTTAATAAATGGTTTCCATCTTCTCAAATCTGCTCTGATTGTGGATTTAACTCCGGTAAAAAAGCCCTACACATTCGTGAGTGGGCTTGTGAGAGTTGTGGAACTCACCACGACAGAGACCTCAATGCCAGCCTGAATATTCTACATGAAGGATTGAAATTATTAGCTTAATTTAATTAATATAGAACCGCAGGAACTGTGGGGATAGCTTGGTATATATTAGCATAACCTCTGGGAACTAGACACCTAGCTTCTAAGTATGTGCTCTACCCAAGAAGCTCCTTCCTCTTAACTATAATGTAGGTGGGAGCAGTTCACGGGTATTCGCACTGATAAATCTGTTAAAGATGTAAATATTGAATAAACTCAAAACAAATAAAAGGCTAGAAAATCAATTTTGGTCTTTTTGTTTTCTTCACTACATCCTTGGCATATTTAAGTTCTTTATGTTATTATAAATGTAACTCATATACCATGATGTATAAGGAGTTTCTAAAGGCGTTTCTTGTATTGAGAAGCGCCTTTTTGTTTTGATTATTTTATAAACCGTTTCTTGTTGAGTTGATTGTATATAAAAATGTTTTATACTATATCTTGTAACTGTTTTTCCAGTTACAAAAGCAAATACTAATCTAATGTAATATGAAGAAAGGAGACTTTTATATGAATATAAAAACGAAGTCTTTGAAAACTAAACTAGTTACTGCTGTAAGTGTGGCCGGATTGGCCCTTAATTTGGCCTCTGCCGTGCCTGTTTTAGCAAGCGAGACCAAACCATCCACTTATGATGTAAATACGACTATGGGCTATTCGGGGCCGCCAGAAGCCGCTTTCAGGAAGTGGCAAGAAAAACCAGTTAAACCAACTGTTATTAAAGGCGTAAATGATAATATTGCTTATTATGGCTATGTTGATGGTTCTGGTTATTGGCGATATTATACAGATGGTTATGGAAACTATATGTATCTGTATAACGGATATTATTATTACTACTAATTAATCAAATAAACTAAAAAAGGCTAGGATTTAATTTAAACCCTAGTCTTTTTTAATATTATTTGTCAGCAGAAGCAATATCTTCAGCTTCAATTACAGGCTGTTCATCTTGCTTCAGTTTATTAACAGTCATATTAACACCTAGAGCACCAGTCAGTAATTGACGAATATCAAATCCTGCACCTTGAGACACTTGGTCAATAGTCTGCATAATGTCACCAACCATTCTAGAAGCGTTGCCCTCACCATACATAGTGATTTTGTCCACCTTAGTAAGAGGTTCTGCCACGGCGCGTGCGATTTCAGGAAGTTTATCAACAACCATCTCAGTAATCGCAGCTTCTTGCATTTTCTTCATAGCTTCTGCTTTTTTGTCCAGACCTTGTGCTTCTGCTTCAAGTTTCAATCGAATAGCTTCAGCCTCAGCACGTCCTTTAGCTTCAATAGCTTCAGCTTCTTGAAGTTGAGCAAACTTCTCAGCCTCAGCTTGGGCCTTGCGAGCTTCTGCTTCTTTTTGAGTTTCAAAGAGTTCAGCCTCTGCCTGACGTTGACGTTCAATCAATTGGGCTTCTGCCGCTTGTTGGCGAGCATATTTATCAGCTTCTGCTTGTTTACGGACGTTAGCATCTAACTCTTGCTCCCGAACTTTTACTTCACGTTCCTTAACTTCAGCTTCTTTTTCTTGCTTCATGATATTAGCTTCAGCGGCCACGCGCTCTTGCTCGCGACGTTGAATTTCAGCCTCAATACCTTTAGCAGCGTCTGCCTTAGCCTGAGCAATATCTGCTTCTTGTTTCAAAGAAGCTTGCTTCAATTTCAATTCATTTTGCTTCTGAGCAATTTCAAGGTCAGCAGCTACACGCTTATCATTAGCAAGTTTATCTTGTTCGGCTTCTACTTCTTTACGTTCACGTTCAGCTTTAGCTTTAGCAATCAAGGCATCTTTCTTGATGGTTTCAACGTTTTCGATACCAAGGTTATCAATTACGCCGCCCTCGTCAGAGAAAGACTGAACAGTAAAGGCAATGACTTCCAGCCCCATTTTTTCCAAGTCAGGAGCTACATTATCCTGAACTTTAGAAGCGAATTCTTGACGGTCATTAACCATCTTACGCAATTCCATTTGTCCAATCACTTCCCGAAGATTACCTTCCAGAACATCTTGGATGGATTCAGAAATATCAGTAGTTTTCCAATTCAGGAAGTTTTCAGAAGCTTTAGCAATCATTTCATCACTAGTACCGATTTTGAGCTTCACAGCAGCATCAGCACGCACGTTAATAAAGTCTTTAGTTGGAACAGATTCAGATGTACGAACATCAGTTGAGAATTGCTCAATGTCCAAATAAGAGCGGCGCTCAATAAATGGAATCATGAAACCAGCTTTACCACGAAGATGTCGGAGTTTACGCAATCCTGTAATAACAATGACTTCATTTGGTTTTGCATTGACATAACCTTTTACAAGTAGTACGGAAACAACGATAATGATAATAACAACTGGGATTAACCAAGTTAAAGATTGAGATAATGTGTCCATAAGTTTCCTTTCTTTTTTCAAAAATTTATTTTATTTATATGAACCATCCCTATAAAAAAGGATAAGAAGATTATATCACACACCTATTGTAAAACCAATAGATTCAGAAAGAAAAAGATTGAAATTTATTTTTATTTAGACAAAAAGAAATCCCACCAGAATTTTGGTGGGAATTGTAGCTAGTGAAATGTTTCCGCAAGTCACTAGGTTTCTCATGAGTTGGTGAAAAGTAGGAACATCTTTCACCTATTCATTTTACAATATTATTTTTTTACAACCCCTACACTCGCTAGGAGGAACAAGTGTAGGTAGAAAGGATTTTTTGTCCTGATATTCTCATATCAAGTACATTATTAGTATATCACCATCACTATGTTTTGTCAATAGTTTATAAATATTTTTTTCAATAAAATATAAACATTTTTGAATCAGAATAGTTAATGTAAAAACAGGGATATAGGTTTTATCAGAATGACATATTTCTCACAAATCAAAAAGAAAAATAGACAAAATAATTTGTCTATCTTTCTCCATTAATTTATCATTCATAGATAAGGATTAGCAGCTCCTTATCTACAACCATAATATCACATTCAATTTCGTCATGCAAGTTTTTATTTTAACTTAAACTTACAGGAAAATTCTTGGCAAAGCTGTCATCCTTAACATACAAAGGTGAATAGATTTCTTTGTGTAATTGACTATCCGACAAAAGATAACCATTATCCAAGTAATCACCAATTGAATCTATCCAATCACGAATATATTGATAAGTGAGCGGCATATGTTTCTTAGTGATTCCTAAATCAAGAAATTTACTCTTCTTCTCTGTTGAATGAACATGAATTCCATCTGGCAGAGCCTCAAGAGCAATAACACCTTTAATGTCAATAGGCCTATCAGCAATCATTACATGAGCTTCCATCAAGAATTCATCTTCTTTAATGTTGTAATCTAGTACAATCTTATGAATCAGCAAACGTTCCGTTTCAAACTTATGAACACTGATATTCCGTCTTTTCTTTGAATGACGCTTCTTGTTATTATTGTTTTTCTTAGCCATAAAATTTTCCCTTAACTAATCCTTTCTTTTTAAAGCGATTTTATTTTTATTTAGCTAGTGCATAAACTTCATCACGCAATTCAATCAATTCAGGAGATGTCTGATGGTCTTCTAGGAATTGAATGATGTCTAACAACAGTTCTTGTTCATGAGGAACAAGTTTTTCTTGTAGTTTTTGCCATTGTTTATCCAATTTTTCTTGGAATACTTGAATGGCATTGAGGTCTTCTTCAGCAAATCCGCTTGAAGATTTTTCAATTTCAGCCTTTGCAGCCTTTACTTCTTGAACGATTTTTTCTTTTAATTCTTCTTTTTTCATCATATTTTTTATAATATCTCTTTTCTAATATAATTTATTTTATAGTTTTTCCAGTAAACTCAAATCACGAACGACTTGATAAACACCCTCTGATAAAACAGATTTATCAAAAGTATTATCCATTCGTTGACATAGGCTTTCTGGTATAATAAGCAATTCAAAACTTGGCAATACAAGTTTTGCCTCGACTTCTGGCGGAAAATTCATTTGCTGAAAGCTTTCGTACATTCTTTGCTGGGTATGAATGTCATTGAAGTGAGCTATATGCTTATTTAGAACTTTTTCAGCAGATTCCACAGAACCAGAATAGTGCATCACGGCGGCGCGTGCTTCTTTATACATAGCTACAACTACAGCTTTCATCATAATGTTAATTTTCCTCTCTAATGATTTGATAACGAATAATTTCCTTTACGGCTGGACAGTAATTCAACTCCAACTCATAAATCAATCTTCCATTTTCTTTTAACTCTTTGAACTTCTGTCCAAAGATTGTTTCTTTTTTAAATAGTTTTGCGTGCAATTCAGCCACGGCATCCGCTTCACTAAAATGTTGGCTTTTGATTGTCTTTTGGACAACCTCTCCGTTTCGTAGTACAGTTTTTTTGATAGAGAACATAATATAATAAATACCTTTCTAATGTTATTTTTTATTTGTGTGAAGTATTTATTTCAATAACGATTATATCACAAAAAAACAAAAAGAAAAATATTCATAGAAACAAAGAAAGCACTCCTGAAACCTTGTTGTCACAGTGGTAACGAGAAGTGCTTCTTGGTCTGTAATGGTAAAGTAAATATGTGTTAATTATTAATTAATTTTTGCCATATTGATGAATCAAATTGTAGCAAAATCTCCAGAAACAACAACACCGTCATAATCAGGATTTACAGTAGCATCTTTGATTTCAAAGAATGTTTCACCATCTATTAATGACAACAATTCCCCATCTTTTCCATTGTTATCATGATATATTTCACATTCAAAATTGTTGTCATCATCCTTTTTGTGGCTGCATTTTGAATGGGTTGTTTCCAAACGTCCTTCATATAAAACAATAGAAGTACAAATCAAAAAGTTTTCATATTCATCTAATTCCTCATCAGCCATAATAGATTTAAAACAGTCTATCATGCTTTTAGCACTTGTCTTTTCAGGATATTTCTCTTCAAACTTTTCGATTTGTTTAATAAGCCAATCTATTGAGGAACGGCGAATAATAGTTTTATCAAAAGTGTAATTCAACACAGCTCTTTCAAATTCTGGAATATCTTGGTTGGAAGCCAATGCCCATACCTTAGAAAGACTTTCGCTATAAGGATTCAGGAGAAGACTTTTTGAATTTTCTTTTTCTTTCAGATATTCTTCCGCTACGAAAAATATAGACTTTTATACCTATATTTTTACTTTGTGAAAACTTATGTTGCTACAAGTTTAAAATTGGTAGACTTATCCGTTTCGTTTTTCACTTCCTACATCACTGTGTCTAACCTCGAAGTGAAGCAAACCTCACTTCTACTATCATTTGATATAACACTCAATAGGCTTAAATTCCCCAGTAGCGATGGGTACTCAGGTTATTAACCTCTATAGAAATAATAAGCTAAATTTTCTGCTGCATTTAAGTCTCTATCTTTTTCTAAACCACAAGAGTCGCATTTATAAACTCTTTCTTTAAGTTTTAAATCAGACTTAATACTACCACAATAACTGCACGTTTTAGAGCTAGGATAAAATCGGTCTGCAACAACTAAATAGATACCGTATTGTAAACACTTGTACTCTAACTGTCTACGAAACTCATAGAACATGGCGTTTTGAATATGTTTTGCCAAGTGCTTATTTTTTAACATCCCTTTAACGTTCAAATCTTCAATCACAATGCCTTTTGGCAACTGTTTTACAAGATAAAAAGTTGTTTGATGAAGATGGTTCATCCGAATAGAATGAAGTTTACGGTGGATTAACTTTATCTTACGTTTAGTTCCTTGAATATTAGAACATAACTCTAAAGGTCGCTTATAAATAGGTTTTCTACCGCCGTTTGCAGTTGTGAGATACCCTTTTGTGTTAGCTTGCATCTGACGTGCAAGGTGACGTTGTTCCCGTCGTAATTGTTTCTCCAACTGCTTCACTCTGCGACTTTTATTGATATTTTCAATAAACTCTCCTGTAGATAAAGTTGCTAAGTTTTTTACACCTAAATCTACACCTATAACTAAATCTGTCAAATCCACTGAAATATCTAAAACCTCGTAAGAGAAAGACAAATACCAATATTTACCATCAAAAGAAATTCGAGGATTTTTATAATGTGAGCCTTTAGGTATTCTAGGTAAAGGTTGGGTTGTTTTTACAAAACCTAACTTCTCCCCTCTAAATCCACCATTTACTCTTCTCAAATTCTCATAATTTACATAAAAGCTCGGTTTTGAAATATTTTTTGACTTATACTTAGGAGCTTCACCTAACCCTTTGAAGAACCTAATTCTAGCATCATTCCAATCTTTAACAGCTTGTTTAATGACATTAGACCCCACCTCTTTTAACCAAGGATGTGTTGTGTTTTTCAACACAGTTAATTCCTTACGAATTTGACCTTCAGTCAAAGTTTTAGATGATGTATTATCTTCTAAGTAATTTAAGTAATGCTTTTTAGCTCTAGTTATAGCGTAGTTATAAGACCAACGAGCAACCCCAGCAGACTTCCACATCTGTTGTACTTGTTCATCAGTTAAATCAAGTGCGATTTTCATCCCTCGTAGCATCAGAAACCCTCTCAATTAGTGTCTTAGTCTTTTTAGACCTTGAACCATAAAGTCTATTTGCAAATACTGTAATGATTTGAATTAAATCATTCGTCAGTTCTTCCTCTTTGCTTCGCTCAGAGTTGTCAATAATCTCAATTTTGACATCATGCAAATCACAAAGTAGTTGAATTAACTCAAATCCAAAATGTACTAGTCTATCTTTATAAAGAATAACCAATTTAGTAACTTGATTTGAACTACATCCTTTTTATTTCATATTATTATTTTTTAGATAACCCGTTTCACAAGATTATATCTAAAATAAATCTCAGTTCCAACCCATTGTACAATCCCCACTATAGCCTCAACTGCAAAAATAGACTCGAAGCTTAGTCGTAAACAATACAGGAACAGCCAAAGTAAGATAGGGGATAATATCGCGATTGGAATTGCATAAATTAACTGAGCTGTACCATTTAAGTCATGTCGATATGACCTGCTGATAGATAACCACATATAATAACGTAAATTAGTTATAATCTTAACAGGCAAAAACAACCAAATAATTGGAGAAATCAACCCCTGATATATTGATGAAGGCAGCCAGAACAAACCAAAATAAGTAATCAAATAAAGTAAAACTATCGAAGATAAAGCCCCAACAGTTGCCTTCCAGAAGATAAACTTATTATCTTCGTAAGGTGTTTCTTCATCTAAACCTACATTTCTAGATACATGACTATTTAACAATCCTGACATGGAATCCACCCAACCTTCAGGTAACATCATAAGATTTGCAACCCAATATTTAATACCTGCATAAATGGGATTAATTGTAATCGTTAAGCCAACACCAATGATGGAAGACAACCTTGGAGCTAACCTTCTTATCAACTCCCACTTAACGTTTTTCCAATAGGATTTAATTTCTTTCCAAGAGAACTCAAACCCCTTAGAAAAGAATTGAGGGATAGGTTTCTTCCACAAAAACCAATATAAAGGAATTGGATTAGTAATTATATTTACAATCATAGCTGCATTTACACCCAAATGTAAAATATGAGTTGTAAAGAAAACACCCCCTAACATAGACCATGCTATGGCGTGGTCTAAAACTGTAGCTTCTTTGCTTCTGCCTTTTGTTCTTAAGTAAGTTGTTATGAAACTTGCCCAAGGGGAAGCTATGAGAAGTGAAATGATTGATAACTGAAAATAAGGGATATAAAATGGCAAATCCGCAGAGGGGACTCCTAAAATAAGTAATAACTTTGGCAAAAATATAAAACTACCCACTGCTGAAGGTATAAGCATAAGGTAGAATAAGTAGATATGGTTCTTTACAATTTTAGATTCTAAATTCAAACCATATTTTTCTATCAATTTAGGCATTGTTGCTGTCATAGAGGTTCTAGCTGTGTAGTAGGTAGATGATAGAACAACCCAGAAAGCATCATTAACCCCAAAAAGAACGGTTATTCTTTCTACTAAACTCTTATCTGCTAAAAGACTAAAGCAGAATACCCAACCAATTTCAATTGCATTATCTGCCAGAGTACCTACAAACGCATAATACAACATCTCGGTTAGTTTTTTACGAGTCCAAGGTTTACTTTTTAGCATTACTCCCCCGTGAATTAATTTTACATGTCTTTTGTTTTAAGCACTGCACAGGAGTCGAACCTGAGTCTCTGCCAAAAAAGCAGTGTCTTATACCCTTTGAGACTAACAGCACATAGCTTAGGGCAGGTCTCTGTTTTTCCACAGACAGATTTGACTTTCGCAACCGTGTTCTTTTAAGGCAGCCCTCATTCCTTTATATTGTAGACAAATGTGCAGCAGGTGTTTGGTTAGTCGTTACTACCATTACCAGTAAAACATTATCTGCAAAAAATAACATTCCCTTATAAGACTTTGACATCCATAAGGGATTCATTCTAATAAATTAATTAGAACTAGCAGCTTGGTTTTTATTCTTGATAACTCAAAGGATTGCACTTACCATTAAACCTTTTTATGCGAGTTATCTCACCAGCCTTATCTATCCAGATTTATTATTCTGAATGAACCGCTGTCGTCACCACTTAAAGCCGTGGAACATGATAACAAATCTCACCGTTATCGGGGTGTACCTCTATCTGAAATAAAGTACCGACTGTTATAGAGATATATTACACTCGCTGAAACGCTGCAAAATCAGCTTGCATATAGTCTCTACAGGACTCGAACCTGTAACCTGTCGCTTAGAAGACGATTGCTCTTTCCAGTTGAGCTAAGAGACCAAAAATAATAAATAGAATTAGTGGGGGTAAACAAAAAATTGTTTGAGAAAGATAGTGTCTACCCCTGATTACAACTAATTCAATTTTGTTGTATTTAACTCATAACTAGCATCATCAAAACTACTTTCTCCTTCATCTTTAGACATAACAGCCTTTAAAGGGGTATCTTTATCTAATAATCCAGTTTCTCCTTGATAAAGGTTGATAATTGGCATACAACTACAATCTGAGACTTCTTTAGTCATCTTTGCAAATTCTCGCAAAAATTCCAATTGTTCTTCAGTACAAACCAAACTAAATTCAGTTCTATTGTCACATCCCTCTAACTCTACATAAACACTTGTCATTACAACTACCTCCGTTAGCCAAATAAAATAAATAATGGAGTCGGTGGGAATCGAACCCACGTCCAAACAATCTTTCCAATCAACCCTATTGCGCACAGCTACGTTTGAATATTCAACTTTTAGGAAACGTACCAAAGCTAAAAGTTATATCTCAGCTTTAACTAGAGGATTGAGACACCCCTACTAGCGAGTGACGTAGTTTATAGCTACTACTGTACCGTCACTTACAGATAGTCGCTCACCAATATGGTAATTTTACTTGTGTTGATTAGACATCTAAGCTGAAGCTTAGGCTGCCATCTCAACATTTTGAGTTGCGTTTGCAATTATATTTAACTTGATGATAGCGTCATCACTCGGTGCGAGGTTGAGAAGTCCAATCGCCTGTCGAAACCGGGCGACCCCTCAAAAACTTACAAGACTATAATATCACATATGTTATAATCTGTCAATAAAAAAATCCCCTTTATTCAAGAAAAAACGTTAAATAAAGGAGATTAATATTTTAACTATACATATTTTTCAATATATTCATTAACAATAGATGAATTATCCATAGAAAGATGGGAAGCATCAGGAGAATAAACATTTGACCAAGAACTGTCTTCGCGAACTCTATCAACCAAAGTAAAGTCATCAACATTATTAACTTGATTAACAATATTTTCAATAAACAGCCTTACATTATTTAGTTCTGTGGTATTAAAGAAATCATCAATAACATCATCAGTCAAATCTTCTTCTAAATAACTAACAATTTTCAAATTGTTATAAACATCAATTTCTACAGGGCCATATTTCCAAGCTTCAAAACTCGCAGAAAATAAGTTTTCTGGATAACTTTGCTCAGAAAAATCATTGTTATCTTCATTATCGCATTGAAGATTGCCATAAGTTGCACCATAAAAGGCAAAAAGAAGATAGAGAGTTTTCTGGATTTTTACTTTTGAAGGTTTTTCTAGAAGCCTATAAAGAAGTTTCACTAAAAAGTATTTATCCGTAAACACTACCTCTTCCATATTATTTTTCGTCCTTTCATCTTTATCTAAATTTGATACACAGACTTTATCCATATAAACAAGGCCATCAAAATCAGATGTAAATTCCTTACATGTTTTAATCCGTTTTTGAGACCAGTCACTACTAGCATCGAATCTTTTCCATTCTGGTAATGGCACAAGTTTTGCATTATACCCATGAAAGTGAAGTTCATTCTTAGAACTTCTATATTCGTTCAATATCCATATCTCAGTTTTCCATGTTTCTGCTGCTTCATCAGACATTACAGAGAAGCTTTTTGGGTACTTATCAAAATCCATTATTTATCTTCTTTCTTTTCATCTTTTGATTTCATTTTGGCAATACCTACAGGCAATTCAATTACTTCTAAACTTGACGCAATTGAAATCACTTGGTTACTCAATGAAAAACTAGTTAGAGTAAAGGCATCTGGAATATCTATCCCTAAAGGAAACACATCAAATACAAAATGATAAATAGTGTTAAAATCTGTAAATTCTCGTTCTACTTTATCTTTTAAAATATAAGAATAATCGAATCCAGAATTAGATTCACGTTTCAAGAATGATAATTCAACAATTCCTTGATAGTCAGGTTTGACAGCATATTTATTAATGATTTCAAAGCGTTTCTTAGCATCTTCTTCTTTGGCATCAATAAACACACTAACACCCTCAGAGCCATTATTTTCTCCAATATGATATTTCAAATAATTCATATTTAAAATTTTATCATTTACATACTTGTTAAAGAAATAAGGTATTGCTTTTTTAACAATCAAATAAACAATAGACCATACTAAGAAAAACCAAAACAAACTTTCAGCTTCCTTTGCATTGGCATCTTTTATTTCCGCTGTCAAAAGCAATGTCAAAATAGAATACAGGAAACCTCTGATAAAATTAACTGTAAATCTTTCAAAACTTCTATGATTTAATAGATTTACGATAGGTGCTGCTACATAGAACGTACAAATAACAGCGATAAGTCCAGAAATATTTGATTCAATTTCAACAAATCGAATAGTATATGTTGTCCAAAGTATTGCAACTAAATCAAAAAATAGTTTATTTAGTTTTTCTAAAACAAATCGGCCAAAAACTACAGAAGACACCTCAATAGCTTTAGGCTTCATATTTTTAATATGTGAAATATATTCTTTCATCTTTACTCCTTTTCCCAAAAGGTTTTATTTTTATAGCATTTGCTATACAACCATTATACACCTTTATCACGCGCAATTCAAATGTTTTTCTGATATAATAGTCTATGTAAAAATTAATTTAATTTTACAAATATTTTTCATTTCCTATTGTCACAACATTGATAAATAATTGCCATCAGCCAATTTTCGTAGTACAAGAATTGTAGAATAGTGTATATTCTATAATTAATTCAAGATTGTTTTTCGTCCGTGACCACAATGACTAGTTCATCTTAAATCAGATGAACATTTTAATTTCACTCTCTTTTCAGCTTCACCACGGGGGAATTACAACTTCAAAGAGTATGAAAAGTTATTTTAATTTGAATTTCTACACAGAGCCAGACATCAATCACTTGGTCTTATTCTGGTTAAGCAGAAATAAAATATTATGTTATTTTTATTTTATCTTATCTTCTAAGAACATACCTCTGCGAGCAATAACATAAGAAGCTCCAGAGTGTATGTTTAATTTCATTTTTGGACAATATTTTTGTTTGGCAATCCAGCTCGTCCATGCTGGATTAACTTTATGTAAGAAAATTCTATTTCTAACACATTTAGAAGTTATGATAGAATCAAATTTAGAATAAGCAAGTGTAGATAGCATTCCATTATATTTCTTACCCTTTTTACTTATTAAATTATCTCTCTTTTTATTAAAATTAAGTTCTTCTATAACTAAATCTTTACCAGTATTTAAGCAATAATATTTTAATCTTGTTGCTATATGTTGAAAATCATTAGTTGTTTGATTACCTTTGTTATATTGATAATCTATGTTAAAAGTATTTATTAAATTACCATATTTATCTGTTTCACTTACAGATACAAAACCTTTATTAAAATCTACTCCTACCACTCCATAATAATTTCTAGTTACACATAAATCTTTATTATGTTCAAAATTATAAATAATTTGCAAAAGCACTTTATTATTTTCAAACTTAATTCTATAAGTCAAAGCACTTTCTTTAGTTCTAAGTAGTTTCTTTAATAATTTAGTATAATTTTTATTATTAAAATTAAATCGACCATAAACAAATTTATCATTTTCTAAATCAAGTTCTTTTCTAATTCTAAAATAGAACTGATTTATTTTTGAGTTATACTCCACTTGGAAATTGTTGTTACAGGAGTTGTCAGCCGCTCTACCTAGAAAATATATTTCACTATCTCGCTTCTCAATAAATTTCTTATAATCTTTTTGTAACAATTCCTTTGTTCCAAAACAAACTTTATATTTACCTGTTTCAATTTCGTTTTCGAGACTTTTAAGTTTCTGTTTCTTGGCATTTAATTTGTTTTGTTTCCAGTAAATTTTAACTTTTAGATTTTTATATTTAATGTAATTGAAATTTTTAGAAGCATTCTTTAAGTTGATTCTTTGAAGAGTTCTTTCATCTTTTAATTTAATTAATTCTTTTTCAAGATTTAGTATCTTTCTTTCTAAACTTTTTCTCTCAAATTCTTTTAGCGCTTTAATAGATTCAAAACGACTCAACATATTACTTAATATTGCATCAATAGCTCGACTTGTTAGATTAAATTCTTCTTTTAGTTGAGCGTGAATAATATTTCTATCTTTTTGAGTGATTTTACCATTTTTTATATAATAATTTTCAATTCTATGAAATGTTAGCCGTTGAATTTTATTAAACAATTTGGAATAATCAGAAATGTATTTATTAACCAACTGATTATATTCTCTATTCAATTTTAATTCAGTTGTTATTGTAAACACATTACTCATTATTTGATAACTCCCTATTCTTCTAAGTTAAATAAATTTACACTTTTTATTTTTTTGAATTTTGTATCCAACTAATTTAGTATAATATTGCACGAAAAGTTCCGTTGCTTTAGCTTTTCTCTCATGAAAACAATATTTACCTATTATCACATATTATATATAAATAATATCAGAAATTCAAATAAAAATATGCAGAACAATGTATATTAAACATATCATCATTCTACATGTTTTATTATTATTAGCTTGTCAATAAAAGCAGCTTAGCTTCTTATGGCAATAAAACGATAACCAAAGAAACAAGAAATACAGAAATCCAAACAATCCACCATGTTTTTTTGTTATTTTTTAATTGCATTTTTCTTCCCTCTTGAATTCTGTCATTATTGGTTTAAAAGTAAGTTGTTGAATAGCAGTTTCAATTTGAAGTTTTACACAAATATTTACCCCAGTATAATGGATGTATTCTTCAAGTTCTTCAACAGAAAATCCATGACATATTAAAAGTTTTCCCAACATAGAAGTGATAAATACAAAACTTACCTTTGGAACTCTGTCAAAGGAGACTTCTACATGTTCTTTTCGTTTCAAAGATTCAGCGATATTGTCAGCAATAATCCATCCTTGCTCTTCATCAAATTCCAAGAAAAACCGTTTCTTATAGTTATATACACTAATAACCTTGTTGATTTTGTCTTTATTCATATTTTCAATTCTCCTTTTTAAAATAAAATTTTACGCCCTAGTATTGAAACCAAATCTATCATCTGTAGATTTGTATTCTTCAATATATTTACTTTCCAAGCCCAACAAATCCTCATGTGTGCCCTTTTTAACAACATCAATGGCTTCAAAAATCCAGTCACACATATTGGAATTTTCTTTAAAGAACTCATGGAACTTTGTTCCAGACTGAGCTTTGATATGCTGCCACCAACGCCATAAAGGGAAATTTACAGTTTTGCCAATATAGACTTTACCAGTTGGCTTATGAGTGATTTTGTAGATGTAACCGACGACTTTAGTGTCATAGCCTTCTTTGTCAGCCTCTATTCGCAAATTATATTCTTCTCTACACTCTTTGCTGCAACAATAATTACGGTGATGACCGTATGCAGGAGAGTTTTCAAAGTCCAATCTAGTCATTGGGTTCTTTTGGCAAACAATACAGGGAATATCATCTAACCAAAAGGATTTCCAGTAGTCATTCAATTTGTAAACAGTAGCAAAAAAGAATTCATCTTTAGAAGTTCGTTGAGGAACTTTCTCAGAAAAATATTCAGGAAAATCTTCTTTAACTTGTTTTAACACTTCCTTTTTGTCATCAATGTCAAAATAGACTTTACGGTATACCGTGTGTGGAGAAAATTCTCCTTTTTCCTTTTTAAGATTTATATTGACAATCCAGTCCATATCTTTCAAAACCTCACTTTTCCATTATTTTTTTATAAAAAGAGCAGGCTCTATTTAATTTAACTTAATTAGATTAGAGCCTTGCTTTTTTGAGTTTTATTTTTTATTTATCTGTACTTCCGAATCCGCCCACGCGCTGCCCAGTAGCTTCATCACCATCAGCAATCAAGAACGGCATGAATACCCCTTGCATCATGGCAGTACCAGCTTCAATTACTACTGTTTCATCTGTAATGTTTGTGAATTGTGCATGAATATTACCATCATTATCAGGGTTTCCATAGTAATCCTTGTCAATTACTCCGACAGAGTTAGACAGGACAATACCTCGTTTACGAGGATTGGAAGACCGGTCAAACAGATAAAGAACTTCTCCCTCTTGCATATAAGCTTTAACATTTGTAGGGATTAATTTAATTTCACCCGGTTCAATAGAAACTGTTTTAGCAGCAATGAAATCATAACCTGCTGAATGTGCAGTAGACCGTTGTGGCAACAGACTGACATCTGTTTCACCTTTTACTAATTCAAATCCTCGTAGTTTTTGTGACATATATAATGTTCTCCTTTAAATTTATTTTTTTATTTCTTTCTTGTTCTATTATAACATATTTGATAATTAATTTCATTCAGTAAAGCCACTAAAATCAAAGAAATCAAGTTTCATATCACAGTTAGAACAACGGTGAGAATCAATAAAAGAATCACTTGTCAGCCCAGTTTCCGTAACTAATGTTGTTTTATTTTCCTTTGAGTTAAAATCATAAACATTTTCGTGTTTAATAAATTCAGTGACAACAACTTTTGTTGAATGGCATTTTGGACATCTTTCAAATTTAGGTTTCAAAAGTTCATCACTTAATTCAATCACATCAATCTTCTCAATGTCCTTAAAGGTCAAACTGTTTTTAATGTTACTTGTAGTCTTTTTGTTTTTATAAAGACGAATCATATCTTTATGCTTCATCAAGAATAGGGTTATTGCGTTTTTATCTCTTAAATCAGGAACAGGTTCAGCAATCATTTTTCTCCAATCTTTCTTGTAAAGAAAATGTTTATTGCCCGTTTCTTTTAGTGTTACTAATAATGTGTATGGCATATTTTATTTTCCTCCTTTTTCCTAAAAAATAATAACTCTAGCAAAAATGTGAGCCAATAGAAATTGTTTTCGCTCATCACTCAAAGTCTTATCAAGTTCTATGATTTTCTTTTCTGGTTTTATTTTGTAGTAAGGATGAAAAGAAACATAAACCTCATAAATATCATATCCAGCAATAGTTAGCATTGTACGAACAGGTATTACGGTTTTATTTTCACCAACAAGTTCAAGTTTCAGCATTGCCTTCTTTGTTTCTCTTGTTATCCTTTTTGATTTTAAAATGCGTAAAATTTCATTTTTCCCTAAAACATCTTTGACTTTCAACGTTTCATTTACAAAGGTCATGAATATTTCTCCTTTATTTTTATAAACCCATTATACTACATTTGTTTCCAAAAGTAAACATATCTAAACTAACATCTTGTATAATAAAAGGTGTAAATCATTTTACAAAAATAATTTTAAAACAATATAAAGAAAGGCCTTGATTATAGAAAGTCAAGGTAGGTACATAAAAATGGAACTAGAATTCATCAAAAACATCACAAACAACATTGACCTCGTTTCTACAGATAATTTTGTAGAAGTTATGGAAACTCTACCAAATAAAAACTATGGTAGACTACTCAATGAACTAGACCGAGTTGGCGACTCTAAGGATTATACTCTTTGGAATCAACAATTCGACTCTACTCACAACAACAATAATGTTGTTACTATTTCTAATGATGTCGTTGAAATTGTTTTCGATTACAACAAAGAAACTACTGATGTATTCTTCTTGAACGATTTTCAACCGAAATGGTTGAATTGGAGTTGGATTCTACATAATTTAGAAGCTAACTATTTTAACTAAGTTGTTTTAGTGAAGGAAAATAACTTAGACATACAAAAAAGCACCTAAAAAGGTGTTTTTTTAGTGCTTTAACTATCGCTTTTGTTATAAATGTGGTATAATAGTATAAAGATTAAAATTTAAAATCAAATAAAAACTAGGAGAACAAATAAATGAAATACAATAACATCAATTCAACCCTTAATCCCTTTGATGATGAATTAAACAAAAAGCACGCGCAATACGAAGAATTCCGTGATGCTTTATCAAACGAATCAATTTTTAATCAAAAGCCACAAGGTTATGTTACACTGAAAAAGAATTTTCCACTTATTGACTGGGAAGACTGGGCGGCTCAAACTAATTATTATGACCAATTAAAAGAGGTTATTCCTCAACAAGACCTCAAAGCCCTATCTCATGGAATTCATGTATGTGAAACAGGATTTAAAACAGAAGAATGGTCTGGTGATTTTAGCTTTGAGGCCGTAAAAACAGGCAAAATCAAGCAAATCAAAGTAACCAAGCCAACAGACTGGTATAAACACTTGATGGATAATCTAAGTATAAAATACCCTTACTATTTAAGTGAAAATAATCTTTATGTGATTTCTGTTAATGGCTTCAAAATACCAGTTCTGAAAGATTGGGTAAAGCTATATCAATCTGAGCTAGAAAACAATTCTAACACAGGAACAACAAGCTTTGCTATTGAAGAAAGTAAAAATAATGCTCTGGCAATATCTAATGACATTAAGACTCAAATGAATCAATTAACTCTTGCTGATTCTTTTGATGTTCCTGAACTGGCAGATATGAAAGAAGAATTTGAGGTTAAAAAAGCTGAACTTGAATCAATGCTGAAAGAGATGTATCAAAAGCAAGCTGCTATCCGGGAGCAACTGCAACAAGAAATTGAACTCAATCAGCAAAAGCTCTTTGTTAAATCAGCAGACCTTTACGCCCTAGAGTACCGTTTAGGTTTTCCAGTAGAATTTAAGCAATTACTGCAAGGAACTCAGGCAGAACTAGAAACGCCTGTATCTATTCATCAAAAAGTATATTTCTTAGATGAAGACCTTCCTCGTATTTCTTTGCTTACCAATATTCCAGAAGTAAAAAGTGTTGAAGAATTACTGTCTTCATCATCAGCAGCTCTTGATTACCTCGTGCCATCTAAAAAAGGTATTTCCTTTGTCAAGATGTCTCGCAATAACAAGGATTACTCTTTGAACAAAGACCACAAACTAACTTATTCTCAAAAATTCCACTCTAATCAAGTAGGTATTATTGTCCGGAATAATGAAAATGTGTGGATGGCTTGGGCTGATGCTGATAAAGTTAAATTGACTGAGAACAGCTTCGCATCACGCGCCACCAATGAAAATCTTGACAAAGACCTACTTGCTTCTCGTTACTTCATTTTTAACCTAATCCTTGGCCTTTTAGAACGTGGAGACCTATTAAGCGTACCTACACCACCGATAGATATTGCAAGTCTAGAATTCAATCAATATGTGATTTTTTCTAACGCTGATGCTCAGATTGAAAGCCATCCATATCTTCCGTTTGCTGATATTGTAAAACAAGTCAATGATTTTGTTCAAAAGAACGATACAGTCTACATTCCTCAAACTTTAACGGATGGAAAGGTTGATGGGCGCAAATTCAAGGCAAGCCGAGGAAAGAGCAAAGAACGAGTAACAACGTTTGGAGCTAAAGTCTATCAAGGTTTCAACGCCATAAAAGATATTGAATACAAACCTGACTTTACTGAGGTTCGTTATGTAAGTGCAAGTTCTTGGTCAGAAAACTGCCCTAACTTTAGAATTGATGAAGATGAATTTATTCTCACTTGGGTATTTAATTCTACTGTTATTGACTATTATTTAGCTTCAAAACAAATCGGAGATTATGCTGTTCAAGGTGTTCGTGTTGACTTTGCCTATATGGCTTCTGTATTGGCAAAAATCAGCCAAAAACTCAAAGAACAAGAAGAAAAAGAACGTCTGCTAGTTTCTTCTAAATTGTATGACTTAGGCCTTATTTCTTCATTCAAACTTCTTCATGGAGTTAAGGCTCTTACAAAACGGTCAGCAAAAACTTATGAAAAATGGGTTTCTGGACTATCTGACAAAGAACTAGAAGAATACAAGGATTACAAAGTCATCAATAAAGCACAAGAGCTGTTAAAAGCGCAGCAAAAGACACGTTATTTTGTTGGCTTTGAAACAGATGGCAAGATTTTCTATCTTAACAAAAAGATGGGCGGTTCTTATTCTTATGGTTATTACAAACAATATCAAATTAGTCAATTTGAAACTTTTGCTGAAGATGAAAACGTCTTTGTTGTATTGAGTGATTTACCTGTTTCAATCTATAGTTCAAAAACAATTGCTGAGAAGCTTTGTAACGAAATGTTGAATGTAGAAAAGGTATTCCGATTCAATGGCGAAACTTATGAAAAGCCTGAGTGGCGCGTGTTCGAGTTCTCTGAAGAAGAAGTTTCAAAATACCACAAACATATTAGTTTAGAAGAAATGAAGAATGGAAAGGGTTAGACAAAAACAGCTCTGTCTTATTTTCAGTAACGAATAGGCAGAGCTGACAATTTTGTTGAGGAAGAATAATGAAATTATATTTAGTGTCTGAAAAAATAGAATTTTCTAGTTCAAGCCCTAGTATAGTTTTACCTAATACTCGTTTGAGTAATTTTGGTATTTTTACAAGTCTAGACAAAGCCTATCAAGAAGCTGTCGGATATTACAAATTAATCAGTCTTGTAGATGAAGAAGAATCTACTGGATTAGAAAACTATCAATCAAAAATTCACACAAAATCAGAAATCTTGAAAAACTTGAAAACTCAAAAAGAATCAGAAGAACTTTCTCCCTCTTTGTTGGTTTGTGAAGAAACTCAAACAAGTTATTCTTCTGCTGATGTCAAACTTTGGACAAGAAAAACAAGGTCAATTTTTATACAAGTTTTCACCACAAATCCAAATTTATATTAATCAAGAAACAAAAATGGAAACAGAAAGGAAATAGTTTAAATAATTTATGAATCGTTACAAAACAATTGATTTGTTTGCTGGAATTGGTGGTCTTCGTTTGGGGTTTGACCAAACCAGACGGACAGAGACCGTATTTTCTAGTGAAATAGATAAATTTGCAAGGCAAACGTATCAAGAAAATTTCGGAACTGAACCGGGGGGGGATATTACTAAGATAGAAGCATCCGATATTCCTGACCATGACATTTTATTGGCAGGTTTTCCCTGTCAAGCTTTCTCTCATGCTGGTCTAAAGAAAGGTTTTGAAGATATTCGAGGAACATTGTTCTTTGATGTCGCTAGGATTTTGAAAGAAAAGAGACCTAAAGCGTTTTTGCTAGAAAATGTAAAAGGCCTTATAGCACATGACAATGGCAATACATTCAAAGTTATTTTAGAGACATTGAATGAGTTAGGTTATGAGGTACATTACAAAATCCTCAATACAAAAGATTTTAATATCCCTCAAAATAGAGAACGAATCTATATTGTTGGTTTTCTAAAAGAAGTAGTTCTAAATTCTTCTGTCTTTGATTTCCCTATTGAAGAACTAAAGAAACTGGGTTATTTACAAGTGTTCAAAAAAGCTGTTCTGGGAGATGTTTTAGAAAAACATGTTCCAGATAGTTACACTATATCTGATAAGGCATGGGAAGGTTTTAAAAGAAGAAAGAAAAGGAATCTGGAAGCTGGGAAAGGTTTTGGTTATTCATTGGTCAATCCTGAATCTGAATACACACGAACTTTGGTTGCTCATTACTGCAAGGATGGCAATGAGATTCTTTTAGAACAAGATGGGAAGAATCCTAGAAAACTGACAGAACGAGAATGTGCAAGATTACAGGGCTTCCCAGAAGATTTTATTCTTCCTTGTAGCAAAACACAAACTTATAAGCAATTAGGTAATTCTGTTACAGTGCCAGTTATTTATAAAATTGCTCGAAAGATTATTATGAAATTGGATAAAGACATAAAATAAAAGACTAGAATTATTTATTTCTAGTCTTTTTATATTGTTATTTGTTTTATTTCTTGCGGCGTTTGAACAATGTTCCACTACCAAGGCCAAGGGCAGCTAAGCCGCCTGCAAATTGCATACCGATAGCTTCAGCACCAGTTTTAGGAAGTGTTTTGTTTCCTACTGTTGGTTTTGGAGTTTCCTTTTTGCCAATTTCTTGCTTTTGAGGAGTTTCTGATGGGGTTACTGGTGTTTTTGATTTGTCGCCACCATCTTCTTTCTTCTCAGGAGCTTTTTCTGGAGTTTCAGTCACTTTTGGAGTTTCTTCTTTTTTCTCCAAGTTTGGTGTAGGTGCTGGTGTTGGCTTTTCTTCCGCTGGTTTTTCTACCGGCTTTTTAGGAAGTTCTTTAGGCTCTGCTTTAGGTTCTGGCTTATCAGTCAGATTTTCATTAGGAGTTGGATAAACTGATTCACGAATAGTTTCAACAGGTTTTTCAACTTCTTTAGCTTTTACATTGTCTTTTTGAGACTTGATGGTTGTAGCATCTTTATCTAACTTTTCTAGCAGAGTTCCACCGGCCTTGCGAAGTACAACAACTTCAACCTTGCCTTTTTGAACGATAGATTTAGAAATTGTGATATTCCCAGTTTCTTCATCAAGTTTGAATCCGTCTTTAACAAATTCAGCTTCTTTTCTGAAATGGTCAAAAATGTAATCAAGTTTGCCAGTTTTTGGATTGCGGAAAAGTTTAACATTGGTTACATTGCTAGTCTTGTCAGCAGTGGCAGGCTTGTTGTTGAAGAATAGAACTGTCAAAGCTTTTACGTTGTCATCTGTTTTAACATAAAAGTTTTGTTCATCTGATGTCAAATAAAGATTTTTTTGTTCTGTATCAGTCTTTTTAGCTTCATCCTTTTGAGGTGCTGCTGACGGAGCTTTCAATGGAGCTGTAGAGATACTTGTTTGTACCTTTTTAGGGGCAGCAGGTGCAGGCGTAGCAGTAGAAACAGTTGTATCAGTGGCAGGTTTTGCAGATGGCGCTTTTAGTGGAGCTGTGGAAATAGATGTTTGTACAGTTGTCTGAGGCTTATCACCAAAGATTTCTTTTCGTACAACACTTGCATCCTCAGATTCTTTGGTAGGTTGGGCCTTAACATCCTTACCTACAATGTCCATATAGTTGTCAGTGCTTTTAGCTTCTACTTTATCTGTAGTAATGGTTGCTTTATCTGGCGTTGCTGTTTTATCAGTGGTGGGTGTTGCAGCATCTGTCTTTGTAGTTGTTGCCGAGTTTTCCTGTTTCACAATAGGAGTGTTTTCGGCAGCAAAAACATTTTGCGCAGAACCCAATCCAACAATACCAGCAAGTGCTAGAGAACTAGCCAATCGAAATTTCTTATTCATATGAATGAACCTTTCTCTTTTATAAATCATTAAGTTAATTTTATTTGGTAAAATATTTGATTTATTTTGTTATGTCAAACATTTATATCCATTATTAATTATATTGAGATTTCTTTATTTGTCAAATTTTATTACGAATTGATGACAAAACAAAAAAGGCCTAAAAGCCTTTTTAACATTTTCTCATCATGACATATTTTCGGTCATGAAAATAACGACACTATGTGTCTTGTTACCTTCTCCTGGAACATCACATTCAAAAATGGATTTGTATGTCATTCCCGAATATGGCTCGTTACGAGCAGCATCAAAATTTTCTTTTAATGCAACGTTGTACTCAAGGTTTCTATGACTGAATTTAATTTCCCAATAGAAATCAGTGATTAGAGGTTCTTCAAGATAGACAACTTCATATTTTTCTAGTTCAAAATCCAAACCTTGAATCATCTTCATCATAGCTTGATAGTAAATTGTGCTTAAATTAATATTACCATTTAGGGCAGTTGCGGTTAATTTCATTTTTGTATTCTCCTTTTGTAGTTTGAAATATTTATATTGTAAAATGTTTTACATTTTTTATTATAAAACAAAAAAAGATGGATAATATCCATCTTTCTAAAATTGATTAGTATTCATCTGACGCGTCTGATAACAGCCCGTCTTTGATGGCAAAAGGAAACACCAAAGCCAAGCTAATAGTTGAGCAAGCCAATGCTCGTGCAATATCTGAATCGGTAATCATTGTCAAAAACACTCCAATGAATGATACAACAATGAAACCTAAAGAAATACGTCTTGCTTTTGGCGAAAGCGCCAGAAATAGCAAGCTGTAAACAAACACGCCGATTGAAAATAGTACAAGTTCCATAATAAACTCCTTTATGTTGTGAAAAAATATTTTAAAATTAATTACATAAAGTATTATAAAACAAAAAAGACCGAAATTTCATAAATTCCAATCTTTTTTAAAATATTTTTTTCTCAAACAGATTTCACAGTGTGTGAAATCCCCACCAAAAGACCATTTTTGATTTCCAATTCCAACTTATGTACATAAGCTGTTTCTGGGTCAATCAAAACCGTATATTGGAATTCAGTCCAAGATACAGTTGGTTTCTTGCCGATTTCCAATTCATAGAAACTTCCGTGTAAGAAGTCAAACATGACTTCAATTAAATCGTTGTCATGCTGAGTGGCCTCCAAAAGCCCTTCACCAAACTTTTGGATTTTAACATATCTAATGATACCTGAGTTCAAAATATTTTGAAACTCAGCGGCTGCTTCTTTATATGCTTCTTTACGAGAGTCAATTGAATTTTTGATAATCATCATTGCTCGGTCAGCAATGTTGATGTTTGAAAATTTAAGTTCGTTTTTAGACATTTTTGTTTACCGTCTTATCTTTACGAAATAAGACCCTTTCTTTTTTTAAAAATAATATATTGTAAAATAACTTACAAAATATATTATAAAACAAAAAAGACTGGTTTTTCAAAAATAGCCAATCTTTTTTAAAATAAAATATTTAAAATTAATTAATTAATCAAGATTCAAAAAATCATCTTTCATTTGTTGGCCAGCATCTGTCAACATTCCAAACGAGGACAACCATTCTTTCGTGGATTGAATATCTATATCCACACCCATTTCTTCAGATAATAAATTCCTCCATAGTTCACCATCTTCTCCTAAAGTTTGGCAAACATCTGCATCTTTCAATATAGACTTCAAGGTCTTATATTCTTCCATTGAGCCTAGTTTCCCAATTTTGCGATTATCTGTTGCATAAATCAAATCTCGAATTAATTTATTGTCAGCATAATCAAGTAGATAATAAGCTGAGGATTGTCCAAAGACAAATACAGCAGTGTCTAAATTTTCTGTCTCTGTTTTATCTTTGTCATAACCTGCATCATGATACAGAGCTGCAAGCAGCAAACAAACAATTTCATTTTTAGGGAATGAAGCTGTAAGAGGATTGTTTAAGCACCTTTCAGCAACAGACCACATATGAGCTGGATTGTGATAAGAATTATGATTATCATAAGTATTTTGGTCACTAACAATATTTTCCACCCGGAATCCATTTACATTGAGCAACGCCTCAATATAAAAACGATTTGACAAAATGGCTTTATTTTTTTCTGATGTCATATTAAATTAATTATCCTTTCTTTCTATTATTTTCTTCTTCAATAAGTTTTTCTTCTTCCTCTAAGGCCTTAGCATATGAGAAAGTCATTAAAAACTCTTGTTTCAAACGCTCAATGAACTGTTCAACATCTTTCTCATCATGGTCTTGTCTGTATCGTCCGATTTCAGCTCCAAAACCTCGAAGAAATGCACGATTTTGAATGTCATCAAGTACAGTGAATGGAAGATTCCAGATATGTCGTAAAGCAACAGTAATGAACATATTTTTGCCAATTTTAACAAAAATATGACTTCTCCTAGAGTTAATCAATAATTGATTTTCTTGAACTTCTGGGAAATACAATTTTAGATATTCAATATTCTTATACTTCAACATATGTCTCAACATATAAGTTGAAAGACCAACTGGTTTTTCTTGACTTACATCAAAACCATTCATGGCCTGATATTGCAATGTCCTAGATGGGATTAAAACCTTATCTTTCTTGCAGCCGTAAAGAATGTTTTCTTTAAAATCCATAACAGCGTACAAACCATCATTTTTTGTACCTGTTTTTTCATGAGCGTTTAAGAATTTATCAATGCTTGGCAAATCAAGCAGAACCATTTTTTCTGTTTCAGAATCGCCAGCTCCAAAGAATAATGAAGATAAATTTGCCTGCTTTACAAACAATTCAGGTAAATCAAACAGCTTAAAGCTTCTTTGAACTGTTAAGTTCTTGTAGAAAATAGTAATATCAATCGTATTTTTGTTAAAGGCCATCTGAACACGCGCCTCTTTAGAAGCTTTCAATTCAGACAAGAAGTGAACAAATTCTGTTCTTTCAATATATTTATTAGAATATGGATGCTTCAAGTATTTCCAACGAATTATTTGTCCGTTAGAAAACGAAAAGACCTTATTATCATGAAATACAAAATTACTCAAAAATTGAGCACGTTGATTAAATTCTTTTAGGCCATCAGTTGCATCTATAAACTTATAATCAACAAGAAAATCACTCAATGCCTCTGATTCTTCTTGACGTAATTCAGGAATAACTTTCAAAGACCCTTTATCTGATTGAAAGAACAAATAATCATCACTTAGGCAGATTTCTCCTTTGTCTGTTTCAAGATAGAGAGAATCAGCAGAAACTAAAAATCTGAATTCACCAGTCAAAGGCAAAGAGAAAAACTTAGAAGACATATCTTCTACAAGTTGAGCAATGTTTGCGATTGGCGCTTCCCAAGTATCTTCAATGCTATTCAAGTCAGCGCCTAGTGGATAAACAATTTGTTCTTGATTTTTATGACTAATGACAACCACTTCTGGGCCAAAACTGATTTTTACTCCGCCAGAGGAATTTTTAAACTCTGATTTTGTCACACCTAAAAACTTGAACAAGTTTTTAAAAATAGCTGAAAATTCTTTAAAATTCATTACCAATCTCCTTTTTCTGGATTATTAGCTTCGTTTATATAGTCTTGAACTTTTTCAAGAGTTTCTTCCCTGAGATTTTTAAATTGCTTTCGGCCTAAACGAAGCTGTGAAATCGTTGATGCTCCAATTCCGGTATCTTTTGCCAATCGTCTAACTGGTATATTTTCATTAAATAGTGTTTCTTTAACTTTTTCTGTATCAATAATCATTTATTACCTCACTGTTTAATTCTTTAATTAATTATACCACCTTTTGTATACTTTAGTCAACAATAAAAGAGATGTATACTTTTTTACATCTCTTTTTGTAGTTATTGCAGACTATCTTTAATGGCTTCAGCTAGTCTTTTAATAACCGGCACAGACACACTGTTACCTGCCTGTTTATATAATCTGGAATTGCTTTGATTAGGAAACTTGTAGTCTTTAGGAAAGCCTTGGGCATTGAAACACTCTCTTGGGGTTAATTTTCTAATTCGCCCATCTTCAGTTAGAATCAAAGGTACGTTGCTGCCACCCGTGCCCATATTGGCTGTCAAAGTTGGGATTAAGCCATTTTTATTTTCTCGGACATATTTTCGTCTCCATTGATAAATCCTGTCATTTCTTGTTATTCCTTCCTCTAACTTATCATAAAATTTATTTTTCTCCTTAGAATAATAATATTTTTCATCAACAGAATTTTTAAAGTCAATGACATCTTCTAATTTGGTGGTTAGTGGAATTTCATCAGGCATTGTAAAGTTATTGAAGTCTTCAATGTCTCTAAAGGCTACAATATAAATTCGTTCTCGTCCTTGTGGAATATTCCCATATTTTGCCGAATTCATCACTTTATAAGATATATGATAACCAAGGTCTTCTAGTGTTTTAGCAATCACAGAGAAAGTTCTTCCTTCATCATGTGACACTAAGTTTTTTACATTTTCAAAAAATGCAACTCTAGGCTTTCTTTCAGATATAATTCTAGCGACATCAAAGAATAAAGTTCCTCTAGCGTCACTAAATCCTAACTGTTTTCCTGCCAAAGAAAATGCTTGGCAAGGGAAGCCGGCAAGCAAAACATCAAAATCTGGTAGTTCTGATGCTTTTATGGTTGTAATATCCCTGACATCTACTTTGACATCAAAATTTTCTTCAAACGTTTTAGCTGGATATACATCAATTTCATTGGCATAGACAGTTGTAAAACCTGCCTGTGCGAATCCGAGGTCTACCCCCCCCACTCCTGAAAATAGAGAGGCTATTTTCAATTCTGTTTTCATAATAAAATTTTACCTACTTTTTCATTTTTATTTTTATTTTTTTATAGTTGGCATAGATTATTTTATCACTTTTTGAAACATAAAACAAAAAATAGATGTAAAATAATGTATTTACATCTATTCTGTCTTGGCTTGATTAAATTCCAAGAGGTTCACCACATGGCCGCTACGAAAAATATAGACTTTTATACCTATATCTTTACTTTGTGAAAACTTATGTTGCTACAAGTTTAAAACCTGTATTTAAAACCTGTAGACTTATCCGTTTCGTTTTTCACTTCCTACATCACTGTGTCTGACCTCAAAGTGAAGCAAACCTCACTTCTACTATCATTTGATATAACACTCAATAGGCTTAAATTCCCCAGTAGCGATGGGTACTTAGGTTCTTGTACTTTTTTCTACTTTCATTCCAGTCAACTTGACGTTTCCATCTACTGTTTAGGCTACAAGGCTTTACTTATCTAATTCTTCTTTAGCCATACTTCTGTTTTCCTTTCAACTTTTTTAAAATTTTATAACTTTATTATATCACATAAAACAAAAAAGAGGAAGATAAAATCTTTCCTCTTTAAAATTCATTTCAATCTAATCTTCTTGTTTCTTAGACTTCATTGTCAATCCTAAAGCAGCCAATCCAAGAATAGCTCCAAGAGCTTGAAGTGTTCCTGTTTCTTCCTTTTGACCAGTTTTCGGAAGTTCTTTCTTAGGAACTTCAGTCTTAATCACTGATGGTACGGGAGCAGGAGTTTCGTCTTTCTTAGGCTCTTCTGGAATTTTCAACTCTTCCAATTCAAGAACCGGAGCGTCTTTTGGAACTTCAGTAACAACTAATTCAGTCAGTTCGTGAACCGGCGCTTCATTAGGTACTTCAGTCAAAATTTTCTCAGGCAATTCGTGAATTGGAGCTTCGCCCGGAACTTCTGTCAATACTTTCTCCGGAAGTTCGTGTACAGGCGATTCATTTGGCACTTCTGTAAACACCTTTTTAGGGTTTTCAGCTACAGGAGCGTCACCCGGAATACCTTTTTCTACTGCATCATAGTAATGAGTAGTTACAGATTCTTCAAGAGTTGTTTTGCCATTGTAGTGATAGTCTTCACGGCTTCCAATAAATAATGGAGCAGCATGAGTTCCTTTTTCAGCAGGCTTAATTTCTTTCAGACTTCCATCTGTAAGAACAGTCACCCAACGAGTAACTTCAAGAGCTTCATTTTCAGCAATTGGAACTTCTGTAGGATTTTCACTCAGAACTTTTTCTGGAATTTCCACAGTAGGGAAATCACCCGGCACTTGCTTTTCAACGCTCACATAATAGTGAGTAGTGATATTATTTTCTACAGTTGTTTTCTTAGAATAGAAGTAATCTTCACGTTCCCCAATAAATGTAGGAGCAGGCAAAGTACCCTCAACAGTAGGAGCAATCTCACGTTCAACACCATTAGCTTCAATTGTTACAAAGCGAGTAACATCCAAAGCGTTGACATCACTAATAGGGGCATTTTCAGGGTTTTCTCCAACAGAGCGGTCATAATAATGGGTTGTAATTCCATCTTCTTTGACAGTTTTACCATTATATTGGAAGTTGCCTACATACATAGGAGCTTCATGAGTTCCCTCTTCGGCAGGTTTTACTTCAATTTCACCATTATCAGTAACAGCAATGTAACGAGTCGCTTCACGAACTTCTGGTGTCACACTTGGTACATCAACAGGTTTGTCACCTTTCACATAATGATAGTAATGAGTAGTAATACCAGTTACACCATCATTAGCATCAGTGTGGTCAAAGAAGTATTGGTGGAAGTCATCACCCAACCACATAGGAGCAGGCAATGTACCTTTTTGTTCATCACGAATTTCACTAAAGCTGCCGTCTTCTTCAATTACCAAGAAACGTGTGATTTCTTGGATTTTAGGAGTAACACTAGGAGCATCAATTGGCTTGTCTTTTTCTACTACATCATAGTAATGAGTATAAATACCGTCTTCAACTTTTGTTTGGCCAGAGAAATGATATTTCTCATTTTGAAGAAATGCAGGAGCTTCATGAATACCCTCAATAGCTGGAGCAATTTCTTCTTCTACGCCATTTTCTCTAATTGTTACAAATCGTGTAACATCAGAGACTTCTCCGGTCATTTTAGGAGATTCATTAGGAACGTTTGTTTGGATTTTTACATAGTAATGAGTAGTAATTCCAGTTGTTCCATCATTAGGTGTAGTATGGTCAAATTGATAATTTCCAATAATGCTAGGCGCTGGCAGTGTTCCCTCTTGGGTTTCTGCAACCTCTACTTCTTCACCTTGCTCATTTACACGAACAAAGCGAGTAACTTCACGCATTTCAGGTGTTACAGATGGTGCATCCGTAGGAAGTTCATGAATTGTTGGTTTTGCCGTTGTTTCGTAAATGAAATGTTGGCGAGAAATAGTCAATCCTGTTTCAGGATTTTCTCCAACCCATGACTTAGGAAGAGTTACACCGTTTTGAACTTCTTTATCTGTAAATCCAACAACGCCTGTCCACTTCTTGTTGCCCTTGTATTCAAGCAGCATACGGAAGCCGGCTAATTTATTGTTTTCTACAGTTGGCAAGGTTTGCTCAGGAGTGTATACCCCCGGAGTGTAAGGATTTGTAAGTGATTCTTCATCACCATCCCATTTAAAATGGTCATCCATTTCGTGAGGAGTAATTTTTTCTCCATTTCGCATAAAGTAGACTTCACCGGTTTCATGGAAATTCTTGTATACTTCTGCTTCTTCCTCTTTGGTCAGCAAGAAATCATAGTAAAGAGATTTTGGTGTCACTCTTGGTTGTTGTGGCCCTCCAAATCCAAATGGATTTTCTAGGCCTGAGACTGGTAATTCTGATGGCCCTAAACCAAACTCATTAACACCGTGGTCAGCAGGTTTTACATGCAGCAATGTGTAATTTCTTACAATTGGCGCGTGCACTTCTTCACCATTCGTATTAGCAAAAGTCAATACCTGACTGAATTCAGATTTTGTCAATGTGCTTTCTGGCAAATTAGCCATCCAGCGTGTTACACGAACAGTTGGATTTGGTGTTTTAGAGTAATAATCACTTGCGTGCTCACTGCCTTGGACTTCTTTCGGAAGATAAATTTCTGTTGAAAGTCTGAAGCGTTGAGATACACCATATCCAAAATCACCATCTACTTTCAATGTGATTCCTTTACCTCGGCTGATAAAAGCACCTGAACCATAATAATAATTAGGTTTGTCTGGAGAATTCCACCCCAATTTATATTCACTAGAATTGACTTTGTATCGGCCTTTCGTCCAATAATTATTTAGGTTATAGAAATTTTCAGCCTCTGGATTAATTGTTCCGCTGAAATTTTTTACACCTGAACCCGGAATCTGAACTGCTTTATCGGCTGGGTTGAGAGTAATACTTTCCCAGTGTCCACCCGGAGACAGAATTGGCTCTGGCGTATATCTTAACTCTGCTGATTCAAAGAAAATGTTTTTCCCATTGAGGATTGTAAATCTACCAATTGTTTCACCTCTGGAATTCAGCTCGTTAAAACCGTCATAGGTACTAGTGATTTCATCACCCTCTGGCACACCTGTTTCATCATAATGAGAAACATTTCGGAACACTCGAACACGTTGGTTTGGTGAGTACAACTTAGTTGATTTTACATATGTTTCTCCAGTTTGTACTTCTGGGCTTAAAACTTCATTAACAGTTTTTGTTTCACCATTGGCATCCGTATATTCAATATGAGCAACAAATTTATTCTCGTTTGAAATACGGTGGCCTGTTCCATATTCTTTATGAACAGTATAACGATACATTTCATGGACGGCATACAAAGTTTTACCTGTATTTTCGTCCAATTCTTGTCCATTTTCATCATAGTAATATGACTTAGCTACAATGCGTTGAGTGCCACCACGCGCAACATCTGAACCGAATAAAACACCGTTATAAGGATTTGCATCAACTTCAGCTAGTACATTGTGGTTAGAGCCTAGACTTCTTTCTAGTTCAAATGTCCGAACAATCTTGGCAATCTTTTTCTGTTTGCCATCAACAATCATATAACTGTTAGATAGATTAGTATATGTAACAGTTATACGGTCAGATTCACGGAACACCACGCGCTGCACACCTGTATCTCCTAATTGAGAAGACACATAGTCATTTCGTGTAACTTTTGCAAGTTTTTGGAAACGAATATTTGAATAATCAACTTCATTTGCTGGCTTCTCAAACTCTTTTGATTTTGCTTCACTCAGATAACGAACTTCACCAGTGATAGCAACCCGTGCGTTTTCTTCATTCCCAAGATGTAGATTTTGATTCTTCATGGCTTCTCGGATAGCATCACCCTTAGAACTCATGAGTTCTTCATAATCTTTTTTCATATCTTGGTCAATATTGAACCGCTCATAGGCAGTGCTATTAATATTTCTTTTCTCTTCACGAACCCTTTCGTATTCTGACCATTTTTCCATAAGTTGCTGTTTAATCTTTTCAGCTTCTTGCTTAGATTCTTCTTTTACAGCTTCAAGAGAAGTTTGGTCAGATGGAACTTCTTTTTCAACTTCTTCAACTGTAAAACTGTTTTGGTTAAGATTGTTTACCAATTCAGTATAGCTTCCGTCAACATATTTAGTTGTGGACAAATTTGTATTTGTTGTTGCTCCATCAACCTCAGCAGAGTGATTAGCAGCGTTCACGCGCGTGTAATCGTTATTTTCAACAACTTCACGATTGTCTTGTACATTAGCTGGCAGTGGTGAGTTTTTAACAGCATCAGACAATTGTACACCTGATTGGCTATTAAAATCATCAATGCCTGTATTTACAGTTTGAGAACTAGTTGGACTAGTATTTACAGTTTCCTCAGCATAAACGATTTGAGGGGCAAGAATAAGACTTGCACCAAGCATCAAAGACAAGATACCTAGAGTTGTCTTACGAATACCGAATTTTTCCTTTTTTTCTTGGACTAAAAATTGTTTGTAGCTTTTCATGTTTGATTTTTCTCCTTTTATATATAATTAAATTTAATTTAGCTTAAACATTAAACAAACGAACACAATTTTATTTTACTAATATGTAGTAATAAAATAAAACAAAAATAAAAAATAGCTTTTGAGCTTTTAACTTATTTACTGATAACTTCTCCAGTATCTAAGTCAATGTTTACATTTTCACCATTCTGCCTTAACTGAACTGTATTCTCATCCAGTTTTTTAGGCGGAGTAGGCATATCTGTAGTAATTTCCTTAATATCAGGCATACCCGGCATTGAGGTCACTGCCCATGCTGCAAGCATACCCATAATTACCATTACTACAATCAATTCAACCAATTTCATTATTAATCAGACATCCTTTCTGTATTGTTGTGACTTACTTTAAAGTATTAATGAAATTACAAAGTTTTTTTATCGTTTTCCACGATAAATTCTCTATATTACGACGGCCGCTCCTAATACTCGATATATTCGAGCTTGGAAATCCCGTAGCATCCTGAATTTCTTTAGGAGGGATTTCTGATTCAAAGAACAACCATTCAAGGTTTTTCTCGACTTCCTGAACTTTCATTCTTCACCTTTTCTTTCTAAATATAAATTGATTGCACAACTATATTATCATTTGATAATGCAGTTGTCAATATGGTAACTTTAATTAGTTTTATTTTAATCTTCAAATCAAATAAAAAAGTCCTTTCTCCAATAAAGATTGGACTTTTTTTAAAAGTTAAAAATTGATTAAACTAAAGCTTTATTTCTTGCAATGTTCTTAAGGTGAAAAATATGTATCACCAAAGATACAATAACAAGAGCGAATGAAGAGATGAAAAATAAATCTATAGAAATACTAGAAAAACTTTTCAATAAAGTAGCCACACAAATTAGATAGATGCCTAACATGAAATATTCAAAATCAGACATAAACATTTCAAGATATAAAATCTTTTTATCCATTGTGTTTTTGTTTGCTTTTGTTTTATATATAAAAACAATCAAACGATAAACTACAAAAAATGTAGTTAGGCCAAGAAATGCTAGTGAAATATACTGAGCTATCACCATTTGCTCCATCCAGTTAATGTCTTTCTTGGTAATTAAACTACCAATGAAAGCGCCACAATAAATAGCAGTGAATTCACAAATTAGCTCCACGAAAATCCACAAAGCATTCTTAGCTGCTTCAATTAACATTTTGTTCAACATAATTTTAGTTAAACTCCTTTCCTTTTTGTAAAATAAAATAATTTTTCGTAAAATAAATTTTTACAAAGAATATTATAATGATTGTTTGATTATGTGTTGCATGGTATGGATAGGATGCTTGGTCTATAAAAAGAAATCAGCATCTTATACCTCTTTCAGAGCTGAGAAAAAACTTATGGGAAAAAGAGTTTAATTTTAAAATTCACGAGTAAAATAAAAAAGAGGCTTATTTATATCTAAGTCTCTTTTTTAATTATTAACATTAAGCAACGCTTCTTTTCTTTCGACTGTTTTTACGTCCTGCCTTTTTGTTTTTTGTGACTTTCTTGGATTTGAAGAAAAATTCTTTATTATTTTCCAATTCATTAAAGTCAAACAAATTTTCGCCAAAGCTTTCTCGCCATAGTGCAGCTCGGCCTTTGCGATTCTTCTCTTTCACTAGGACTTCTTTACCAGATTGAGTCAAGAAAAGCTTATTCTTCTTTCTAGAAATAAATCCAGCCCGAACTAACACCATCAGCTCTTTCTCATGTTTATTGTGTAAAAAGTGCCTAAATCCTCGCTTTTTCTGCAATACATAAACACCTTTAGATTTACTCCAAGAGCTATTATATAAAGCAAAAAATTCAAAGTGATTACTGCAAAATTCATCAAATAATCTCAACAATAAGAACCGGCTAGGCTTTAATGATGTCCAACTATTTTCCTTGTAGATGGCCTGATAAATCATACACTTAACAGATGGGGAATCAAGGTCAATAGTCTCATATAAATGATTCAATCGTGCTTCATGTGTCGAAAGCCGGATAATCTTATACAAAGATGTTTTTGGTGATAGAACATCTTCTAAGCAGACATAAAATGAATCTGTTGTTTTAGCCTGATAGGCCATCACAACTTTTTCAGTTGTTAAACAAGATTCAACTAGTTTAACAACTTCTTCCAATGTGTAAGTTTTTTGAACATTACTCATATACTCCTCCTATAAAAAAATAATATTTGCAAAATGATGATTATTTTACAAATACTATTATAACATTATTTTTCCTTTTTGGTCTTTTTCAGTGTTGAAGAGATTACTGCGTGAACTAACCAATACACAAATGGGATATAAATAGCCATATGCCCTAGTGCTGTTACATTACCGAGATAATCAAATGAGTATTTCATGATGACAGACCAGAAAAACAGGAAGAACAATGAAACCTTAAATAGTCTAATAAAGCCTTCAGCAGCACTATTTAGTTCATCTCCTATATCACCATATTCAGCTTCTAATTCACCCAATTCATTGATAACCTCTTTATCGTTCAACTTAGTTTTCATTGTTCTATATTTCTTAGAATTTAAAACAACAACAAAAAGAATGACAAGATTTACAAATCCAAGTAAAGTTCCAAGCCCAATAGTCATCCAAAAGAACAGAGATACATTGTTGACAATGCTGCCAGCAATAGAAGCTGGTAAAGCAACAAACAAGTTTTCAATTGATAACGCTCGTAAAAACGAAACGTTCTTGAATTTTTCCATTCTTTCCATTTCTGTTTTCTTGGCGTTGTTTTCTTTAATATTATTATTTTTGATATTCATAAAATTATTTCTCCTAACTTATTAATTATTGTCATTATTATCTTTTTTGTACATTTTAAAAATCTTGTCTCCAAATTCAAAAAAAATATAAAAAGGGATAACAAAAGGGAGACCAATGGCAAAAGAGATAACGCCAAGTAATCTTACGCCATCAGTAATAGCAGGGATAAAATGGCAAAATGACAAAAACCAAAAAATTGACGACCAAAGAGTGGTATTTATTATTGAACCCAAAAATATCTCAACAATAAAATTAAAAAACTTAATTATAGCATTGTCATCCTCTGTGTTTTTAGGGATGTAAAATATTAATCCCATGAGAAAGGTTATGTAAGATAAGGCAACAGAAATAATATTTCCCATAATGATGATTTTTTGAAATACCACCAAATCTTTAAAAATCATACCAAAAACAATAGCAGGTAACGTTATTAGAAAATTTTCTAAAACCACAAGTTTCATAGCAAGAGTAAGTGGTTCATAATCCTTTTTAATGCACATATAATTTTTCTTCTTTCCAAATAGAATTATACAACTTCTACAGCATGGATAGAGATAGTTGCTGTAGACTCTGACCAGTTTGTTGCATCCCACCAAGTGACTTCCATGTCATCATCTTGTTTATCAGCTTTAGAAGCGCACTCCATCATCTTCGTGTTTAGAAGCTTCAACAAATCTTCAAATCTGTTTTCTCCATCAACTTTTTCTCCATTAATATTTGGCCTATACCAGCTTAAATCCATGCCACCAAGAAGATTTTCTTTAAATAAGTCCAAGACTTTTTGGACAAATTTTGTTTTATCATTAGAAGCTAGTTCTAGAACTGTTCTTTCGGGTTCTATATATCTATTTCCGCCATATTCAGCTTCTTTCAAATCTACTTTCAGAATATATACATTCATTATTGTGTCTCCTGTTTTTTTATTTTAAGATACATCTATTATATCAAAAAAATATATTTTTGTATACTTAAACAAACGTTTCTAAAGATAAAAAAAGAAGCTAAAATAAAATATAGCTTCTTTTTGTAACAAATTAATCAGAACATTATTGCCCGGAACTTTCTTTGACCAATTGGTTTGAAATGTCTACAAGCTCTTCAAGGTCTCCTAAATCTAAATTTTCAAAATTAATCTTAGAAATATTTTCTTTAATCAATTTAACCATCTTTGATTTTTGAAATCCTTCAATGTGTTGACTGATTTTTTCAGGAGTAGCTTCTTCAAGTCGAATAACAGAAAAGCCACTTCCTGCTCTCCCCATATGAGAGAACGTGGAATTAAACACTGTAATTCTTCCTGTTGGAGTAATTTTAGTAACTGTTCCTAGTTTCAACCCCAAGCTGCTTCTGATGAAAACATTATCACCAACCTTTAACTCTTTGAGCCATCCGATTCGCCTGTCTTTATTTTCCATTTTATTTCACCTTATCCTTTCTTATAGACCTAAAAGTTTTTCAATCTTTTGTTGCAATTCTTGGATAAATGTAAAATCTTTAGACAAATCGTTGTAGGCAAGCTTGTCATTTTCATAAGATTTCAACTTGATATTTTTAAGAACTTTGTCTAAAGAAAGTTCATCAGAAATGATTAGGAGAATATCATGATAATTTGCTTTTTTCAGTTTTCCTTCGCCTTTTCTGAACACCAACTTGTTCCCAGAAGGCAATTCCAACTCAACTGTAACAATTCGTGTATTACCAGAACTGTTTTCGTTCTTCTTGAATTCACTATTCAGTTCAACGTCTACATCAAGCTCTTTAAATGCCATAAGAAGATGAAGAAACGAAGAGCAGTTTTGAATCACTGTTTCTACATAATCCATGTCATCCCAATCAGAAAACATATTTTCATATTCAATGTAAAAATCATTCACCTGTTTATAAAAGTCTTTATAAAGAGAAGTAACACAATCAAGTTTTACATCAGGGTTGTTTGTTAAGTATTTAATAATTTTATCGTTTACAATTTCATTAATTTTCTGTTCTGGCACAGACGAAACTTCGCGGCTCAGAAACATAAGCATATAATAAAACACATCACGGAAAAAATCAAAAGCTGGAGTTCTATAATGTAATTCTCCAACAAAAGTAGCACTTAATTCTTCAAACCGTTTTTCTAAATTTGGCTTTGCTCTCCAAGGATAATTCTTATAATCTGAAAATGGAATACTTTGAATTACTTGAATCCCTTTGTGCTCTGCCATCAAAAATTCAAGAGTATTATCTTCCAGAACACGCGCCTTTCCAGCTCCAACTTCTTGAAATTCTTCACTAGAAGAAACTCCAATAAAGTTACGCATAAGGTTAGCGATGAATTTCTCCATCTTTACATTTGTTTTTGTCATAATATATGACCTCCTTTAAAATAAAATTAAATAATATTGTAAAAATAATTTACATCAAATATTATATAGCAAAAATAAAAAAGAGAGTTATCAACAACTCTCTTTTATTCAAATAAATTTATCTTGCACAGCCCTACAGAAAGATACAGCATCTTCTAAAGACTGGAAAGCGAATTCTTCTGCAAACCATTTTTTCTGGATTGACGCAAAAAACACATTGAAGAATAGTATATGCTCTTTGTCAAGTCGGATTGCTTCCAAGAATCTTTCTTCTTTTTCTACATAGGACAAATATTCTTTACATGGAATAAACAAGACATCATCCACACTTAACACTAAAGATTGTTTGATAGTCTCTCTTATGTTAATTGGGTTTGTTCCGGAAAAAGTTTTTGGAATCCAATCTTCCAAATTACCAATTCTAAATTGAGCAAAAATTTCATCATTGACATCAGCGAAATTGTTTAACTGATAGCTTAATAAAACAATATCTCTAATCCAAATATAAATATCCCTATATCTGTCAGAAAAATGACCTTGACCACGAGAAATGCCATTACCTGACAGGATTAACTCACCATAGATTTCATTTAGTTGGTCAGAAATCTTTTGTTGATTTTTATAAGAAGCGGTTAAATCCTTAAGTTTATTTGCGATTTCTCCAGTATTCAATGAACTTGTTGCTAGTTCTAATATTTTTGCTTTATATTCTTTATCCAGAACATTAGGATTTACTTTCATACTAATAGCTCTGATTAAAATATCAAAAATCACATTAGAAATATGATTTGGGTTTTTCATTCCTGAGTCAGAAAGACGGAAAATTTCTTCGAAACTATTAGTTTTTTTGAAAAGTTCATCATTTTCAAATCTTTCAAGAGTTTGTTGATACAGTTCATCTTTTGTCAAAATAACTATATCACAAGGAATATCAATATATTTATTAGAATAAGACAGCTCTTCCCCATTGTTTTGTAACACAAAACATCTATCAAGACCTTTTTTTACCTGTACAGTCAACACTTGCCACAAAACGTTTTTTTCAAATCTTCTAGAAATCATTTGATTTCCTCCTTTTTTTTAAAAAAATAATAATATTTGTAAAATGATTTACATCTTTTATTATAAAGCAAACAAAAAAGCCATTCAAAACGAATGACTTTTGTTTTATTATTATTATGCTTCGGCTTTATACCTCACAAACAGTTCATCAAACAACTCAATGTTATTTACATAAAGTTGCAGTGCAGCATCAACATCAGCTTTTCGTTCTTTGTAAGGTGATTGTCCGAGGTAAGCTTGGTTTAACAACCAACGGATAATACAGGTAAAACTATTTGCGAATTCACTTTCGCTTCCATCTTTGACAGCTTTTAGCGTTGCCAGCATTTGACCATACGTCACATCAGTTGATGGGCGACGAACTACAGCAGAAACTTTAGCTTTTGCAACTTCATATGAGATGCTAACATCTACATATTCAGGCAAAGTTTTACCTACTTCAGCCATAATTTCTTTTGGTGACTTTTCAGGCAACAATTCCATTGATTCTGGTTGCTCTGGCAAGATTGCTTTTACTTCTGATACAGGAACATCTTCGTTACTTTCTTCAATGAAATCAATTTGTACTGTTTCAGCTTGACCAGCATCCATGTTTGTCAACAAATCAGATGATTCATCAACAACTGAATTTTCTTCTCCAGATTGAACATCTTCAGCCTCAGCGTCTTCTTGAACATCATTTGTTTCAGTAACAGCAGCTTGTTCTTCGGTAGATTCCTCTTTGTCTTCTTTAACATCAAACAAAGAAACTTCCTCAGAAGAAGCGTCTAAAGCAACTTCATCAGTTTTTTCTTTCACTCGAACTTCTTTTTCAGCTTCAACAGTTTCAACTTCAATTGATTGCTCTTCTGCTTCTACAACTTCTTCAGGTTGTTCTTGCTCTACAGGTACTGGCTGTTTACGAGGCCGACCACGCCGTTTTTTTGGCTTTTCTTCAGATTGTTCTTCAACAGGAACTTCCTTGGTTTCATCAGTTGCTTTTGGCGATTCAACGACATTTGACTTTTCAGCGTTGTCAGTCTCTTCTTTCAATTCTGGTTGTTTCTCTTTTACCTTTAGTCCATTTTCTTTTTCGTATTCAGCTTTTTTAGCTTCACGAATTTCAAATGGCAAACCAAAACCAGCAGCAATCAAAGCAGCGGCGCGTGAGCGACGCAGAGCTAACATTGGAGTTGTTTCTACTTTAGCTTTCATATCATCTGGAGATGCAACTCCAACAATATCTTTGGCCAAATAGATTTCACCAACTTTAACGCTTGTGGTAGCAACGAAACTATCACCAACAAGATACATCTGACCTTGCTCTAAAGAACCATCTGGATGCACATTGCGGAACAATTCTAGCATATCATTGAACATTAAGAAGGCAGACGCTTTATCATCTACATAGTCAAATTCCACCTGTGCCATTTTAGCAGCAAGTGCAACATCAATTTTTTTTGTATTAGCCATTTATTTTTCCTCCTATACTTAAAGGGCTGAATGTCACAGTTGTTCCATTTTTTATTTAACTGTGACCAAATCATATATAAAGCTTTGCGATTTTTTTTTAGCTTTATATAAAGTTTCAAAACTAACATTCCCAGACTTCAAATCCAACAATTCTTTTTTTCTCAAACCCATATGTTTGAGTTTTGAATCTGAATTTAACTCTGGAAAATTATCCATTAGAGATTTTAATGCTTTTTGAGCATAGACGTATTGTTTCTGTGGGTCTGTGGTAGACGGCACACATTCACAATAGCTGATTGCTGTTTCAAAAACAACAATCCCTCTCTGAATTAGCGACAAGATTTCAAGCTTTTCAACCACTTGTGTAGTTTCCTGAAAAACCTTTAGCTCTTGTTCAGCTAATTCTTTTTTGTTTATTAACTTTGCCCTCCTTTCTTGAAGGTCTTTGATGTAATCAATCATATATTACACCATCCTTTCTTTTAGTGAATTTTAAAAATAATAATTGTAAAATTAATAATTTACAAAATATATTATAAAACAAAAAAACACCCAAAATAGGTGTTTTATAGTTAAATACGTTTTCGTCGGGTTCTAAAATCTATGATTTTAGATTTACCATTTTTATCGAAAAGATGATAACAAAATCGGCTTCTTGTCACAACAATGTCACGTTTTCGCTTAAAGCCTTCGACTTTTTTAAGCCTTGGAACTACGAACTTATGTGGTTCAGTTGTTTCGCATAGCCAATTTACGTTACGTTTTGAACGTTTTTCGATAATGTCTATTGCTTCCTCATAAGAAATGAAGAATTTTTTATTGAAAATAACTTTATCAAGAAGTTTTTCTTTAAACTGGGTTTCTTCAAAGATTCTTTCCAAAAACATAGTTTGAGCATCTTCACGAGAAATCACTCCTGAAGAAACAGTGACAAACGATAACTTTTCCATAAATAATGATTCATGAATTTCATGTCGATAAACCTCATCTAGCCATCCATTTCTGATTAAAATAGCTTTTAAATCTTCATATTGATTACCGTTGTCAAAAAGCAAAACACGATAGTTACCATTCAAACCTCCGTGTTCAAAACGTGTCAAGGCATATCCTTGATTAAATAATCTTTGAGTTTCCTCTGAGATTACTTTTGCAACTTCAAATTCTGGATTGATAATTTTCATATCATTCCCTCCTTTTTCCTCATTGTAATAAAATGTAAATATTGTAAAAATAAATCTTTTACATATTCTATTATAACAAAAAACAAAGACTTCATTCACCCACGCGCCTAACTTCAATAAACAATATCAAAAAACAAAAAAGGCTATTAATAACCTTTTGTATGATAGGTGCTATAATAAAAACAAGAAAAAAGCATCTATATGAAAAATAGATACTTTTATGTTGTTTAATTTAGAAAAAATCACAATTTAGAGTGGATATATTCCCGTACTTCCATCAAGGCTTTTCCAGTAATATTTTCTCCTTTCCAACTATTCACATCTTGTACTGCTTGTGATGCAACATTCGCATTAAGGCCAATACCGTAGAATTTATCGTATGGATTAGCTTCGGCCAAAATTGCATCGCCAGTAGACAATAACAGTTCTTTGAGTTCTGGGTTTTGAGAGAACTTCAGGTACATCCCGTTTTTCAGGATGCTGTAGAAATGTTCATCCCAGACTTTCTTGTCAAAAGCAAAAACTTTTCGGCCGAGCTGCTTAATGTACAGAGGGTTTTCCTCGACAAGGATTTTGTCAGCGATTTTCTCGTCTTTGAAGAGTTTTGCCTTGCTCCACATAAAGAACTGTTCTACTGAGTAGAAATTGATGCCTTTGTGTGCGAATTCGGCGCGTGCGAAGTTTGAAAAGACTTCGTAGCCATTCTTCAATTGAGAATAAAAGGGTATAACTTTTTGTTCCATTGTTAATTACTCTCCCTCGTTATCTCTTTCGACCAGAATATCATTTCCGTCAATTTTAATTGTGTAAAATGAAATGGTTTCTCCATCTTTTTCCAAAGAAATCATAACATTTACTTCTGATAAAAATGTGAACCTCACAACACAATCAGACACCTCAATGACATGTTCAAAAAAGTCAAAATCATCATCATTTTCCTTAGATTCGACGTTAATATAATCTGATACAGTCTCATTAAATTCAAACAACTTACTCAAGAACTTGTTTTCGCTAACTTTGGGAACAAAGTTACTCATCCAAAAGATAAGACCGTTTTTGTTTTTCATAGTTAGACTATTCAAACTTTCAGAAGAATCACCTAAAAGAAGTTCTTCCAGTCGCTCATTCAAAACTTTTGAAACTTCATCTGTCTCATATTTCTGAACTAGAGCCAATTGATATTTGCAAAACTCAAGAACAACTTGAATTTCTTCAAAAGCTGATGTGAATTTCTTGTTGTAACAGTCAATGAAAAATGGATAATATCCGTCTTTCATTAAAGCTGCATCAATTTTTAACATATCTAGCAATTTCACTTTGAAAACAGGAGAAGGACTGATGATTCCAGCTTTTTCAAAATAGTCTTGTAATGACTTTCCCGGAACATTGTGGTGGCCATCTATCGGTTTTAAAGGACGAGAAAACTCTTCTTTATAGTAGGTCATAGAAATTTCAAAATTTTTGAGTTTATTAATTCGAACTTCCTGAGCAAATGTTGCAGAATCCATTTGAGATGGTACACATTGAGGTTTTATGAATGGTTGAGGATGTATGAATGGAGCTGGTTCAAAATTTTCTTGATTTCCGTTGATTGTGATTTTTTTGTCTGTATTCGTCATATTGAATACTCCTTTCTTTTGTTTAAAATAATATTTTTTGTAAAATAAATTACAAGTAATATTATAACCCAAGACCAACATAAAAGACCTTGTAACCCACAAAGTCTTTTTATATTTAAGTCTATTTCACTTCACGTTTAGAGTAGTCAATCAATTGATTAGCAAAAACAGCATTGGCAATCAAGATGTACGGAGACACATAGATGCTCGCAAGGCCAAGTGTTACTACAGAAAGCAGCAACCAACCAATAAAGCTGAAGTTCAAAACAAACCAATCAAACTTATGGCCGTGCATCATTCTACGACTCATGGTAATAGCTTCTGTTCCGCCTGCTTCTTTTCGAGCAGTCAGGTAGATAGCTAAGTTATAACTATAGCTCTTAATAAGAATGATAATAACACCTGCAATAGGAATCAAAGCCCAAAGAATCAAGAACATCAATACTAACAAATGAGTAGTAACATTTTCACCATTAATATTCTTAAAGATTGCCTTGATTTGCTCTCCAAAGTTGTCAGCGACTTTCTCTTTACCTGTCAATACATTTGTTACATATCCAGCCACACCGACTTCCCAGAAGCCTACAATGAATGAAATGATGTAAACAAGAGAAGAGCCGCCCTCACTTGCGAAATTATTGTAATAAGAAATACTATTCAATACCAGAAGCGGCAGACCAATAGCAAGCCAAAGGGAATTGGTTTTAAGGATTTTCCTAGCTTTTTCACGAATTTCGAAATTTGTCATCATAATTGATAAATTTCCTCACTTTTCTTTTTATTTATTTTTTCATTTACTAGAATAACACTGTTTTTATGGCTTTGCAAGAACTTACAGAAAATTTTATTCGTCACTGTTTAGGAATTCCAACAGTTTTTCTAGAGCCAATCCTCTAGATGAAACTTTTGCTTTTTCTTCCAAAGGCATTTCATTTACATATTGGCCATTATATAATGCAATTTTATCATAAGAAAAACCGTCTTTTTCAGATTCTTTACAAGCAATCTCTAGTGGCATTTCACCAATAAAGTTTTCAATGGCCTTGCCAGTCTCTATATAAGAGATAACGGTTCTGTAGCACGCGCTTCGATTAGTTTCACCTTGCATCAATTCTAACACCTTAGCGTTTTGCGTGTCATAGTCACGGTGTATACCAGTCCATCTGGCAGAGTGTACACCCGGAGCGCCATCTAAAGCATCAATAAACAATCCAGAATCATCAGAAATAACAGGAAGGCCAGTTGCAGCAGTCATCCTAAAAATCATTTCAACTTTCAGAATAGCATTTCCTTCAAGTGTACTTTCAGTTTCTTCCACTTCTGGTAGGTTAGGAAAATCTAGTAATGATAAAACTTCCCAATTTGATAAAATATTTTGAACTTCTTTTATCTTGTCTTTGTTACTAGATGCAAAAATTAACTTCTTTTTATCCATAGCTCTCTAGTCCAAATTCTTCAAGCATTTCTTCAGTAATGACACCACGCTCAACTAATTCCATGAAGCACTCTTCTACAGCGATTAGTTTATTGAGATAAGAGTTAGGCAATGTAGCCATTGTTACATTTTCTTTTTCAGACATAATTATTTATTTCCTTTCTTTTTCTATAAAAGATTTTATATCATTAATTATATCATAAATGATATAAAAAATAAATAAGAAACAGAATAACAGAACAGAAAAAACAACCTTTTAAGGTTGCTTTAAAAATATTTTTTTATCACTCATTTTGTAGTAGAGTATCACTGCTTTTTTGTTGCTCATTTATTGGTAGTGCATCACCGCTTTTTTTGTCAACCTCTCATGGTGGGTTATCACCACTTTTGTTTTAACTTATATAATATTCTATCACAATTTATTCTAAAGTAAAAAAAGAAAGGCTGCCCAAAAAGGCAACCGGCTATTCACGACCATTTAAGTATAACACACTATTTTTAAAAGTAAAGAAATTACCAAAAATATTTTCTAAAATCTAAAGGCAGGATATTCTTTAGAAGCAAAATACACTAAAGCCATCCATAGACCATTCTTAAAATGAATGGTTAAAAACAATGACACTCCAATAAGACATAATTCATAGATAAGCCAGAAAACCGAGGCAAACGAGAATACTTCCAGAGTGTAGTATTTGTCATCCATATCTTTTTCTTTGTAATGACTATTGTTCTTAATGCTGTATTTCTTTTTGCGACCAAAACCAACAGCGCAAAACACGAAAAACAAGACAAACCAGAAAGACTTGAAATGAGAAATCAAGAACAACGTGGATGACAGGATAGCCAAGTTATAAATAACCCAGCTTGCCACAAAAAGCAGCAAAGTCATCAATGCCTTTTCTTTCAATGCTCGTTTTTTAAAACTTGAAAATTTATAATCCATGCTAATCACCGCCTAGTGTTTCTTTTAACAACTTTTCAAGCTCAGAAGCAGTTTCTTTAGCCTTATCAGCTCTTTCTTGCAAAAGTTTAACTGTCCTTGAATTCCTTTCAAAAAGAAGATTTAATACATATTCATAATCTTCCAGTTCATACCAAATAGAATAATTTAACGACCAAGACATTGGGAATTCGCTCAGTTGTGTGTCGCCATTTTTCACTTTATCTTTTTTCAAAAGTTTTTGCATTGCTCGAACGTCATAATCTGCTTGATTTTCTGATGTCTTTTTAAGAATCTTATAAGTTTTTTCATGTTCTTCAACATCATAGACTTGATTCAGAACCTTCACCTCGTCCGGATAAGTTGTAACAATCAACCTGCCTAATGATTTAATTTTAGCTTTTTTCTTACTCATAATAATGTAATTTTCCTTTCTTTTATTGGCGATATATTTGAGAACTATTCTTCAAATGCTACTTCAGATGTCAAATAGGTCTCAGCTAATTCTTTCGTGAGTGGCAAATATTTATCGCCAAACAATTCATGAGGAACAACAAGCAAAAACTCAGTATCAATGTCTTTAACTCTTTCATCATCTTTGTCATAATCTGACCGGCGACTGATGTAAGTCATGTTAGAAATAAGTGCAGAATTTTCGTCATATCGCACACGGTCGTTCACAAACAAATCTTGTCCTTTTTTGTCTTTTAGGCCTGTACCGTATTTATGGATATAAGCCCACGCGCCTAATTTCAACAAAGTACCGACTTCAATTTTCATAAAGTCACGCTCTCCTGAACGTAAACGAGAGATAACGGATGTGGCTACACCTGATTCTTTAAAAATTTTTGCAGCAGGGATGTTTTCATCCAGAACCACATTTTTTACTTCATTTAATTGTTTCACGATTTCTTTTAGATATAAATGTTTCATATTTTTAAATTCTCCTTTTTTATTTTGATTGTAAATACATTATATCACAATAATTGCCAATTGGCAATATCTTTTGATAATTATTTTTCCCGTTATAATAGTTGATGTAAAACTTTATTATTTTACAATATTGTATTAAAACTAAAAGGAGGCCAAAATTATGGCAAAAACAAATTCAAAAAAAGTAATGTTAGCAGACACTTTAGGTCGCACTGTTGCTGAGATTGTTTCTGATAAAACCAAGGAATACTTGAATGACGGGTGTGTTCTTCTTGATTTTGATGAAGTATCAACTGATGGGTTATTCAAGGTTTTATTATTTGAAGATTCTAATTCAGAACATGGTTTTCGTGTTATCATTGTAGAAACCAGTTACATTAAAACTTTAAAAGATGAAGTTTTCAGGAAAGGTTTTATCAATACGTCTAAGTTTACAAAAGTTTATACAGGAACATTACCTAAAGAGGCTTTTGAACAATATTTGGACGTTAAGGGGATATTTAATAAAGCCAACAAAACAGAAATCTATAGCACTGTTTGTTTGGATGGAAAAGTTCTTATTTCTTTTGATGAGGCGCGTAAGGTTGCTAAAAAACGAGCAGCGCGTTATAAAAAGTTAATTAACTCCATTGAATAATCAATATCTCTAAACTAAAGAACACCTATTAATTTAGGTGTTCTTTTTGTTATTTTCTTCTTTAATCTTTTCTTGTATCTCCTTTGCTTCTTTCACTTTTAGTTTATTATTTTCCGTATCGTAGAAATCAACAATATTCCACTTACGTTCTCCAAATTCAGGTTCACGGCCGTCTGCTTTTGATTTTCTATCCCGGTAATATTCTTTTTGATAGACATTATCAGGATTAGAGATGACTTTTTCAAGTGCCTTTTCGCTTCCAAAGGTCTTAATACGGCAACTTCCCCAACTTCTTAACAAACTTTCTTCATAGTATTCAAATTCTTTTCTTTGTCCATTGATTCTTTCAATCATTGGCTGAGAGTATTGGCAGATAGAAAAGATTTCACAGTCTTTTTTGTAACGACCCAAAGCTTCTAAAATAACAGGGTCACTAATGGCCACATAGGCTTTAGGGTGACGAATATACTTTTCTAGGTCATTGATGATAAGGAGTTTCTTGAAATAGGCTTTCTCATCATCTGTCAAAGACTGCACCCATTTTGAATAGCGTTTCGCTTGATATTCTGTCACTACACGAACATCATGGATAATCTTGAAAGAAGTCAGCAAATTCAAATCATAGTCTTTAGCGACAATATAAAGACGGTCTTCTTTTTCCAGTTTTTCCAGTTCTTCTTTAATTTCAAACAGAATAGGAAGCATATGAGAATAATTTACATATCGTCCGGAATTAGAGATGTGCCCAATTCTCTTGGTATGAATATAATAATCAATCAAAGAACTTGTTAGGAATTTAATATTAATAAATTCATCATTTTCGATATAAAGACTAGGACTGATTTTTGCTTCTCTTCCAAAATATCTGCCCTTTACACCAGCAACATAAAAACGATAAGTAAAGTCTGAGAAGTAATCAATCCCTCGAATTTTATTCATACCTCTTTTAACTGATGTGTCATTAGTTAAGGCATTATCCCCACGGCCACGCTCTGTTGTGCCACCACCATAATAGCTATGATATTTAGCTTGGTCTGTAAAGGAATTCAAGACAAAGATAGGGTCATCTGGCTTAGAATAGTCATTCAAGGTATGCAGCAGTGCTCCTAACTCAACATATGTTGAATCAGTAATCTGGCTGTCGGCATTGGAAAGGATGATGCTTGGGTCAGAAAAGACATCTACTGGAACATGGTCAAGTTGCAACATTTCACCACGTTCAATTAGCCCCAAAATAATACTAAAGACGTAATAACGAGATTGAATCAGTTTTACAGATGGTTCTTTTTCTTGTGATGACACTGAAGCAAAGCTATCCTGAGAAAAGGAAACTTTATCGCTGTCAAGCCAAGTGAGCCATGTGTTTTCACCATTACGAACTAAAACACCAATTTGATTAGGCATGGTATCTTCAATAAATTTCATAACTGTGTTATTCAACTCAAATTTTCCAGAAGCATTTCTCATCTTCAGGAATGATACACCCTTATTGGTTGGGCAGATGTGTTCTAAAAGGTCAGGAGAGTGTTTCAGAGCCACTTCTAGGCTTCCTGCATCTACATCATATAACTTCTCAAAACGGGGTAAATCCTCGTCTAAATAGATGAGTTTTTGATAAACCGCGATAGGTTGTTCTATAGGAGCACATTCACCACTAGTAATTCTAGTAAAATCAATAGTCAGGCCGTGGCGGTATTCAAAGGCCGTTAAATCTGTACGCATTACGAGTAGTTCGTGTTGATAACGCTCGATTTTTGCTTGCAGCTCTGACATCATTTTTGCCTGCATTTCATACATTGCTGAGATTTTAGCTTCCATCTCGGCTTTCAAGTTTTCGATTTCAGCTAATTGAGTTTCAAAGGCAGCATCTTCAAAATTTGCTGTCTTCTCTAACTGTTCAATAGCATCCGTATAATTGGTTTTCAAGACCAATTGATTAGTGCCCATGATAGCCAATTCATTTCCCGTTGTTTCGGTTTCGGTTAATTTTTCCACAAAAACAAGCAAATCACAAGGAACAATATATTGTTTTGAATGAAGTTTCACAATAGCGAAATCGTTATAAACCAACATGACATTTACTTTGTTTTCTGGATTCAATTTCAGCCAATCCATCAATTTTTCGTCAAAGAAGACTGTAGATTGTTTAGAGCGCTTAAACAGGGCATTGTATTCTTCTATAGAGATGAGTTTTTCATCTGTTAAATTGCTTCCATATTCCTTAAAGAATGACTCAGCTTTCTCAGCAGATTTATCATTGAAACGAGACCAGTCTATTGTGGCATAACCTAACTCTTCTCTATTTTCGATATTCTTGTTTTTATTTTTTTCTTTTTGTCGTTGGTAATCCCGGTGTTTCCGGAATACATCTGAAGCTTCATCTGAATATTTAATTTTTGGGGTAAAATCTGTCATTTTTTGTTCTCCTATTCATTGTAAAATAAATATTATGTATTAATCTATATATATCTATTATACACTATTTATCCCTATTTGTCTCTTGCTTTATAGCATTTGTTGTATTTTCTATAAAGCAAAAAATCCAGAGGTGTTCTGGATTTCAAGTTTTATTGAGCTTTCTTCAAATTTTGTGTTTCTGAAGGAATAATTAATTGTTCCGAGTAAAACATATATTCAATACCCTTGTTGGGCTTTGTGACAGAATAGTTCAGATAATATTTTTCATGTCGGAATCTATCATACATATTTAAAATTTCATCAGAAACATCATATGTAAGAATCCAATTTTTATCTAACATATATTTTTTGATAGTTTCAGAAAGGCTGAGATGATTTTCATGGTTATAAAAGCTTGTGTATAATCCGGGGCCTTTCAAGTAATAAGGTGGGTCAAAAAAAGTAAATGATTTTTTTGTCTCAGAAATATTTAAACGGATAAATTCTTCAGCATCCATATTGTAAAGTTGAATACGATTTTTCATAGATGCAATCAGTGCAATTTTTTCTGACAATTTCTTCCGATTAAAACGACAATCAAGTTTGTAATTACTATTTTGTTTCAATCCGCCAATTACACCTGCCTTTATAATACCTGAGCGGTTTGTACGATTAAGGAATAAAGTTGAAAACCCTAAAGAAAGTAAATCCTCGCAATTATCTTTATTGTTTTGAATATCCCTTTGGACTTTCCATTCTTCAATAGTGATAGGTGTAGTTTCTATTTTTTCAATCAGTTGCTCAGTGTAATTCAACACAGAATACCAAAAAGCATAAATTCCTTTATCAAAGTCATTTACCATAATTTTTTCAACATCATTATTAAAAAGCAGCCTCAACGCAACTCCCATTCCACCCATATAAGGTTCAATATAAGTTGTTGCATTATTAGCTATAATGAGTTCTTTGATATAATCATAAATTTGAGATTTTCCGCCGGGGTATCTTAACGGACTAATTTTTTCATAAATGATTCCTCCACTTTGTTTATAATACACTATTTTTTGAAATTTGGCCAGTTTTACAACAAAAAAATCCAGAGGTATTTCTGGATTTTTAAAATTATTCTGCATTAATGTCTTTTACAAGTTCATTGTATTCTTCCATCAAAAGTGTTTCTCCTACAAAATGAATCCACTTATCATGAAGTTTACGAAGTTTCTCGTTGACATTAAGTGTATCTTGAATTTTTGTAAGACTTAGTTCAGGCTTGTTATCTTTGTCAAGAAAGCGCGTGCGAAGAACAGGAAATTCTTGTTCTACTCCAATACCACCAAGTCGCGAATAAGAAATGGTAAATGTTGTATTGGTTGATTCTTCTGTCAAAGCATAACTTAAAGGTTTAATGCTAGTGGCAAATCCTTGTGATTCCAAGATGTTGTTAGAAATATCCAACCTTTCTTTTCCTGTATTTGCAGCCCGTAGTCTGTCTGTATCTTCTGGTGTTAATTCAACAGACTTAGGAAGATTGTTTACTAGGGCATCTTTGAAGGCCATCCGCAAAGTTTTCAATGTTTCCATTTTATCTTTTGTCAAAGGGAAAGGAACACGGCTAAAAATATATTTTTCATCACCATGAACATGAACAACATCAATGCCGGCATGACCAAGAATGAAACGCAAGCGATTTTCAAACAGTGCTACATCCAAACAAATAATGCCAAAGCTATCCATGTCATTGTCTGGGTACAGTTCTTTAAGTTCTTCAAGAAAGTTTTTCAACATGTGTACTTCAATAAAGTCTCGAAGATATACAAGCCGAGTTGAGTTTGAATTGTTTGGATTTGAAATAGTAGTCATAATTAAATACTCCTTTTTACATAATAAAATAAAATTGTAAAATTAATTAAAGGTTTTACAATGAATATTATATAGCATCTAGTAAAAAATGATATAATAGAATAAATACAGAAATAAACAAAAAATGAAAGGGCAATTTATGGCCAGAAAATACAAAGAAATCTATGATAACAAGTTTTTAGAATCCATTCCAGAAAAATACAGGGAGGTCTTTGGAAATCTTGAACTTTCTGACTACAGTTCCATGATTGATATAGATAAAGTCTTGGAAGTTTTTGGTATCAAGATGAAGTGGCTAATTATTGATGTTCCTGAAATCTTTGAAGACGAAAACAAAACGATTCTCTTTGGAAATAGCACGCAAGAAAGAGAAGTAAGACGATTTAACCAAGCTAAAGGTATCGGCCACTCCCTAATCAAAAACAGAGATTTATCAAATTTGAACCCAAAACATAGAGAAATCTTTGAGGGCATTGATAACAGATTTGCTGAACAATTCGCCAAAGACTTACTGATGCCAGAAAAACTATTAATCGAAACGATAAAGGGAGCTGCAAAAGTTAGGCAGACAGAACTAAAAAATATTTCCACTAACTATGTTCTTCACTACGTCATGGACGCTCTGAAAGTTCCTTATGGGCCTTTGATGGAGTATGTTATTGATAAGGGATTCTTGGTTGAGAAAGAAAATTAAGCAAAATAAAAAAGCACCCTAATAAAGGGTGTTTTTTTAATAATTTAATCTAGCTGAGAATATTCTTCTTCAAGTTTCTTGATATGTTCTTCAGCTTGTGGAACTCCCCAGCTATTAATGGCCAAGAAGATTTCCAACTGAGTTTTATAATCTAATGTTTTAGAAACATCAGGATTACGATAAACCACCATATCAAAATCAAGAGATTGAAGATAAAATTTATCACTCTCTTTCAACTGATTATAGTACATACCTTTTACAGAGAATTTATCATCCATAAATTCTTTTACAGCATGTAGTCGTTGTTTGCCGTCAATAGAAATCATTTTCTTCAAATTAACGGTTTCATTGACTTTATCTTGGTCTAGAACAAATGTAGGTGATAGTTCTGCTCGGTGTTCAAAGAGAGCTAGAATGTAAGCTTCTTTTTGTTTTTGTGACCAGACCAACCCACGTTGAAAGTTAGGCTCAAAATCAATGTTATCCCAGTATTCTTCAAAGAAATAACTGACAAAAGTTCTAAGGACATCCTTTCGTACTCTAGATAGGTACTCCGGTTTCTTTTCAAGCTGCACAATTGGTGTTTCACATTTTTTCATTATTTTTATCTCCCCTTTTACTTAAATGTATTTGCGTCACCTGTCAATACAGAACGCTCAACCAGCGTCAGCTTATTCATAATACCAGAAACATCCGGCTCAACCCAAGTAATAGCTGATTGAGAACATTTAGCAAAACTAGGAGATAATGCTTGCGCATATCCGACAGCAACATCCCGATTGTCAAAGCATTGAATGATTTCCGAGGACATCAGCTCCCAGTAACCGTCACGGAATTGTGATTTCTCATGACACACAATAAAAATCTTAGAAATTGGTTTCATTTCTATATTCTCCTTTTTATATATAAATTAAAACAATATTTTGTAAAATAAACGTTTTACAAGTAATATTATAAATGAATGATTATATAATCCGTAAAAATAAAAAAACACCCAAATATATTAGGTGTTTAATTTATTTAGATGCCTCTTAGAGGTTTCCTTGGTGGAGTAGGCACGCGCTTCAGTCGGCCCTGCATGTAATCAATGTGCAACTCCAGTAGCTCATTCAAAGAAAGAACTGTGGTTTTTTCATCCATTTCTATATCTAAATTGAAGCAATACTCTTTTCTAGTAAAGAACTGTTTGATAAGTTCTTTTTTAGAGTTGTCAATAAATGAAACGAATGAATAGATGTCACTTGAATCCATGTTTGCTCTTGATATACTTCCCAGATAGATATTCCATTGACTGAAGTTGTCACTGAAACCCCAGTCAAAATCATCTGAATAAAAATCATAGCATTTTCTGACCATAAGGAACAGCACCTCATGTTCTGGGTTCAGGTCATCAAAGAACATTAATCTAAAAGCATCATTTTTTTGGTCATTTAGAGTTTTAGTCAAAAAATAACCTTGTTTTAAGAGGCTTTGAGTTTCTTTTGAAACCACTTTGGCAATTTCTTCTTCTAGTTTTGTTTGAAGATAGTTTGAGTTTGACATATCTTTTTGTCTCCTTTATGTATAATTAAAAATAAAATATATTGTAAAATAAAAATGTTTTACATCTTTTATTATAATGAAAGTCCGGTATATTTGTTGTTTTATAATATTACATGTAAAACTTTATTTATTTTACAAAAAACTATTTTACTTTACAAAAAGAAAAGGAGAACTATTATGGTTCAAGTAAACTTAAACATTCCTACTTCATCTAAAGCTTTATTGAAAGTTGTTTCAGACATCCATAAAAACTCTGACTTTAATTCGCTTTCTGGGTTGCAAGAAACAATTGCCATGCTTGCTGTTTATGATGCAGCAGATAGTCCAGAAGCTGAAGCATTGAAATCTCTGTTGCGCGTGCTGGCAAATCCAGAAAAATTCCGGCCGGTTCACAATGGTACTTGGTCTGAATACTGTTTGAACGAACTGATTGACTTGATTTCAGTCATGGATGAAAAAGACCTTGAGAACTATGTTGGTTCAGATATTCAAGGTTTAATCTTTGATTTATTCCAAAATCACTTTGCAAACGGCACAATGACCAATACTGCTTATGAAGCTCGTTGTGTAATAAGTGATTTCATGGATGAAATCAATGTAGATGACTTCATGGATGGCCTAAACTTGCATCCATATGACGACAAGGCTGAGATTACTCTTGTTAATCTCGTTTACAACTACTGTGTGTGGAAACTTTCAAATTTAGGGGTTGACGAAAATACAACTGTTAAATCTTTGATTAAAGAGATTGAGGCTATGTATTAAATCAATCCGAACAAATAAATAAAACACCTAAATTTAGGTGTTTTTTATTATTCTTTTATTTGATGTGATAGATTATTCATAGATGTTAAAATTCTACCAAAATAGCACTAACATCATCATGCCTTTTTACGTCTAAATTAACGACCTTATCTTCCCAGTCTCTCAAATATTTTGTAGCATCAGTCAAACTGACTTTTTGATTTAAAATATCTCTATAAGAATAAAGAGAGTGTTCAAAAATTCTTTCAAAACCATCAGAGAATAATAGGCAACTTTTGACTAAATCTTTCTTATACTGGCATTTCAAGAATTCTTCCTGATATTCCCCTCTTAGAGCGATTGTCCAAAAGCCTTCCTTGGTATTCATGACTGCTCTGTTTTTCGTCATTTGTTCTCTAACGGCTTCCATGTAACCTCTGCCTTCAGCCAGCGCCTTGTTTTTCTTTTCTTTTGTAAGATTGGAGAAATGCCTGATTCTATTGTCTGTAATAACCTGAATCTCTTCTGAATCAGTAAACTCTACAACAAGAGTGCAATCTCCTAGCACATACCCACAAACATTTCCGTCTTTTTCTTCTATCCCGGCAAACACAGCGCAAGGAGAAATCGCGTCAGTTAATTGATTCAAAAATTCTTGATTATTTTTTCTTAAATTATCGGTTAGGGCCTTACAGGCATTGGATAAGTTGTGTTGATTGCTCCCCGTAATTAATCTCTTGGAAAGATTATCTGCTAACCATTCTGCCTGAGAATGATATTCTCCTAAAGAAACAATATTAATTGGACTAGAACCATCAATTACTCCGGCTCTATACCTCCCCAAAACACCCTATCTTCTCCCCGTGAATGATTAGGAAAATCAATTACAATGTCAACTATTTTCATAATTTTATATCCTTTTTATTATTTATTTTGATTACATGATAATTTTACAAAAAAATTACAAGTATTACAAAAAAAATATAAAAACACCTAAATATATTAGGTGTTTTTCCTGTATTCATATCAACCACATGTGTTTATTCAAGTCGTTTTCTAAGGCCTGAATGTATTTAAGGTTATTTTGGTGCTCTTCCTCCTCTTTCTTCTTATAATTTTTTAAATGTTCTTCCAGCAATTCAATAGCCTTTTTGGTTGTATCTTCTTCCTCAAAAAATGCGACACGCGCATTGGCTGAGAACAAATCAGAATCAACTTTACCGAGATGAGATTCTAACAAATTGCCTTCAAACATGCTGCAATCTCCCACTTCAACCTTGTTGAAAAGAATATATCCTTTGTTTGATATAGCATCAGTAAATACTTCGATATGTAATTTCCCTTTCTTCAAGGAAAAAAACTGTAGCTTCTTGTTTTTAGTGTTTGTTCCCGTCATAACGTCAAACACTCCTTTCTAAATATATACATATATAAACCAATTGTAAAATGAATATCTTACAAAAGATATTATAAAATAAAAAACACCTAATACTAGGTGTTTCAATTGAAAATTATTTTTTGAAAGGCTGGTCAGACAATTCCTTTTCCAGTCTTTCAATGTCTTGAAGAGTAGTTTTGTAAACTTCTTCTGCTGCTGCTTTTTGTTTTTCAAGATGTTCTTTCAGAAGCTCAATCGCCTTTTCGGTCATATCTTCGCTTTCATAAAAAGCAACACGAGCATTGATAGTAAAGAGGTCATCAATAACTACACCAAGCTTTTCCTTATCCCAATATCCCTCAAAGGAATCAAGTGTTTTATGCTTTTTAAACCAGATGTGAGTCTTTTCCTCAACTGCATCTGTGAATGTATAGCTTTTCAACTGTTCATGTCGAATTAAGAAGATTTGGAGTTTCTTGTTGTTTGAGTTAGCATTTGTATTTGTCATAGCAAATATCCTTTCTTTTTATAAAAAAATTAAAATATAGTTGTAAAATAAAAACATTTACATCTTTTATTATAAAGCAAAAAAATGCCCCTATAAAAGGAACATTTTTATTTAACTAAAATTAACGTTTCTGATTGACATTGATGGAGGGGTTCCAAGTTTTGTGTTCATAAGCATTTCCCTTGTTTCAATTTTTAATTTTCTATTCGATTCAGCCGCATGTTTTCTTCGTAATTCACGAATTTCTTCGCTGTCGAAAGTTTTTCTTAAGTCAATTTCTCTGAATGATGTCATTTTCATTACTCCTTTTTGATTTTTAAAATTTTTTTATAAAATTTATTTACATCTGTTATTATAAAACAAAAAAGCCCTTGAAAGGACTTTTTTATACATAATTATTTTACAAACGATTTGCAACATCATTCTTGAAGTATTCTTCTGCCTTAATGTAGTATTCCATCAATTCAGAATCTTTATTTACCAATTTGTTATATTCTTCTTTGGCATTGAATGATTTCAATTCGTCTTTGACTTGAAGATTAACTTCATTTATGACAAATTCAAGAATACTTTCATCAGAAATGTTTTCATCAAGAGCTTTTTCGTAAATTGCAATAAGATTAACATCAATGTCATACTTGATTGCTTTTTTATCTGAATAAACAGATGTGATTTGGAAACCTGTAAGTTCGGTATTTACTTCATGTACAAAACCAACAGTTTTCTTGGTCAAGAAATCCAAGTAGCAACCTGCCAAATTCCAAATACGGTCTTCCTCGTTTTTAGGGAAACCATAAATGTCAGCTAGAATTTCTGTGTCACGGTTAATGATTGCTGCTTTATCTTGGAAATCTTCTTCAGCTTTGTAAAGATGGCTTGCGTATTCATCTTTTGTAAAGCCGCTTTTTTCTTCAAAAAAGTCATTCCAGTTTTCATGCAATTCAACTTCAGAATCGAAGTCATTCAATGTTCCGATTACACTCTCAGCAACAGACATTAAAACCTTTTTATACAGTTCTTCAAGGTTGATAAAACGCTCAGAATCTGAACAAACTGTTACTCCTGTTTCATTTACAGGAGTGATTATCAACTCATCCCGACCTGAATTATTTTCAATGAGAACACCATCATCTTTGCTATAAAGATTGTAGGCCTTCAAGAAATCCTCAGCCATCTTTTTGGACAGCTCTGCAAATTGCTTGTAAGTTTCTAGTGATGTGTTAAGATATTGTGTCATTTTAAATGACCTCCTTTAAGTTTTATTTTCAAAATATAATATTGTAAAATTTATTTTTACATAGACTATTATAACAGCAAACAAAAAAGCCCTAGAAAGGACTTTTTTATTCTTTAAATATGTATTAAACAATTTCCTCGGCCATCTTTTTAAAGTATTCTTCAGTTTTAATAAAAATTTCTATGAGTTTGAAATTTTTAACTTTCAAGGCGTTGAACTTGTCTTCAGCAGAAAATTCATTCAAACCTGCTTTTACTTGCTCCCGGATTTCTTTAGAAACAAAATCCAGAATGTCTTCATTGGAAATTTTCAAATCATACGCACTAGAAGCAATTAAATTAGTGTTTACCTTAATTTTGTATTCAAGGTTTTCAATTCCTGAATCCTCTGAACATGGAAAAACAACAGTTAGCAAAAACCCATCTGTAAGAAAAATAACTTCATCTTCAAAACACTTGTATTTTTTTGTAAAAAGTTCAAGGTAGGCTCTTGTGAATTCGCGGATAGACTTATTTGTGTTTTTTGGAATTCCATTAATTTTATCAAAGATTTTCATGTCTTGTGAGATATGGTCAGCTTTTTCTCGGAAAGTTTCTTGAGCTTCCTCTAGGATTTCCAGAAACTCATCAGATGTCATATCAAATTCATCTTCATCCCAAACACAATTAAATTCCTCGTTCACATCAAAACGTTTTAGGTTTGACACCATATTTTTCATTACTTCGATTTGAATTTTTTTGTAAAGTTCTTTAAGATTAATTCTTTTCAAAGTGCTGGCGCATGTTCCATTATCATGAGCTGCACGGATAATCATATCAGATACTTCGTCTCTAGTTCTCCCTTGGACAATAATTTCACTGTTTGTATGAGCTAAATCATATTTTTCCAACAAAGATTGTCCAATTTTTTCAACTAATTGAACAAATTCTTCATAATTTGAGAGTTGAGTGTTGTTTGTATTTTTGGTCATAGCTAGACCCTCCTTTTAATTAAATAAAAATAATATTGTAAAATTCTTTTACATTGAATATTATATACTAAAAAAAAGGCCTCTCAAACTATCTAATCAAAACAAATTAATTAGAGGGAGCTTTTCGAGTTCTTGTATTGCTATTATAGTTCATTTTTTATTATTTGTAAACACTAAGAATGGACATCACAAACAAAAAACACCTAGTGAAATATACTAGATGTTTTGAAAATAAATTAAACAAAGCCGTCCAATTCAGCCATAGCTTTAATGTAAGATAAAGTCAATTCGTATTTTTTCTTTTTGACTTCATCTTTTTCGTTGTTGATAAAGTATTCTTGAAAGCTTTCTACAGTTCCAGAGAAATTTTTACCAGTAATGATGTTAATTTTTGGCCAATACTGAATTAATTCTTTAAACAAAGAAGAATCTTGTTTTTCTAGTTGACATGAAATAACAGGCAATCCAATACTCCCACCAATCTCAATAGAACCTAACTCAATATTGTCATACTCAATATTATCAACAGAATTATCTTCAAACTTCACATTTTCCGCTTTTACATGTGTGACATTTACATCTCTCAAATTTAGATTATCAAAAACAGACTCTCTGACTTTTCCTTTTGAAAAAGAAGAACCAAAGAAAGTCGCTTCTGAAAAATTCATGTTGGAAAAATTACTTTTAGTAACACAAATCCGCTCAAAAATCGTGTTCACAAAACAAGCCTTTTTAAAGCTAGAGAAACTAAAATCACTACGATAGATAAAAGAAAAACAAAAATTGGTTTGTTCAAAGTTTGAATAAGAAAAATCTGCATAACCGAAATCACATTCAGAAAAGTGTCCTTCATTAAAAGAAAAATGTTTAAAATTAGAATGAGAAAAAAATGCTTTTTTAAAAGAATTTTTAGAAAATGTAGCATAACGAAAATCGGCAAAAGAAAAATCTGAGTTCGAGAAGTTCACAGAATCAAAAGAACATTTTTTTGCTCTAAAGTTTGCTGCAATAACTCCATTATAACAGGTGTGTCGAAAATCTGCCTTTTTAAAATTGGCTGCCTCGAATAAAGTAAATACAAAATTACACTTTTTGAATGTTGAATAAGTAAAAGCAGCTTCGTAAAAATTTGTACCTACGAAATGCGTGCTTTCAAAAATACATTCATCAAAATTGCATTTGATAAATTCTGCACCTGCAAAAATTGCATCTTTAAAATTTGCCTTAGTAAAATTCAAACCAGAGAAATCAATTCCTGATAACCTAAGTCTTGAAAAATCAACAGAGCTAAAATCAGCTTTTGTAAAATCGTGAACAACTTTAAAATCAATATTTTTGATAATGTCATTTGTGACAATTAATTCTTTTCCTTTTTCTCCTTTTGTTTCAAGCCATTCTTTATGAAGTTGTAATGCACGATTGATAGTGCTTTGTTTAATTGTTTTAATATGTGCCATTGTACATATCTCCTTTCTTTTTTGTAAAAAATAATAATTGTAAAAATGTTTTACATCATCTATTATAAAAGAAAAACACCCAGATATACTAGGTATTTTATTAATGCGCAAAAATCAATCTAGTCGAGCAACAGCCTTGATATAATTCAAAGTTGCTTTCAAATTTTCGTATAGAACAGCATCTTTTTCCTTGTTTTCCTCAACAAGAACTTCAAAGTCTTCTAGAGAGCCACAGAAGTTTTTTGTCACAATCAAATGAAGAAATGGCCAGTATTGAATTGTTGTCATAGTTTCAAAAGAATCTGTATCAGGCATTTGGCAGATAATAACAGGTAATCCAAATGTTGAATGAATCTTATTATCTCCCAGAACAATATTGTCAAAACTTGATTTCTTAATATCAATTTGACTGATATACATTTCATCAAAATCACTTGATTTTAAGTTACATCCATCAAACATAGATGAATATATTTTGATGTCAATAAATTGAGTTGATGAAAAGTTAGTTTTTGATAAATCAACTCTCCTGAAATCAACGTTTTCCATGTTATTTAAAGAAAAACTGCTTCTATAGAAGTTTGAAAACGAAAGATTTGTGCTTTTAAATGTTGCATTACTGAAATCACAAAAAGTAACATAGGCTCTGTCAAGCTTAATATTCATGGCCTTAATGTGAGAAAAGTTGGCTTGTTTAAAGCTGCACTGATTAAAGTTAATACCAGTAAATACAGCATCTACCATTTCCATCCAGCTACAATCAACATAATCAAAACAAGTGTCAGTATACGTTGATTTAGAAAAATCTGTTTCAGAAAAGTCAGAAAAACTAAAATCAGCATATGTAAACCGAGCCTTATCAAAATCACATTTTTTGAACTGAGTTTTCTTTGCAATCAAGCAATAGAAAAAAGTTTTTATAAACATGGTCTTGATGAACTTAGATTTATTAAAAATGCAGCGTGAGAATGAAGCGTCTTCAAAAATAGTTGATTCAAAATTAGCCTCAGAGAAATCACAGTTTTCAAAGTTGCTGTCATCAAAGACAACCTCAAAGAAAATAGCGTTGCTAAAGTTAGTCTGTTTAAAAATAGCTCCCTTGAAGTTCATTTCTCTCATGTCTTTTTCTGAGAAATCGGCATAGGAAAAATTAGCTTGGCTGAAATTTGCTCCTGAAAAATCCTTGATTTTCTTGAAGTCTAGTTTTTTGACAATTTCGTCAGTTACAATGAGTTGCCGGCCTTTTCTTCTCTCGGAATCAAGCCATTGTTGATGTAATCATAATGCACGTTTTACTGTACTTTCTTTAATTTCTTTGATATGAGTCATAAGTCCACATCTCCTTTCTTGTATTTAAACTAATAAAATGATTTACAGATACTACTATTATACCATTATTTTAGCGAGAAAATAAGCTAAATAAAAAAAGACACCTGATATAATCAAATGTCTTTATGAGATAAAAACGGAATCAAGAAAGTTCTTGCATCAGTTTAATATAATCAAACGCTGCTTGATATTTTTGATAGGATTTCTGGTCTTCTTCGTTGTTATACATTTCTTCGACTTTTTGCATCAAACCCTCAAAAGTTCTAATCCTCCAAAAATATCCATCTAAAACAACATTCAAATCAGGCCAGCATTGAATCATTCGTGTAACACCCTCGATAATGATTTGACAAGAAATTACTCGAATTCCTTGGACATTTAACGATTCTACATTGTTTAGCTTGATGCCTGTAAAATCTGTATCTTTAAATGTTGTGTTGATAAATCTACTATTATTCAATTTACAATAATTAAAGTTTGCATTATTGAATTTAGTGAAATCAAATATCACATTTTCAAAAAACGCAGAACTAAAGTCGCTTCCTTCAATGGCAACCTCTTTAAATTCAGCTTCCTTAAAAATAGTTCCAATAAAGTTAGAGAAACCAAAGTCACAAAAAGAAATTTTAGCAGAATTAAATACGGCTTTACTGAAATCTGATTTCTCAAACATTGTTTCGTAAAAAGTAGCTTTATAGAAGTAAGCTTTTGTAAAGTCAGCTCCAACAAATTTAGTGTTGTAAAAATCAACATTTTCAAATATAGCTTCTGCAAAATTACTCTTAGTGAAATCAGCTCCACTAAAATCAGCATCAGGAAAAACTGCCTTATAAAAATTAATTCCTACAAATTGAGCTTCTTTAAATATAGCTTCTCTAAAATTCGCTCCGCCAAAATCAGTTTTACTTAGGTCAAAATTTTTGATTTTTTTACTAGAGAACCAGATGCCGCCAAAATCAACTTTTTCAAAACAGAAATCTTGAAAATCTTTGATTTTTTTAGTGTTAAGTTTGCTCAGAATATCTTCTGTCACAATCATTTTTTTACCACTTTTCCCAGATGTTTCTACCCATTTGCGGTGTAAACGTTCTGCCCGGCGAAGTGTACTTTCTTTGATTTCTTTAATATGACCCATATCATATCCTCCTTTTAAATAAAAATAATATTGTAAAATTTTAAATGTTTTACATCAAATATTATAAATGATAAATAAAAAACACCTGAAACTAATATAAGAATAGTTCCAAGGTGTTTAATGTTATATGTTGTGAAAATTAACCAAGTTTTACCATAGCATCAATATAATCTAGCACTAGATTGTATTTTTTGCGCATATCCGGATTATCCTTGTGTGTTTCCTTGATTTTCTTTTTCAACTCTTTCAATGTTCCAGAGAAGCACCCAGCAGTTACAATATCAAGTTCCGGCCAATATTGAACAACACGATTTTTTTCTGAGCTATTCAATTGACAAGAAATAACTTGGAATCCTTGAATTCCTGCTGTAACAGTATACTGCAATGCGATTCCTGTAAAGATGGCGTTACCAAAATTAGTACCCGTAAATACAGAGTTTTTGAAATCAACACTAAGAAATTTAGCGTTTTCGAAATTTGCATTTTCAAAATTAGCATCACTAAGATAAGTGCCTTTAAAACATGAACGAACAAAACGACTATTTTTGAAGTTTGTGTTTTTAAAGTTTGCTTCCATAAAGTCTGTATGAGAAAAGTTGACACTGTATGCTAAGATACCCTCGAAGTTAGAATTTTCAAAATTTGCGCCCTCAAAATCTGTTTCCGAGAAGTTGGCACGAGAAAAATTAATTCTTGAAAAATCAAGGTTAGAAGCATTTAGTTTTCTCAAATTTGCACCTGCAAACAAATCACTCTCTGTGAAATTTATTTTCCGAATAATTTCATTTGTAAGAACAATTTCTTTGCCTTGGGGAATAGTTGTAGTACAAGGGTCATCATGTTCCAGATATTCTACCCACTCTTCATGTAATCGAAAAGCACGCCGGATTGCACTCGGTTTAATTTGTTTGATATGACTCATAGCTCATATCTCCTTTCCTAAATTTAAAATAAAATAACATTGTAAAATTAAAATCTTTTACATCTACTATTATAAAATAAAAAGAAATAAGGCCTGATTCTTCATCAGACCTTATATTTATAATTTATACTAAATTTAATTCAATTATTTAGCTTTCAGCTTCTTGCGCTTCATAGCAGCAATAACACCAACAGCTCCAGCGACAAGTGGAAGACTAGCATACCAAGGGGCATTGCTATTTACATGAGCAAGTGCGGCAGTGTCAGTCAGGCCTTTACCAGCACCTACCTTTTCGCCTTGGTCTACTGCTTGGGTCTCAATGTTGTTTGAACCTGCAATAGAGTTACTACGTTCTTTCGCTTGTTGGAATGAAAGCACCTCAACGCCAATGTCCTTACTGTAAGTCTTGCCGTCAATTGTTACTTCAATCCGTTGTGTATAAACACCCGGTGTATTCCAGTCTACGTTACCAGTAATACGAGTAACACGCGCAACTTCAGCATTTGATAGAACTCGACCGTCTTTAGACACTTGAACTGAGCTGAGAATATCCAGTGGATTTCCTACAGTAGTTGAATAAGTGTCGTTAGCCAGAATTACCACACCCTTGGCAGGTGCTTCAATTACAGTGATGGTTACAGGAACACGCGCATCTACACCGTCAGCAGAAGTTGCAACAAATTCTACGTTATATGTTCCCGGCGTATTCAGGTCATACACGCCCTCTAGTTTTGGTGGAAGTGGATTTCCAACCCCATCAAATGCAAGAGCGTTAGCAGATGCAATCAAATCTTGAACAGTAGAGCCTTTAAAGACCGTAACGTTTTGAGTAGCCGTAATAACTGGTTTATCTTTAACAGTCACTTTCATAGAAACAGTAGTCGTTTCTCCGTTAGAGTCAGTTAGAGAGTAAGTTACAGTATATGTACCCGGAGCAGACCAGATATAGCCGCTTTCTGTTTCACGCGCACCCTCAGCATTAATCACAACCTTAGAAAGACCAGCACCATCTTCCATGTCGTAAGCGGTAGTAATGTTACCACGGACATTCAAGGCAGTACCCACAACAGTATTAAATTCTTTATATTTAATATCCAATTTTGGTTTTTCATTTGGTTTTGGCTGAGGTTGTGGTGTTGGGTCAGGAGTTGGAGTAGGTGTAGGGTTTGGATTAGGATTTGGTGCAGGAGTTGTTTTAGCAACTACTGTAATCACACGTTCCATAGAATTTGTATGGCCCTCACTATCTTCAACTTCATAACGTACCACATATTGACCCGGTTTATTCACATCAAGACCACCGTTAGAAACGATATTAATCTTAGATGTCAAGTCACCATCTTCTTTATCAGAAGCAGTCACACCCTCACGCAAGTCAATGTCAGTGCCCTCAGTGATTGTTACATCTTTTTGAGCAACAGTGAATTGAGGAATGTTGATTTTAGGGGTAATAGTGTAAGTCATAGTTGCTTGGACTTTTTCGCCATAACGGTCAGTAGCTTCTACTACTACCAGATATGTTCCCGGAGTTGGGTTATTAAAGTCCATACCGCCATTGTCTGTCACCTTAACATCAGGTTTTTGATTTTGGTCATCTGTGACTTCCACGTTATCCAGTGGATTTACGGCTTTACCCTCTTCAAGAATAATATTAGATTCTTTGACTTTCAGAGTAGGAGCAACATTATCACGTTGAACAACTACATCTGTTCCATTAACAGTTTTAGAACTGCCGTCTGGGAATTTAAAGGTTACATTACCTTGGTCATCCACAGTAATTTGAGTGCCCTCTTTCAGACTTTGAGTAAGACGCATTGCTTGATTAACATCTTCTTTTTCAAAATCACGGAGAGCAGCAGGATTTAGAACGGGCACAGGATTAATTGGTTTGATGTTTGTTTTATTTGCATCAGTTAATTCTACTGTTGATACATTAAAGACAAACATTTGCTCGGTTTTCTTGCCATTTTTAGTAGCTGTTACTTTAACGGAAACTTGTCCGGCTTTATCGTACTTACCGTTTCGTAGGCCAGCAGTAGTGATTTGAGCGTCTTTGACTTCATTTCCATCAGCATCATATACATGAATGGCACTGAGAACTCGGTTCTTAAAGTTTGTCAGGTTTTTCTCGTTTTCTTCACCGGATTTATTGAAATCCCATGTGAAACTTGGAGTTTCTGACAAACGTACTTGCAGGTTAGGGTCAACAAGAGAATCTTCTTCTACTTGGTTATACTCAACTGTAAGGACTTTAGTGAAGTCGTCACTGTCTGCTGCATCTTCTGTATATGCACCAGCAAATGTATAATCAGGAACATGTTTGTTTTGACCGAATTGAGAGAGTGCTTCACCAGTTACATTGAAAGCTGGAGTGAACTTCTCATTTGATGTACCAATTTCTTGACGAGTTTTTGCATCAACATAACGGACTTTGAAACGGTTTTGAACATAAGTAACGTTGAATGTTTCACTACGAGTTCCAAGTGTTAAGTCAGCACTGGTTGCACGGGGTATATATTCCACACCATTAACGGTAATTGGTTGATAGTCAACATGGACATTCTTACCAGCTTCATTACCAGCAGCATGGATAAGAACAGAATCACCAAGTTTGTTACCATCTACACCTACAGGTTGATAACGGTATTCACCGTTTTTATTTTCAGCCTCTGTAGTTGGAGTTGCTTCTGATTTCTTATAAGTAAGAACCAGCTCTTTATTGGCATTGACAGAACTTCCTACTTCTGCACCTTGACGACTTTCAACACGGCTGATTTCAACACCATCAAACTTACGAGCATTTTCTTTTGCTTTTTGCAAGTATTCTTGTGTCATGTCCGCATCTTCAATCATCTCAGTTCCAGAAAGTTGTCCATCTGGGCCAACATAAGATACAGCAATTCCTTTTGGTACATAAGTGACATTTTTGGTTTCTGAGACTTTACCCTCAGTTTGAATAGCTTTATGTACTTTAGGCACATAAGTAATATTCCCTACCTGAATTTCTGGAAGTTCAATAGTATTAGTAGCAGAAGTCAAGTTTTTTGCTTCTCCCAAAATTTTACCATTGATGTCCACAGGTTGAATTCGTGCAGAATAGCTTTGAGCTTCTTCCGCTGCAACAAGAGCAGCATTTGGAATAGCAGTTGCTCCAATAGCTGCTGTAGAACCCACGAGGATTCCAATTTTCTTCATTGTGTTATTTTTCATGAATAATAACATTTCCTTTCTTTATTTAGAAAAAAGTAAAAACCAATAAAACAATTTAATTGAATTATATAGTTCTTCTATTAATTATATTTCATTTATTAAATTTTTCAAGAGTATAATTTAATTTTATTTTAAGAAAAGTCATAAAAAGACAACAAAAAAGCACTGGGGGTCAAGCCAGCACTTCTTTATTTTTGTTACATTTTGTATCTATTGAGTGTTTCTCAGGATTGAAATTATTAAACATTTCAAAAAAAGGAGGCACATCATTAGATGTACAAATATAATATCATGGATATATTCATAAGTCAATAAAATTTATTCTTGACATTTTGTAAATTAATTATAAAATAAGATACATAAAACTTTAATCAAGTAAAAAAGGACTAAATTTTCTTTGAGCCTAGTCACCTCAATTATGAGAAAAATTAGTTTTACTAAACATTTTGTATTTTGTTTGTTTTTTCAAAAAATGATTGATTAATTAAATATATTTCGGAAAGGAAATGTCATGGATTTTCAAATTTTATATCCAGAACGTCCTTTATTGAACATTGACTATCTGTCAAGTTTTACAGAGGGCGCTTTTTTACGTTTTAAAGAATATACAGATGAACTTGTATATGGTATACCAAGAGGAGAACATATTACAGACTTAGCAGAACGACTTTCAATGCTAGAGCCTACACAATATCCGATTAGACTAGATTTAAAAATTGGTGTGCCGGTTCAGTTCTCAGATGATACCATGAAGTCCAAGTCTATGATGGTTGTTAAATTTGATATTAATAAATCAGAGTGGTCTATAGAAAGAAAAGGTTTTGATGTCTACCATTTATTAAAACCTGTTATTGAGAAATTAAAGCAAGAAAATCTCATTCCAACATTTATCATGTCTGGGGGAGAAGAATGTTATTTAGGTTTTGTGTTTAATAAAGAAGTTTATTTCAACTCGCCTAAAACGAAAAAAATGTTTATAGGGGCAGAAAACCACTTGCTGAAAAAAGTAAGAGGTGTTTTTAGTGAATATAAATTTAAGATGGATGTTAAAAATGAAAATGGAACAATTGCAAGAGCGTTACGGCAAATTACTATTTCTACTTCTGATTATATTCCTGCTGAAAATTCTATTTGTAAGACTACACCGCTGCCCATTATTTTTAAAGAGCAAAATAATGTTTTTTATTCTTGCTCAGAATTATATGATTTAGTTAAAACTCAAAAATCAAACGCTAATCAAATTGAACGGCTGAGATTGGTGAAACGGAATTTTAAGAAACGGATGAACTGCCCTGTATTTGCAGAATATTTTTCTTGCATCAAGAATACAAAGTTTCCTCATGTATCTGCTAACCGCCTATCTAACAATAACGACATTTTTTCTTATTATCAAACGTTAGAAGTTGATGAACGGCCAATACTGGCAGAACTGTTTAAAGTGTTTGCTTGGTTATACCTAGACTACTCAAAAAATATTTCTTACATGCCAGATTATCAAATAGTTAGAAAATTGATTTCTCTTCAAACTAAATATTTTAGAAATGAAGATGGTATAACTGTTGCTCCAGATTATTTAACTTTATTCCAAATGAATAAGGTTTTTCAGGATGCTCAAAAATGGTATGAGACTTGTCCTAAATTAACGAATGAATTCTTGTGTGAAAAACTTGGACTGAAAAATATTTCTCAGGACATTTATTTGCTGCATACTAAAGAAGAAATTACGATTAAAGCATTTAATAGATTTAATAGCCGTATTGAAAAAGCTGATAAACTGAAACGCTCATTTAAAGTGATGGCATTAAAAAAGAAAGCACACCTATCTGATAATCAGATTAAACGTTTAGTTGGTTTGGCCCAAGGGTCAAAGATGGAAGCTCTCTTGAAAGACGCTCTACAATTTATTGAAGAACAACGCAAAGTTTCTCAAACTAATTTTTTAGGTGCTTCCAATTTAATAGCTAACAAGCAAACGTCAGCCGCCTTTAAACGAGTTGACCTAAACGTACAAAGTGACGCAACTGAAGAGCAGCTCTATTCAATAGAGATGAATTCAAAGTTACAATTTTCTTTCTTCGTTAAAATGAATACAAACGTTCCGTAAAAGAACAAATGAGCGCTTCGCTTTTTGTTGTAGATAAACGCTCAAAAACAAAATAAGAAACTTTCGCTTTTTCAGAGTAGCAAAAAGTGCTTTTTGTCGTACTGAAAGATGAATGGAATTGCTGACTTGTCTTAGTTTTTCTTAATTTCTGAGGCTTTGAATTTACTAGTGTTCAAATTCTTGCCCCATATTGTATATTCATTAAAGACTACTACTTAAAAATGGCATTGAGTGTCACTCCGCTGTACTCGTAGACAAAAAGATGAGAGTGCACAAGCACCTCATCAGGTAAGGAAGTGCGTATGGCCGTCTTCGCCAGCCACACTTCTTCCCCCATGTTGAAAACAACCTTAAATTTTAGGTCTTAAAACGTTTGATTTTTCAATATTTCTATAGCTAATATATAAAAAATAAATATATGCGTGTTTTGGAATATTGAAAAATAAAATATCACACATACATTTTTAAATTAATTAGCGATTTTATGTTTTATTTTGGAGAAATTAAAATAAAAATACAAATATTGTCAAGTTTATTTTTACTGTCCATTATTTTAATAAAAACGCATCTTTTTTGTTTGGAATAAAATTTAATAAAAATATTGACATTTTGGGTGGATAATGATAAGATTTATATACAATAACTTTTAAAAAGTGAGAATACTTCTAATCATTTTTGCTAAAAAGAACATTAAGCAATCCAAATAATTGATGCCTTTAGGTTGTTAATTGCTTTGGTGAGCTTAGATGTATTTTCTCATTTCGTAGGTTGTTGTCTTCTTAAAATTCAACATTTGTTAATACATTTGTTATTTTTATCCATAGATGGATTTGATAATTGCTAGATGCAATTTGTAAAATCTGTTTACTCCTTTCATATGTAAAATAATTTTGTTGAATGTTAGGAGGCTACTATAAAGGGTGATTATACTTCTAAAATCATTTCAGCCAAGAAAAAGTAAGCTCTCCCTATGTTGTGGGAGAAAGCTATTTATAAATCATTTAGCAGTAGTCTCTATAAATCAGAAAGCTCATCTTGTAAAAAGATGGGTTTTTTGGTATAATCTGATTATTCAATTCAACAAAAGAAATGGAGTATATTATTTTATGTTTTCAAGAAAAAACAAAAAAGAAAAACTTCCAGTAAGGAAGACAACTAAATGGCTGTGGCTATTATTTTGGATTATTTTATTTGCACCATTTATAACTTTTGGCGTGATGATGTTCCAACGAAAATTGCCACAATTTCGAATACCATTTGAAACAATGGTGAAAGACCAGAACAAAGGAAAAGATTTAAAACTTTATTCTTTAGAAGTTCCATTTGATGAAAATACTGCTGTTGCAGATGCAGCAAGTGTGGATGTTTCTCATTTTGAAACGGTTCAGCAATTACAAGCTGTACTTGGGAATCAAGACCAGCCGTATATTGCTCAGAAGATAGGTTCTTATAGTAGAATTGTAACAGGGGAAAATACTTTTAAAGAAGTTTTTGACTTGTATCAATTCTATGGACAAACTTACTATTTAAAGATTAAAGTAGAAAAACAGGATGGCAACCTTTCAGTTCTCAATGCAAGTTTAGAGAACTATGATGAGGGAGAACCACCTTATACAATTTCAAATGATTCCTTTGCTAACGAGTATCAAGATTTCAAATCTCAAATGTCATTGACAAAGAACATGTATCTGCAAGAAGTTACATTAGAGGCTAAAACTTCTACATATACATATAAGACGGTGACGGGCCAAGGCAGAACAGCCAAAGCGACAGAGCAGTCATTTGTTTATAATCGTGAAAATCAGAAATTACAATCAAAATAAAATGAAAAATCCTTAGTTAAACTAGGGATTTTCTTTTGGTTTTATGATATAATTGTATACAGATGTTTTGAGATATGAAAGGAGAAAAATCAAAAAATGTCAAAAGAAAAAAAGAATAAAAAATTCCGAATGGCCCTATCTACCAAAATTTCGATTGGGTTGTTGTCTCTTGGTTTAATTGGGGCTGTTGGTGTAACTGTTGCAGGAAATCACATCTACAAGAAGTACCAAATTGAAGAAGCAGTTCAAAAAGGATATGATATTAATATCCAAGATGCAGACTTCAAACAGCACTATAAAACACAAGTGTTAGATGCAAGTGGCAATGTCCTACAAGAATTTTCTAGAGGTGATTTTGAATATATCTCTTATAAAGATATGCCAAAATATTTGCCAGATGCACTTGTATCTATAGAAGATAGTCGCTTTAAAGAACATAAAGGTGTAGATATTCAAGGCTTCCCTGCTATTATTCAATCTAAATTGACTGGCGGAGAAGTTCGAGGAGCTTCTACTCTTACTCAGCAGCTTGTTAAAAATGTCTATTTAACAAATGAGCAGACGATTACTCGTAAAGTTACGGAAATGGTTTTGGCTCAAAAAATTGAAGATAAATATTCTAAAAACGATATTTTGGAATTTTATCTGAACAATGTTTATTTTGGTCATGGAGCGTATGGCATCAATACAGCTTCATTAACTTATTTTGGTCACTCTATTAAAGAAGCTACCTTGTATGAAGTTGCTACCTTGGTTGGTATTACTAACAACCCAACCCTGTTTGACCCAGTGAACCAACCAGAAAATTCTTTGAAACGCACTAAAATCATTTTAAGTGAAATGGTGAAACAAGGATATATTTCAGAAAAAGACAAGGAAGACGCTCTTGCTCATCCTAGTCAAGCTCAATTGAATATTAATCAAGGAAATCAAATTACTGATTATGCTGTTAAATTTGCGATTGATAATACAGTAGAAAATTTGATGAAGGCAGATGGCTTTGTGTTCCAATATTCTTTCTCTAGTGAAGATGAAGAAAAAGAATATAAGAAGAAATATGCTGAAAGTTATGATGAGTATTACCAAAAAGTCATTAACGGTGGATTTGTTATTAATACTTCTATTAACCAAGAAATCCAAAAACAAGTGCAGCAAATTGTTACGGATACAACGGCAGGTAAAGGTGTTCAAGCAACAGCGACTGTCATTGATAACCAAACGAATACAGTAGTTGCTATTGTTGGTGGTATTGAGGGGCAAGGTGAATTTAACCGAGCAAGCCAATCCTTTAAACAGCCCGGCTCTGCTATTAAGCCTTATATTTCTTATACGCCTGCTCTTGAAAGAGGATATACTCCCAATACTCCTATTTCTGACGCAAAAGGAAATTCAAGTTATCCTGATAACTGGTATTCAGATTCTATCTATCAAAGAAATGATTTGACACTTACAAAGGCCTTAGAAATTTCAGCAAACCGTCCGGCTTATCGTTTGGCTTCTGAAATGCCTGACCCAATTGACCCTCTTGCTAAAATGAATTTTAGAGGTCTTTCTTACTTAGACCACAATCCAATTACTTCTATTGGTGGTTTTACACATGGGGTTCGTAATGTTGATATGGCAGCGGCTGTGAATACTTTGGTTTCTGGTGGTGCTTATCATAGCCCTACTAATGTGACTAAAATTACACAACGCTCATCTGATTCTGTTATTTATGACCGTTCTGAGGAAGCTTCTCCACAGGTTTATACACCACAAGCATCTTACCAAATGTTAGGGATGATGAAATCTGTTGTGTTTGGTAGTGAAGCTACAGGTAAATATGGTGACTTTGGTTATCCATTCCTTGCAGCTAAAACAGGAACAACAGACTACTACATTGATTTGTGGTATACGGGTGCAACACCTTATTATTCTGTTGCTATCTGGACAGGTGGTGACGAAAACATTTCTCAGGCATCATGGGAACAACAAAAACTTCCATCATATGTCTTTAAAAATGTAATGACTTATCTTCACCAAGGGAAGCCTCAAATTGATTTCACTATGAAATCTGGCTCTAAAATCAATGCAGACCATTCTCAATATAGAGAAACGGAGCGAGAAAATCTTGCTGCTCAAATTGCAACTTATAAAACAAATCCTCTGGATGAGGGTGTGGTTGACAAAGCTTTGTATGAGAATATTATGAAAGCCATTCAAAACTTAAACAATCAAACGTTTACCAGTTACGATACCTTAAATAATATCACATCTTATTTAACTAGCCAAAAAGAGAGATTGTTATCTGAAGAATATAAGGCTAATGTAGAATCTAGTCTTCAGTCTCTCATCTATAACAAGCAATATCAAATTGATGTTTATAACACCAACAATCCATCTGGTGGCCCTACAAAAGCTGAGTTGCAACAAGAAAAGAACAACATTGAAAGTGCTATTAAGAACTTGCAAGACCGTATTGCAAAATTAGATGAACAAAGAACTTCTTCGTCTTCATCATCAAATTCAGGCAACAACACAAGTTCTTCTTCACAATAGAAAGGAATAAAATGGAAAATTCTAGAAAAACAAAAACAACTAAAACAGACGAGGATAAGATGGTTCGTAGGTGGGCCATCTCCTTAGCTCTCGTTGTATTGTTTGGTTTGGGTGGTTTAACTGCTTATACCTTTTATCTCAAAGATTCTTATTTGAAAGAATCTCAACATGCAACAGAAATTTTGAAAAATCAAGAACAGGAATTTAAGGCAATTCCAGAAAATCCTTTAACAAAGAAATTCAATAATGGCCAACGTTTCTTGATTAATCTATTCCCAAGTAAAGAAATTAAAGAAGCAGAAGTTGTGAAAGAGCAATTAGATACAGTTCTAAAAGTTCAAAAAAATACTGTTTCATTATTTGAAAATGATATTTTCTCAACTGCTGCATCAGATAATTACTTAAAAGAAAAATTTGATGAAAAACTAGTTTCTAAAAATTCTGAGTTGGTAAAAGCGATTAAGAATAATAAAATTCGCGCCCAGTATGCTCTCTATGACACAATTGCTAAAATTCAATTGGATAACATTAAGAGTGCAGATGCTGTTTACTCTGAGTACGAAAACAATAAAAGTTTGCTTCCCCAGTATGTCGTGGCCATTTCTAAGATTAAAAATCCTAATCTTAAAAAGGCCTATCAAGATAAGGCGAATGTGGAAAGCACTATTAATGTTGATGACTATGTGAAATCAATGTTAGAAGAAGCTTCAGCTAGAGCAAAAGAAAGAGAAGAAAAAGATGGTCTTCAAAAACAGATAAATGAACTGAAAGACACTGAGCAGAGTTTGGAACGGGAGTATATTTCTAAAGCTAACCGTAACAGAAGTTCTTCAAGTTCTAGTAGCACTTCGTCATCTTCTTCAAATACTAATAACTCTAGTGACACTCAATCTACTAGTTCAAATTAAATAATAAAAAAGCAAGTCTATCTTAATTGGATTTGCTTTTTCTATTGTGGTGGATTTATTTTTATTGTAGAATATCTTATGTAATAACTTTTTAAATTAGAAAGGGAAAAATACTATATGAAAAAGTTAAAATATAAAGGCAGGGCCTTTAAAAACAAAATCATCACCTTGGTTGTTCTAACTTTGAGTGTTGTTGGTTATTTAAGTTATGATAAAGTGACAGCTTATATCAACTCTAATACTACAAAAGCTCCAAAAATAGAATATACTCAGGCAGGCTCAATCAATAAAGAGCCGGCAGTACAAGGGCCAACGCAAACTAGTCTGGAGAACATTTCTCAAAATGTAACATTCGATTCCGGTGTCGATTTATCAGGCCTTGATATTCATAATATTCCTGCTGATGGGAAACATTATGTAGAACTTGGTGCGTCTAACTTTTCAGAAGAAGAGTTAAATCAAGTGTCACAAGATAATCCGTATCAGCTTCAATCTGTAGATGCTTTGGGCCGAGCTGTTCAGGCGGATGCTTACTTAAATCGTAAAAACTACAAAGGAAGTAAAGACCGGCCTAGAATTACAGTTAATCCAGTTGGTTGGCACAATGAGCAATTAGGTAAAAAGAAAAGTCTATATAATCGCTCTCATCTTTTGGCCTACGCCTTTATGAAAGCTGATATTGATGTTAAAGAAAATCTTGTAACAGGTTTAGAAGAATTTAATAAGTCTAAAACACAAGGTATGCAAAAATTTGAAAATGAAGTTGAGTTGGCCGTAAAACGTGGCAAAACAATTCGCTATCAAGTTCGAGCTGTATATGATGACCAAGAGCTGCTTCCTAGAGGTGTACTAATGAGATATAAGAGCTTAGATGATAACAGTATTGATAAAACCGTCTTTGTCTACAATGTTATGGATGGTGTTTCTGTTGATTATTCAACTGGATATAGAATTAAATAAAATAGGGTTGAACCCCTATTTTTATTTTATCATTTATGATATAATAGATTTATCTAATTCAACAAAAGGAAAAAGGAGTTATTTTTTATGACTATGATTAATTTAACACAAACAACAATGAAATACTTGAATGCACTTCCAATGCTAAACTTGGAAGTTGTTTCTGATTATGAAGACAATGTGTTTTCTAAAGAAGATGTTACATCTGTTAATCGTCGTTTAGCAACGTTTGGATATTCTTTGAGTGCTAAGGCGCAAGAATTTTTGGTCGAGGGGAACTTTTCTAAAAATTCTGTTATTGAATCTTTGACGGTTACTGTTGATGAATTGTCTAAGATTTTTGATTTAAAGAATTTAGAGCCTCTTTATGAGACTGTTTACTTTTTGAGCGCTGATATTGACGGCCTGTTTGACAAAGCTGGTGATATTGCTTTGCCAGAGAATCGTAAAATCTCTTATATTGACGCGCTTCAATTCTGGTGTGGATTATCAGAAGAAGAAGCTAAAGCACATGCTGATTTGCAAGCTGCTGATGTTCTTGATTTAAAAGAACTGGATATTGTAACTCTAGCTGAGGTTGAGGCTCTTACAGCAAATAAATTATTTAGTAAGGTTGTGCCATCTAAAGAAGAGTTCGCTGAATTAGATGTTCTTCTAAAAGTTCTAGAAAATCATAAAGTTTCTATTTCTAAAACCATCAAAAAAGAGAATTTCCAAAATAAAGAATTGAAAAATTATTATATTCTTTATATGTTCAATAAACATGGTGTTGTTCTTGATGGTTATGTTGATACAGCTACAGATGCTTTGCGTCTGGCTGCTGAATTGAGTGGTGTAGAGTTGTCAGCAAAACATATTCAATTCAAGAAATTCAATAATAAAGAAATTCATTTAATTTTCTCTTATCTTGAAAAGTTAAATTATACTTTTGATGATATGTGGTTGTATCGTAAACCTTGGAAGAAATTCTACAAGCTTTTTGGAAACCGTGTTGGAAAAGCAAAATACCCTAAAGTTAAAAAGTTCTTCAATGCTCTTTTTGACAAGAAAATTTATGGCTCTAAAATGACGACTAGAGGTGCAATTCAGCAGTCTTATCTAGATTTTTCTGATGACACTTCTATTCACAACACTGCTAAACTCATCTCTCTACTGAATACTCGTCCGGGTGAGTTTGCTCGTAGATTATTGTCTATCTTAAACAAAGTGGATTTCAACTCTTACGATTACATTATGTTTAACATGATGAATGTGTTCACATCTGTAGATAGTAAGGTTCTTTGGCAGTTGGTTGCTCGTCTGAGGGCACTTGAAGAAGAGACTACTCGCTCTGTTGCTATTAAAGGTGTTTATCAAAAACTTGATGAAACAATTACCAATCTGAAAGAACAAGGGGATATTTCTTATATCTTTGAACGCCTGATGCTTGTTCTTGGAATGAAGTATGCTCAGAAAGAGTTTCTTGGGAAAGTTTATATTTCTCCAACTTTGGGAAGTATGGCTCTGTCTACATCTATGAAAGGCACATCAAATTCAACCGAATTAACTACTCGTTATTCTTGGTTTGAGCTGCCTAAAGGTTTTGATGTGGTTCGTTTCTTCCAATTCTGGACAAATGATGGCAATGGAAGAACAGATTTAGACTTGTCTACAAAACTGTTTAAGAAGACAGAAAATGGCTTTGGTCAAGTGGGGATGTCAGCTTTTACAAGATTACAAGATGAATATGTTGTTGATGGGAAGAAAGTCTCCTTTAAACATAGTGGGGATTATCAAAATGCACCAGAACCAGATGGTGCAATTGAGTATGTTGATATTCGAGGGATTGAACATTTGCTAAACTCTGATGAGGAGCACTATTTGATTATGTATATTAATAATTACAACCAAGACAGTTTCTTGCCCTATCCATCTAACCGTGCTGGAGTAATGTTGCTATCTAATGATGAGGCGGCAAGTAAAGAACTCTATCAACAAAAATCTGTCTTTAAGCAATTCCAGCTTGTTTCAGAAGTTCGAGGCGTTATTCCTCTCATCTTTGATTTTAAACAAAACAGATTGATTTGGGTTGATATGCCAAAAGAGATTTTCTCTCATTCAAGTGTTGATAGAGCAAAACTTGAAGAATTTCTTTCAGATGTTCTTGGAAAAGTTGAATCAACTCCATCAATTCATTCTATGCTTACACTAAATGCTTTAGCAAGAGGCATGGTTGTAGATAACCCTGATGAGGCCGATGTTATCTTTGATGAAAACACTCCAATTTCTGAATTGCTTTCTCATTTGTAAGGTGTGTTAGCTATGACCAATAAACAAACTCTCCCTTGTGTTTATTTGCTTAGACATAAGGGAGAACGGTTAAAGCCGTATGTCAAAATTGGCTTCTCTAAAAATTTATCTAAAAGATTGAAATCTTTAGAAACTGCTTCTCCAACGGGTATTGATATTATTCAAGTTTATTACTCAAAATCTGCCAGAAAAATAGAGCAGCATCTCCACAGGAAATACAGCTCAAAGCAGACAAATTTAGAGTGGTTTGAATTGTCTCATGAAGACCTTGTTGAGATTATGTTTTATATTGAAGAACTTTTAAGTAAAGAAGCTGAGTACAAAAACAAGAAGAACTAGAAACTCTAGTTCTTTTTTGATATACTTAGGATAGTAAAAATACTTAATGATAGATAAGGAAGAAAATAAAAGTATGCTTGAACAAATTACAACCACTTTATATGAAACTATGGCCGATGCTATAGAGATAGTAAAAATGCAGGAGATTGATGTCCTAGACTACTCTCATATCTTAAAAGCAATCCTTAAACACAAATATAAAGGGCATGAGCTTTTACTAAAAATGTGTCGCCAAAGTAATAAGTCTATAGCTTTTTTGGAAAATGAAATAGATACAGAAGTCATTAACTTTTCACAGGCCCAAAAAGTTAGAACTGTAACAAATGATATTCGGTTTTCCAAGAGATTAGAAAATTTATTAACCTTAGCTACAAATGCTGTTTCAAATGAATTTGGGGATGAGTATGTTGCAACGGATGTATTTATTGCAACTCTATTCTTTAATAAATTCACAAAAAACGGCAAAGATACAAATGTTCTGGTTGACTTTTTTGAAGATGATTTTAGTTATCAAGATGTTATTAACCTAATTGTACAAGAACGGGCAGGACATCAAATTCTTGAAAGGACAGATGAGGAAAATTCAAAAGTTCTTGATAAATTTGCTGTAGACTTGGTGAAGAAATACCGTGAGGGCAATCAAGACCCTGTAATTGGCCGTGATGAAGAAATTCGGCAGGTTATTACAACTCTTTCAAGAAAGACTAAAAACAACCCTATCTTAGTTGGTGAACCCGGCGTTGGTAAGACAGCTATTTTGGAGGGTATTGCTGAAAGAATTGTAAACCGGAATATCCCAGAAACACTTAAAAATAAAAAAATTTTTTCTTTAGATTTAGCAGCAGTAATGGCCGGAGCATCAGCTATTGGAGAGTTTGAAAAAAGACTAAAAAGCATTATTGATGAAGTAAAGCAATCTAATGGCCGTATCATTTTGTTTATTGATGAAATTCATATGATTATTGGAGCAGGCGGAAATGGAACATCTATGGATGCTAGTAACATTTTAAAACCAGCTATGGCCAGAGGAGAAATTCGCCTAATCGGAGCAACCACAATTGATGAATATCGAGAAATTGAAAAAGATAAAGCCTTTGAGCGCCGTGTAGATAAAATTATTGTAAAAGAACCCACACAAGAAGAAGCTATAACAATCTTGCGTGGCCTTAAAAATACTTTTGAAAGTCATCATGGGGTAACAATACAGGACGCAGCTATTGTCAATGCCGTGAAGCTTTCTACACGTTATATTTCTAATCGTTATTTACCAGACAAGGCCATAGACTTACTAGACGAAGCATGTGCAAGAGTGGAGCTAAATATCAACTCAATGCCAGAAGACCTAGTTGCCCAAGTTTCAAAATTACAGGAATTACAAATTGAACAAGAAAACCTAAAAGAAGAAATTAAAGAATCTTACAGCAAAACTACTCAGGAGCGCTTAGATGAATTAAAAGATGAGATTTTTGAGTTAGGGAAAGAAGTTACAAGTAAACGCCAGAAATGGGAAGAAAACAGGGATTTAATCAGAGATATTAAAAGACTTAAAGCAGAACGTGAACAACTCTTGCGACAAGAAGAAAACGCTCGTGCCATCAATGATTTGGAAGTTGTTGCTCGTATTCAAAATGGTGATTTGAGAGAAGTTCAGGCGGATTTGTCAGAATTGCTAAAAATACAAGAACAACGCAGTGATTCAGGTGCTTTAAAAGAAGTTGTTTCTGTAGATGAGATTTATCAAGTTCTCAGTATAAAGACTGGTATTCCTGCTGCAAAAATGGAGAAATCTGAGAAAGAAAAAATTCTTAATCTTGATGCAAGGATGGCTAAAAGAATATTAGGCCAAGACCATGCTCTTAAAGAAATTAAAAATGCCATCCTTAGAAACAGGGCAGGTATGTCTAACCCTAATAAGCCAATCGGAACATTCCTATTCTTAGGGCCATCAGGAACTGGTAAAACTATTACAGCAGAAGAGTTGGCTTTTGAACTATTTGATTCTAAGGAAGCTTTGCTACGTCTAGATATGTCTGAGTTTCAAGATAAAAACTCTATTTCTCGTTTAATTGGTGCACCTCCCGGATATGTCGGTTATGAAAAAGGTGGAGAACTAACCAACTATGTTAAAAACAACATGTATAGTATTGTTCTTCTTGATGAAATTGAAAAAGCCCATCCAGAAGTATTTGATTTAATGCTGCAAGTGTTTGATAGTGGCCGTCTAACTGATTCCAAAGGAACAGTTGTTGATTTTAGAAATACTATCATCATTTTAACTTCAAATATTGGAGCAAAAGAGTATATGGTTCAAGAAGATTCTGTAGATGAGACAACTGGACAATACAAAGAATCTGTACAAGAAGCAGTTCTTGACAGATTAGGGCATTTTCTTAGAAAAGAAATTCTAAACCGACTGAGCAGAATTATTTATTATTTGCCTAATGCCAAATCAGTTCTTAGAGATATTGTTAAATTGAGACTAAGTGACGTTGAAAAGTATTTGAGTGAAAGAAATGTAAAAATACTCGCAACAGACGAGTCTTTGGATAAGTTATGGCAAGATGTCTTTACTCCTGCTGACGGAGCAAGAAGTATTGAGCGTTATATTGAAAGTGTAGTGACAACACCTGTATCTGATTTTGTTTTAACTGGGGAACTTCAAGATGGAGATATTATTCTAATTCACTTGTTTGATGATAAAGAAACTGGTGTAAAAGATTTTGAATTATCTTTAGTTGGCACAGATGAATATTCTGTTGAGGATGTTCAAAAAAGAATAGATATAAAGAACGAAAAATACGCAAATTCCTTAGAAAATAATATGTAAAATTTATTTGAGAGATATTTGAAGTTTTATGTCTTTAAATATCTCTTTTTCTTATATTTCATTGAGTTTTTTCTCGTTTTATGTTATAATTCTATTAGTTCAAATAAATATAGTATAGTTAGCTAGAACAAACCATGTCAAGAAAGGAGATATTGTTTTGAACGAAGATACAAAAATTAAAGAATACCTAACCAGTTTGAGTTTTGGCAGCAAGAGTCAACTTCTGAAAGATGATGTCATTTTTGAAGATGGTGTTCTAAAGTATGAAGAAGAAGGGATTGGACTAGAAATTGTCTGTGTCCGAATGAACCTATTTATTGTAGATTATGCAACTTTCACATCCAGAGGGCAATTGGTTGTTCATTTGCCTACAGAGGCTGAGAAAAATGTTTATGCTTATGAGCTTCTGGAAGATGGTGGTTTGGGAATTATGACAGATGATGAAATCGTTGATATTCTTGGTGCACCATTAAGCCGATTGAAAGGGCTAAACGAAGAAAGTGAGAATGAAGAGGTGGAAGAAATTGATGAAATCGAATAAATTTGTTTTACTTTCTTATATTCTTGAAACAATCGTTGTTTATTTTTTGTCTAAATGGGCATTAATGTGCTACTGGATTTATTCTCCGCCGTTTGACCAAGTTGAGCATCAACTTCCTTTAAAGTATGTTTTCTTGAAAGAAAATTATAATCTCTTCAATTTGTTTGATGTTTATATTGTTGCTTTCATTTTGTTTTTGCTGCTTGCGTATAAACTTATCAAGAAGAGTAAACAAAGCTTTAAAGAGTTTTATCTAGACTATTACAATTCCCTGAATTATAGTTTAAGTTTTGTTTTTGTTTGGGGATTATTGTTTCTGCCTAAAATAGGCAACTTTGTCTTAGATTCTGTGGGCGTTTTTGGTCTTTTATCATTGATAACCATTCCACTTTATCTATATTTTATCGTTATTATCTGGATGCTGGGATTTAATATTTATTTTTATCTCCGAGCAATTATTTTGTCAAAAGTTTTTAAGAAAGAAAGGAATTAATAGGCTATGGCAGTATATGAAGCAGAAGAAAGAGAAACAGTTTTGCTCTATGATGGTGTTAAAAAGGTATGGACAATCCAAACAAATGTTTTGTCTCACATGAATGGTTTTAAAGATAAGATTAAACCAGAAACTCTTAAACAAGAAATTGATGAAGACACAGGGCGTGTGGTGTTTATCTCAGGTGAAATTGATGAAGAAAACTTCAATGTGAATATTAATAAACGTGCAAAACGTGCATCAATGACAGAAGAAGAAAAGAAAGAATTTTCTGCTCGGATGAATGGTTCTAAGTGAGGTATCTAATATGCTTGGTTATAAACAGTTAGATTCTCAAAAAGACTTATTTGAGTTTGAATTGAATTCAAAAAAAGTTAAACGAACTATTGTTGGATTTTCTTTACTAACTTTTCTGCCTGTTTTGTTTCTTGTTTGGTGGGTAACAAACTTTTTAGCAGCACCAACATATCCTTTACATTTCATCTTAATTTTTATTATTGTTTCAGTAATTGCTCTTGGAGTTTTGGTTCATTTTGTAAATCAGATTAAAGAGGGAATAATTGAATTAAAAAGAGGAAGATTGATTTTTGAGGAAGATAAAATATCTTTCCCTTATGGTGAAAACATCAACGTCAATGAAGTCAAAGATATTGTTTACAGCTTGCAACTAGAAAGAAAAAATCTCTGGAATAGAAAGTTGTACCCTAGAGAAATATATGCTTTTGTTGGAGAAAACAACAGATTGCTCAACATCCTCATTGTAGACAAGTTCAATTGTCAGTCCAAAGACATTGACATTGCTATTGACTTGATGTATCAAGGAAAACTTTCTAATTATATTGAGATGGACTTAAAATTCAATAATGGTTTCAAACCTAGAAAGAGTTTCCTAACAATTTTTTAAATAAAATAAAAAAGGCTATATCATATGTTTAGATATAGTCTTTTAATTTTTGTTATTGATGATTGTTTAAATATTCTTCATGAAGTTTCTTGAGTTTTTCAATATCACTCATCAACTCATTCCATTCTTCAATAGTCAATCCCGGCATACCAAACACATTCCACTTCTTATAAAATTCATAAGCAGGATGGTTTTTATCCATCCTTTCTTGGCCTTGGCAGCCGTCATAAAACATTGATAGATGGGGTTGTTTGTTGGTTGAAAGTCGTTCATATCGAACAACAAATGAATCCAAAAATTCTGGGTCATCTTGGAGTTTTTCATCATTTGCAGGAACATTTTTAAGTTTCACCAAAAAACTATTTTCCTTGTGATTGGCAAAGCCTTGTTTGTGCATGATATAATCATAGACTTCGCTTTTTATTGCACGATTACAGCTATTGAAATAAGAAAGGTTAGTTTCTTCTTCATTAGGGTTTGGCCGCACTTTCTTCAAAGCTTCCACAATTTCATCTTCTGAAAAATCTACTTGAAGAGGTTTGTTTTCCATTATAGATTTTTCAAATGCTTTTTGTAGAGATGTGAGTTTTTCAATGTCTTCTTTCTTAAAGTCATCCTCGTTTTTACCATTTGGTAATCGAGTGTAGCTAGGAAAGATGCGTGGAATAATATGCTGACTAATTCCTGCAAGAAAAATAACATTGTTCACAAAAAGATATGATATGATAGCAGAATTTAGGTTCACTTTCCCAAAACTTACTCCATACTTTTCTTTCAGTTTCTCCAGATAATCATGAAGTTCTACAGCCACAGACAAATCTTTCAAGTATTTCACTCGTTGATTTGCCTTTAGTTCACCAAAATGTTTTTTATTAGTCATAGTTAGACTCTCCTTTAAAAATAAATTAAATAATATTTGTAAAAATAAATTCTACAAATACTATTATAAGGGTTTTATAATAATATTTGTAAACTATTTTACAATAAGGATTTATTTTAAAATAAAAACAATATACAAAAAGGAGTGTATAAAACAATGAAAACATTAGTTTTGATTGATGGAAATTCACTGATGAACCGAGCATATCATGCTTTTAAATCAAACGGGAAAAGAAATCCAGAAGGTGTTCCTATGAATATGGTCTGGGGATTTGGAAAATTCCTGAAAGGAATTCAAAACAGATATAATCCCACTCACGGCTTTATTGCTTTTGATGGCGATGGTTATTCTTTCAGAAAACTGCTTTATCCGGATTATAAAGACCATAGAGGTTCTAAGGATGAGGATTTTCGTAGGCAGAAGCCATATGTTCAAGAGTTATCTAAATTGATGGGCTATTCTATTTTACAAGACAACATGCTAGAAGCAGATGACCTTATAGGTTCTCTTCTTTATCAAGTCCATGATTCATTTGATAGAATTCATATTATATCAAGTGACCATGATTTGCTTCAGCTTTTGAAATTTCCAAATGTTGTAATGGAGTTCCCGAAGAAAGGATTTTCAGAAGTTCTAACAGTTTCGCAGCATGATTGTGAATCCGAATTTGGATATTCACCTGACAATGTAGTAGATTTCAAGGCACTTGCTGGTGATACATCTGATAACATTAAAGGCGTTGAAGGTATTGGCGACAAGACGGCCTTGGAGCTTTTATCTACATACAAAACTGTAGATGAGGTGTATGCTCATATTGATGACTTAAAACCAGCTATCAAGAAAAAGCTTTTAAATGGAGTTGGTGGTTATCAAATCAGCAAAACATTAGCCACTCTTGTTATAACTGCTTTTGTAACAAATAAGCCAGAATCGCTTTTGTTGAAACCTGATAATGAAAGCAAGAAAAGGTTTTTAGTGGATAATAATATGATTTAATTTTAAAAAAAGGCCTTTTAGGTCTTTTTTGCTTTTTCTATAGAATATGAATATAATAATTAGTGAAAGAAATATAAAATAAAAAGGAGATTGCCATGATTACAATTGGTCAAATCATCTCGTTATTCTTAATCCTTATTGTTGTAGGATGGATAATTAAAAAAATACGAGGAATTATAAAATGGGGGATTATTCTGGTTTTATTCTTGGTGTATGGTCTGGGATATTCTTGGAGCAACGCAATCAATGTGCCGGTTCAACACGCTCAACGCCTATTAAATTCTTTGCCTGTAGAACAAGTAAAGAATAATACTCGTTTTGACAATGGTGTCTTATCAATTCAATTGCCAAATGGACAATGGGTGTCAGCAGGTGATGTAAAACTTGTTGGGAATATTGTTGAAGGACAAAATATTACTATTTCTGTGAATGGTCAAAATCAGACCATTGATTACAATAGTCCTCTGGGGCAACTGATAAAGAATCTTGTTGATGGTGGATTGATAAAAACGGGATGAAAATATTTTAATATTAATAAAGATGCTAGTGATTCTAGTGTCTTTTACTTTTGTTCTTTTATTTATAATATTACTTGTAATTCATTTTACAAAATATTATTTAAAACTTAAAAAGGAGAATTGAGTATGAAACTTGATTTAAACGAAAAAATTATTGCTGCCACTGTGCTTCTTGCTAACAAACATGAAGACCAGAAAGAAATGTTGGAGACTGTAAATGACCTTTTACGCTGTTCTGATGGATGGGAAAAAGCTATATATTTTTCAACATTTATTGTTTCTTTGGCTCTTCAAAAAGCGAAAGATGAGACAGAGATTTCAGCAAAAGAAGCTGTGTTGTCATATTATGCAGATGTTGAACGCGTTGACAAAGTGCTGATTAAAGAATTGCGTAAAGAATATTCTGGCATTTTTGGCAAGAATGAAGAGAATGATAAGCTTATTCGTGAGATTAAAATTCGTTCAAATTGGAAACAAGCTCTTTTATCAAATCTTGATAATCCTAAAGGATTAGGGGTTGTAGCTTTGGCGTATAGTGTTGGTTGCAGCTTCACAAAGGAAGACCTTATGGAACTTGCAAAGATTTATCAAGAAAATAAAGATTTGCAAGAAATGATTGAGACTATTTTAGAAGCTGCCAACTATCACAAGGAAGCTTCTGACTTCTCTGAATCAAATTTTGAAAAGTATCTGAATACTGATACGGTCAAAACAATCATTGCAACAACCACTGAAACGTTTTATCTAAAACTGGATTCATCTGAATATGAAAGCGAAGATGAACTTCTTGAAGAAGCGGAAAATCTTTGGGATGTTGGCGAATTCTGTGAGTTTGGAGACCAAACAGTTGAGTTTTCAATTAAATAACCCAAACAAAACACTAGACTATTCTAGTGTTTTTTGTTACGGTAAGAAAATAAAGTATTATTTTTGTAATGTACTTTTTGACCATTTGTGGTACAATAATAACAGTGTTAAGTGACACTATGTAAATCAATTTTTTAAACAAGGAGATATTAACATGTCAGAAAATAACAAGATTGAAAAGAAAAGCCATAAGAAATCTTTAACAATCATTGCTATCATTGTTGCTTTTATTATTGGTGGAGCTAGTGTAGCTGCATACAATAACTACACTTATCAAAAGAAAGTGGAAGCAGCTAAAAAAGCCATTGATGAAAAGAAAAAAGAACTTGATACATCCGTAAAGAAAATCAAGGAAGTTTCTAAGAAAAAGGCTGAAGAAAAAACTAAGGCAGAAAAAGAAGTTAAAGAAGTTGAAAAAACTTTAACAGAAAAGAAAACCAAGGTTGCCAATCTTGAAACCGAAAAGAAAAAGCTCGAAGAGGAGCTTAAAGAGCTGAATAAGTAAGAAAGGTGATTTATGAAAGTAACACATATTAAAACTATTTCTTGCTTAATGTTGGGAGCGGCAATGCTCTCAAGTCAGGTTGTCTCTGCAAAAGAGCAAATTGACTTTAATTTAGAAAAAACACACCCTATTATCAAGAAACATCAAGAACTTAAAAAAGAACATGATGTTTTAGAAAAAGAATTTAAAGAATACAAGAAAATTGTGTCCAAAAATTCTGATGCTCAAAAAGAGCTAGATAAAAAACTAGCTTCAAAAAATTCTATGGAAGCAGAGTTGTTGGATTTACAAGCTAAAGAAAATAAACTAACAACAGAAATCCAAGAATTGAAAGATAAGACTTTGGGCAAGAAGACTGAAAAGGAAAATGCCAAAAAGGCTCAGGAAGAAGCAAAGAAAAAACAAGATGAAGAAAAGAAGAAACAGGAAGAGGCGAAAAAGAAAACCTCGCAAGCTTCTCAAAATAATTCATCAACAACTTCTACTGCTTCTAGTCAACCGGTAGGCTCAGTTCGATTAGCTAATGGAAATACAGCAGGTGAGCAAGGTCTCTATGCTGCACAAAAAATGTCTGAATTAACTGGAGTTCCAGCTTCAACTTGGGAACATATTATTGCCCGTGAATCTAACGGTCAGGTGGATGCCTATAACCCATCAGGAGCTAGTGGATTGTTCCAGACAATGCCCGGTTGGGGGTCTACAGCAACAGTTGAAGACCAAATTCAAGCTGCTTATCGTGCTTATTCTGTACAAGGCCTGAGTGCATGGGGGTATTAAAAGATTGAAATCAAATAAAATTTTAATAATGACTGGTATTGCCATTTTGGCCTTGCCAGTTATTTCTTCTAATGTGAAAGCTGACACAAACTCTTCTGTTATTCTTCAATCTCTTGAAAAAGAGCATCCAGTCATGAAAGACTCTAAAGACTTGAAATCAACTATCAAATCTTTAAATGTTAAAATTGAAAATCATGACAAAACCCTAAAGGAAAAAGAGACTTTAGAAAAGTCTATTCAAGAAAATAATGAAGCAAAAGAAAAGCAGGAAAAAGAAATCAAAACTTTGACCAACAAGGAAGCTGAGGTGTCAAGTTCTATTTCTTCTCTTCAAACTGAAATTTCTAAAAAGAAAGCAGAAAAAGCAAAGGCTGCTGAAGAAGAGAGGAAGAAAAAAGAAGCTGAAGAACGGTCAAAGAATGGTATTCCTGAATTTGGGCCTGATGGTTTACTTGTTGAACGATACAGCGCTGCTGCTGAGGAAGTCATTCGTTTGTTGTCGGCTATTCCTGACCATAAAAACGGGAAAAACTTTCATGAAGCCAATGGAATTGATGCGAAAATTGATGCCTTGACTACGGCTGAGGCAGTTGCAGTCCTATCTCGTATTGAAGATGGTGGTTTCGGACAAACTGGAGATGGTTATGCTGGGCAAAAAACACCAGAAAGTCATCAAAATTTTGTTAAAAACCAATTGGTTAAACGTTATTCTGGAAGTATTAAAAACCTACTTAAAGAGTGGGGAACATATAGTTATGATGGATATTAATTATCAATTAAAGCACTTTATAATCAAATAAGGTGCTTTTCTTTTTTTGTTTTATCTAAGAAAAATGATATAATTGTATTATTAACAAAAGAAAGGACATTATCAATGAAGATTGATTTAAGGAAGAAAATTCTCGAAATTGTCGTAGAAAATGCTTATACAAAGCAATCTGAAAAGACAATAGAAGCAGAAAAAGAAGAATATAACATTCCATCAGAATTTACACATAAAGATATTCTTAATGCAGCAAAAGAGCTAGAAGAAGAAGGTCTTGTAACTCTACAAAAAGAGGGTAAAGGAAGAGGGCAAAAAACTTGGATTATCCCTAAAATGGAAATTATTGCATCTAAAAAAGATGAAGAACTAAAAAAAGACCTGAAAGAATTGGCCTACAAGTATAACATTGTAGAAATGTCTGACAGTGAAAATGAAACCGAAGTAGTTCGTGTTATTCGCTTGTTGAGAGATGTAATTAATGAATGAATTAGAAAAGAGGACTTATGACCAAGAAAACCCCAAATACTCATCCAGTTATTGCAATTGATTTAGATGGAACAATTTGGAAAGAAGAATATCCAGATTGTAGTGTACCTTTTGATGGAGCTATAGAATGTATTAATGATATGATTAGGTCTGGATATGAAGTTATTATCTGGACAGCGCGTGGTGGTGATAATCTCAATATTGTTAAACGTGCTTTGATTGATGAATACGGATTAAATCCAAATATTAAGTTCAATGAACATTCAAACTGGTTTACAAGTATTTACCCTATTGGCTCACCTAAAGTTAATGCTTCAGTTTATTTTGATGATAAGGCTTATGGTGCGCCAGATTACTCAACCCCTGAAACATGGGCCGCTATTAGAAAGGAATATCTATAATGACAGAACAATCAAACTATATGTTAAAAAGAGCAGCAATTCTAAAAGAAGAACTAAATCAGGAATTACCAGAGGTGCTATTTTCTTGTTATCTAGACCTTGCTTGTGTTTCTGCTTCTACAGGAACTCCAATTACTAACGAAGCAATCCATGACGCATGGTCAATTTGGAAGAACACGGTAGATAACACACATAAATCTATTATTCCATATAATCAATTATCAATTGGAATTCAAGAACTAGACACACCTTATACAGATGCTGTGAATCGAGCAGCAGATAGGATTCGGGAGCTAAAAGAATAACGTTAAATAACAGAAAGAAGCGATAGTGAATTCGTTTCTTTTTTGTTGTTTTTATGGTATAATTAGGTTATTCAATAAATTAATTAAACTTAAACAAAGGAGACTAACAGATGTCACAAGCATTTCGTAACTTTGCTTTCAACTTAGAAGAAGGTATTCCTTGCGAGCCTAAATATATAACATCTGATGATGTAATTAGTATTAAAGGTATGCCTAATGGCCTATATTTTGAGGGAGACTCTATTGAGGGAACACCTGAAGAATCTGGTGATTTTGTCACTATGATTAATACTACTACAGAAAAAATTGTTATTGAGTTCTCAATTGAAGAGTCACGACAACCTAAAAAGAAACAAAAAGAAGTTCTTTCTCTGCCTTTATATGAAGAGCCACTGGTGTTCCATTATGGAGATGTTGTCAATATTCCATTGACAGACAATGAAAATGCAATAGTAGCTAGTACAGAACTTCCAAAAGGTTTTTATATTGATTATAATGAAAAAACTCTTTCTGGGAAGGCAGAAGAAATTGGAAGCTCCAGTGTATTTATTTCAATAGTAGACCCAACTCATCCAACAGAGCCAAATCAAAACAAGAACTTTTTAATTACAGTTGAAGCTATTACGTTAGAAAGCTTACATAAAATTCTGGATTCTGCTAATGAATATCTCGAAAAACGAGACAAATATCGCAATATTGATATTCTAGACAAAGCAGTCAATGCCGGAAAAACAGTAACATTAATTAATGTTGATGAACTAAAGCAAGAGCAAATTAATGAAGCGGTTGAAAACATCAAGGGGGCTATTAGCCTCTTAGAAAAAATCAACACTCCGCCTGTCATTGCTTTCAAACAGGAACAAATTTATTTAATCCAAGGGAAAGAAGTTAAAAAGGAAGAACTTCTAGTAGGTGTTGAAGCCTCTGATGAAGATGATGGGGATTTGACACAAGAAATCCAAATTCTTGACACTGTGAACACTGATGTTCTGGGTGAGCAAGATGTTCGTTACAGTGTGACGGATTTAGGAGGCCTTTCGGTAATAAAATCTCGCAAGGTACTTGTCATTGAAGATGAAACCAAGAAATTCAAAGTGGTTGGCCGGCCTATTGTTTATGTTGAAGAACCTTTAGAGCTTGGAAAATATATTCAAGGTAATTTGAATTTAGAAGTTTCTGGAGATGAAGAAGTCTTTGATGCTATCAATTATGAATTCCTTATTCCCGGCGAACACACAATTCACTTGTCAAATGGATTTAAAACAATTGATTTACGAGTGAAAGTTCTAGAATCTCCTAAATTCCTTTATGAATATCCACGAGATGGCTCAATGTATACAGTGCCGTTGAATACTCCACTGTCTGAGGTCAAGAAATACTTAAATATTCGAGTAGAAGACCATGAGGGTCGACTTTTGGAATATAATCTGGTTGGATTTTATGACAAATCTGAAGCTGGTGTATATAACTTAGAGGTTATTATTCCTAGAAGTTCGGCGTATACAACCATTCCTATTCAAGTAAATGGAGAAGAAGAGGTTGTTAATGATGATGTTTCAGAGGAAGTAGGAGAATTCTCAGAAGAAGATAATCTAGAGGTCAATGAGGAAGTTGTTGATATGACTACCAGTGACAATGATAGCCCAATTGTTATTAACACTTTAGAAGATTTGCAAAATGTTGTATCAGATTCGAATATCTCTATCCAAGGCCCGGCAGCTCATGAGACTTTAAAACAAGAAATTCTAAAATCTGTTTTAAATCCAACACAAGAAGAGCCTGTTGAGCCAGAAATTCCGCAAGAAACCGAAGAACCAGAATCCTCTCGGTACGAACTATCAGTTCTAGGAACATCTAGACGAAGACGGCGTAGAAGATAAAATAAAGGTCATGTAATACTACATGACTTTTTTATTGTTCTTCCTTATAATAGATTATGTAATTAATTCATTTTACAATTAATTAATTAATTTATTTTTTTACAAAAAGGAGAAAAGATATGGAATATATCATTTTAAATGTTGTCTCAGCAAATGGTATTGCAGAAGAAAAAGAGCTGCAACACAACAATGAAATGGAAGTTGTTTTTGATTTTCTTTCGCAATATTGTTATGATGCTAATGTAGAAGTTTTGGACAAAGACTTAATTGAGGAAAATAGTCATACAATGACTATTGGTGAAGTTGAAGATTTCATTCAGCGTTTTGACATTAAGAATGGAGCTGATATTGCTGTTTTCAAAGATGAAAATGGTGCAAAACGCCTTGGGTTCGTCCTTTATGGACAATCTGATTTCGTTCAACATTTAGTTGTTGAAGTGAAGCCCAATTCAGTAAATAAAGTCCTTGTGGCAAAGCTTTCCGGATTATTGAAAAACCTTTATAAGAGTTAGATTTATCTAGCTCTTTTTTATATTTTTTGATATAATAGAATTATCAACAAAAGAAAAGGAGAACAAAGTTTAGAGTGAAATCAAAAATATTGATTAAAGCTAATAGAATGTTAAAAAAGATTAATTCAAAAAAAGATTTTTTTCGTTCTATGAGCGATTCTGAATTAAAAGAATACCAATCTTCCCTAGAATCTCAGTATGAAAATAACGGAAATGCTGATGATTTTGTTGTTAATGCTTTTGCTTATGGACGAGAAGTAACTTTCCGCCTTTTAGGTAAATTCCACTATGATTATCAAGTTGTTGGTGGTCTGCTGCTCCATTATGGCGTTGTCGCAGAAATGTATACTGGTTCAGGCAAAACATTGACAAGTATCTTGCCGGCCTATGTGAATACTTTTGGTGGTAAAAAAGTCCACATCATTACTGTTAATGATTATTTGGCCAAACGTGACTCAGAGGAAATGGGTGTAGTATTCAATTTCTTTGGGCTAACTGTTGGACGTATTTGGCCCAATATGCCAGATGGAACTCGTAGAAAGGCCTATCAAGCAAATATCATTTATGGCATCAACTCAGAATTTGGTTTTGACTATCTCAAAGACAATATGGTCAAAGATGCTTCCGAGCGTGTTCAAACAGCTCTTAACTACTGTATTGTGGATGAGGCAGATTCTATCTTGATTGATGAAGCTAAAACACCATTGATTATCTCAGCCGAGGCCGGCGAAAAAGAAGTGATGTATAAACTCGCTAATCAAGTTGCTAAAAATCTTCGTAGAGGCCCTGACTTGGTGGATGTTTCCAAGGTCAAGAAAATTGATTTGATTGAAAAAGAAGAATTGATTAATGATAACTGTCACTACCGAGTAGACCCTAAGAACAATAGCATTGTCATCACAGATAAGGGTGTGCAACGTATCAAGAAGTCTTTCAAGTTGAGAGGAAGTCTTTCTAGTCCTGAAAATGCCATCATCTATCATCACATGATTGCAGCACTAAGAGCTGTAGCCACATTTGAAAAAGATAAAAATTATGTCGTTCAAAATGGTGAAATTGTTATTGTGGATGAATTCACAGGCCGTAAGATGGATGGCCGACAATACTCAGATGGATTACATCAGGCATTAGAAGCCAAAGAGGGTGTGAAAATTAATCCAGAAAGTGATACGACAGCTACCATCACCATTCAAAACTTTTTCCGGCTATATGATAAGATTTCTGGTATGTCAGGAACAGTCATTGGAGAAAGGAAAGAGTTTAAAGAAACTTACTTTACAGATGTTGTGAATGTTCCTTTGAGTAAACCTGTTATTCGGGTTGATGAAAAATCTGAGGTTTTTGCATCAGAAGAAGATAAATTCAAAGCAGTTATTCAAAAAACAAAAGAAGTTGTTGCTACAGGCCGCCCTGTATTGATTGGAACATCATCAATCAACAAGTCTTTGACTCTCAGTCAAATGTTCTCAGATGCAGGTATGCACCACAGAGTTCTCAATGCCAAAGAAGTAGAAAAAGAATCTTATATCGTTGCCCAAGCAGGCAAAAGTTCTGCTATTACAATTGCAACTAATATGGCCGGCCGAGGTACAGATATTCTTATGGGCGGAAACCCTGATTATCTAGTTCGGTATGAGTTGCTTAACCAAGGTTATTCTTCTCAGGATATTGTTCAAGCTATTTCAGCTAACATGGACAATGTGGACTATGATGTTAAGATTAGGCTTTTGGCTGAAAGATACCATAAACGCCTAGCAGACGTTGAGACTAAGTGTAAGATTGACCGCAAAAATGTTCTGGAAGCTGGTGGTTTATATGTAATTGGTACAGAACTTTCTAACTCAAAACGTGTAGATGACCAACTTCGAGGAAGAGCAGGCAGACAAGGAGAACCCGGAGGTTCTAAGTTCTTTATCTCTGTAGATGATGAATTGCTAAATAGTATTCAACCTCATGCCAGAGAAGCTTTTAGAGGTATTTTGTTAGAAGCATTGAACGCTGATGATGCTGGGAAGAAAAAACTAAAACTTCTCAAAAAGAACCCAGATAAACAAGAAAAGTCTGATAAGGCCTATGTAGTTGCTCAGATAGAAAAACTTCAAAAAAATATTGAGTTAAATTCTTATGAACAAAGAAAACAAACTCTTGAATTTGACGAAGTGGATAATCTCCAACGCAAATCAGTCTATAAATTCCGCAATGATGTTTTAGACCAAAAAGATGTTGTAGACAAATATGATGAGCTTGTTGAGCAAGGAATCCATGATTTCGCTTTAGAAAAATGGAATGAACTCTTTAGAAAAAATCTTGTTGAGCTTTCTGAAAGCAATAAGGATTTAAAAAATAAAGAGTTGAGAAAAAAGGTGTTCGCTAAAACTGTTAGAGATTATCAGGACTTCTATCTAGATGTTTTTGACAAAGAAATTCCAATTTCAGATTCAGATAAAAAAGCAAATAAAAAGCTTTTGATTGAGTCTTTGTATGAAGATGTGATTGATGTAGTCAATAATAACTATACCACCTTTAATCACCAAAAAATGCTATTGGATTCTATTGATGAAAACTGGCGACAATACATTGTTTCCATGCAGAACATGAAAGACATGGTAAATGGAACATATATGAGCCAAATTAAGCCGATAGAAAAATATAAACAAGAATCTGCCAAGATGTTTAACAACTACAAGAAATGTATTGGCCTAGATGTTGCTGACAAAATTGTTCAAGAAATTTCTAATAGAAAAAAACAAATAGAAAAAGGAAAATTAATATGAAAAACAAACAATCCAAAGAAACAAATCTTCAAACAAAAGCTCCTTTCGTAGTCTTTATTGAGAGAAGTAAAAATCAAAATCCAAAACTGGTAAAAAGTGTAAAAGATTTAATAAGAGAAGAAATCACTGACCTTATCAAACAAGAATTTGAAATTTTTGAAAAAGATGAATTTCTTTATGAATCTTACAACTTTGACCATGCCGTCATGAACGAAACTATTTCTGGTCTACCAAGGGAAAAGAAAACAGTTTCTGGCATTTGTTATTACATTAATAATTATTATTCTGATAACTTAAAAGGAATTATTGATGCAACAATCAATGAATATGCGAATATTTTCTATGTTCCTGATTTGCAAATGAAGAATTTTAATCATCCAAAGAAAAAACATCTATTTGTAAACAATAGAACAATTATTCGAAATCCTGATTCACGAACAGTAATTATGAAACTTCAGTTAGGTTTTATTCCGGCAGATGAACCAAACTGGGAAAGTGACCACTTTGTAATTACATTTACTGGAACTTTAAAATAAACAAATAGAAAGAAAATAAAGTTTTTGGATTGTTTCTGAAAACTTTTTTTCGTTTTTCTTTGACATTTTGTAAAAATGCTATATACTATTTATTGAAATAGTGTTTCAAGTGAGTTTCTAACTCATTTCAACTCTATTAATAAAAACCAAATTAAACAAAATTAAAGAAAGGTTCAAGGTTTTTTAATGAAAAAGAAAAACAGAAATATTAACTTGAAGAAAGCTCTTATGACTGGAGCTGTATCAACTGTCGGAGTTGGTTTAGTTCAAACTATGAGTGCTACACAAGTTTTTGCTGCTGAACAGTACCAAAGCCAAGAATTGCAAGATTTGCTTAATGAGGCTAAAGCTTTGGGGCTGAATGTAAACGAACAAGCCTCAATTCATAAGGAAAATCGTACTGAAGCAGATGCAGACCAAAAAGAACAAATTGCCAATATTCGTCGGACTGTAGAAGCTTATAAGAAAGCTAAAGAAAAATACGACCAACAAACAAAGGTTGCTGAAGAAAACAAAACTAAGCCGGGCTATCTTTCAGAAGTTGTTCCTAAAAACTTGATTTTTGAATCTGAGCCAAACGCTAAAGTAACCATTTCAGGTCAGCATATGGTTTCAAAAGATGATTGGACAAATGCTGAAATGGAGCCGAATGTAAAATGGCGTAATCCAAACAGATTGAACTATGAAGGCTCTGGTGCTGGAACTTACACAACTGATGAAGTTGCAGACCATGCAATGTTGATGCGTGTGGGTGATAGTGTAACAGCTACTTATACCAATCTTGAAAACAGCTCTTACATGGGCAAAAAGATTGCAAGTGTAAAATTCACTACCACTCTTAAAGAAACCGCAGGGCCTCTCAGACAGGTTGCATTGCAATTCCTACAAGACCCGACAGTAACAATGTTTGCACATGCTTGGACAAATGGTGAAGATTTTGGGCGTTTGCCTGATTTTAGATTCACCACTAAAATTCAATATTTTGATGAGAATGGTCAAGAAATCTTCATTACAGAAGATAATCCAGCTCTTATCTCTTTTGCAAGTTTGAATTCCCAAGGTGGTCAAGGTGAATATGTGGCAAACTTCAATGGACGTTATATCCCTATCAATGGTTCGGGTATTACAGAACAAAATGGCAAGGTTACAAACTTCAACAACAAGAGTTTGGAAGACATTGCTCGCGAGCAGGGCGCTCCTGATGGAAGATGGGATGACCTATCTCTAAAACATGCTTATGTTGGAGCTATTGCAGGACGTGCAAACAAATCAATTGAATTTGATTGGGGAAATCATGGTTCAGCACAATGGTTGGCTATCAATACACGTTCTGTATCAAACACAGAAGTTCCAGTGCCACCTAAAAATGGTGAATTTGAAATTGATTTCCACAAGAACACTGTAACTGCTGCACCTGTTAATGTTAAGTATGTAAACATTGAAAACCCATCTGAAGAAGTTGCTACCCCAGAAACTATCAATGGTAATGAGGGTGATGACTACACTACAACTCAAAAAGATGTTCAAAACTTTGAATTCGTTCGTGTAGATGGTGATACAAAAGGCAAACTTTCAAACCAAGGTAAGACTGTTACTTACTACTACAAGAAACTTGTTGGTAATGTAAAAGTTAAGCATGAATGGGATGATGGCACTCCATTGTCAGAAGCAGAAGCAGATGGTCTCAAGAATGGTGAAGCTCTTATCAAAGACAAAGCTGTTCAAGGTGAAGATTATGCTGCATCTAAACTCGCTGACAAAATTCTTTCTACTAAGAAAGAGGGAACTAAGTCTTACAACTTCAAGCGTCAATATGTTGGACTGAAACAAGGTTCTGCTGCTGAAACTGGAAAAGTAGAAGCAAAGAAAACTAAAACAGTAACTTTTGTTTACAAGAAAACAAAAGAAATTGACCTTGAAAAATCAATGGTGAATTATGGAGTTAATGTTCACTTTGAAGACACTAAAGGCAAGGCTGTAAAAGATAAAGCTGTAATCTTTGATTATGCTAAATCTGTTCTTCCTTTGGGCAAGTTCAATCAAGCAACACCTGTCTATGATGCTCGCAAGTTGAAAGCTGATAACCAAACAATCACAACTCCAACTGGTGACTTGTATGGATTCAAGGGCTTGAAGCAAGGTTCTGCTCCTGAAAATGGACAGGTTAAACAAGATAAAATCCTTGATGTTGTTTACCAATATGAACGTCTTTACAAGACTTCTTGGAAAGATGAAAATGGCAACTCTCTCCTTAAAGAATACACTGGCAACTCTGTAAAAGGTAAAGAAGAACTCAAAGATAAAAACTATGAGTATGTAACAAGCAAGCCAGATAAAAATGGCAATGTTACTCACGTTTACCGTTTGAAACGCGGAAGTGTCCAAGTATTCTACAAGGACATCAATAAGGATGAAAATGGAGAACAAAAATCCATTGCTGATACAGTAACATTCAATGGCTCTGTAAAAGATTCTTACAAGACTGACCAAAAAGATGTTCCGGGCTGGCGCTTCCTTAAAGTAGAGGGTGACACTACTGGTACATTCCCAGATGGTACTAGTAAGAAAGTTACTTACTACTACGAAAAACTTCTTCAAACTCGTTACATCTCTGATGTAGATGGTGATGGTGATGGACAAGGTGATGAACTTACTGAAAGTGTTACTGACAATAAGTTCCACGAAAAGAAAGACTTTGACAACTACAAATTCTTGTACAATGAAGAGCATGACAATATCAAGACTTATGTTTACCACCTCATGAAGACATCATTTGTTGATACAGAAGGTAACAAGATTGATGAAACTGTGGATGGTGTACAACCTAAGAAAGATATTGATGGTTGGGAATATGTAAATACTATTCCACTTCAAAATGGTGACGTAAACCATGTTTACAAGAAGAAAGAAGTTCCGCCAACACCAGAACCAGAAAAACCAGCAGAAAAGCCAGTTGAAAAACCAAAAGTTCAAAATAAAGAACTTCCTAAGACTGGTGCTGAAGCTATCGGTATGCAGTTTGCAGGCGGCTTGGCTGCCCTTGGTCTAGGTGGTGGAACATTGTTCAAACGCCACAAGAAATAATTTAATTTCTTTATAATAAAAGCTTTGGTTTTCCAAGGCTTTTATTTTATTTGTTTTATAATATAGTTTGTAAAACATTTTAATTTTACAATATTATTTAAAACTTAAATTTAAAGGAGGGTCTAATTATGACCAAAGAACTAAAAAACCTAAGCGAACTAAGCAAAGAAATTGCCGCAAAAATCAACAAACTTGATGATTTAGCAGGAGAGATTAAAAGTCAATTTGATAACTTCATGGAAAACATTTCTTTCAAAAATGAAAATGTAGAAAAGTTCTACCAAGGAATTGTCAAAACTCTTGATAAGCAAGATAGTGATGCCGACATGTTTTGGTTTGTAAAGCAATTAACAAATCCAGACTGTCCTTATTGGGATTTAGAAGTTAGCCAAAAAGCCACATTTTATCCCGGAGATGAATGGCGCTATCATTATCGTAATGATGGGTATGTTTACTATGTTGAACTGGAAATTGAGGTAGATGACAATAATATTGTTACTAATATTTCCTTTAATCATTATTAAAAGTTGAAAGGACGAACCCATGAGATTCCACTTAACCTCAACATCAATTGATGATGAATTGAAGAGCGATTTTTCAGATGATATTTCTAAGATTGTTGCAGATTATGTAGATATAGCGACTATGTGTTCTGCCAATGAGGAAAACTATATTGAAGGACATACATCTTTTGAAAAATTCAAAGATATGGTTAAAGCTCTTCAAGATGTAGGATATGGCTCATATCCTATGGGCGGTGAACAATATCCAATTTTAGTGAATGTTAATGAAGATGGAATTCTTTGTTTGACGGTTTATAATAGTTATATCGAATAACAAATAAAAAGAACACCTTTAAATAGGTGTCTTTTTTATATTTTATTTTATCTAGTAAGAACTTTGGAAACTCCGAGTTCTTTTTTAACTAAATCCAATACAGCATCATCTCCAACCACAGAAATTCCACACATTTTCTTGGTTTTACCATCTGGATAACAAAGGTATACTGATGAGTGTCCGTTTGAATAAGAATATAATTTCGCATAAACACTTGATATTTTTTGATTTAAAAGACTTGTTTCAGAACCATCTTCTTTAAAATATGAATCATTCTGCTCAAAATCCAATAAAACATAAATGTCATGGTGAGACTGCTGAATAGTTTCAATTCTTCTTTCTGAACCATACTTTTTAGCAGCCCTTAATTCTTTATCAGACAGCAACCCAATCAATCTGTTATTAGCTTCTTCTTTTGTGATTAGAGCAAAACTTCCGGCAGGGAAGTATTTCTTCAAATTAATACTAAATCTTTCATCATTATTAACTTCAGCAAAAATCAGGCAAACCTCATTAGTCTTTGTGGTCATAAAGCTTCCTCGGATTTCTTCAAGTTGCTTTTTAAATACCATCAACTCAACAGTTGACTCAGTGCCCTCGAAAGCAATTCTAGCATAACGATTACCACTTTTTGCAAGTAATTCCTCATATTCTCCGGCCATGCCGATTAAAAGAACTTTTTGTTTTTCTTGAATGTTGCCTTTAATAAACTCAGCTTCAAGAGATTCTACAGTATGAACATAAGGAACACTAATTGTACCCATATAATCATCAAGAGGATTATAGGTTAAGAGAATTTTTAAATTCTTCTTTTCCCATAAAACAATTTCTTTAGGAGAATCTTCCAAATGAGGGTTTAGGTCTTCTTCTGAATAGAATAACTCAAATACTGATTTCTCTGTAGTTAAATTAAACAAAGAGCCGGCATTAAAGTTGCCCATATCTAAACTCTTATAGGCTTCTTCATACATAGAGATTTGAGAGAGCATTGTGTTTCTTGTTAGGCCTGTAAAATCAAAAGCACCTGATTCAACAAGGACTTTAACATTCCCTTTACCTACACCATTAGAAAACATTCTGAAACAAAAATCTTCCAAGTTCTTGAATAGGCCGTTTTCTTCTCGTTCTTGGACAATCTTTCGAGCAGCCTTTTCTCCAATACCATCAATACCTTGAAGTGAAACTACAATACCGTCATCCGTTTTTTCAAAATCTCTAGTGGATTTATTGATGTCCGGCGGAAGAATCTTAATCTTCATAGCGCTCTTAGTAATTCCAATATATTTTTTTAAGTCTTTGGCATTATTAAGAGCAAGGGTCAGGTTGGCTGCCATAAATTCAGCAGGATAATAGTGTTTGAGATAAGCTGTCTTATAAGCAAGGTTAGAATAACAAGCAGCGTGAGCTTTGTTAAAGGCATACTCAGCAAAAGTTTCAATCTTTTTGATAACACTATCTGTCACGTCATCAGGTACGCCATTAGCGCGTGCACCAACAATGCCTAATTCTTCATTTCCCTCTTTAAGGATTTTTAATTCTTGCTCCATTGTTGCTTTATCTTTTTTACCAATAGCTCGGCGTACAAGGTCAGCTCGACCAAGAGGAAAACCTGCTAGTTCTTGGAAGATTTTCATAACCTGTTCTTGGAATGTAATAATACCATAAGTTTCTTCCAGAATTGGTTTTAACAATGGGTGTTCATATTTGATTTGGCTAGGGTTGTACTTGTTTTGGATGTATTCATCAATATAAGCGATTGGGCCGGGCCTATATAAGGCGTTCATAGCAATTAAGTCTACCATCTTTTCAGGATGAAGTTTTTTAAGACTTGATTTCATCCCATCACTTTCAAATTGAAAGACATTAGTAGTGTCACCTCTAGCAAAAACCTCATAAACGTTAGGGTCATCCAAAGGAATTTTTTCAATATCAAATTGATTGTCAGCCGACCTGTTTTTATTAATGGCGGTTTGGGTCTTCTTGATAATATCTAAAGTCTGAAGACCAAGCAAATCCATTTTTACAAGGCCAGACTTTTCGGCCATTTTCTTTTCAAACTGACAAACCTTTGTTCTAAGGCCTGTCTTTTTATCATCTGTTTCAAAAACAGGAGCATAATTAGTGATGGGATTGTCAGCAATAATGAGTCCGGCAGCGTGAATACCTGTATTACGAGGTGTACCCAATAAGCGAGATGCAATATCAAATACATTCTTGAATGTTTCGTTGGAATCAATTTTATCACGAAACTCAGGCAAAGAATTATATAACTCTTTTAGAGATAGGTCAGACATATCATCTGGAATCATCTTGGTAACTTTAAGACTTTCCTGTGCTTCAATTTCAAACACACGCATAACATCAGCAAGGGCATTTTTTGCTTTAAGCAATGTAATAGTTGCAATGTTAGCTGTATTAGCATAACCATATTTTTTACGAAGATATTCAGCTACATCTTGCCGACGCTCTTGCTCAATGTCAATATCCACATCAGGAAGCTCAACACGTTCTGGGTTCAAGAAACGCTCAAAGTAAAGGCCAGATTCAATAGGGTCAATACTAGTGATTTTAGAAACATAGGCAGCTAGAGAGCCAGCAGCAGAACCTCGACCCGGCCCGATAGAAATATCGTTTTCTTTAGCCCAACGAATAAAGTCTGAAACGATTAAGAAATAATCATTAAATCCCATAGAGTCAATGACTTCTAATTCATACTGTAATTGTTTCTCGTATTCTTCTGTCCAAGTTCCCTCTTCAAAAAGGTCTTCAATGCCTTGGCGACAAACGGCTTCAAAATATTCTTTATTATCTTTGAAACCCTCTGGAACTTGAACTTTAGGCAGATAATGGTCATGAACATCCATGTCCACATTACACTTATCAGCGATTTCTAAAGTGTTAGCTAAAGACTCATCATATTTCTTTTCTTTGAAGACTTCTTTTAATTCTTCAAGAGACTTAATGTAAAATTCATTATTCTCAAATCTCATGCGGTCAGGGTCATTTAACGGTTTATTCTGACTGATTGCTAAAAGAACATCTTGATATTCAGCATCTTCTTTTCGAGCATAGTGAGAATCATTTGTGATAATAGTCTTCACACCCAATTCTTTAGCCATCTTCATCAACAAAGGATTTGTTTCCTTTTGCTCTGGAAGTCCGTGGTCTTGTAATTCAATATAAAAATCATCACCAAAAATATCAACAAATTTTTGTGTGACTTGTTTTGATTTTTCATAACTATCTTTCAAAAGCATTTGGATAGTAGGGCCGCCAATACAGGCAGAAGTGACAATCAATCCCTCAGCGTATTCTTCTAAAACTTCAAAGTCAATACGAGGTTTGTAATAATAAGACTTTTCTTCCCAAGAAATACCATTAAGTTGATAAAGATTTTCAAGTCCTTTGTTATTCTTAGCTAAAACAATCAAATGATAATATGTTTTTCCATATTTGTCTCGTTCTTTGATTAATCGGCCGTCTAAAGAAAAATACATCTCACAACCAATAATAGGTTTAATGCCTTTTGATTTTGCTGTGTGATAAAACTTTGCAGCTCCATGCATGTTTCCGTGGTCAGTCAAGGCAATAGCTGGCGCTCCGATTTCTTGTGCTCTAGATACAATGTCATCAACAGAGGCAAGGCCATCCAAAAATGAAAAATGACTATGGACATGTAATGGAACATATTGATTATTTGTTAAATTCAAATCTTTTCTCCTATTCATTTTATCTCCCTCTATTATACCATGTTTTAGTCTTGAATTGTTGATTTTCCTTGATAAAAACAACAAAAAAACACCTTAAAAAGGTGTTTCGATTTAATATATATTATGGAAGTTCTTTTAAGAGATTATTTTCTTCAAAATATTTCTCTTTTTGTTTCCTTGTCATTTCAGCAATTGAACAGCCACCAACAACAAAGTCTTTCTCTTTTTCGCTTTTTTGAAAGAGCCTTTCTATTTATAAATAATTAAATAATATTGTAAAATAATTTACAAATTATATTATAACGCAAAAAAGTTTTTTAATTTATTTATGGAATATGATATAATTGAATAAAGACCTCAAAAAATGAAAGGGGAAAAAATTGAGATTTTTAGACAAGAAATACATTCCATTCTATAATTATTTACAGGGTAAAAAATTACTAGAAGAAGAGGATGCTGAAGACCTTTTGATTTCTTCTGGCATGTACCCTAAATACATAGAACCACCAGTTGACCAAGAATATAATGAAGAAACTAGAAGAATTGAAGCTTTCTTCAATATCAACAAGTTCCTAAAATTTCATAATTTAGAATGGATTAAAGAAAAATATCCTAGTCTAGTCCTAAAAATAGATGAAGCCACAGCAAACAATGAAACCTTAGCAAATTACGCTGATGGATTAGTTGAAAAATTGACTGATTATAATGAAAGTTCTGCAACGGAACAGTTTGAAGAGGACTTGCGAGTTACCTTTAGGCGTTCAGTTTATGGAACTTTAGCTATTTTAGGAGTTCTTGGGCTTATTATTTTTGGAATTATCCCATTCTTCTTAACTTCATCTGGCCAAAGAGACTTTGATAATGGTAATTACCAGAGCGCCTACAACTATTTCTCTACAACAAAAGGGCTGAGTGATAAAAGCCATAGCGGTAAGATGGCTAAGTTATCTAAAATGAATCTGTTAATTCAGGAAGAAAAATATGATGAAGCTTTAAAAATGGCTAAGGATATGGAAGGTATTACCATTGATGGCCACAATACAGATAATCTTCGCCAATATGTATTCTTCCAAAAAGGTAAGTATCTTGCCCAGAAGAAAAAATGGGAAGAAGCTGCTTATGCCTTTATTGAAGCAGGTGAGTACGAAAATGCCCAGCAAGAACTTATCAATGCAGCTTACAAAGCTCATCCAACTTTAGTCAAAAACAAGAAGTATGGAGCTATTGTAAAAATATTTGTTTATCTTGTTGGTTATCAAGATGCTGAAGAGTTGATGCTAAAAGCTATGGAACAACATTACCTAGTTGGCCTAAGAGAGTATAAAAACAAAAATTACTCAAAAGCCCTTGAAGTCTTTAAGTTGTTGAAGAAATACAAGTATAAGACATCAGAAGCAATGGAAAAAGAAGTTCTTTATCAACAGTCAAAAGAATTGATTGAACAACAAAAGCCAGATGAAGCAATGAAGAAACTATCTGAAATTGCAGATTTTAAAGATTCTTCTGCCTTATTGAAAGAATTGAATTATCAAAAGGCTACTCAGTATATTGCTACAGACCCATATCAGGCATTACAGTATTTGCTTCTAAGCTACAACTACAAAGAATCAAATAAATTAATGTTAAATGGCAATATTGTTATTTATGGTTCGTGGGATATTACAGAAATGGATAATGCAACAATCACTCAGTACAAAATGACATTCACTGGTGGTAACACTGTTGCTCTTGGGAAAGATATTCCAGAAGATGTGTCTAATGAGTTTTCAAGTGAAACTTATGTTTATGATAATGGTAAATTTGTTGCCAACAACAAAACTTTAGAGGTAGTTGAAGCTATCACTTTAAATAAAATCAAAATCAAGACAAATGGTCATACATTTACTCTTGAACGAAATAAGAGTTTATCTGGCCTCGCTAAAAATAATAGCAATCTTGACTTATCAATTCTCTTACCTGAATATTTTGATACGGCTTCCAAGAAAGATGAATTATCAAATACAGAAGATGAAACAAAAGAAAGTTCTACTTCTGAATCATCTTCATCTAAAAAAGAAGATTCACCAAAAGAGAAAAAAGAAAATAATAAAGATAAAGAGAATAATAAAAAAGAAAGTAAAAAAGAAGATTACGAATTGTAATCTTCTTCAATAGAAAGGAAATTAATCTATGTATCTAAATATTGGAGATGTAAAAATTAATATCTTGTTTTTAGTAGGAGCTGTTATTTTTACAATCTCGTTACTTATTTTTATCCTATCTTTGCTAGGCAAAAAGAAACATCTTGACCGTAAATTGCGTGAAAAAGACCCATCTGTAGGAGATGGAATTGCGCGTGCTAACAAAGAAAAGAAAAAGCAAGCTCGTAAGAAGCTACAAGCCCCAGAGGGGTACGAGCCATCTCCAGAGTCTCAATATGATAGTGATGAAGAGCTATATGAAGAAGATGAAGAAGTTCTGGAGTTGCGAGAAGTTAAAGACTGGCAAAAAGAATTATTGATTGTTGGTTTGAAATCAGCGAAAAGAATGGAAGAAGATGAAGCAAATAAATTCATCTATCAAAATTATATTGAAGAAATTGAAAAAATGACAAATTGGAATATCAATGCTTTGTTGGAAGTCTCCAAATTTGCTCCTGCTCATATTTCTCAGGCAACTCTTTTAGAAGCAGCAGACCCAGAAAGCTGTTATTATAGTCCGGAATTCTTCAATGGAGAAGAGCCTTACGATTATGATAAGATGGATTGGGCAGGTATTGCAACAACTATTGACATCCTAAACAATGATGCTGAAAAAGGCAAAAATGGTTGGTTTGATGGATTTTATGAGGAATGGAATCCAAGCGGCTCTTTCAATCGGGAAAAAGCTTTGAAATACGGACAGTTACAAAAGGTTCTTGCTCTTCTATATGATGCCGTAGCTGATGCCCAAGCAAATGATGACGAAGTTCTTCCAATGGGTGTAACAGAAAACATGGTTGACCTTGATTTGAAAGATATTGATTTCGCCATTGATTATATTAGAGATGGTAAAGAACTAGAATTGATGGATGCAAAAACAAAAGAAATTGTTATTCTTGCTATTATTGCATCTGTTGTAAATAGTATCAGCTCATCATTGATGGAAGGCGCATCTTCAAATCTAACAAAAGAAGAAACTTCTCTTGTTCGATTGCTTGCAGAAATTAGTGAAAAGAAGCCATATCAAAAGATTTTGCTTGAAATTGATTCTGATGAAGAAGATGATGAAGAGGAATAAGTATATGAAATTTCAAAAAACTATTTTAGTTGCTGCTCTAGCAACATCTTCCCTCATCCTTTTGGGGGCATGTGGTAATAAATCAACAAATAATTCAGGAAGCTCCAACTCTGGGGTTTCCTTGAATTTTAATGGACAGTATTCAGCTCGAAACAATAAAGAAAGTGGGCCGCTGGTGTCTTTCTACCGAAATAACCTAAATGGCAATCAACAAAAATTATATGATGATGTTTTAGAAACTGTCAAACAACATAGAACATCCTATCTATTAGCTACATCACTTCCAAAAGAAGAAGTGCAACAAGTTATGGCCGTTGTTTTTATGGATAATCCAGAATTATTCTTTGTAGATAAGAAGTATCAGTATTCTGTAAATGATGAGGGAAAAATCAAAAACCTTACTTTTTCTTACAACAAAACCAAAGAGGAAGAACAGGCAATAACTGACCAACTTGAAAAATCTGCTCAACTTGGAGAAATCAACATGAATGAGTTGACACCAGTAAAACTGGCATCTATGTTTAATTCATTTAATGCTTCTAAATTTGTGGCAGAGCCGACAACTCTTGGAGATGTATCTGGCCGTATTGACACTGTGAACATTAACAATCAAACTTTGTCTAATTTTATTGTCTTTGCTCTCCGAAGAAATAAAATTCCTGCTTCTATTGTTTATGGAGAGAACATTAATTCTTCTTACAGTAATCTGCCTGATGCTTTTGACAACGGAAATGTTACAGACAGTGGCTCAGAAGTCATATTTAACACTTCTAAAATATACTCTTGGGTAATTGTTCGTGTTAAAGAAGAATATTTCCACTTTGATATTTGGATGAATGAGTTTTTCAAAAATTACGTTCATGATAAAACAGGCTTTGAGGTCAATTATAATCCATTTTTAGGAATGACTGACGAGCAGGCTGCAAATTCTAGATTGATGGATGTAGGACGGCAATATTTAGGAACTTCTGAATATGCTGACACACCAGAAAAAACTATGCTCTACAATACAGATGCTAGTTATGTTGTATCAAGTGACAATGAACTGAGAAAAAAATTACAAGAAGACCTTACACATACTTTGGCAGGTGAGCAAGGGGTGAAAAATAGAATCTTTAAATTCATTTCAAATCCTAGAGATTACACTCGACTTTCTCCAAGTATTGAAATGCAACTCAAAGGCCTAAACCTTGATAAATATTCTCTTCGTTCTTATGATTTCTTTACTGATAGTTATAGCCAATCCTTTGCCGTTTATAACATTATAGCGGATATATCTGATGATGATTCAAAAGGAGAAAAAAGTGAATAAACTGTTAATTGTTGTTTCGTATATTCTGATTGTAATTGGCCTGTTTTTTGTAACAGGTCAATCTACAACAGAACCTAAATTAAAATCAATAAAAGAACAAGTTTCTTTGTCAGAAATAGAAAAACAATATAATATTGCTAAAAGTCAAAATCCTGTTGTTGCCGCTTTTATTGATGTGCCCGGAGTTACAACAGAAGCAGTGGTTTATACACCAGAAGACCAAACTGAATATCTTAGAAAGGCTCTGGATGGCTCTGAGAGCGAAGAGGGAACTCTTTTGATGGGAACTTGGTCAAAGGGAACTCTAGGGCCTAAAGGTGGGAAATACTTTGGAAATTCTTTGATTTTTGGACATAATACTATCACAGGTCAGAAGTTTGGGAACTTAAAGAATTTTTTATCTAATGAGGCTTTATCTAATTCGCCATTAATCACCACATTTGATGGTGATAAAATTCGTTACTATAAATTCAGTTTTGTAAACTATATCATTGATGGAGAAGAGTTTATCAAAGAAAAAGAATTTAAAAGTTCAGATGATATGAAAGCCTATAACAACGAAATGCTATCAACATCCATCTTTCAGAGCAATTCTTTATCTCAAAACGTGACAAGTAGACCAATGCTTTATCTCCAAACATGTAAAGAATGGTGGGGGATTGAGCGATACACATTTGCTTGTGTGGAATGTGATGAGAAAGGACAAGTGTTACCATGAAGAAAAAAATTATTTATATTTTATTGTTTTTACTTCCCATCATACTGTTTCTTGTTCGTTATCAGGTTGTTTTTGTAAAAAAATCAAATGTAAAAGGCATCCATGATGATGCAATCACTATTATTTCTAGAGAAAAAATGGTACAATTAGATAAGGCGAATACAACTTATGTCATAGTCAAAGACCATGAAACAAAAGAAGTATATGTCCGAGAATTATTAAGAAAAAAAGACGGTAAAATCTCATTAAGAGAGAACGTCAATTCGACTGAAAGGAGTGTTGATTTAAAAGATAAAAAAGAATTATATCCAATTATCTTTTATTTCAATTTAAAATAATAACGCCATGAAATTCATCAATGACATTTTTAATAAAGCCCCTGAGAAAATGGGAAAATTCATTAATAACTTATTTGCTTTGCCTATCACGGCACTGCTCATGTATCTCTTTAAAGAAAGCTTCTTTAGTAGAACTTCTGGTAGTGAAATGGAATACTTGAAATCTAATTTTAATATTATTTTGGCTTCTTGTGTTGTTTTATCCTCAATTTTTGTTTTCTATAAAGCAATTAAGTTTTACAACAAAGTTCCTGAAGCTAAAAAATCATTTCTGCCTACATCTGTTATTCAAAACAAGCAGCTAGAAAGCACTTCTCGTATGGCTTCTATTTTTACCTATGAAAAATGGTATTTGTTTAAAATGATTGTAGCTGGAATTTTTATAGCTGTTGTTGTTTTAGGATTGATAGCTGGATAAGAGGTGCATCATGAATAAAACAAGAAACAAAAAAATCTATTCTTTTTCTATACTAGGCAGTGTCCTAGTTGCTTCCTTTTTAGCCTATATCATAAGCAATCTATTTTTCTCTGCTGTCTTGTTTGCAATTATTGGACTTGCTCTTATTTTCTTTGCCGGACAAGATTATGCTCGGTTGAATAGAATGGCTCATGAATATAAACACGGCTCTCAAGACAACACTCAAGCAAACCCCTTTAAAAGCAGTTTTAACCCTCAAAACAACGCTAATTTTGGAAATAATACAAAGAAAGAAAGTCCTCTTGCAGATTTCTACATGAAGCAAGAAAGGCCTGTAAACTTCCAAGAAAATGAACAAAACAACAATGAAGATACAATATTCTATGATTCAGAATATGCAGCATCAGATACAATCTTCGTCAATAAAAAAGATGATGATATGTTTTTGCCAGAGTGTTTCAAATATTTTGGTTTTACATCTGTTCCAAATTTGGCTAACTTAAAATCAGCTTATCGTAAAAAAGCTAAGGTCTTACACCCGGACAAAGGCGGAGACCCAGTAGAGTTTAAGAAAATGAATGACCTTTATGATGAAGCTCTAGAAATTCTGAATAAAAAATAAGCGAGAACTTGATATTTCTCGTTTTTTTTATACAATAGAATTAAGCAAAAATAAAATATAAAAAGGAAATAATGAACTATGAAAAAAATTATTGGAATGATTTTCTTATCATTAAGTGTTTTCGTTCTTGCTGCCTGTTCATCTGGCAAGAAAGGGCCAGTTGTAGCAAACAATGATGGAAGTATTTTAAAATATGATAAAACAAACGCACCAGATGGCTACTATGTAATGAAGAAAGACGGAGTGATGAATCCTCTCTTGTCTGCCGGGCTTGCCAATGGCGGTGACGGTCTTTACCTAATGTACACTGATTATGACCAACTTATCCCTACACTAAGCGGCAAAAGTCAATTGGTTACTGTTGCTGCATCAAATCCTCCATCTGAATACACTTTGCATAGATTGAGTGATATTGGTTGGACAGTTGGAGTTAATTTCAATGTTCCTACTACTTCTGTTGCTGGCTTTGATGGTGATACAGATAACGATAAAGAAGATTATTCAGAATCAAGAGTTACATTTGGCTCAACATTGAACAGTCTTAGCCCTATTGAAAAATACTTCCAATCTGCTGAAACATTCCCTAATGGCTATCAGGCAGTATGGATTGATAATGTAAATAATGAAAAGATTACACCAAGTATGGTAACAAGTGGCATGGGCTTCCTTAAAGGACTTCAAAAGAAAGCTATGTATTCCTTTGGAGTTTACAATGGAACTAAGTACCAAAAGATTGAAGTTCAAGCTGACACTCACGTTTTTGAATCTACTGGTGAAACCTATACTGTAAAGACCATTAAAACAGAAAAAGACACCTACTTTACACTAGAATTACCGAATGATTTACCTAACGGTTACTATGCACTAGAGAACTACGGTGTATTCAAATATGAGAATTAAAACAACACAAAAGACTGGAATTTTATCCAGTCTTTCTTTTTTTATTTTTAACTTCTATTAGTCTTTTTTCTTACCTTTAAGACCAAAGCCAAGAGTTACCATTGTCAAACCAATGATTGTAGAAGCTAGACTTGCATCACCAGTCTTAGGCAGTTCTTTGTTTTGAGTAGTTGCCTTTTCAAGTGCTGATTTACCTTGACCTTGTGTTGCAAAAGTCTTGCCAGCTTGAACACCTACACCAACAATATAGTCTTTTAACTCTGAATGTCCTTGTGTTTTAATTGCTTCGTCAACGATAGCTTCTGGTGAGCTAGGAACAACTTCTGGGTGTTGTTTTTTGTACTCAGCAATGACACGTTCTTTTTCAGCTTTAGCTTCATCAAAGACAGTTTTCAGTTCTGCAAGTTTTTCTTGTTCTTTTTCAAGTTTGGCAGAAAGATTCTTAACAACAGCTTTAGCTACTTCAAGAGCTTTTACAGCTTCTGCGTGACGCTCTTTACTTTGAACAAGCATTTCAAGTTTTGTTTTAGCATCAGACAAATCTTTTTGGGCTTTAGCTAGACTTGCACGAACTTGTTCAAGTTCTTTTTGAGCTTCTTGATTTTTAGCAGTTGCTTTTTCAAGGGCAACACTTGTCTTAACAGAATTTTCTTGCGCTTTTGCCAAGTCTGCTTCAAGAGAAATCACCAGACCTTTAGCAAAGCTCAACGCATCTTTGGCAGAAGATTCTTTTGCAGTTGTTGTTTTAACATTTTCAATAGCATCAGCAAGAGCCTTTTCAGAGCGAGCCAATTCATCTTTTGCTTCTTGAAGTTTAGCTTGTGCAACAGGGATAGCAGAAATTCCGTCATTCAAAGCATCTAGTTCAGATTGAGCAGCAGTAACTTTTTCTTGTTTTGCAACTACATCTTCGGTTGCAGCAAGTACAACTTTATCAGCTTCTTTTACAGCTTCTTCTTTTGCAGATTGAGTAGCAATAGCATTATTCAAAGCAGTTTCAGCAACAGTTTTGCCAGTTGCATAGTCAATAACATTGTCACCAAAGCCATTTGCAGTTACATTACGGTCATCATAAGAGCGAAGAACATGTACATTAACAAAACCGTTGATATGGCTAAATGCTACACCATCATATTCAGTCTTATGTTTACCGTTGTTGTAAATGCCAGTGTGCAAAATACTATCAGCGTGGAAGTATTCTTTTCCGTTGTAAAGGAAGTCAATAAATGCTCCATAGACATAAGATTTCAGTTGAGCCATTGTAGCCCACTTAGTCAAGTGTTGTTTAGTTGCCAGATTTTCATTTTGGTTTGTTTTGCCAAATTGTTTCAAGCCAAACTCGCTTGCCGCTTTGTTAATAGCATTGAAGTCATGACCAGACTCTACACTTGTGTCAAACTTATCAGCAACATAGTTCTTAGCAACAGCGTTAGCAAAAGCCATTGATTTTTCAGTCAATACAGGTGTTGCTGGGATAGCACGTTTGTATGTACCATATTCATCAGTTACAGTAGGGTTTTCAGCAATATGTTTGCGATATTGTTCACGAATATCTTCAAGGGTACGAATAGCAAACTTGTTCAATTCCAAAAGGTCAGCAGAAGAAATATCATTTACATCATCAATGATATGTTTCTTATCGGCTTCACTTGGAACATATTTGCTTTGCATAGCAAGGAAGTCTTTGTTCTTAGCTTCACGAACTTCGTCAGAGTTGTCATAGTCTTTAGGAACTAAAACTTTAGCAAAAGATTTACGCAATTCATCAGTTGCAGAGCTAACAGCAGTTTTAGCTTCATCAAGAGCGGTTTCTGCATTAGCTTTGCCTTGGACTGCTGATTGAAGATTGTTCTCAGCAACTTTCAAGTCACCTTTAGCAGTTTCAACTTTTTGTGTAGCAGCATCAATTTTCTTAGCTTTTTCAGCTTCACTTGAACGTGCCGCATCAAGAACAGTTTGTGATTGGGCAACTTTTTCGGTGTTTGTTGCTACAGTTTTTTCAGCAGCTGCTTTATTTGCCTTAGCAGCTTCTTTATTAGTAGTAGCAGTAGCAAGTTTTTCTTCTGCTTTGCCTTGGTTGGTTTTGGCTGATTGGAGAGCTTTTTCTTTAGAAGAAACTTCTGACTTGGCTTGTGCGTCTTTAGCTTGTGCTTCTTGAAGTTCTTTAGCAGTTGTTTCAGCTTTGTTTTCAGCAGGGGTAATCTTAGCTTCTGCTGTTTTTACAACATCTTCTTTGACAGGAATATCAGCTTTTGCAGCTTGAATATTTTCTGGGGTTGCTTCTTTCATTGCTTGTGTTGTAGTCGCAACATCAGATTCTTTTGTGCTTAGAACTTCTTGCGCAGTATTCAATTCAGTTTGTGCGTTAGTTGTAACAGCACTTTGATTTTGATAAGCAGTTTCAGCAGCGTTAGAAGTTTGAGTTGCTTGTGCCACATCAGCCTCAGTAACAGGTTGAACAACTGGTTCTTGTGTTGCTTCTGTAGTTGCAGTAACAACAGGTGTAGTAGGTTCTTGTGAAGCTACATCATCAGCTTTAGCATATCCAGTAGCGCCCAAAGTAGCAATAACAGTAGCAGCGCCAGTAGCAAGTTTGAAGTTAGATTTAGTTTGTTTCATATATTATGAACTCCTTTAAAATGTATTTTTTATTTTGTTGAATTTGTTATGACTTCTCATAACGTAATTCTATTATAACATATTTTAAACAAAAAGCAAGTGTTTTTTTAAAAATAATTGACACTTTTTATTTCTTTTATAATATCATGTGTAATGCTTATAATTTTACAATTATTTTTATTTATATAGAAGAAAGGATATAAAAATGGAAATTTTATCAAAGGAAATAAAAATTCCTTCTAGAGCAATAGACTCAATTCAAAAAGGTTTTTCTTTTTTAAGATGGATGGATGCTGCAAATAAATCTATATCTATCTTTTACAAAAAAGATGATGAACATTTGTTGAAAGACAAATGGGAAGTAATTACTCTTTTACTTGAAAGAGAATTTGGAGGTGTTCTTCCGTCACAATTTACTGAGATGGTTTTATTTGTAGAGAAAAAAAGAAAGATAAGCAATGTTTATTTGTTTTTCTCTGATAAGAATGTAGAAAAAAGTGAGTATTTTAAGTATTCATTTGAATCTTTCAAAGATAATGCTTATCCTGATGTTAAAGAAGATTTTAACATAGATAATGTCATGCGTATTAGGTTCAAAGGAAACTTTTTTGGGAACAGTCGCTTTTGGTCAGTTAGTAAGTCATCAGGGGAAACTAAAGATGCAAAAGGGAATTGGAAAAATAGAATAGTTCGAAAAGACATTGAAGACTTGCGTGTCCTACCAGTTAAATTCAATAATAAAAATTCAAATGGTTTAATCAATTTGATGGAGGTTTTCAATGCTTTATATGTGCCAAAGTATAATGATGAACAAAAGGAATTTAAAGTTATTACACGATATAAGATTTTGGATTTTCTAGTTGAAGATGGTTATTACAATTTAGGTTATGATAAATTTATTAGTCTTAATTTATGTAATCATGTCTCTGGGGAACAACATTCTTTACAAAACATAGATGAAATGACTGCTAAAAATAAAGACTTTTTTGATAATATGGTTCTAGATTGGGGTACTTTTTCATCATCAAAAGGTGTTAATTTTATTACTCTGGCAACAGGAGAAAACTATTTTATCACATTGAGTTGATTTGAGTTCCTTATTGAAATAAAAAGGTGGTCTCCCATCTTTTTTATTTTCGCTGTTTCATTTATAATAATCCTTGTAACATTTAATTGTTTTACAATATTAGAATATTTTATAAAAAGGAGACATATAAAATGGACATTTTATCTAAGAAAATAAAAATACCTAACAGAATACAATCTCTTATGGCAAAACATGCTTTCACAAGATGGGAAGATGCAATAAATAACTCTGTATCTATTTTTTATAAAAAAGATGATGAGCATTTGTTAAATGATAAATGGGATATAATTACTCTCTTCTTGGAGAAACAACTTGCAGGCAGCAGTTTTATATCATTAATTAATGAATTGGTTTTATTTACAGAAGGAAAAAGAGAGTTAAAAAGTGCTCATTTTTTCTTTGTGGATAAGGCAATTCCAAAAAGTAAATATCTAAAACATTCCTTAAAATCTTTCAAAAACAATTATCATAGGCCTAATGAAGAAGCGAAAATAATTAAAAATACTCTGAGAATTGATTTCAAAAAACAGGTTTTTGGAAACTCTTCTTTTTGGCTCGTAAGAAAATATGAAGGAGTTATTAATAAGGCAAAAATTAATTGGAGTATAACTAAAAATGATGGAATAATTATTCCTGTAAAATTTGATAATGAAAACTCTAATAGAATTATTAATTTAGATGAAGTTTTTTATTATTTATATTTTTTAAAAACACAAATAATACCCTAAATATTATTCGACATTTTAGTATCTTAGGTTCTTTGGGGATGAATGGTTCTTTCACGGATGGACATGATAGGTTTGAAAGCCTTAGTTTATACAATATTGTTTCTGGGAAACAATATACACTACAAAGTAGTAAGGAAATGCCTATTGAGACCAAAGACTTTTTTGACAATATGATTATATCAGATGCTATCTTCTCTGAAACTAAAGGTATTAATGTTGTTATTTTGGATAATGGAGAAAATTATTTTGTCACTTTGAGTTGATATTTGTTTAAAAGATGGGTTTCCATCTTTTTTGATTGTCTTTTTAGGCCTTTTTGAGTATAATAGATATATACAAAATTGAACTAAAAAAATTATTTTTACATTGAATAAACAAGGAAGGATTAGTAATCAAATGATGAATATCATCAACAAAAAAATCATTTTACAAGAGCCTTACTATGAATCTGAGCATATTGGAAGTAGCCCTTTAGAACATTATGCAAGGAAATGGAATAACAAAGAGTGCCGAACACTTTCTATTAATTTTCTTGAAAAAGATTTACCGATAATAGAAAATGACTGGGCAACAATTGTTTCCTCTTTTGAAAGAAGCTTTGAGGGGTTTGATGGTGCTTTCTTATCTGAGGAATACGTTATCTTTGTTAAGTCTGCATCCTATAACACAAAGGAACGAGCAGGTGAAATTTGGGTATTTCCTGTTTTGTTATATGACAATATAAGCAAATATCTTTCCTTCACTCTAGAGGAATTTTTAGAGAAAAGATATAATTTCAGTGAATACAAAAACAAATATCTAAGCAATGATAACCATCAATGGTTCTTTCATTTTAAATATAACCACAATATACTAGGAGCGAAAGTAGAATATTCTTCTGGGAAGATTCCTTATAACAGAAACAAGGAACTTAGTTATGGAGATAATAAAGAATTCTATGTTGTGCCAGTTAAATCAAGCATTAGAAACACTAATGGTTTTATTGATTTGGTTTATTTTATAGGAGAATCTGACTTAGGCCACCAATTTAAAGGGGGTAAGGCAGATAATTCCGCACAGAGGTTTATGATTGAAAAAATAATTGACAATGGAGAAGGAAGATATATAAACACTGAATTTTTCGAGTTTTCTTTTCTTGATTTCTTATCTGGAAATAAAATATTTAGTTTGCGAAAAGAAATGACATCAGAAGACACACAAATATTGAAAAATATAGTTATCTCAGAAATACTCTACCATCCTAAGCGCAGTGCCTTACTTCTAGATAATGGCAATATATTAATTGGTAGCTTTGCATAAACTACATGAATCAACTAGAGACAATGTGAGATTGTCTCTTTTTTATTTATAATAATCATTGTAATGTTTGTTTTACAATATTTATAATTTTACAATAGAAGGAGACATTAAGATGGAAATTATGGAGCTGAGTATCAATATCCCCAACAATGATTATTTAATAGGAAGAGATACAAAACTTTTTTTACAAACAATGTGGAACGAGTTTTTTAATGTGAAGGCATATTATAAAAAAGAACATGAGAATCTAATTCTCTCAAATAAATCATATATTGTTTTGGCAATAGAAAGTTTCTTTTTTGAAGATAGTTTGCTTGATAGAGATGGAAAAACAAAATTTCATTTAGCTCTTTTTGCGGAAGGAAAAAGAAAAATGACTTCTCTGTGGATTGCGTTTATCAATTCTGATTCATCAGTAGAGGAATATCTAAAATATTCTCTGGAAGAACTAGCAGAAAGGGGTTTCTTCGTGAATGCAACAGATGGCAGTAAGAGCAAAGTCTCAACATCAAGGATTTTACAATTTCGTTTCAAGACACATCCTGTGGGTAGAAGTGTAAATGTATATAACAAAGAATACAGGATTAGGTATGATTCAACATACAAAGAAGAAAAAGGGGAAAGTTTAGACCAATTTTTATTAATCCCTCTAAAAACAAATTTTGAAAATTCTAATGGATTTATAAATTTGGTTTCTCTCTGTTTGTATACTGATTTTACCAAACAATTACATTCCAGCAATATTGGAGATAAAAATTACTGGAAAAGTTCTTTGACACCAATACGCTTGTGGAATGAGAATAATAAAAAAATTGTGAAAAATCCTGAGCCGTCTAGCTTTTATCTAGAAAACATTGTAACCAAAGAGCGAATTGCGTTCTCTTGCCCAACTACAACGCCATCAAATCTAGAAAAACTAGATAATCTAGTAATTGAAGAATTATATGAAGATGGAAGTATTTGTACCAGCAACAAAGAAGTCATGTATTTCACTCTTTGATTGTTTTATTTCATTTTAAAAGATAGGGTTTTCCTATCTTTTTTTATTTATGTTGTTTATAATATTACTTGTAATTGTTTTACAAAAAATAAATTTTAAAATTAAACAAAGGAGAAAAAACAATGACAAATCAAATTCAAACACCGGCTCTTCACAAAGAGCTATCCAAGTATCCTGAAACAATTAATTCCAACTATCTTGTTTCTGAACTAAAGGTTGATAAGACTAAAAAAGGCGACGAGTACGCCAAGTACAAATTGTCTGACAAAACTGCAACGGTAGCGGCGACACACTGGAATCTGACACCAAATGAAAAAGAAATGCTTCAAAACAATGAAGTTCTTCTTGTTTCTGGGAATGGAGGAATCAGCAACTATTCTGGAGAGTATGAAATCACTGTGACGGGTATTCAGCTTTCCAAAGATGTTGACTATGATGCTTTGACGCCATCTGAGCCTATAGATAGCCATGACACTTTCAAGAAATTGAAGCTTGTGGTTTCGAAATTTGAAAACCCCATCTTAAAGCGTATCACTCTTGCATTGCTAGAGGATAAGAAAGGTTTTCTGATGAATGGTTCGGCGGCTTTAGGTATGCACCATTCAAAACGACATGGCCTGTTAAGACACGTTGTTGAGATGATTCAGATTGCAGCAAACATTATTAGTGTGTATCCAGACATATTAAACAAAGACTTGCTCTATTCAGGAATTATCTTCCACGATGTCATGAAGCAGAGTGAATATGTTTATTCTGAACATACAGGAATTGCCAAAGACTTCTCTTCTGACGGTGTTCTGTTTGGTCATGTAGTGATGGGAAGTAAACTCCCCGAACACTATGCGACTGAGGAAGAACGTAATTCAGAAGAGCTGAGAATGTTGCAACATTTAATTCTCGCTCATCATGGCAAACTTGAATGGGGCAGCCCAGTGCAACCAGCAACGCCAGAAGCGTATGTTCTTCATATGGTAGACAATATTGATGCAAAACTATATGTCTATCAAGAAGAATTGGCCAAATTAGAACCCGGCGAACACACGAAAGTGAAACGCTTAGGTCACTCAATTTATAAAACAACCTTATAAAATTCAGAAGTAAAGATAGGAGAATTATTAATAATGGATATTGATTTAAAGGAATTGCAAGAATTTGTTAAAAGAGAGCTAAATTCACCTCGCTCTCCAATAAACAAAGGCTTAGTATTAGAAGTGTTGCCGGCAGGAAGTTTTCTTTATGGCCTAATGACAGAAAAATCAGATATTGATTTAATTGCCATTACTCTTCCAAGTTTTTCAGACGTTTTGTTTACAAAACGCTCAATAGAAAAAACAACAGACTTTGAATACAAAGGACACAGGCTGGAAATTAATGTTATCTCTATAACAGACTTTTTCAGTTATATTGTTGGAGGCCGGCCGCCTATGTTTATTGAAGCGATTATTGCTTATGATGGAGAACTTGAAATCCTCAAAACTCTCCAGAAGCAAGTAGAGGCTTGGATAAAAAAAAGTGATGGTTTTGCGAACTACCGAGTAATAACTGCTAGACACTTGATTTCCAGTTATGTTACAGAGTTGAAAGCTTTTGAATATAAAATCAAAAAATTCAAAGAAGAAAACTCTGATGTCACTTCTGACATTGCTAAACACCGAGTTAGCATGATGCGGAAGAATCTGCTAATCCTAAGTTTGGTTTGCGGAGGAGAAAATGGATTTTCAACAGCCCAAAGGGATATAATTTTATCCCCTATAAAAGCAAGGACTTTAGTTAAAATGAAATCTGCCCCTAATTCAGAATATAAAGATGATACAAAATTAATTCAACATTTTGAGAACATCCTTAAAAACATGAATAAACGAGTGGATTTGCTTGAAGACAAAGTTTATGAAAATCCTACATCTGAATTTGTGTATCAAAAAGATGTGAACAACATGGCTGAAGAAGTGCTAAAATTTATTCATTCAAGTCCGTTTACATTTTGAACAAATTAAAAATGATAGATATATTTAATCTATCATTTTTTATTTTTGTAACAAAGAGTTATTCTTGTAGCAATCCTTAATTTTGTATTTCCTAAATAGTAAGCAAATTAATTTTCTAATGACCTTTTTCTCTTCAATAGAACATTCATCAATAACCATTCTAACCAAGTTTTGTTTTATCATAGATTGTATTTCAGTTCTTTTGTACCTCTTTTGAAATCTACTAGTTTCTTTTACAACCATCTTTATATCGTTGGCCGGCAAGAAGAACAGGAATTCATTAAAATTCCACAAAGGGTTTTTCTTGGCCTTTCTTATCGTTTTAATTTTCAACTGATTGTTTGCTGCACCTCTTTTCTCGCTCTCAGATACAACAATAATTCCCCAGTATTTCGGAATATAATCTTTTATTTTTGAAGAATATTTCTCTCCAACTACAATATAGTTCTTCTCTAAATATACATCATATTCAGGAATTTGAGTTGACAGTCGCTGTAAGGAATCCTTGTCGCTCTTTATTTCATAGCCTGTAAAGATTTCTCCTACTGTTACTATATCGGCGCGTGCTTTACTTGATGGCAACACAAATTCTTGATAAATTTCTAATTCTTTATCTTTTGATAATTCCCCTAGTAATGCTCGTCGTATTTGTTTATCATCAAGGGCCATAATTCATATTTCTCCTTTTTCACACTTTCAAATAAAATAGAAAGCGACAGATTAATTCATCTGCCGCCTAATTGATTGATTCTAAAACTGAAATAGTACATTTCCTTCAACTTCATCTGCTCTAACAAATGGGTCTTTCCAAAATCGTGAATCGTAACTATTACTACGATTATCACCCTCGACGAAATATGAACCTTTAGGAACTGTTAGGACTCTCTCATCTTTGTTGTGATGAGCTTTTTCATAAGCAGCTTTATCTTCATAAACCTTAACATGTGGGTCAAGTTCAGTTCCACCAGAGATAACCACTATATTACCTTCTGTCGCAACGACCCTCTTCACATATAACGATTTTCTTCCATTTTGGAACAAATCTTTTTTAAAGAAGATGATTTCATCTACCTTTGGTTTTCTGAACCAAAAAGCCATATGATTTCCGACAAAATGAGAGCCTACTTTCATTGTTGGTTGCATTGATGCACTCGGCACTACGGCATGTATCAAAAACAATCCAGATTGAAAAATAACCAAGCTAGCAATAAGAGGGATGGTAATCCAAAGAATTGTATTTCGAGTTTCTTTCTTAATTCTAAACATAAATTTTATTTTACCTTTTCTTAAATTTTAAAATTAGAACACCACTACAGCTTCTTCTTCGTAACACTTATTCCAAGGCTGCTTCTTCATAACATAATCAACGCCCAAGAAACTTGCATAACCAAGTCTTTCATCTGAATCATCTACCAACAAAGGAGAAGATTGAGATAGTTTGATGCTGTCAACAATTTTCTTAAAATCAGAATAATTTTCACACATACGGAAATAACCAATATTACTGTCATAGGCTAATCCATATTCATCAATTAGATATTTGGCGAATTCTGCCTTTTGCTTTGAAGTCTTCTTAGAAATGTTGCTGCTTACAAAAACAACTAAGCTTCCTTGTTTGTGAGCGTTTCTCATAAATACCCTAGCAGGCTCATGTAACTGAGCGCCATTCTGAGCATCATAAACATTGATTTTCTTTAGTTCACTGAATACTTCTTTGTAGTTAATAGCATAACTCTTGTGCTCTTTTTCTTTTATGGCCTTAATTTCTAAGCCAAAAGAATTTTCTACAAATCCCTTAATATCCAAGATGGTGTCATCAATGTCTACAATATAGAACGTTTTCATCTATAAATTTCTCCTTAAATGTTATACTCTTTGAATGTATATATATAAGTGCTATGCCAACGATTAACTATGGCGGAAACGTGCAATATCTGAGGTGTTCCAGATGTTATTCATATCTTCTTCTTTAAAAACGATTTGATAGCCTTTTGATTTCTCTTCAATAAAGTTCAAATAATCTTTAAAGTAAGATTCAAAATTGGAATAGTCAATTTTCCCAAAAACAAAATCATTTTCATTTACTCGTTTAGTAAGTAATCCGCCTTTTGCAAGAACTTGCAAGAAAGAATTGCTGACATGAATAAACAAAGTGTCATAACCTTTAGTTTGACTTTGCTGCTTGTTTTTAGCAATAGATAAGGCGGAGACAATTCCGTCTAGAACAGAAATGAGATAATTAGGATTATCAACATTTGTTCTGTAACGGTAAAACAGTTGTTTTTTCTCGTCTCTCATATCTACTAAGCTTGACCAAAATCCATTTTGACCTTGCATGGAATCAACAAAAATATTGAGAAAATCAGAAGATGAATTTGCCAAAGCCTTTTCAGACTCATAAGCATGGCTCACAACTTCAAATTTGCTCATGTCAATAAATTGAGTGGGAACGAATAAATCATCGTAGGTGATACCTGTTAAATATTTATCGCTGTCAGCCCAATCTACAAGATAATAAATTCCAGTAGCAATCTCTCTAAGAGCATCACCGTTATATAAAATTAAATTTGAAGAAAAATTTTCAATGCCGTAATAAACATTGTCTACATCTTCAAACTCTATTTCACCTGTAAGTTTGGAACGATATTTAACACAAATACCATTTTTGCTTTGAATGATTTTACCTTTTATTGGGATGAGTTCTCCTTTATTGAGCTTACTAGGAATCCCAATAGTAGAGTGTCTCTTTCCCCAAAGCAATTGTTTTCTAATTGAGTTATTCATTGTCAATCATTCAATCCTTTCATTTGTTGATTTAACTATATTATATCATATTCTATGGCAAAAAATAAAGCCCTTTGTTACAAAATAAAACAAAGAGCTGTCTCAACTAAAAACAATTATCAAAAACTACAAAAAATATAAAAAGAAAATAGATTTAAAAGGAAATCTAATTGAAATATATTTAAAAAGAAATTTGATTATTGAATAATATTATTTTAACCCATTTAATAATGAAAGTCAAATAATGGTTATTTAGTATTGACAAAATATAAACAAAAGAATAAAATTGAAATTACTCAAATTAAAAACAAAAAAACAAATAAAGAATAAATGGAAAAAAGGGGATAAAAAGAAACTAATATAAAGAAATATAAAAATGAAAGGAGAGAAGATTGTTGAAAAATAATATTTCAGAAAAAGAAAACAATTTTAATGATAAAAAAGGAACATCAGGAGTGACAAATAATACATTCAGTCACATTAATTCTGATGATATTTTGCGTTTTACAGGAAGCTCTCAGTGGGTTCGTGTAAAATCAGATGATAAAGTTTTAAAAATCCTGAAAAACCAAATAGCCAATCTCAGGCCATCAAATAGAATAATGATTGAAATGGGTTGCCCGGATAAAGAAAGCAGCACATTGAAATCAAGTACAGCAATTGTTCTTTCTATTGATTTGAAGCAAACAGATTGGAGTTTGAGAAATACAGGGTTTGATACATTATCTTTGATTGATTCTTTCTTGTTTGATAAAAAGAATCCAAAGATGCCAAAGCCTAGTTTTGCTATAAAAGCAGTAGAGGAGTGCCAGTTTGTTTATTTATTAGATAAAGAAGTTTGGTTCAACTCAAAGCAAATCATTTGTTATTTCAATAAAGTTAAAGATAATTTATCAAAACTTTTAAAACAATCAATTAAAGAAAAGATTTTTATAGAGAAAAAGAAAAATAAAAGATACAACCCAGTTTTGTTTTCTCTAAATCAACTTAAAGTTGTTGATAGTCATTCATATGTTATAGTTGTAGGCAGCAATGGAAAATACACACCAATCCCGGCCGCATATAAAGTGTATGAGAACAATTTGTTAAAATACTCATTAACATCCCTTAATACTGAGATAAATAAAATAATAAGGCCTCATTTTAAGCCAGCGCAAAATTTAAAATTAAGCTACAAAAATCAAATATCAAGAACAAATTCTTCTATGGACGAAATTAGAAGAGAGTTTTTTGAGAGCCGTAAAAAAGATGAACGATTCAAAGAATTATATTCATCTGTCCAACAGGCAGAAAATCCAGATGTTCGAGAATTTAGATGGATTAAATTTGAAGACATTATCAAATATTTATCTGAAAACAAAACTGAATTACCAATAAAAGACATATTTGAATCCTACTTCATGTTGGGTTATGATTGGCTTCAAAGATTTCACAAAATAACAGAGATTGATTTAATAGAAAAATCTTTGTTGCTGCAAAAGAAATACTTTAATGACAGGGTTGATACTTTATCAGCTTCATCAATGTCCAAAGCCTTAGAGCGAGTAAAACAATCTCATCAAAGAAATTATCACAAAAGAGACAATGCTTTTTATAGAGAAAAACTTCAATTATCAGGATGTCAATTAAATAACTATTTGATGTACTCTGAGGGAGACATTAACTACCAACGATTCCTTGGTAATAGAAAGATAAATAAAGAACAAAAGATACTTCAGGTTGGACTATTAAAGCAGCAAGGTTTCTCCATGAGACAAATAGCCACAAAAACAAGAATTTCTCTAGGTTCAGTCTCAAACTATTTAAAGAAATACCAAGAAATCAAAAGAATATTCCTCGGAAAGTTAAAAAAGAAGAAACAAGAATATACAATGTTTTTAGAGCAAGTAGCATCTAAATGTTTTTTGTTGAACCGTAATTCCAGAAAAAGTAAGTTATCACAGAAAGATTATCAGGAGTTCAAAGAATTTAGTGAATTCTTCTTTTCTGTAATATTAGAAACTTAGTTTGCTATTTTTCTCAGGAGTGATTTTGTTTGCATTTTTATTTCATTACAACAATATAGATTAGGAAAACAAGTGTAGGAGATTTATTTTAAATAAAATTAAATAGAAAAATAAGTTTTTAAAATTATGTATTGAAAACTGCTTTTTGCGTGCCTTTATTTATTTTCTTGATTGTATTGTTTTTCTTGTGTTCAAATTATTTCTCAATATGTAGATTCAAAAATAAGACCTAAACTTCAAAAAGGGCATTGGCTGAGTTTTGCCTGCTGGATTGATTATGGTATACTATAATTGAAAAAGTAAAATAAACTAGATTGGATTATTAATTTTTATGAAAGAAAAGATGAAAACTTTTTTAACTGTTTTGATTTATTCTGTTAAGTATGGTGTGCTGCTCTTTCTATTTTGTTTGATGATTTACGTTGGTTTTATGTTTTTGGAAAAGCCTAATCAAACTAAATATGTTATTACGAATGATGAACAAGTGGAGTATTTTTTAAAAAATAGCTTCAAAAGAAATGACATAAAAGTTTTAGAAGTGAACTATAAGAAAACAAAAGAGGATAAAGATGAAGAAATCAAATATCTTTACAATCCTATTGTTGAATCTGGGCAAAAGGCTTCTGCCATTAGTAGTTTTTCTAAGATGGAGTTATCTGTTCCAACCTATCTAAAAAACAAAAACAATGCTTTGTATCAGGCGGAAATTCCTAGAGAACTAACTGCTGAGGAAGAAGCCTATAATCATTCTTTGGATTTATACGAAGCAAAGCAAGAGGAACAAGCTAAAAATGCAGGAGAGATACTAGCAGACAAAAAGGTTGGCTCTACTTTTTTTGAAACTGAGAATGAGGGATTGTTTAAAGAATTAAAAACTATGGTAGAAAAATCATCACGCGCCGTCTATATCTCGAATAACAAAGAATATATCTTTGAAAAAGGTGCGCTTGACACAGAATTGAAAATAACATCAATTACAGATGTTTCAAATGTGAACAAGAAAGTTGATGACACTTCCTCTTTAATTGAACAGAAAAAGATTAAAGCTAAGAAAAAGAAAATACCAAATGAATTTCAGGAAAGTCCAGAACTGGATAAAGATTTTAAAATCTATTACGGCTTACCTTACAGGAAGATGATTTTGGAATCCATTCAAAAGGAATTTTATAAAAATGACTTCTCTTTTGTTGGGAAGAAAAATGAAGAACTGGAATCTCTGGATATTCTTTTAAAGGATTTTAATAAAAATCTGAATAAAAAACATAAGAAACTCTTATTCCTTGGTTCTCCTAAAAGTGCTCCTATCTTTGAGGGTATTTCTGGTTTGAAAATTTATTCTCTTATGGATTCTAAAACCGGCGAAGAAAATAATACCAACCTGAATAATCTGATAAAATTTGCCAAAGAAGAAAAAATTAAAAAATTCTTGATTGATGAAACAACCTCGGATTTTGTGAAAGATGAAATTAAATCTACTTTAGGTGATGATGTTGAATTTTATTCTTTAGATACAAATTCCGTCGTATTTGATAAAGATAACTTTAAAAAAGTATTTCTCCATAATTTACAAATGATAAAAAAATCTCTTTTCTAATCAATTTGTAGTGATAAATTATATCAAATATGATATAATAGAATATATAAATTGATTAAAGAATAAATAAATGAAAGGAGAAATACTGCTATGACAAAAGGTAAGTATTTTAGAGAGCCAGATAAGTTTTTTGCAGAACCTAAACCTTATGGTCTTGGTTTTACTGGAAGTGTCCTTGAAAATGTGAAGCCATTTCAAGAAGATGAAATTCCAAAAGAACAAGAAAGTTATTTTGGCGAAACTTATGTTGGAAATGAGTTTGAAGAAGAAGTTGCTGCACGAAAGGCAGAAGAAGCTTATGAAGAAGAAAACCAAGCTGAAGAGGCTGGAGATAATTTCTTGGGTAAGGTCTTGTTGTATGGTGCGGTAACTGAGCAATTAGATGATTGGCTACGATAAAAGACAGTTTTATGTAAAATAGAACTGTCTTTGTTTTTGTGTTATAATAAGATTTGTAAATTATTTACAAAAATATATTTTAAAAAAGAAAGGATGACCTCTGATAGCTAGAGAGGTCATATTGGTGACAATTATGTCAATTCTAACTAATGTTTTTATCGGAACTGTCCAAGTTCTTGAGGAAAAACCATCAAATAACGATTATAACAAATCGTTTAATGCAGTAATTGCGGGGCCGACTCCGCAAGATGTTACTAAATCTGTTCGGTTCAACAATTTTGTTGGTTTGACAATTAATGCTCGAACTGCTGAGTTTCATGGATTTGTTTCAGGCGGTTTTTATGAAATCGTTGCTCGCATGAGTGTGGATAAAGGTCAAGACGGCAAACAATATCTGAACTTGAATGTTGTTTCAATCGTCCACAATTCAGTGATGACAATGGGCAACGAAAATGGTGCAGATATTGGGGTTGTTTTCCCAGTAAACAAAGTTATTCTTTCAGGATATACTTCATACACAAAATCAGGAACAACTTCAAATGGCAACAATTATGAGTCGTTCTTGATTAATACCGGCGGTCTTTATGTCTCAAACAAAGTTGAAAAAGCTGTAACTGCACGCGCAGGAGTAAATGTGACCAACTGGAATCCTAAAGGTTTCCAAGATAACCAATATGTTCAGGTCACAGGTTCTATTTCTCGCAATGGCCAAGGTTATTGGTCAGTGACGGCGGACACAGTAATTCCTCTGCATCAAGTAGAATATTACAATCCGCAACAGCAACAACAAACGCCTCCGCCTCAACAATCAGCACCAGCTCCGCAGCAAATGCCTCAACAACAACAGTATGGACAAGCTCCTCAAAATCCTAACTTCAATCAGTCTCAGCAGACTCAACCTTCTGGTCAACCTTATGGTCAGGCAGCTCAGGCTATGCAAGGAAATGGATATAATCAAGGGCAGGGAACTATGCCACCGCAAAATGGTTATGGACAGTCACAAGCGCCTGTTCAAAATCCTCAATATGGGCAAGCTCCTACTCCACAAACACCTAATTTTTCTAGTCCAGCACCAGAAAATACAGGATTTGCAGGAGACAACAATCCTAATGTTTCAACACTAGGAAGTACGGGTGCATTTAATCCATCAGAAAGTCCGTTTTCTGGAGGAAACCCGTTGGATATTTCCGACGACGACCTGCCATTCTAAGATAAATACTTAACTTAGTATGAGCTTGGTTTAGTTTAAGATTTAAAAGTTTACTTGATAATAAATTCAAGTAAACTTTTTTATTTTTTCTTTTTTAGTTTAAGTAAAAATGTGATATAATGTATTAAGAAAAAATAAATTAATTCAAAAATTGAAATACGCAAAAGGAGTAACCATGAAGAAAAAGGTAACATTAGTTGCTTTGGTTTTGGTTGTGCTTTCTATTGTGGGAGTATTTTTCTACATCCGAAGTCAAACCAAAGAACCCAATGCTAAAAGTTATGGAACTATTAATAAAAGTGTTCCATCAGAAACAACAAAAGAATCTCATATTGAAGATTTAGAAAAAGGCATAACAGAGGCATCATCTACACCAAAGGAGGATGAAAACATGATTGCAAAAACAAAAGTTGGAGACCTGAAAATCAAGGTTGAACAAACACAAATCCTAGATGTTATTCCACGTCAAAATGGCGAATACAGTAATGGAAATAAATTCTTTGTTGTAACATCTAAGATGAAACTGAGTGATGAAATTCCATCTTTAGATGTTTTGAAATGGGTGCTGGAAGTAGATGGGCAAGAAATTGAAGCTTCTAAAGAAGCAACAGTTTCAGCAAACCAATTCCCTCTAATTAATATCCCTAAAAACTTTGAGTTCAGTTATAGTGTTGCTTTTGAGTCAAAAGAAGATGTCTTTACAAATGCTCAAAGCATTAAATTAAAGGTCTTCTCTAGTGATGGAAGCAAAACTCAAACAATGGAGTTGAAGTAATATATTAATTTAGGACAACAAATATGTTACAAAATTGTAAAGTTAAAATAAGGAGAAATGTTTGAAACTCCTTATTTTTTTAGTTATAATTTGAAGAGGAATGATTAAAGTCATTCTTTTTTATTAAATTTGAAAGAGGTAAATTTTTTAATGAATTTAAAATCGAAAATCTTTAAAGCTGGTATGGTGACGGCTCTACTTAGTGGTTCTGTTCTTGGCCCTGCAAGTCAGATTGTTCATGCAACAGAAACTTCAAAAGCAAGCACATCATCTTCTACTGTTGAAAAGAAGTCAGATAAGAAAGGGAAAGAGACTGTAGCGTCTTCATCATTTTCTTCTGCTTCTACTATTTCTTCAAGTTCATCATCTGCATCTGTTGATAAATCAAAAATTGATAAGACGGATGTAAAGGCAAGTGTTTCTTCTAGTGCTGAAAAAGAAAAGACTGTTACAGATGAATTAGAAAAAATTGTTTCTAAGGAAGATGTGAAAGAAGCTGAAGCTCTTCATGAAACTGCAAAAGTTGACTTGCCAGACAGCAAGGAAACAGCTAAAGAAGCTGATGAACTTAAGGCTGTACTGGAAGAAGTGGATAGCCACAAGGAAGAAATTCAAAAAGTAGAGAGCGAAGCCAATGTCCTTCAAGAAACTAAAGCTAAAAAAGATTTAGAAGTTAAAAGTATTGAAGAAAAAGAAAAAAGCTCTAAAACAGCTATTGAAGATTTGAAAAAGCAAATTGAGGCGAAGAAAAAAGAAATCGCTGAGAAAAAAGCAGCAGAGGAAGGACAAGTTTCTAATCCTCAAACAACGCCTCAATCACAAAATATTGCTGTTCCAATTACAGTTGATGGAAATACCATCCAAACATCAGGAAAGCTTTTTGAGCCAAATTATAATGATGCAGGTTCATATCCAGTAGGTCAATGTACTTGGGGAGCAAAAGTATTAGCTCCTTGGGCAGGACATTATTGGGGAAATGGTGGTCAATGGACAGCTAGTGCAGCAGCAGCAGGTTTCAAAACCGGAACTGTTCCTAAAGTTGGAGCAATTGCTTGTTGGACTGATGGTGGATATGGACACGTTGCTGTTGTGACAGACGTGCAATCTGTGAACTCTATCCAAGTACTTGAATCTAACTACTTGGGCAACCAAACAATTGGTAACTACCGTGGATGGTTTGACCCTACAGTTGCACAAGGCACGGTATCATATATTTACCCACCGGGTTCATAATCTGATACAAATTAATTAAACTGATAATAAAACATGTCTTTTAGGAGGCACATATGAACAAAATGTCTCGAACAACAAAATCACCCAAAGGTGCTGTTATCAAAAAGGATGACTTAGACTTTTTCACTAAAAAGAAAAACTTCAAAGGTGACACAATATTAGAAATTGTGGCCGCTAGTGAAGAAGAGCTAGGCCAATTAGAAGAACGCCTTGATGACTTTACACAATTTTTGGATGTTGAAAGAATTTTTAGAGGAACGATTCGTGATGGCAAAGAATATATTGCCAGATACAAGGTTAATGGTGAAACTGATTTAAGTGAATTATTCAACTTTGGACATGAGGACTTCATTGATATTGAAAATTCTGTAGGTGCTAAAAAATTGTAAAATTTGAAACTAATTTTAGTTTTTATTCTTTTAAATACATACAAAAAAATACACAAAACACTTGTCTTTCTATACTTGATGAAAGATAGGTGTTTTTGTTTGTTTCAGATTGTAGAAACTCTTAAAATATGGTACAATAGATGGTGTATAAACCAAAGAGATTAATTTTGAAAGGGTACAAAATGAATATTAAAAAAATTCTATCAATTATTGGTATGTTAGGTGGTGCAGGTTTGATGACTGCTCCAGTTGTAATGGGTCAAGAAATCTATTCAACAAAAATGAGTACAAAGAAAATTGCAGGCCAAAATTTTGTTATGAAAAAATATCAAGTTAAGGCTGCTAAAGACACTCATCTTTATGAAGATACAAATACAGAATCCAACAAACTTTATGATTTGAATGAGGGAACTGAATTTGAAATCCTTGGATATTCTTCTGAATATGCTGTTGTGGACTATAATGGTGGAGAGGCTTTTGTTCCTCTGGCCGATATTGACTTGTCTGGAACTGGCATCAAGGTTGATATCAAATCCACTGATGGCAAAAAGAAGAAAACCCCAGTGTTCTCAGACCAAACAGTAACATCATTCAAAGAATTGAATATTGACTTGGGAAAAATTGACTTATCTGATGAATCTTTGTATGATGGTGGAACTCTAAAAACATATAAAGATGCAGCAATTGCTTATGGCCGAGCCGTTAAATCAAATGGTGAAAATCAAGAAAGTCTCAAAGCAGAATTTGAAAATGCAAAAGATGGATTATTACTTAAAAATGGCAAAAAAGCTATTGAGAAAAAGGCAGAAGAAAAATCAAGCAAGAAGACAAGCTCTAGTTCTTCTTCAAAAGAAAACAAACAATCTTCTTCTACACCACCATCTAGTTCACAATCAGCTCCATCCACAAGTCCTGCACCAAGTGTTTCATCATCAGACAAATTCCAATTCCCGTCTGTTCCGCAAGGCCTGACTATCAAAGATGGTAAAACACTAGCAGCCGTTGCTATTGAAGCTACAGCTAAAATGAGCCTAGAGGGCAAGGATTCTCCTAACCAAACAATTGGTAAGGGAGTTGCTACTATCCCAGAGGGGGCTAACTTACAAGTAACTGCTATTTCTACAGATGGTGTAGCAGAGGTCTCTTATGAGGGCCAAACAGTTTATGTTTTAACTAGTGGTTTAAGTTAAAATTTAAAAATAATGGAAACCGAAAGAAAGAAGATGAAATCCTTATGACAAAACTTCCTGTAAAGCGAAAAATGTTGATGGATGAATACCAAAAAGCAGCAATTGAAGCCCCTATTGGAATTACTCAGATAGGGGCAATTGCTGGTGCTGGGAAGACATCTTGTCTAACAAATAGAATCGCTAATATGGTTGACCACGGTGTTGACCCATCAAAAATTTGCATGGTGACATTTACACGAAAAGCCGCAAGAGAAATGTTGGAGCGTGTAACAAAAGTGCTTGCTGTACCAGAGGGGCAAGAATTGCCAGTCAAAAACGGAACATTCCATAGTCTAGCATACAGGCTGATGCGAGAATACTATTCTCGGAGAGGCTTCAAGTTCTCAATGCTTGATGAAAAGTCAGAAACATCATTATTTGAGCTTGAAGTGTTTGTGGCTTTAAAAAACAAGTGCCAGAATGAAAATCCTGATATGCCTGAAAAAGAAGTGATTAAAACTGTTAAGAGACAAATGACAGATACACCAATTAAGTATCTGATTAAAATTATGTCTCAGGCGGCATCATTCACGCGCAATCCTCTAAACTTAGAGGCCGATTTTCCTGCAACTATTAGTGAATGGAATACAAAAAATCCAAACAAATATGTAGAACCGGAAATGGCCTTAGCCTTTATGGTTGCCTTTTTACGATTGAAGCGCCGTAGAAACCTTTATAACTTTGATGACATCCTACTCTATTTCTATGAAAAATTGGTGACAGATAAAGACTTTTTGAACTATGTTCATAGAAATATTGAACATCTCCTTGTAGATGAATTTCAAGATGTAAACTATCTGCAATACCTGATTGTAAAATTGATGACGCAAAAATCATTGTTTGCAATTGGTGACAAGGCTCAGGCCATCTATGGTTTCCGTGGTTCTAATTCTAGTTTTATTGAAAATTTTGCAACTTATTTTGATGATTTAGGGTTAGGTGTACTTGAATTAACTCTAAAGAAAAATTACCGCTCACAAGGAAATATCTTGAAAAATGCTGAAACACTGATTCATGGTAATTTTGAAGATGTTGAATTAATTCCTACTTTACAAGATGGAATTTTAAAACATGGAAGATTTGATAGCCGAAATGCAGAAGCTGAATATATCATGTCTAGAATTAAGCAAAATTATGAAGCAGGTCTTCCTTATAATTCTCAGGCAGTCCTTATTCGAGGTAAACGCTCACTAGCTGCTCTGGAAATGGCTGCTCGGAAATTTAACATTCCATTGTCTGTGGCCGTAGGCGGAGCAAAATCATTCTTTGATTTGAAAGTTATCCGTGAGCCTTTAGCGTTTTTAAAAATCATTCAATATCCTGATGAGCCATATAACTACATTGATGTTTTGAGGTTGTTCCCCGGTGTTGGTGAGAAGAAACTAAAAGATGTCTATACATTCTTAAAAAACAATGATTGTAATTTAGAACTATTGATGTTGGCCACAAAAGATAAATCTTTGGCCGGAGCTATTCAAGCTCTCGTTTATATGTTAGATTCTATTCCTGACTTGCCTGTAGTTCGTGATGAAGACACAGAAAAAGTACAGGAAGAAAAAGAAGAGCAACAAAAACGTTATGTCTTTGATGTTTTAGATGTTTTCCTATCCGGATTCTATGAAGAGTCTTTGGCAAAACGCTTCACAAATAAGCTGGGGGTGTTAGATAATGATGCCTACGATTCAGCAATTAGTTCATTGGAAGACTTCAAGAGCATTGTCAATAACGCAGCTTCTTTAGAAGACTTTTTGGCAGATGTTCAATTGAATGATGATATTGATTCTGATGATGGGGATGCTGTTTTGCTTGCAACTATGCACGCTTCAAAAGGGTTGGAGTGGGATGTTGTATTCCTGCCCGGATGGACAGAGGGGTTATACCCAACAAAATCAAGTATGACACCTAAAGAAGAAAAGCAAGAGCGAAATCTTGGGTATGTTGCTATCACGCGCGGTAAAAAAGAAGTTTATGTAACTTATGCGCCAGTCAATGAGGGTGGTTTCTCTAGGCCATCAAGATTCTTTGATGAAGCCAAATTATATGAAACGCCTAACATGTTGAAAGAGAAAAAGAAAGGTGATACATGATATTAAATCCTTTTACTGGACAAGAAGTACAAGAAGAAACAATTGTAATGAAGTCTATTTTATGGCCTGATGTTAAAGAATTGTTCTACGAATATTTCTTTGGTGACAAACAAAAGGCTTTAAAGGAAATGAAAGAAGCAGCAGGAAGCCAAGGGATGAGAAAGGAAAGTTTCTTTTCTCTTGGCCTTGTTTTTAAAGAAATATATAATTCCCCGGATTCCATCTATGTTTCTTTTAAAACTGAAGATGAAGCTGTAATCTTTTTAAACAATGTTTACACTCTTCATCTGGGAATTCAGCAAATAAGGTAGAAAGTAGGTGACAGTATTGGATGATTTGAAAGATTTTTTTGCTAACAGTTGGAAAAAGAGAAAGAAAAGATGGAAAAACAGTAGTGCCTCCATTAGAAAAATAATTCAATACTTTATGTCTGGATGGATGTATAGGATTTTTCTTCTCCTTGCTCTTGTTTCCTTTATTGTAGGTGGTATATCTATTACATTGTTAGCATCTACTAGAAGCTCTATCAAAGGCTTGCAAGATTCGGTTTTAGAGACAGCTAGAAGCCAGAATTACAAAGATGAAAAACTAGAAGTGACAGAAACAGGGAAAACAAAAAGAACCTATGAATTAACTTATGATAGTTCATATAATCCAATTGTTAGTCATGATGGGAAATCGTATCTTTTGAAAAACTCAAAATCCTATGAGATTGATTCTAGTAACAATGAGCTGAAAGAAGTTCCTAAAACTCCATACTTAGATGCTTCTTATGTATTTTTGTCTTTAATAAATAAAGATTTAGGGCAAGATTTCACATCAGGAACATACAATGTACTAGAAAGTTTGAATAAAACTGATTTCAAAGTTCAAAATGTAACATACGGAGCAAATGAAGCGCCATCTTATTATGTTTCTGGAACGGTGAATAAAGGAGATGCTTTTTTCTTCAAGAAGAAACTGTATGAATTTGTGGATGCAACCATTCCTAGTGATATAAAAGAATTTAAAGTTGAGTTAGTTATCAATAAAAGATTAGCTATTATCAACGAAATTAAAATAACTGGATTAGAAAAGGAAGGATATACTTTGTATTTGAAGTATGTTAGGTAATGTAAAATATGGCAAAACAAAACCAAGAATTTCATGGATATGATAAATTTGATACATCATTCCTGAAAAGGCCAAGAAATTACAATGAATTTGAAGAATTAGGACTTACAGATGATGATGTTGTGCCATCTGTTCAGGACAGTGAAGACTTCTTGCTTCGTTGGGAACATATGGGCTATGATAAATTAACGCCTGCCCAACGCCGAAAGAGACTGTTCTTATATCTGTTTTTGGCCTGTGTTCGGGTTCTGAATGAGTGCGAAGTAAAATGGCTGATTGAGCGGTATCATAGATTCAAAGATTTTGGTACAAAAGAAGACCCAGACCCACGGTCTATCTCGGCGTTGCAACGTCTGGCAGAGCATAATTTACGTTTATGTATGTCAGAAGCTATCAAATGCTCTTTGGAATATAAGGAGTTGAGTGATGTATTTGGTAATGCTTATGAGGGGTTGAACACAGGATTACGCAGGTTTGACCCAAACAATGAAAAAGGAGCAAAGCTATCCACTTATGTTACATGGTGGATTAGGCAATCAGTTTACAGAAAGACTTCAGAGCAACAAAGAAATATTGTCATTCCTAATCATCTTAGAAGTGATTTTAACAATCTTCGAAAAGCATTGTCAGAATTAACTAATGGTACTGAGGATGATGTAAATAGAAGTTATGAAGAATTGGCTGAATATGTAAACACTCACATTAAACCTGGCGGAAAAATGGATGCCAAGAAAGTAAAAGTTCTTTATCCTCATGTTCTTCATCAAAGTTCTTTAACATGGTCTTCTGGTTTTTATAAGAGCGGTGATGATGTTGAAGACAATATGTATTTGGTTGAAGCTAGTATGGAATCTGGAGACTCTATAGATGATACATTAACTTCTGAAAACCAAGAAAAGTTTTTAAAAGAAAGTATGGAGTCATTATCGGCTAGAGAGCGTGATGTCATTGACTTGTATTATGGGCTGACTTCTGGAAAGAAGATGTCACCTAAAGAAATTTCAGCATTTCAAGGAACACCAGAAAGAATCGTACAAAGTTTGATAGCTTCAGCAACAGAAAACATGCTGAAATATGCAATTGAAAACAATATTGACTATGAAGATATTGTTTGATATACTGATAAAAAAGTGAAAACTTTCTAAGTGTTTGTAAAAAAGTAATTGTAAAAAAGGAAAAGGCTGTAATAAGCCTTTTTGATTTGTTTAGCAGCTTTTGATATAATAAAACTAATTAATAGAAATAAAACAAAAGAAAGAAATGTGCATAGATGAAAAAATATATAATTGGAATTATATCTCTTGTTTCTATTGTTATTATTGGTTTATTTTCGTGGTTTTTTATCAGCAAAAACAATAACAATAACAAGTATGGCAAGATAGATACAGTCGCTAAAACAGAAGAAAAAGCAGCAAAAAAAGGAGCTTTTTCCGAGATAAGTTTAGGTAATGGCACTGTTTATGATGTCGTGAGAATCAATGGCAATAACAACAGTATTGACATGAAAGATTATCTATATCAATGGGAGAAAGAAGACCGAAACAAGGTAGAGCATGGGATTACTTTTATTCGTCGCAATATTCCCAGTACAGAAATTTCAGCGCTTATCCCAGAAAAGGCAGAAACCATTTATGACCCATCAAATGCTGGATGGCATTACTATAAATCCGGAAGTGTCCTAGTTGGTGTCACAGTAAAAGATTCAACAGACAAATCAATTGGTTTGATTCAATCAGAGATGAAAGATGCTATCAGTGCCTTTGGTGTTCATCTTAAAGGTGTTTGGTATACTGTGCATGATTATCAGTCATCTCCTTTTATGTTGAAAGATTTTGATAAATCAGCAACAGTTTATGTTTCTAAAGGCTCTAATGGAAAAGATTATATCCAATTGCCTGATGGAAATATCTTAGATAACACAAGTGAAGCTAAGAAACAATTGAGATATTTAGAAATTCCGGACTTGCAATTAGCTGATAGTGGTCAACCTGTAGAATTTGAATCAAATCCTTTCGTTCAGTTCAATTATTCTATTGTAGGTAATAAGATTGTTTTAGTTGCTGTCTTTTCTCCAGCAGGAGAAAGTGATAAAGCTGCTGCAATCAGTCAAACTATCTCAAAAAATATCGGCAATTCTAGTGAGAAGTTCGCTACAGGTCAATTAATTGCATCAAACTACGTGAGTGTTGGTCAATTATCTTTTCCGACAATAAAAAATGCAGAAATATCTAGTAAAACTATGAAAACAAAGGATAATGAAGAAGTTGTAAGCTTTGCGCAATTCAAAGATGTTCAGGGAGTTGGTGATTTGTCTGGTAAGAAGGAATTTTTAAGTCCTATTACAAATGTCCTGATGAGGCCTGATGCAAAAGAAACAAACTTTGATGCAGGAAATCTCTCTTTGAAGCAATTGGCTGAAAAAAAGATTGGAGATTGGCAAGTCTCCGTATCACAATTTGATTATATAACCAGCGACCCATACTCTAAAGACAATAAGTGGCTGATTGATGGTAATGGAAGTTCTGGTGTACTAACTACTTTCTATAATGCAGAAAAGAAAGAATTAATTGTCATGGCTGTAAGGGGAACAAACCTTAAATCATCTTATAAAATTAATGATTACATTACTTCTTATACAAAATAAAAGAACTCTATATTTTAGAGTTCTTTTTCTTTCTAACTAATTTTATAAGTTAGGAAATTCATCTACAAAATCTGGAGTTCCGTTGAAGCTTTGATTTTGTTGGAATTGTGGTTGTTGAGATTGTGGATTAAAATTTGGATTTTGTGGTTGACCACCTTGGAAAGTTGTTGTAGTGCTGCCGTTTGCAGGAATATTCCAAGGTTGATTTTGCGTTGGGATTGGATTCACAGGCGGCTGAGATTGATTGTTGTTAAATGGTACTTGATTTGGTGCGGCGTTTGGAATGTTACCATAAGGTTGTTGTGGATAACCTTGTTGGATTTGTTGTGGTGCTTCTGTTGTTGTTTGTTCTTCAGAGCCCAAATCAGGTAATTCGTTAGGAGAGAAAGCCCAGATACCTCGTTCCATCTCTATACGAAGATAATTTTTAATAGCTTCAGATAAGTAGATGGCCATAGCTTTCAATTCAGAAAAAGGCATAATGTAAGATGCAGACTTCTTATTCTGATTGGTTGGTGAAATACCGCCAGTAGAAGTTTTCTTCCCATCCTGTAAAGAAGCAACAAACATGACGTTGCCAACATTTTTTGCCATGCTAACACTCAGAGTTCGAGATATGAGTCTTCCGTTTTTATCATTGCCTCCACCAATGTGGATTTGTTTCCCAAAGAAATTCTTTCCACTTGCTTGTGCATTATTTTGCATAGCTTGGATTTCTTGCACAAATCGTCCACTTAAAATATCATGACACATAGCCAGAATTTCATCAAATGTTAGGAAGCAAGTAATAACAACATTTTTGGATGAATTATTCGTGTCATAGTTGGTTAGTTGAAATGCAACTTTGTTAATATTGAAAGCATAAGTCATGATTTCAAAAAAAGATTTATTGCCAGAAAAACGAAGTAATTTATACTTCTTTTCTGCAACTTCTTGGGAGCTATTTTGGTTGTAATTAGTCATTAATTTTTCCTTTCATATTTGTTAATTACATCCTTAATTATATCATAAAAGACTAGAAAATTCAATGCTTCAAAGCGTTCTTGAAATATGATTGTAATAGTCAAAAAGAGAGAAAAATGTTATAATGAATAAGTAATAAATAACAAAATATAAAAGGAGTAATTCTCATGAATTTTACAAGCTGGTTAAAAAATACATTTCCTTTATTTTTTCGACGGCATAAAAAGAAAAGGATTCAACGGCCAATGCCAGAAGAAGACCAATTGGCTTTAAGTTTTGAAGATGACACTATTCAGGAAACAGAAACTCCAGAACTAGAAAATCCATTCACTCTAGGATATACAGAAAATGATGACAGTTACACTAAGTTTTCTGGTAAAGTCAACAATGAAGAAAGTCTTTCTGTCAAAACCCCAGTTCAAAAAGCAGAAGAAGAGTTGGATGAACTTCAAGGCCAATTAGAACAATTAATTGAGCAAGAGGAAAATACTTTTATTCATGCAGTAGATGAAGAATCAAATATTATCATTCATGGAAATGATATTATTTACACACCTGACAAAGAAAACCTTTCTAATGTCATTGCATCTAATGATGGTTCTATTGTGTTCTCTGGGGTAGACCGAGCTGGACAAATCACAACTGTCATTAAACACAAGAATGGCAAATTCAGTCACTATTCAAATCTTGAAGTTTTGACAGCTCAATTAGGAGAAGATGTGGAGCGAGGGGAGGTTCTAGGAACAACAAGGTATGCCCCTATTTGTTTCTATATTGGAAGTCATTTATGGTTACATGATATAAATACAGCCCAAATGATGTCACATGGTCAGTAAATAATACTGGCCTCTTCTTTTTATTTCTTCTATTTTATGTTAGAATAGAGGGTGAATGAAAAGATATATTTGTTATTGAAAGGAGAGAATAATGTCAATAGATATTTTTGACGAAAATGAAGATAACAGCTTGGCTGAATTAGACCTTGGTGAACTTCAAAAAGCAATGGCTTCTATTGGCCATCCATCAGGTAAGCAAGAGCGGCCCAAGCCAACAATCAATAGGCGGCGAGCGCCCGTAGTTCCAACAGAACAAAACATTAAAGCTTATAAAGAAGAACAGAAAAAGAAACAACCTCAGTTTAGTCCGGAATTTGAAGCTATGCAAGAAATGACTAGGAAAAGTAGAGAATTATCCTTATCAGTTCCTGTTGTAGGGGGCAATGCTAGACGTTCTAGACAAAGAAGAACATCTGATATAGAGAAAGAAAAATTACCTCAATCTCTTGTTTCAGAAATTGGTGATTTACCTGTAGAAATTGAAAACAATCCTAAAAGCACTCCTGCTTATATAGGAGCAGCGCCGGTTGTGGTTTCGTTTCAATCAGAGGATGAGCCTGATGAAGTTTCAAATGCTGTAGAATTAAGTAAGAAAGAAAAAATGGCCAATAGAACACTACAAGAGCGGCTATTGGATGAAAATGATGAAGAATTGTTTGATGCGAACAATAAAAATTCTAGTTCAAATTCTTCTACTAAAACCAAACGTAGAAGAGGCCAGATTATTGAGTCTGAGGACGTTCCTGTAAATGTAGGCCGAATAGAAAACACTCGCAAAGATGTGTATGAGCGAGAAGAAAACAATCCATTTGCTGGGCCATTGCCTAATGACATCAATCTCTATACCATTCAGGATTATGTTTCTAAGTATAGAATGATTGGCTTGGGTATTTTCTTAGGATGCTTGTTGTTGGCTATCCTATTGGTTGCTATTTTTGGAATTCAATTATTTTAGAGAGGAAATGTATATACATGGTATTAAAAGGTAATAAACATAAAACAAGAACAAAAAAACGAGTTTTTGTTTCAAAGAAAAAATTGATTGAGGCGATTATGGCCTTGAATTATTACTGTATGGATTTGAATAGCTCCTTAAAAAATGGAGATTTGACATCTAAAGAAAAACAAAGTATTCGTAAGAATATTAATGCGAATTACGCAATCAAACATTACGCCATTGACCAAATGTATCGTGATGGCATTTTGTTCTTTGAGTGCTTTAGTGTTCAAGTAAATGAGCCTAAGAATCAACGTTATCTCTTTTCTCAATTCACGACCAAAGATGGTTCTTTTGTAGTGAAAAAACCTGCTAAGGTGGATGATTTGATTGCTATGCAAGCGTCCTTTAAAGTGGAGCACAAAGAAACCAGTGATTTTACAAAGGATTATATTCCTGACCTTGAATTGAATGATGCAAGAAATATCCTTGCAGGCTATATTCAAAAAGATATTCGTTTGATTTTTGGACACAAGAATGAGGAAGCTAAAGCTTTCAATGCTTTTAACTGCGAGCCTTTGAGAGATGAAAATGGAAATCTCACCCCTGAGTTCCCAGAAGTTCAAGCAGAACTAAAAAAATACAATGAAAAATCAGAACAAAAGACAGATGAAAAGAAGTCTGTATTTGATGCTTTAAATAAAGCGCAAAAAGGAAAGAATGTCATCAAAAAAGTTAAATTTAAAAAGCGGAGGTAAGATTCCATGACTGAATCAATAGCTCCACAAAATCCAGAATGGGTTGTTTTAGCAGAAAAGGCAGACCAAGGTAAAGATTATGCAATGGCCTTTAAAAATCACAAGAGATATAAAGATTCAAAAGGTTATTTTTGGATTTGTCAAGACCCTGACCTTTTAAATGGTGATGAGGTTGTTGTAATAGCTTTGCAGGGTCATGTTTTGGCATTAAAAAATCCTGAGGAATATAATCCTAATTGGGGAATGTTTCCAAAAGAAGAAAAATTCTTTCGACTTGATACTATGCCAATCATGCCTCAAAAGTTTGAGCTGACTATTGCTGATGGAAAGTACATGTTGGTTCAAAACGCCAAACGCTTTTTAACAAAAGCTAAAACAGTCATTATTGCTACTGACCCTGACCGAGCAGGTGAGCACATTGCTGTGGCACTACTTAGATTCTTGAATGTGGATATGACGAATACTAAGCGTCTATGGATTAATTCGTTAGAAAAAGGGCCTGTTCGTAAAGGGTTTCAAAACTTAAGAGATGCTTCTGAAACATATCCATATTATTTGGAAGACTTTACTCGTAGTGTTGCTGACTGGATGATAGGGATGAACCTAACTTGCCTTTATTCTCAATTGTGTTGGGATAATGGAGTAAGGACATCTGGTGCTTTAGCGATTGGGCGTGTTCTTATCCCTACCATGATGTTGGTATGGCAAAGAGAACTGGAAATTGCAAACTTTAAGCCTGAGCCATATTACATAGATACTCTTCTTTGTAAAACAGATAAAGGTGAAGAATTTGTAGCCCAAAGGTCTGGGGAATTCAAAGATAAAAGTGCTATCCCTATTATTTCTAAGTTGAGAGGCAATGTCACTGACATCAAAACTGAAAGAGAGTCCACAATACCTGAAAAGCTGATGGATTTGCAAGGTCTTAAAGATAGAGCAACAGCCGAATTAGGATATAAACCGGACGACACTCAAGACGCAGCAGAAAAACTGTATCAGAAGCATTATCTAACTTATCCTCGTACTTCTATTAACGTAATTACAGAAAATGAATTTAATTATTTGTTAGACTATCATTCTAAATACAAAGCGTTTTTCCCAGATGCTAATTTAGTTCGCACCATGCCTAAGAAAACATGGGTAGATGCTTCAAAAGCAAAAGAACACTTGGCCATTGTGCCAACACGGACTATCCCAGATTTGTCTTCTCTTCCAGAAAAGGAGAAGAATGTCTATCTTCTTGCTGTTAAAAGCGTTCTTGCTATGTTTGAGGATGATTATTACTATGACAAAACTACAATTGAAGTAGAAAATGATTACACTGTTTCTGGTTCTGTAGACGTAGACTTGGGGTGGAAAAAATTCTATAAAAAGAGCAAAAATACAGTGTTGTCTTTACCATCTGTAAAAGTGGGTGAAGAGTTAAATATTAAGCAAGAAATTGCGGAATATATGACAAAACCACCTAAACCTTATACCGCTTCAACATTGGAAAAAGCTATGGAAAATGTTCACAAACTGATAGATGATAAAGCAACTAAGAAAATTCTTAAAGATGCTAAGGGGCTAGGAACTCCAGCAACACGTTCAGCTATTGTTAAGAAAGTTATTAATCATCACAAACTTTTAGAAGAAATCCCAGTTAAAGGCAAGAAAAAACTTCCGATACTTCAAACGACTGCAAAAGGAAAAATGTTGGCAGAACTCATTTCTAAGACAAACAAAGTTTTAGGAGAGCCAAAAATGACAGCCGAGTGGGAAGATGCTTTGAGCCGTATCTCTAAGTTGACTTTAAGTCCAAAGGCTTTCTTGGACGAAATCAATAAATTAGTTTGGTATGCTTTCCAAACGCTGCCTACTGAATTGCCAAAAGTTCTAAAAACTATTGATACTTCCGCCTTAGGCCCAACAGGGGAAAGTGCTCCAGTTGTAATAGGTAAATGTCCTATTTGTGGAACAGGTAATATTTTGGATAGTTCACATCCTAAATTTAATGCTTATACTTGTTCAGAAGAAACCTGTGAACTTAGAACAAAGTCTTTATTCAAAGGCACTTTGAGCAAATGGGGTCACAAAGAGATTAATCCAAAAGAAGCTTTTAAGCTTATCAAAGGCAAAAAAATTCCATGTAAACTAACCTTTAAATCTAAAAAATATGATATGCTGATTTTTAGAGAAGCTGCAACAGGATATATCAAATGGGAATTTGCCAACCCAAAGAAAAAATAGAATAATATGAGGTGATTGTAATTGTCAGAAGAATTGAAGAATGAATTAATGGAGCAAAATGAACATCAATTATCCACGGATGTCAAAGCTCCGGAAAAAGAAAAAAATGAAATTTCTATATCAACTAGGACATTCCTTGACACTTTGGAAGAAGAGACAAGAAGTGAAGTCTTAGAAGTTGGTGAATATAAAGGCTTGAAAAAAGATGAAGCCTATGAACTCAAAATCACGCGCGCCCCTGAGAGTAATCTTCTTAATGAGGTGGACAAAGATGGCCGTGTAAATATCATCAACAGGGAAGTCAATCAACTTGTTTTAAGTCAAGAGCCTGACCAAGTTCGTGATGTACCTTTTAGAGATTTTCCTTTAGGTGTAAAGGAACTTCTTTTCAATCGGTTTAAGATTTTGGTATTGTATCTTTATCTTCCAGTTGGTGTTATGTGGTCTCTTAGGATGGCCGGACATTCCATTTGGATTGTACCATTCGTTATTACTATTTTTGTAGCTCTTGCTTCTTTGGCCACTTATTCGGTCTTTAAAAACAAGGATTACATCGAACTTAAAGGAATCGTCCAAAGTGTTCAAAAAAGTAATGTTGTTTTTGATTTTTTCTTAGGTAGAACTCAAAAATATATTGTTTCTGTAGTAACACCTGACAAAAAATTCTTTTCCTTTATTTATCCTAAAAGGTTAAGTAATAAAATAGCTCCTGACCTGAAACCCGGCACGGCAATTACTGTGTTTACCCATAAAACAGCTAAAATGGTTGCGTCAGAAGCAGGGGGTAGACTGGAATACCTTTATACTTTTGAAATAGGTGAAACCAGTGCAGCTCTTCATGATGAATTTGGAGAGGGTGTAACAGCTAAAGAATTCGCAGAAAGATAGATATATATAAATCTATCTTTTTTCTTTTATAATAATCTTTGTAAAACTATTATTTTTACAATAAAATTATTTTTAATAAAAAAGAAAGGGGGTATTCACATGGAGATGAATACCAAACAACAGAAGAAAAAAATTCTTCTATCAAAAAATATAAAACTGGGAAAAGTCTATGACTTTGTCCGAGCGGCCGGCCCAGAAGTGTACGAAAAGAAAGGTTTCGGCCTAATTCGTTATCGTCACAATGGGAAAACTGTTTTGGCAACGTTCCGTGAAGATGGAACTGTTCTGAAAGAATACCCAACAAAGCTTTATGAGCTTGCAGTTGGTTCGAAGTATTCTTTGGATGAGTTACATAAAGGACATGTGGCAAAACAAAAAACATCCAAAGAGAAAACTTTCAAAAATCTTGGAAATAAAAAACCAGAAAAAGCAGATAATGTAAAATTAAAAACATTTTCTGAATTGAATGATATGCAGCAGCAGTTGTACATCAAAAACTGGTATGCCAAGAATAGCCGAAAATTAAATTCCCTGATGGACAAAAAGGTGGCTCGGTTGAACAAAAAGGGCAAACAAATTGTTTTGACAAAGTTTATCTTGAACAAAAAGGATTTACCTTTTGAAGAAGATTCTTGGCAAGGTATTGCTAAGGCCATTTGTGAGAACTCATCTTTCACAAAATTTGATGTCAAAAAATTTGGTATTCGATTTTTTGTAGATTGATTTAAAGTTTAAGTTTTATATATAATGATAGGAGAAAAAATAATGAATAAAATGAAAATGAATTTGAAGAGCTTTTTAAAGTCTCTTGACGCAAGTGTTGATAATAAGGATGTAGCAAGTCTACTTCCTAATTTGGCAACAATTGTTAATGACCCTGAATATTTGCCTCACGTTGCAACAGCAGAAACCATGTTGACAGAATGTGACTTCAATAATATTTTGGAGGCATTAAACAAAGGTTTTGATTTAACAAAAGAAAAAATTCAAGAGTTAATGGTGCAGTCAGAAAATCGGATTTTTCCGATTTTTATGAACTCTGTTACTTATGGGTATGCTTTAGCATATAATCTGAAAAATGATGAAGCTAATGGAATGACTCGTGAAATGTACAAAGAAAAATATGATTTTTCTAAAAGAAAAAGAACGAATACAGCAATTCAATTAGAGTTGTTGTTGTTGGTAGAAATGATGTTGTCAGACCGAATCGCAACATTTGAGACAGAAGATAGTGACATTGTTTACACTTCTAATATCAAAATGTCTGTTGATGTTGATAAAGGTTCAGCAATGCCAAACAATGCTAGTAAAGGCACAATTATTGTAAGCTCTAGTAATCAAGTTGGTTTCTTTGGAAAAGATGAGGAGAACACTTTGGTCTCCAAGATTTTATTCTTGTATGCTTTTTTGAATGATTTCTACTATGGAAATCCAAATGATGTGTATAAAGAAGCTTTTAATGAATATTACAACAACGTAGATTCAATTTATAGCTACAATAAACTACATGGTGATATTAGTGGTTTTGTAAATGATTTGAAAGCTATTGCAAGACTGTATCAAGCTGGTAAGAAAATTGGCGTAGATACGTTGCATACATTTTTGCAACGCCTACAAATTATTGCTGAGTTGCTTGATGGATTTTCACATCAAGACATCAATTTGGAATATGACTTTGTTGATTCGCCAGAGCTTAACATTGATATTTTACAAGAGATGGCTGAAAAATTCCCAGAAAAACGGGAAATTTTCACAGGTAAAAAGAGCTTTGAAAAAGGAAAGTTCTCTGAGATGGAATATCTACGAGAAAATCTTAAAATTGATGACCAAAAAGACTTGGTTGTTGAAGAAAAACTTAGAAATGCAACACTGCCTGACTTTGTAAAACAACTCGCGAATAGAATTTCCAAGTCCTATCAAATGGGATTTGAAGTTCCATATCGTCAAATTCAATTGACTGGCGACGCCGGTGCGGGGAAGTCATTTGGCGTAATGATTTTGTCTTACATCTTAGGTTTGCCTTACTTTGCAGAAGTTGGTTCTTCTGACAAATTGTCAGATAGTGACTGGTTTGGACGTTTGCAGCCTCGAACAAAAGAGGCTGCAGATGCAGACAAATCTAGTGATGCACAAGTTGTTGATTTACAACAATTGTATGTTGATAACGGTTTGTTTGTTACAGAAGCTGATATTGATATTGTTCCTGAAGAGGTCTATTTTGAAATCTTTGGAAACGAAGTTGATAGCAGTATTGATGTTACAAGCCAACAATTCAAGAATTACTTGGTTCGAGAATTGAAAGCCAAACAGTATGAAATTGAAAACAAGCAAAAAAATCTCTTTGCTTATAACGAAGATTTCGTAATGGTGCTAACACAACTTGGACAGGCTGCACTACATGGCGGTGTCATTGATATTCAAGAAATTGATATGGCGCGTGATGTGGCGCAAGTTTCTGGATTGTATGAATTCCTCAATGAAGGAACATTTGTATTGCCAGATGGCCGCAAGTTGCAACGTCACAAAAACTGTATTGTTGTATTTACAAACAATGCGTCAGGGCCTAGCTGCTCACCATTGCCAGAAGCTTTCTTGTCACGGATTCAGTTAAAAATGAATTTTGATAAGAAAGATGAAAAGTCCATCTCTCAAAAATTGGTAAATAAATTCCAAATTCCAGAGAGTGTAGCTAACAAGATTGGCAAAGGTATTGTATTCCTTAGTGATATGTATGATGAATATTCTGTCACAGATGGAACAATAGGTTCTCGTGAAGCAGAAGCGTGGGCTATGGAATACCTAATTTCTCCTAAAGAGGGTCTTTTTAAAAATGCTAAATATAGTGTTCTTGAAAAATTCTCACAAGATGGAGAGTTGCGAGAAAAGGCTGAGGAAAACCTGATGGCCTTTCTGGAAAGCGACTAATCAATTTTAAAACCTAAATTCGATTCATTAATTAATTAAAAGAACCTAAATATTTATTTTAGGTTCTTTTTTTGTATTCCCTTGATATGATAGAGTTCTGTTATAATAGTTTATGTATTTCATTTTACAAAAAAATATTTAAAAAGGAGAAGAAAAATGAAAAGAACAATAAAAAGCATAATAAAAGGGATTCTACTCAAGGCTCACCCTTTTATCCGGGTAGCTTTGTTCCGGTACAACATCCGAAGAAAAGTGACGTTAAAAGTTATTTCAGATAAAAGTGTAGTGGCCTATACTGACCACAACTCTATCACAATTTCGGATGAAAATGTTTTCTTTCAAAATGAGGATTTGTCATTAATTGATAAATATCATGTTACTAATGGTCTGTTGGCACATGAAACAGCTCATATCTTGTACACAACTCCACGTCTAAAACTGGACTTGGTGAAATCTATGCAAGATAAAAGTTTGTTTGCTAAATTTCCAGATTTTTTCCCAAAAACATGGGAAGCACTGCAAACTGTAGATGGGTTTGATGGTTTGTCTAAAGGCAGCAAAGAAAATCTTTGCTACAATGTTGCATCAGAAGCTCTTAGTGTTCAAAATATAACTGAAGATAGTTATATCGAAAAAGCTTGGATTGTTGATTTTGAAAACAAATTAACTACAAGTTTGAAACGATTAAGAGAAATTCATTCTTCTGAAACAACATTTGCAGAACTAAATTCTTATTGTCTGTCAGCAGATGAATCAAAAGCTCGTCTAGCCCTCATGAACGCCGTAACAAGCGCTATGCTCATTTTCGGAAAGTATGGGGTTTATGACAAGCCTGCAAAAGGAGAAACTTGGGAATTTTGGAACATCTTTGAAAGCATCAAAGCTCAGTATGTGGATGCTTTTACAGAAAACAAATCTCTAGAGCGCTCACTCAAAGCTTTTGCTGTTGCTGATGAACTTTTCCAGAAGTTTGCTGACATATTCGTTATTGGGCAACAAGAAAGTTTAGAATTAGAAGGTGTTGCCACATTGGTCAAAAACGTATTAGAAAACTCTGATACAACTTCTCTTTCTAAAACAGCAGTTCATGTCATTGCTGACCTTAGTGAGCAACTAAAAGATGATGAGAATCATCTTGGACGAAGTGGGAATCTGGACTCGGAACAAATCAGGCAAGAGCTACTTGCAGAAGATGATAAAAAAACTGGAAAATCTGATGCTGGCATCCCCGGTAGTGACGCTGGAGAGGGAGCTGATGAAGAAGATATTCTCACTCTTGAAAAGCTAAGTAAGGAACTTAAAGATTTTCAAGAAATAGGTGAAGATACTTTTGACGAACTTCGAGAACAGAAAGAAAAACTGGAACAACAAAAAATTGTAGACCCAGTAAACCATTTATCTTTGCTGCAAGGAATCCATGAAGATGTAAAATTGATAGTCTCTGAACAGAAGAAAAATATTGGTTTCTCCTTGAATGATTTCTTAGACCTAGAAGAAAATAAAGGTTTCAAAGAAACCTATAAAAAACTAGAAAGAGAAATCAAAAAGTTGATTGAGAAAACTAATTCCCCTATTGAAAAAAGGGGAAGTTATTCTGGCTCACGACTTGATAGAACTGGTTTTATCCGAAAGGATAAAAGGTATTACAATAGAGTTGTAAGACCTAAAAAACGTCCAAGTGTTTGTTTTTCTATCTCAATAGATGCTTCTGGCTCTACTCATGGAGAAATCATGGCAACACAAAGACTGGGAGTTTTGTTGCTATCTATGGTTTGTGATAAACTTGACATCCCATTCACAGTAAAACTTCACAGAACGAACTACTACCATGACTCGGATTATGTGTCTGAGGTAAAACTAGATGTAGTTCATTCTTTCAATGATAAAAAAGTGGATTATGAAAAAATCCTATCAATTGAAAGTGGTGGAGCTAATAGAGATGGTTTAGCATTTGCCTATCATCTAAAAGAGCTTGAAAGTAGAAAAGAAGAACACAAAGTCTTCTTTATCTGGTCTGATGGCGAGCCGGCAGATACTGGTTACATGGGAAGTGAAGCTGTAAAAGATATTCAAAATATCATTGCAGCTCACCCGAAAGTTGATACAGTAGCTTTTGGTATTGGTCAGTCAGCACCTCAATTGCAAAAGATTTACAATAATCAGTTTTACAATTGTCAAAACCTTGATGATTTGTCTAAACATATCATTGAAATCGTTAAGAAGATTTTCAACATCTTCTAACGAAAAAAATAAAAAGCATGATTATAAAAATTCATGCTTTTTTTGTTTGTTTATTTTTACTTTTTCTTGGCCGTTTGATTTTACCAATATTTTTCCTAAACCCAATAGCTTTTTCTTTGAATTTAACATTAGACTGCTCTTCTTTATCTAAAAGATAATCTCCGAGTTCTCTATATTCGTCAATAATAAATTGTTTATCAATATTATTATCAACAATCTGAGCTGGGAGCATAGGAATAATGCTTTTTCTGATGTAATTATCACACTTCTCATATAGTGATGGAAGAATACCCCATGTTCTACCATCTTCAAACATTGTCTTAGATAACTTCATAAATGTTCGAAGTTTTGGATATAGTTTTATGTCTTTAATCACTTCTTTATAAATGTTCTGAGAATAATGATTATCTTCTAAACCAGTATAATCAATAACATCAAGATAATTCTCATCAGAGATTAATTTAATTTGGCAAAGCCACTGAATCAATACATAACGAACAGGAATTTCAATATGATTAATTCCTTTATAGACAATAACTCTTTTGCTTGCCAAATCAACAATAGCTGAGTAATCAAAATTTTCTTGGTCTCCAAAAAGAACACCATCAAAATCACCAAAGACTTCTCGGCAAGAACAGTTTTCTACAGAAAGGTTTAAATGATTATTTTCTAACAGTTTTTCTAGTCTTTTTTTAGCTGCATCTTCTGAAATATAGAGATGTGCCTGACTATAATTATTGGTTAAAAAATGTCTGTTTTCTTGTCCTTTTTTATCCTTTTTGCTCCATCCGCCTTGGTAGTAAAACTCTTTGTTATCAATGTTTACAACAACAATGTACCGACGGAATCTTTTATCTAATTTGTGTTGAAAAAAGATATTATTGGCTTTAAAGTCTTTTGAGGCCACTGTGTTCTTTTGCATCATCTGTCCTTTCTTTTATTTTTGATTAGATTTATTTTATTATAACATATTTTTTATGTTTTGTATCTTTTATTTTTAGTGATATAATCTATTTATAAAATAAATTACACAAACAAAAAACGAGGTAGAAATATGAAAGCTAGGAAAAAGCCTATTGAGGTTTTAGCGTTTCGATATAGAAATGTAATTGTTGAAGAATTTTTAAAAATGCTGAACAAAAACCCAAATGAACCAGCAAGACTAGATGAAAAGACGGGAATCATTTACATCAAGAAAGACCGTGGTGAAATAGAAATAAAACATGGCGATTGGGTCATTGAAGAGCTGAATACAGATGGATGTTTCTGGGGAATTCAACACGAAATATTTGTAAAAACTTATATTCGAGTTTCCACTTATCTTTATAAAAAGAGAGTTTATGAAATTGAATGTGAAGAGTTCAAAGACCTAGAAGATAAAAACATCATCAAAATTCTAGACTTTCTAGGTTACAAATCTAATACTCCACTTGAAATTCTTCAAAGAGATGAATTAGTCAAAGAAGTTAAAGAAAACGGCTCAATTCCTATCAATGGCCTTGAAGGCGTTCTCCAACTTTATCCAAAAGAAATTTTGATAAAAGGAATTGAGGGGGAATTTTATCCTGTTAAGAAGGAAAACTTCCTAAAGGTTTATGATATTATTGAATAAAGTCCAAAAGAAAAAGAAGAGAATTATATCTCTTCTTTTTTGTTTGATTTGTTTTAATAAGGCAATTCATCTGCTGGAATATCACCATTAGGATATTTCTCCAATAATTGCTTCATTTTTGCATCTATTTCAGAAATACTTCCACCAACACTTCCATTCTGATTGACTTCTATTTTCTTTGAAGATTCTGATTGTTCTGGGTCTACAAAATAGGTTTTAGAAGAGACTTCTAATCCATTTTCCCTAGTGCGATTGATAGTTTCTTGTGATTTTTTAGGAATATCCCCAAAAAGAATCCCATCATTAGGTTCAAGAATACCACCAATTGTCCAGTGAACAAATTGAACACCAAAGTTTTCTTTGATAGTTCTATCTATAGATTCCGCAAATCGCTTTTGAATTTCCATAGGAACTCGATTGATAGTGTCTCCCTCTACTAGAAAAGCAGGAAAGGCTTTGCTGACTTCAGGGTGAGCAGCATAAAAATCAATGAAGTTCAAGTCTTGAATATTCACACGCGCATGTTTGCCATCTTCATCACTGTAAACTTTCAACTCTAAAGATGTTTTAGCTTTCAATGTATTCCCTACATAATTGTTAATAATCTTTTGAATATTTTCTTCTGAGAATTTTTCTTTAGAAGTAATAGTTGTTAGATTACCACTGTTATCCAGAGTATAAAAAGTTAGTTCTTTTTCTTGAAGCTCTAGGTCATCTTTACCTTTACTTTTATTTATTTCACCATATTCAGGATTTACTTGTTTAAACCATTTATAACCATAAAAACCAGTAACAGTTAAAAACAAAATAGCTCCTAATACAGCGAAGAACCTTTTGTTCAAAAAGGCTCTTTTATTTTGATTTTTATTAATCATAGCTGTATTTCCTTATTTAGGCGCGTGCTCTGGATTTCTTTGGTTTTGCACCCTTACCTTTGGATTTATTTCGCTTAACACGTTTGTAACCAAAGATGTTCATGCTTTTTCCTGTTTTTTTCAAGTGATGCAGCAACAAGAACAATGAGATAGCCAAAAGAGGCAATCCAATTAAATAAGCAAAAATATTTGCAATAGTCATCAAGTCCATTTTATTTTATCATTATGATGTTCCTCTACTTTGCCTAATGAAGAAAAAATAAAAACATCATAATAACTCCTTTTATTTATTATTTTTGGCAAAGTTTTACTATGTTTAATCATATCATTTTTTTTATTTTTTTCAAATTTTGCTAGATTTTTGTTTTTTCTCATATTTTTTGTTTTATAATATCTTTTGTAAATTCTTTTTAAAAAAATAGATAGGTGTTAATAAAAAGTTACTCAGTGTGAGTTGCGGATGATTAACAACCGAAAATTTTTCATAAAAGGCATTTAAAGTTGTGCCCACACGCTCTTCCCCTTATTTTTAAGGAAAGAGGCAATTTCTTCAACATTTGTTGCAATTACTGACAGGTAATTGAAAAGAAATCTTATTTTTGTGGAATTATGGAAAATTTGGGAATATGTATAAAATTCAGACCTATTGCTGGTCAAGAGTTTCGCCCTTTTCATCCTTATCTAAATCCAATTCGTATAAAGGTCTTGGTGCGGTAAGATATGAAATAATAGACGCTCTTCCAGCTTAGGTTGGGGTTTGGTGTATATGTGAACAAATGGAACATAAGAAAACATTAATATGGTGAGGCATAGCAAATGCGCTATGCAGAATGAATGATAGGTAGGAGAGTCACCAGAGGTGTCCACTATTTATCAGGAGTTTTGATAAATGAAGAATAATCAACTGTTAATTTCCTGCAACACGAAGTAGTCCGTTCATTTTTATATTATGGTTTTGTCAGATTAATATAAATTGTAAAGAGTGCCATTGCGCTTTTTGGAGCTTACATTAGTCTGGATATTTCGTGCTCTGCTCACCTGAAGTGGAACAATTAACAGTCAAGAATATTTTAGAAACATAGTGCAGAAGTAGTTTGCAACAATGGTTAGAAAGAACATGATTTCCTCGGTGAAGAGAGGTAGAACATATAGCAGTCCGAATACAAAGATGTTTGTATTTGAGGCAGAAGCTGTTCGTAAATCGATTGTTCTGAAGCAATGTCGTAGTGTCTGGTAGACACCTTGTTGGAATAATAAGGGCCTCAATTTGTAAGAAGAGGTAAGGGTCAGAATCCCTTTGCTATCGCGGAGAATGGGGTGTGTAAGCCTTCCAAGGTATGCCTTGGTTGTTGCCACGCAACCAGAGTCTCACTGCCCACCGCCATCTTAGGACTTTATTGCAAAGTTTAAATCTCCCAGTTTTAATCAGACTGACTGGTGATACACTTTAATGTGTATGTAAAAGGATGAGAACCTAAGAAATGAAGATGACATGACTGGATGGAATGTAGATTTATTCTACATAACCATCACCCAAAAGCCTATGAGAATAGCTGAGTAGGGTTTGCAAATGTGCTGTTACAATGCTTATTTAATGATTCAGAACTGAATCTTGGATATGGGGGTAGCAGATGAGCTTATTTCAAAAGAATAAGCAGCTAGATAATATAAAACCAACCGTAGGGGTAGAGGTATGACCACGGCGGAACAGAGCTGGATTTAAGACTAAAGGTGTTGAGAGCTTGCACTCTCAAGGAAAGTCGAAAGAATCCGTATTATCTAGGATAAAATAAAAAACAAAACTTGCTTTTCAGGGGCAAGTTTTTTATATTTCATAATTTATTTTTCTTTTATAATAGTTTTTGTAAAAAACATTTTTACAATATTATTTTTATTACAAAAGGAGACCTAAATTATGGTTACAACTACAAAAGAATTTAAACAAGACCTATTGTTTAATATTGCAAAGGCAATCTTAGGATTGAACACACCCAGTGTATGTCTTCCGACAACTAATGATTTAGTTGTGCAAGCAGATGCTGAAAAAGTTTTCTTGATGAATGGAAAGTATTATCTTATCCTGTTCAGAAAAGAAGAATTGTTATCTGCCATTGAAAACAAACTTCAAAGTGGTTTAGATGTGTTCTTAGCTGAGTTTGACTCATCTATGGAACAACTTTACTATGATTTTTACAATCTAGTTATCAAAACTCTAAAGGAAAGACTTGAAGAAGTTGAAGCAGCTTATGTTGGAAGAATTGAAATGTTGAGAAATCTTTTCATAGAGACAGAAAAGCAACTAGAGTCTTCAATTGAAGAAAAAGAAGCTGAAGCTTTCAAAGAAAATTCTAAAGAAGTTATTGATTTCTTGTTGGATTGTTTCCTATCGGAAGATTCCATTTCTTTAAAAAATCTTCAAAAGTTATCCTTACCATACAATAAGTGGATGACAATCTTGGCTAGTCGTTTGGCTAAAAAACTGTCATATTGGATGTTGGTGCTTTCCTTGAATGAGAAAATCTTAAAAGACGGCGGAGTTGTTCGATTCTCCGTATCAACGAATGGAGATTACCAAGAATTGTCTCTTTTGGATGGAAATCCATTAAATGACATTTTAGAGTTGTACAATATTTGGAAAGCTAAAATCAGACTATTCGTTGATTATCCAGATGTAGATTATCCATTTGAATCTCAAACAATTCTTTATCCTGACGACCTTTTATACAATAGGTCTAAAGTGATTGGAGCTTTGGAAGGACTGCCTGAGTGACAAACACTAAATAAAATAAAAGCTTGATAGATTATCAGGCTTTTTATTTTTATATATAATATTAGTTGTAAAAGAATTTTACAATATTATTTACAAAAAAGGAGGTCATTTTAAAATGACTAAAAATGAAAAACTAAATTTTATTATTCCTGATGCTGCACCACTCTGCTTTTCACGCTACCGGAAATTCCTTGAATTTCTAGAAGAACGAGAAAAGCAGATGAGTTGGAAAGAGGTCAACCTTGATGAAGCTCGTTTGGTAGTATTTAACAAACTGCCAATGATGCTGACTGAGAAAGATTTTGAATTGTTCTCATTTGGTACAAGCCAACAACGGATTGAAGAAATAGGCTCAAGCTATGGTTTGACAATCCGAATTGGAGATACACTCTACATTGTAAATGAGAATGCTTTTGACAGTCTTCTCAAGCGTTATGGAGCTGATTCACCTCTGATGAAGGCTCTGATTTTAGGGAAAGACAAAAATTCCCAAAATCCAGACAATGTATTCATTGATTGCATTTCTGAGGAAACAACGAATTATATTGTTGACATCCTCAATGATAATCACAGGTTCTTGACACCAGATGTGTCACAAGCCCTATTTATGAATGGGGAATTTGTGACATTCAATAGTCAAAACTACCGTAAAATTAGTCAAGTAGAGGTGTTCCGCCGGACTATGGAACACTTCCGAGACCTAGAAATTACGGAGTTAGGTGGTTTTGAATATAGTGTAAACTACACTTCTGGAAGTTTCATGTTGTTTGGTTTGTCTGACAAATTGAATGAGCAATATGATTTTACCAACAAAATCAACGCTATGATTTCTGTTCAAACATCTGACACAGCAAAATCGGCTGTGACGATTCAGCCAAAGTATTCTGTCCAACTTGGGCATAAAACTTATGTTTTTCCTCTGGGTCATCCCATGCGGCTTGACCACCGTGGTGAAAACGCGATTGAAGACTACGAACTCTTGATGAACAATGTCTACAGTCGTTATTCAACCTCAATGGAAGACATTGAGTATGCTCAGAAGACTCAAATCCGTAAACGGGATTTGATTGCAGAGCGTGTTCTGAATAACATGGATAATCTTCTAACGAAAAAAGAACGCTCAAATATTGAAATGCAAGTTGAAATTTCCCTTATGGGAGATAATTCTTACATGACAATCTTTGATTTGATGGTTCTTATTCGGGATTCTATTGAATCCACTTCGGCTGTCAAAGATGTTCGTGTTGATGATACGTTGTATCGTCTGTTGATTAACAGTCATTCGCGCGTGTTCTAAGAGATAGGTTTTACCTATCTTTTTTTATTTTATTTATAATAAATGATGTAAATAAATATTTTATAAGATATTATTTAAAAACAAGGAGGAAAATAAATGATTGAATCATTTGCAGCTATGTCTAGTCGTCTAGATGCGCTTATCTTCAAAGAAACTTTTGAAGAAAAGCTGCAAAAACTTTTTGAAAAAGATTCTTCACTGGAAGAATATGTTAATCTCGTAAAAGAGATGTATGATATGCCGGGATTTCGTGATTTGAAACCTATTCCAGCATATGATATGTCAGGATTGCGAGAAAAAGATGAAGAGCAATGGAACAATATTCGTAAACATGGTGCTTATGGAGACATTCCTTATGTGGTTGGCGGCTCTAAAGTAGCTTCTATTTTAGGACTATCACCCTTTAGCTCACCTTTACTTGAAAAAGCGATATTCCAAAAAGCGAATATCAAGAAACCACAGGCCAAAAATGATGCTATTTTAAAAAGAGGACATTATGCAGAAGATTTTGTTGCAAAACAAATCAATGATATAGCCGGTTTCGAAAATGTAGAGGTATTGGATGACCAAACCATGTACGAGCATCCAGTGTTTGAGTTCATGAATGGGAATATTGACCGATTTCTTCGTTTTGAAGATGGACGAAAAGGTATTGCTGAAATCAAAACTCTGAGCACTTTTAATACGGATGCTAAAGAGGATTGGGAAAATGGGATTATTCCCATTCAATACCAACTGCAAGGCGTATGGTATATGAGTATCATGAACCTAAACACAGTTGATTTCTTTTGTGCATGGGGATTAGAACACTCTGATTTAGCTCATGTTCACATGGAAAGAAATATTGATATTGAAATACAGGCAATAGGAGCTGTGCTGCACTTCTTAGAAGTTGTAGTAAAAAAAGATGCTGAACCAGATTTGAATAGAGCTTCTGGGAAAGTTGTTTTGCAAGACCTCTACCAATTAACTGGTGACAACTTTGAAAAAGGTGTTTATACAGAAATTCAAGATGCAGGCCTCATGAACATGGTTTTGAACTTGAATATGTATAAAGAACAATTGAAAGACTTTGAAAAAGAGGTGAAATCTCAGAAAGAAACAATTGTTCAAGAAATTGAAAAATTGAATTCTGAAATTGCCTTATATATTCAAGATGTACTTGTAGAGGAAGCTAAGACACTTGCAGAAGAAGAAGGAACTACTCTTGGTGATGACTACAATCTACGCTCAGGTGGCATTATTCTTTCGGACGGCTCTTGTACAACGACTGTTTACTACAAGTCTAAGAAACAGTCAAGGTTTTCGCAAAAACGAGCAAAAGAGGAAGCTGAAAAACTAGGTCTTTTAGATGAGTTTGAAAAAATTTATCAATTAGGTCTGGCTGAATCAACTTCAAAAACAGTAAGCTCTTCCAAGATTAAAATGTTGGGAGATTCGCTTATCTAGCCAAAATCAAAGACAACAAATTATGTTGTCTTTTTTTATTTTTTCAGATTGAAAATAAAAGTGAAACTAAAAATATGTTTCAGAAATGTTTTATAATATGACTTGTAAATATTTATTTTACAATTAATTATTATTTTTACAAAAAGAAAAGGAGAAAACATAATGATGCAACAAAAGGAAGGCAACAATAAAGGCCAATCCATTGTGTTTGAAGTTCTTTCTGTAATCTTCCCAAAGTTTAGAACAACTTTTGGAGCTGGAGATAAGAAAGATTATTCAGTAGTCCGTGCAAAACTGTATCAGTCATCCGTAACACTTCCGGATGGGAAACAATTGCACCACGGAGATACAATTGATGTGACCGGATATGGCCTTCCTCGCAAGAAGAGCCGAATCCGAGTTATTGGCACACCAGTCAAAAACAAGTACAACCAATGGCAGTTCAAAGCAGATTTGGTGAGACTTGATGTTGACTTGGAAGAAATCATAGATGTTAAACGATTTCTAGTTGAAAATGTTAGAGGTGTATCAGAGAAGACAGCTTTAGCAATTCTATCTGAATTTGGGGATAAGACAATGGATGTCCTGAGAAACAGCCCTAACGAGTTATATCGTATTAAGGGAATGAGCGGAAAACGCATTGAAGTCATTAAAGACGCAATCGCAAACGCAACAGCCAGTGAGGGATGTGCACCACTTCTGCTCAAAATTGGTATTCCAATGTATGCCATCACTAAAATCAATAGTGCTTTTGGTGTTGATAACGCTAAAGACATACTTTTGACAAAGCCATATAAAACTTACGAGATTCCCGGAATTTCATTTGAGATGGCTCATGCTATTGCTGTAGGTTTAAATGTACCAAATCAAAAAGAACCAATGTATGCTTATGGTATTGAGTTCTTATTGAAAAAAATGGAAACAAATGGCTCTAGCTATTATCCATTACAGCGTTTAGTTAGAAGTATTATGTCTATTCTGCACACACCAGAAAACCCATTTGACATGGAGCAATTCAAAAAATCTTTGCGCATTGTTGAGCAAAAAGGAATTGTTCGTATTAACTGGGAAAAAGGTTTGGTAGGTTTAAACGCATTGATTGAAAAAGAACGTTTCATTTATGAAACGTATATGTCAATGTTACCCTACAGAACTCAAAGCAATTATAGTGAGTTGGTTAATATCGTTTCAAGAGGAAATAGAATTAATCTGCACTATAAACAGGCAGAAGCTATTGAAATTCTTTTAAATCATAAATATGGCATTTTAACAGGCGGCCCCGGAACAGGGAAAACCACTGTATTAAAATGTTTCATTGAGTGTTTTGAAAGAAAAAATGGCGGAGCTAAAGTTCTGTGTCTTGCACCTACAGGCCGCGCAGCATCTCGAATGAGCGAATCAACAGGCCGTCCAGCTTTTACAGTTCATAAAAAACTTGGACTAAAGCCGGATGACATTGATTTGCCAGAGGGAACAGAACTAAAGTTTGATTTAGTAGTGGTAGATGAAAGCTCAATGTTAGATATTAACATTGCTTATTCATTACTAAAAGCACTCAGTCCTCAAACAAAACTAGTTCTGGTAGGAGATGAAGAACAGCTTCCATCAGTAGGAGCAGGTTCTGTCTTGGCTGACTTGATTTATTCTGGATTTGTTGGTGTTGCTAGATTGACTAAGACATTCCGTCAAGGAGCTGATTCATCAATCATTGCCAATGCTAACCTTATCAAGGATGGACAATCCAACTTGATAACTATGGCAGAAGACTTCTCTCAAATCCCGACAACTTACGATAAGGCTGGGTTGAATAAAATCGTTGACACTTATGTTGATGCTTGTCAAATTTATGGTAGTAACAATGTGGTTGCTCTTTTGCCTAAGAGGGCTAAAAAGCAAAATGCTGATGATTTCATTATCTGTGTAGAAACTGTAAATCCAGTTGTACAAGAAAGGATTAATCCAGCTAGAGAGGGTGAATACTCACGTTCTAATCGAGTTTATACCTTTAGAAAAGGTGATAGGGTCATGCAGATGTCTAATACAGACACGGTGGCCAATGGTGATGTAGGTATCATTGTTGAAATGAACAAAGAACCACGAACCAACCTCATCTATGCTAAAGTTGACTTTGGTTATGAGGGTGCAGAAGCTGTTTATTATGCTACAGATGAAGATTTCTCAAATCTTACTTTGGCATATGCTACTACAATTCACAAGTCTCAGGGTTCTGAATATGCTTGTGTATTGACACCTCTTTATGAGTGTGATGGCATTATGCTTCAACGCAATCTTCTCTACACTGCCGTAACACGCGCCAAAAAGAAAATGATTCTTCTTGGTGAACGTACTGCTGTTGATATTGCTGTATCTAACACAGATGCCTTCAAGCGTGATACATTCTTGGAAGACTTGTTCCAAAATGCTCGTAAAAAAGGTAAATTTAAAACGATTGCGCCTTTCCGAGATAAACAACCTAGAGGCCATGTTGCTTAAATTCAATTAAAACAAAACACTCTTTTTTATAGAGTGTTTTTTGTTTTTATTTATTTTTGATATGATATAATAGATGATGTAAGTAAATAAATAAAAATAAAACAGGAGAATCTAATATATTATGAGTTTCAAGCACGTCGTAAAATCAGTGATGCCAAGAACCTCTATGGTTGAGCATTATGTAAAAGATAAGATTTTAGAAACTGCCAAAGCAGGACTAACAAGCACAATCATTATTATTAACCATAATGAAGAATATAAGCTAAATGATGTTTTATGTGAGTTGGAGAAAGATGGTTTTTCATATAATTATTTCTCCCCAAGTGATAATGAGTTAAATATTGAATTGTTGGGGGTTATCATTTATTTGCCAAAAGATATTTTGTAATATAAAATTTAAAGTTGTTTATTTTCTATTTTTATCATTTTAGAACAAAGCAGCTTTTTCTTTTTATAATATTTTTTGTAACTAAGTTTATTTTATAATTAATTTATTTTAAAAAAGAAAAAGGAGAGAAAAAATGAATATTAAAAAAGTGCTAGAAGATAATGGTCTAACAACCAAGGACTTGTGGGCAAGAACTTTTCAAATATTGGAATTACCAATGAAAAAAGTTTCAGTAACATGCCCAATTCCCGGATGTGAGAAAAAGTCTGAGGGATTTCAGATTGCAAGAAATGGGAAACTATATCTAGATTTTCCAAATGATAGATTCTATTGTCAACGCTGCAATTTTAGAGGGAAAGGTCTCTTTGCAACCTTGAAACTCTTAGAAGCCATTCGTAATCCAGCGGATGAACAATCTGTTTATCAAGAGTTGTTTTCTAATGGCCGGATGACCCAAAAAGCTCAGAATTATGTCTCAGAACTTTTAGGATTAGAAGTGGATATGTCTGCTTTGTCTAATTCTCAAAACAACAAAGACATGATAGTGAGCAATGCTATTCAGGAAATGGTTAAGGAAAATCGAAAGAAAATTTCGGCTGTTCCAGAAGCTAAAAAGCCTGCTCATGACACATATCTGAATGAGATTTATTCGTATATGTTCAAGAACATGCTTTTTCCCAGTAGCCCCAAAATGGAAGAAGACCTTTTAAAAAGAGGTTTTACACCTGAAGACATTTTGAAATATGGGTTTGTTTCTTGCCAACTTAGCAAGCCAATGAATACACTGTTAAAGAAATTTAATGGTGACTTGGATTGTATTCCCGGAATTTACCGAAAAGGGGCATTGATTGAAACAACATTGCCCCAAGCAAGAAATGTAAACGAATCTTTGCATTATCTTTGCCCAATTAAGAACATCAACAATGAAATTGTTGGTGCTCAAATTAAAAATATGGGAGAGAACAAAGATTTCAAATATTTCTTTTGGTCTTCAACTTCTGAGGGTGGCCCAATTACAAGGACATCACCTCACTTTGTAGGTTTTCCAGAAGAAACACTTATCGTTACAGAGGGAGTTGTTAAAGCGAATGTCATTAACAAGTTCACTGGACGGTATGTAGCAGGCCTGCCCGGTGTTAATCATCAGAAACCATTCTTAGAAGCTCTTCGTATTGCAGAGCGAAAAGGGATGGGAATTCAACGAATTCTTGTTGCTTATGATATGGACTCATTTGAAAATGAAAAGGTAATGAAAGCCTTAGACCGTTTAAATAATGAGTTAGTCAAAGCTGGATATGAAGTCAAAAATATTCTTTGGGATACAAATTTCAAAGGATTTGATGATTACTTGTTTCATCTTCATCAGAACAACCTATTAGATGCTTATATTCGAGAAGTCTTGGATGAAGCATACAAAAAATAAGAAGCTAAATTATAGCTTCTTTTTTATTTTGACCAAAAATGAATTTATTTTTCAAATTTTAGTGACACTTACCCAAAAATGTTATATAATGGTTATGTACTATTAAAATTTAAAAGGAGAACAAATATGCCAATCTTTATTGGAATTGATAATGGTAATTTCAACCAAAAAAGCCGCTCAACAGTTTTTAAAACAGGACTGGTGACAAATGATAAACCAAATCCATTTAGTGCTGACTTGATGCAACTAGGGAACAAATATCATTCACTTTTGAATGAACGTGCCCCTTATGAAAAGGACAAAACTAAAAGTGAACGTGCTTTTATTTTGACTCTTTTTGCACTAGCAAAAGAAATTGAGAGCCGAATTAGTAAAGGCTTAATCAAAGAAAATGAAACTGGTTCATACCAAGTAGTTCTGGGCCTTGGAGTGCCGCCAGAACATATGCTTTTGGCTGACGAATCTGGACAACCTTACCACAAACGCTTCCAAAGCTATTTCTTTAACAAGATTAATGAATATGGTGTCCAAAGCGAATATGGGAAAGTGGTGCAATTCAATTACAACCAAAAAGATTATTCTATTTTGATTGAAGATGTCTTTGTGTTTCCACAGGCCTTTTCAGCATATATTCCATTCAAGAAACATTTACAAGAATTGGATGATTTCCCTCGCTTCCTACTAGTTGATATTGGTGGTTTTACTACTGATGTTTTGGAAGTAAAAGATGGAAAACCAGATATTCTCAGCTCTCGCTCTGAGGATTTTGGTGTCATCCGTATGGTAGACTATATCCGACGGAAAGTTGGCAAGTCCTACAAAGAAGATGACATTGTAGCTGTATTGTCAGGCAAGTCATTGAAAGTTCCTCAAACTGTATTGGACAACATTCATGCAGCACGGGATGAGTATTTCCAAAATCATATCGTTGCCAACCTTTTGGAACAAGGTGTTGACTTGAATGTTGTGCCTACTGTATTCTTGGGTGGTGGTTCATTGTTGCTTCAAGGAAGCGTTGAAAATTCTAAGAATATTTCCAATGCAACATTTATCTCTGACATCTCAGCCAATGCAACAGGTTATGAACAACTAGCACAAAGCGCCTACGCAAAAAAACACAAGTAATTTAGAAAGGGGCTGCGAATATGGCATATAATCGCTCATCCAATCTAAAGAAAACTTCTGAAAAGAAAAATGCCAAAAAGAAGGTAGCTATCTTCCTTGACCCAAAAGACAAGGAAGATGCTTTTCTTCTAAAAGTTTTGGATAATTCTGGAAAGGGAAAAACGGCTCTTATAAGAGATGCATTGATATTTTTCCTAAAAGAAAATCCTGACCGAGTGCCAGATGAAGAAAGTGTTATGGTCTTAGGGGATTTCATCATCCAAAACGAAAAAAGTCAAAGGGGGAACAATTATTTAGCTCCACCTAAAATTGTAAAAGTTGTTCAAGAAGTACAATCAGAACCAACAAAATCTGTATCATCAGAAAAAATGGAAATCCTGATGGCGAAAATTGAAGAGCTAATAGCGAATGGTCAACTGGTATCACAGAAGCCACAAAATCAACAAGAGCATATTTCAGAGGAAGAAGTTGAAGAAACTCAGGCTGAAAAGAAAATTGTTAAAATTGATTTCAACCCAGATGACCAAGCAAGTACGGAAGAAGAAGTTGAAGTGCCAGATGATATTATGTCTGTTCTTGAAGACTTCTTGTTCTAAGGGAGATGTTCGATATGGCAGTTAAAAAACCGATTATTCTCCCAGAAGATAAAGTAATTGTTACAGATGAAGAAGTTATCCTACCCATTCAAAAAGACTTTAATTCTTTTGAAGATTTCCATGTTTTTGAAGAATTAATTAAGGATTCAAAGAAGTTTGCTAAACAAAACAAACTGACATGGAAAGTTTCTAATGAGAATGGTGAAAAATTTTCTAAGTATAAAAATTCTAAACTTAAAATCAATGGTGTTGTTTATGACAGCAAATCAGAGGTCTTTCGTCATAAAGAACTTTTGTTACTTGAAAAAGATGGATTAATTTCTAATCTAAGATTTCATGATAAAAATGATGTCTATGTCATTCAAGACTATCCAGCAATTACTTATATTCCTGACTTCTGTTACTTATGTGATGGATTTGAAATAATAGAGGATGTAAAAGGTCTTCAAACAAGTGATTTTATCTTAAAGAAAAAAATTATGATAAATAAAATTTTGAATTCTGATATTCCATATAAACTTATTTTAACCAGAAAAACTAAGAATGGATATAAGATAACAGAAGAATATTCCAAGGAATTCCTCTCAAAAAAATTTAGAAGAATAAAAGCCAAGTAAAATTTCTTGGTTTTTATTTTTTCCAAAAACTTGAAAAATATTTTTTTTGCATTATAATACTTTTTGAGATGTATTCCTTAAAGACAAAAGCAAAGGTTTAGGTACATCAAAAAACAAATAAAATTAATTTCGTCGGAGGAAAAAAGTTCATGACATCAAAAATCGTGAGTTTAGTGCCTAAAATTAAGGAAAAGGCACTTGAAAAATATGCACAGTTTTCTGTAGCTAAACAAGAAGTTGCAGATGAATCTGTTGCTACAATCCACAGTGAAGATGCTTCACTTGGAGATAAAGCTTTTGCGCGTGTTGCACTAGCTGCGGTTGCTATGTCCACTCCAATGTTGGTTGCGTCACCAATCGCAGCCCTTGGTCAAGGCAAGAGCACCATTAATAACAAAATTGACTCTGGCGGTACAGCCATTGTTGAAATCCTGATGAAGTTCGGTTCAGTTGCAGCAGTAATCATGTTCATGTATCATGTAATCTGCATCATCACTACTAGCGACGAGCGTAAGATTGCTATTCACATGGGTAAGATTAAGACAGTCTTTATCTGTATCATTGCTCTCTACTCTGCACCTCTCTTCTTCCAATCTGCCGTATCACTTAGTGATAGTGGTGGTAATCCAAGTTCTAAACCTTGGAGCACTAACTAAGAAAAATAAATATATTATTCTTAGTTTCAGTTTAGAAATGACAAGCTTGAAATTTTTCAGGCTTGTTTTTTATTCTTCTATTGATTATTTGTATTTTTCTAAAAATAAGATATAATTGAGGACGAAAATAAAATAAATAAGAAAAGAAAGGAAAGAGAATATGGCAACGATATTCAACTTTCTGTTAGATATTTTAATGTCTACAGTTGGTTTCTTCTTCAAATTAATTGGAGGCTTTATTATTGGAGCTTTGACTCTTAAAGAAGCTGGTTCTGGTGAGGCTGGTCAAACATTCATGCCTAAAGGCATGTTGGGGAATTTCTTCAATTTGTTCATCCCTGCTGGAACACAAGGAGCTACGCAATCAGCGGATGTTCCATTTTTAAAAATAATTATTACAATTGGGTTACTTTTGATGTTTGTTTTATATCTAGTAAATCTAATTCGTATCATTACAGCAAGTGGTGATAGAATGATGGATAATCCATTTGTGATGACATTGAAAATGTTGGTTTTAGGTACTGTTATTCCATTTTCTTACACACTTGTAGACTTGATGGTTTCAGTTGCAGCTATTTTTTATAACATTTTCTCGTATGACTCTCTTAAAACGCTAGGAGAAGTGAAAGAAACAAATCTGCAAGGTGATGCTAACGTTGATGGAGCAACAAACATGATTGCTGGACTAACCGCTGCTGGTGGTGAAGTTGCCGGAAGTTTGGTTGCTAGTATCGGTGCAACAGGTGGTATCATTTTAGGGTTCTTCCTCTTGTTCCTATTGTTCTCGCTCTTGACATCATGGGTTAAATATATTCTTGAATTCTTTGAAAGATATGTTTTGCTTGGAGTTATCTGTTTGTTTGCACCAATCATGTTCGCATGTTTGATTTCAAACAATACTGTTAAATACTTCTGGTCATGGTTTCAAATGTTGTTCTCTCAATTAATTATCATTGTAATGAGTACATTATTCCTTGGAGTATTTTACTCAGCTATGACACGGTATGATTTGATTAGAAATCCTCTGGTATTTGTGTTCTTATTGATGGCATGGCTTCGGGTTGGTACTCGTATTGATGCCCACATGTCTACACTTGGATTGACAACAGCTCAGGCTGGCGGTATGGCAGGAGATATTATCTCTGGTGGATATATGGCCAACAAACTTGGTGAATGGATGATGCCTCGTGGTTTAAATGGAGAGCGTCAAACATTTACGAAAGCAATTGCTAACGAACTTGAAAATGGTGTATTTGGCCGCAAAAATGGGAATCTAGCTGCTGACACAACAGGCAGGCGGTCTACATTTGCTGCAAAATATCAAGGTAAACAACTTGACAAAGCTAAGAAAAAAGGTGAAAACTTTAATCACAAGGGTGTTAGTACAGAAGCTATTGGTCTTGCTAAACGAAAACAAAAATCTATTTCTAACATTGCTGACCCAATGAAAAAGCATTTAGGAATGGAAAATATGGATTTTGAAGCAACCAATGGTGGTGTTAATGGTAAAGATGGTTCAGTTTGGCTGTCAGGTAAGAATGAAGATGGTTCAGAATTTTTGCTTAAAGCTAAAGAACTGCAAGATGGTGAAGTTCCAGAACAAGGTAAATATGTATTTACAGCACAAGATGGAACAACTTATCAAGGTGAAGTTCAAGGTGATGGAGCTGACCAATTCCTATCAAATAGCCGTATTCAAGATGGTTCTGAAAGTTCACAAGATATTATCAACGCCTTTGGTGGTGAAAGTAATGTGGATATTGAAACTAAATCTGGTGGTGTTGCTGAAAATATTACTGGTCAAGACATCTTAGAGGGTAAAGCTGGTGATGGCTCATTTGTAGTAACAGATTCAAATGGTAATCGTCACGAAGTTGATAAAAATACTCAATTTGGTGAAATGGTTAATGGTGGTTTTGTTGCAGCAGGTGATACATTTACATCTAAAGATGGTACTGTTCCAATGATGCTCAAAGAAGATGATGATGGTTACTATCAATCATTCACAGAAGAAAAAGAGCATACTGTTACAGCTCAGGCGAATGGATTTATTGACAAAAATGGTAACTTTGTTTCCATGTCTAAAGAAGAGTTCAGCAATGCACGCGCTATGACAGCAGGTAATGCTCAAAATGTTCATTCACTTATTAAAGATGAATCAGGTCACTTCCAAAAACTTTCAGGTGGAACACTTCATACAAATGAAAAAGGTCAAGTGGGAGTTGTTGGAGCAAATGGTAAAGAAACCTTTGTTACACCTCATGAATCAGCCGTTAATCGTGATGCTTCAGGTAAGATTACATCTTACAATACAGCAAATGCTTTCGTCCAAGGTGGCGACCAAGACTTCCAAAGCCGAGTACAAAAAACTTGGAATCCAGTAGCAGAGACAACTACTTCAACAATCAGTAAAGAAGCTGGTGTCCGTATTGGTAATGGTAGTATTGCTCAACTTTCTCCATCAGGAATTAGCGACAACAATGAATTGATGCGCTTTACAAGAGATGGTGTTGAAAGTTCTAAAGGTCAATACGTTAAAACTCTTGGAGCAAAAGGCGAAACTCAACTTTCTCGTTTGGATGCTTCTGAAAAAGGCGGCCGTTTCTATACGCCAACCTACAGTATTGCAAGTGGTCTCCAAACAGACGAACGTGGTCGATTTGATGTTTCGAAAATTCGTTCAGCTCAAAAAACAAGCTCAGGACTTGTTACAAGTTTTGAAAACGGACAAGTCATGGCAGCCCACTCAGTAGTTGGTAATAGACCAACAGACAGAGACTCATATTACTCAAATGAAGCAATGGGTTCAATCCATAGCCGAAATGAGCGCTATATGAACTCTTATGCTGAAAACTTATCACCTCTTGGTGGTTTGAGCAAACTTCAAACTTTCCAACGTGAAGATACTATGGATAAACGTGCAGTAACAATCGCCCGTGAAGCCGACAAACAATTCATTCTTGATGGAATGAGTAGTCATGGTATGTTTACAAACGGAAACACTCAAAACATCAAAGCTATGCACATCAATCCTGATACTGGTGTCCTTGGTGTTCGTGAACACAACCAATCAGAGTTCTTGTTCTTCCCTAAATCAAGTTACTCAAAACCTGATAATGCAAGTTCAAGTGTTTCTATCGCAGGTAGTGATTACTATGTTGTTAATTCTAAGCCTGCTCAGAACAAACAAATGCGTGACATTGCTTTTGCTCAAGAAAAACTTTACTCACAATTGAGTCTTGATGGAGATGTTAAGACAATTGAATGGATGAAGAACAATGAAGCCTTGGTGTTCTCTAGTGACTTTGTTGGCCGTGGTGGTAAAGGTAGCGCCTATGATGAAGCTCTTAAATCTGTAGGAGATAGAGAAGCTTACAATAGAATTCATAGAGCTATTGAAAATCTTGGTCTGCAAATTCCAGCGGAAGAGCGGAGACAATTCAACTACAACTTATCTAGCGCTTATAACCTAGAGGGTGACTTTGATAGGTCTATCTCTCAATTTGACCGCTTCCGTAAGAAAGTTGCATCATCTCTTTCTGAATCTTATGACCGTGGTACACGTTATAAAGATATTCGGAAACAGCCAATCACTCGTACCTCTATTAATCGCTTCATGAAAGAAGATTAATAAAACGCAATAAAAAGAAGACTAGATAGATTGATATTCAACTATCTGGTCTCTTTTTTATTTATCTTGAATGGTTCTCAAATATTGCTTTTTATTAAAAAAACTATATAATTAAGAGTGAGAAATTTTATTCTATATAAATAAAATAATGATATATGACAGACAAGGAGATAAGATGACAAGTAGAAATACAGAACAATCTATGGCAGATGAATCCCGGCAGAATATAGAACAAGCCAAACGTGGAGTCAAACAAGGTAAAAATATTGCCAAAAAGATTGATAATTATAGAAAAAACAAAGCAGGCAACGCGGCAGATAAGGCAAACTCTAGCGCTGTAAACCCTGCTAAAAAAGCAAAAGAAAATCTGGCAAAAAATACAGGAAAGAAAGCCTCAGAAAAAGGTGTAGAAGAAGCTGGGAAACAAGCTGGAAAGCAAGTTGCTAAAGAGGCTGCTAAACAGGTAGGAAAAGAAGTTGCAAAACAAGGTGTAAAAACAGCAGCTAGTGCAGCGGCAGGTTCAGCAACAGCCGGTGTGGCAACTGTGGCCATTGAAGCAGCTTCACTTCTTAAAGAGAGTGTTGAAAATCCTCATAAACTTTTGTCTATTTTTTTCTTCATTTTTATTTTGCCAATTGTCATCATAGGTATTATCATTCTTCCAATTATTGCAGTTCTTTTTGTACTGTTCCCTAATTTGTTAAGTAATACAAGTTCTAAACAAAACGGGCCAGTAGCCATGCAGTCCATGATTTATCAAACTCAGGATGAAAAAACAAAGAACTTAATTGAAGAAACACTGGAAGTTGATGTAACAACCTATGTTGCTTCTAAAAATGCTAAAAAGCAACAGCCTATTTATGATGAAAATGATAAATTAGATAAAGAACAAGAAGAAGATTCTAAAAACAATAAGGAAAGAAAACCTATTGTTGATGAAAATTCAGATGACATCAAGGGTGACGGATATATGGGTGATAGCATTTATCTTTATGAAGATGCAGCTATGACTAAAAAAGTCACAACAGTTCAACCCGGACAAGTTCTTACTCTATCAAAAGATGAAGAATATGACGGTGGTAAGGCAGTGCCTATCAATGCTCAGACTTTAGAAAACGGGAAAAACTCTAAACCGGACGAACAAGATACGATTGAAAATGATGGTATTTCAAATCCCGGCAAAGACACGAAAGAATATACTGTTCTTTATGCGAATTCAGGAAACTTGGTTAAAAAAGACATTAAAGACCCAAATCACGAATATACTATTCAGGATGAATATGATGTTATTACGGTCTCAATGGTAAATATTTTGAACAATGCTAAATCAAACTCAGAAGAAAAAGTTAATCAGGCTATTCAAGAGCAGATTAAAAATTATGATAAGTATGGTGAAGCAGTTCAAAAGAACCAAGGGAAAGAATCAAAAATTTATGCTAGTTTGAAATCAGATTCAGCGATTAATAATGCTATGGATAGTATTAACAATTTCTTTTCTTTTGGCGGATATGAATTACAAAAGAGAAAGAAAAGTGCAAACAGCGGTTCTGTTATGGGAACAATTGATTACTCTATGTTAGATATTAACCCAGAGAAGTCAAACATTGACCCTACACTTGACGGATTTGATGTTGCTAAATCCTATGATGAATCTGAAGGTGGTGTAGACGCAGATGGAACAACAGAACAACAAGTTTCTCGTATCACAGCAGCTTATGCAACATCTAAGTCTGATACAGTTCCTGATAGAGGATATTATGCAGAATTAGATAGAACAATTGGGGAATTAGTTAAGAAAACTGGTGAAATTGAAAGCAAATCACTTGAAGCCTTTGATGATTATCGAATTGTTCCAACATATATTGAGGGGGAAATTAATGTTCCTAAAATTGAACATAAGGAATATTACTATTATGTAGACAACAAAAATGAATTAACAGGCTATGACCATTACTACCTATCACCTGATAGAGTAATTGATTATAGCAAGTTAGATTCTGTTGATTATGACACCTATAATACAGCTAGTGATAGCAATTCAGAATATGCTTACATATTAGCGAAAGATGCAACACAAGTGCCAGATGGAGCTAAAGCCAATGTTGTTTTGACTAGCACTCCTATAAAAGGCCGTAAGGATGGTAAAAAAATTAGTGCGCCAGTTGTTGAAAGAACTGTTAAATATAAAGCAGATGGTAAAAAGCCAATTCCGGTTAAATATCCATTCAAGAATTACTATCTTAGAACTGAACTGGGTGATTACAGTACAGTCAAAGCAGAGCAGCAATTCTTTGCGAAATCTGAATATTATAAGCACCGTCTAGAGGGTATGGGTGTTGACCCTAATTCAGATTGGTTTGATACTGGAGATGTTGAGAAAAAAGGAAAGAAAACAGAAAAAGAAGCCAAAAAACAAGCACTTGATAAATTCTTGAAAGAAATGTCTGGTGTTGGAAAGCGTAAAGCTGAAAAAGCAGATAATCAGATTGGCCGAGCACAAGGAACTTCCTTTAATTTGGCTAATACTGAAATGGGGCAATTTAAACCTTACATTTCCAAGAAGAAACTTAAAGGCAAGACTGCGGATGCTGTTAAGAAAAACGCTGTTCAAGTTGGCAATGGATTGCTTCAAGTTGATGGTTACTATCTAATCAGTGCTCCAAAATCTTTTGGTGATGTTGGTAATACCTTGCAATTCACTGTTGGTGAAAATGTTGTTAAGGCTATTATTGTTACTCACAGAAGTGATAAGGATATTGACCCTATCTCTCAAACAAGTCTGAAAGATGGTTCTTACTTCGACTTCATTGTTGATGATGATTACCTGACAGATGAAATCAAGGCAGCAGGAAGCTATTCAGATGTCTTTGAAGGCCCTGTCTCTGCAATTAACAACATTGAATACAATGGTGGCCTAGTTCAAGCTAATGTATGGCGGATGCTCATGTCTTTACCTTATTATTCAGAAGTTTTGAGTTATGTGTATGCTGACTCTAATGCAACTTATTATGATGAACAAGGTCTTGGAGAGGGATGGATTGAGGGAGAAAAAGATGAATATGGCTATCGTCAATTCTTCTTGTTCCCTAAAACCACATCTGATAAAGAAATCAAAGGGATGCGCGTGTATTCGCAAGGTACATTGCCTGAGTTTTATAAGAAATTATTGCCTAAAGGCCATGAGAAAGAAAAACTCATTGTTCCTGTTCCTAACTTTGGCACACAAAGTATGTCACCAACTGGAGCAGAAAGTGATGGAAACAAAGTTCTTGGCTTTATCCCTTGGTTTGGTTACAAACAAGAATACCGTCGTTCAATGCAGACTGAGCAAATCAAAGTAACCAAAGTAAAAGATGATGGTTCAACTGAAGAAGTTGACCGCGTAAAAACCATTGAAGATAAGATTCTTGAATGGACTGAAAATATTCGGAAACACCTTATTACAAATGAACAACTAGCAGGTGAGGCAGGTAATGCTGGTATTAACATGGGAGCTTTACTAGAAGCTGAAATTGGAAATGCTGGTGGTAAGAAATACAAGGAATACAAAAACCTTGATACAAACCTCGTTACGACTGATAAAAATGCTTGGTCAGCCGCTTTTGTTCAATACATGTTAAACCAAGCAAATGCTAAAGATAAAACAAAAGATACAACCTCTGTATCAGAAATGTGGAATCATCATTCTAGCGACATCAAACCAAATGATAAATCATATGAGCCTAAAGTTGGGGATATGGTATTTATTAAAGAGGGTGGTGGTGCGCCATCAAAAGTTGAATTGATTTCAAAAGTTGAGAAAAAAGAAGATGGTACGATTTCTGTTACAAGTATTGGTGGTAACGTTGATGGCAGTGGTGCTCGAAACAACAATAATGAGTGGCTTGGTGTTGTAGGAAAACGAGATTTCAATGTTGGAGATTCACAAGTTGCAGGATTTGTTTCACTTGGTCTAAGTCAAGGTGGTGGAGCTGGTGGTTCATCAGTAGATGCCAATGGTAAAGGTTCTGGTGTTACAGGTTACTGGACGGATGATAATCTTCCTCAACAATATCGTGACTCAATGAGCCTGCCAGCCTTTCAACCACCTAACTGGGGGTCAAGTCCGTTTGCAGGCGGCCTAGCTGGACAGTGTACAGAGTTTACATGGGCTTACATGAGCCAACTCTATGGACAATCTCAGCCTACTATGGGTAATGGGGTAGATGTTTACCAGTCTTATCAAGCTGGCGGAGCAACTATTACAGACAAACCAACAGTAGGTTATGGTTTCTCAGCTACAAATGGTTACGCAGGAGCATTGACTGGTTATGGGCATACAGGTGTCTGTGTTGCAGTTTATGAAGATGGTTCATGGCTTGCAGCGAACTTCAATGGCCCTAATGAACTAGCTGCTCCTAGCCGTCGAGTTTGGTATACATTGATTGATGGTGCTTCACCCGGACAAATCCATTTCTTCTCTGGTATTGGTAATGCTAACTTCTCTGGAGGCGGTGTTTCTGCTAAAGTAAACAACGGCAAAGGTGGTATTAAAGTTAAGCAAGAAACCAAAGAACAACACATTGCTAATGCTTTTGCTACAGCTATTGACCAAAAATATGACATTCTCAGTGAATTTGGTGACAAGTCTTACCGTTATGGAATTGGTCAATGGACAGATAGTGAACTTGGAAGCATCTTCAAGATTATGAAAGAAAAGAATGAAGAGCAATTCAAAAAAGCTGCTTCAGAAAGTAATAAATTTAAAGATGCTATCATTTCCGCTGGAGAAACTGGAGAGTTTTCAACAGGAAAAATTTCTCTTGGTGATGCTAGAGGTATTCTTAAAGTCCTGATTACTAATCTTGGTAAGAAAGCCCAAAAAGCACAACTTGAAAAAGAGGCTAAAGACATCCTGAAAGATGTTGAAAAGATTGAGGGAGCAAAACTAGATGTTAAAACAACAGTCTATTTAGCATCTGTTGTGTTGATTCAAAAACGTTTTTCAAATGACCTCAAGGTTGATATGGATGTAAAAGGTCTTCAAGATGCTGCTAAAGGTGGTGGAGACATCAATAAAGTTCATAAATCTTACTATCGTGAAAACAAAGAAATTTTTGAAGCATATAACAGTCCAAATCTCAAAGGCCCTATCTTTGAATTTGACCCAGTTGATAAAAACCAATCAGATTTCATGATTCGGATTATCAACCAATCTATTATTCGTGCTAAGAAATATGCTCAATCTCTGACTGAAGCAAAAGTCCAAGGTGGAGCAGCCGGCACACTAGAAGGTTCTACAGACCATGAAAAAGTTTGGAAATTCCTCAAAGCACAAGGTTTCTCAGACCCAGCAGCCGCAGCATTTATGGGGAACATGATGGAAGAATCTGGTATTCAATCCGGACGCATTCAGTCAGACCTTGATTTCAATGCAGGATGGGCATACAATCCATCTATTAACGGGTATGCCTTTGGTCTTATCCAATGGGATGGTGGCCGTCGGGTAAATCTCCTAAATGCAGCGAAAGAAAAAGGTGTAGACTGGAAAGACCTTGCGTTCCAGCTTGAATTCCTTATGAATGAAATGCAAACATCAGAAGCAAGTTCATTCTCTGGAATTGGTGGCCTAGATGGCTTCAAGAAAGGTACAAATGTGGCGGAATTAACGACATATTTCCGTGCCAATGTTGAGCGTGGTGGTTTCGGTACAGATGGAAAACGGATTGCATCTGCACAAGAAATTCTCAACCTTTATGGTGGTAAAAACTAATTTAGCTAGTAAGATACAAGGAATCAAAAGAATTTTATCTTTTGGTTCTTTTGTTTTAAGTGGTTCAGGTTGACAGACTGTGGAGATAAAAATGTATGTCACTTTTCATCTTAAATTTGATTTTTTCAAAAAATCCATTATAATTTTAGTTGTAAATTGTATTTTTCTGTCTATCTATAAACAGATTTATTAAAGAAAGGAGCAGTGGCATTTAATGCAACAACAAAAAGAGGAGGGGATTATTTATCACATCCCTAAAAACTATGAAAAAGTAAATGTTGGTATAGGATTTCCTATTCGAGTTCTCGCTGAAACCATTATTGGGGCAGTAATATTTTACTTACTTTTTAATTTCCTATTTGGAAAATCAGCTTTTCCCGGCAGAGCAATATTCTTTCAAATTTGGTTTATCCTAACGTGGCTAATCCTTAACATGACTGTATATTTTGCTTTTGCTAAACCTCTTACAATCTTTATCATGTCTATTAATGATTTTCGAGTGATAGAAAAAAGATATGCGCTCAAAAGAATTTCTAGTTATCGTGATGAAGATGATGAAGACGAGGATGAGGATGATGACTATGACGATTAATTCAATCAAACTAAATCTATCAAGGAAAAGAAAGGAGAAGATGATTGTCAAGACGTAGACGAACAAGTGTGGGAATCCCACAAGCAAAACAAATTGATAAACCAAAAGAGCATCTAGAAATTCAGGCTGAAAATGAATTGGAAGTTATTCCTCAAAATAAAAGTTTGAAATCCAGACGAGGACAATCTTCTAAATCAAGCACTAAACGAGAACGTGTAATGAAAAAACCTCATGAACGTCTTCGCAGAGTAGAACAAACTATTATTGACCAAGAAGCTATCCAAGAGCTAAAGGACATTGATAACTATGATGACATCCAAGACGAAATCAATATTCTAGATATTCAGGATGGCATCATTATTACTAAAGATGACCGTTTCTTAAAAATCCTAGAAATTGAGCCAACAAACTTCATTCTAAAGCCAGAAGAAGCTAAAGCCAATATCATCACAATGTATGAGGAAATCTTTAGCCATCCATCAGTTTCAAATGTTCAAATCAAGGCAACCACGCGCGTGGCCAATTCTGAACGGTACATGGATATTCTTCGGGAACGGATTAATTCAGAAGATAATCCAGCAACAAGAAAACTTGCTAGTGAATATGCAACTTTTATTAAGAGCATGAGTGAACAAGGAGCGCTTACTCGTCGTTTCTTTGTCATTATTGAATATAGTTCATCAGGACTAAATCAAGAAGACCAAAAATTCACAGAGCGCCTTTCAAATTTATATATGTTGGCTCAGAATATTGCAGGAAAATTCCAAAAATGTGAAAATCCAGTAACTAATATGGTTAATACAGGTGATGATGAAGAAGATATTTGGGATGAAGAGCAATATCTTCTAGAAACTCTTTATGAGTGGTATAACCCTCGCACCTCAATGAATGAGCCTTTGTCATACCGAACCAAGATTGCTTTAGTGAAACTATGTGAAGAATTGGGTATTGATAGAAAAACAACAAAACTTCATCAAATGCCTAAAATTCCAATTGATGCTCTCGTTGCGCCTAAGAACTTAAACTATGATGACCCTAATTGTGTCTTACGAGATGGCATGTATTATGGTTATCTGTTTATTAAATCAGATGGCTACCCCAAAAACATTCGAGCAGGATGGGCTTATCATTTAATTTCTCAATTTGGTGAGGGTGTTGATATTGATATTTTTGCCCAAAAAGGAAACAGAAAAAGTCGGATTGAATCAATCTCAGGCCGTATTCCTATGTATGGGGCAATTAAGATGAATAGTCAAAAGAAAATCTCTAAACAAAGAGAACAAGGCGAACAAATTGTGGATGCCAACATGCTTCTAACAGAATTGCAAGAGGGCTTCCAGTATTATGAAATGTTTACCTTAATGACTATCTCAGCCTTAACGAAGAAAGACTTGAAGAAAAAGATTCGCTTGATTAAGAATGAACTTCAAACAAGTCAAATTCATACAGTTCAGGCAAACTTTGATATGCCAGCTTTCTTTGAAGCTTCTCAATTCCTAAATCAGATTGACCCTGCTATCTTTGAAATGGGCAAACAAAATATTTCAAGTATTGGTCTTGCTGCTTTAAGTTATCTCTTCTATGCCTTTGAGTTAGGAGATGACAATGGAGTACTTCTGGGCCTCAATGCCGAAAATGCTTCAATGTGTGTATTAGATTTATTTAATACCAAACGGTATAAAAATGCCAACATGGTTATTATTGGAACTTCTGGTGCAGGTAAAACATTTACGGCAATGTTGTTAATGTTACGAATGAGAATTCTTGGAGTTCACTGTTTTGTTCTCGCCCCACTGAAAGGACATGAATTTAAACGGTCTTGTGATGCGATTGGTGGAACATTTATTCAACTCTCTCCATCATCTTCACATAAAATCAATCCTTTGGAAATTCGAGACCCCGGAATTTCAGATGATGCTATCCTAGATGCCTTTGAAAACGGTGGGGAAGTAGATGATTATGGTTTTTCAGAATCTCTACTTGCTAGAAAGATGGAACAATTGAAGATTTTCTTCTCACTATTGATTGAAGAAAATACGGAAGAAGAAAAATCTTTCCTAGATACAGCCGTTTATCAGGCCTACCAGAAAAAAGGAATTGGTAATGACAATAGTACATTGTTTAAAGACCCAAGAAACCGTATGGCCGGCATGAAAGAAATGCCTATTCTAGAAGATGTTTATAATGAACTAGGAAATCTAGAACAAAAAGGTCAAAACACCAAGCGGTTGCGAAATGTCTTAGTTCCATATGTTCATGGAGCAAACAAAATGTTTAACGGTCAAACCAATGTAGATTTGAAAAACAAGTATACAGTCTTGGATATTTCTAAGCTTGCTGACAAAGCCTTGCCTGTAGGTATGTTTATCTGTCTGGATTATTGTTGGGAAATTGTCAAACAAGACCGGACACGCCGAAAAGCCATCTTCATTGATGAAACTTGGAAATTGATTAACTCAAATCCACTTGCTGCAAACTTTGTACTGGAAATCTTCAAGATTATTCGTGGTTACTATGGTTCTGCTATTGCCGCAACCCAAGACCTTTCAGACTTCTATGCTTTGGAAGACGGGAAGTACGGCCGTGGTATTATCAACAACTCTAAAACCAAGATTATCCTAAACTTGGAAGCGGACGAAGTAGATGCTATTCGAGATATTGTCCGACTGACACCTCTTGAAGCCATGAAGATTGAGAAGTTTGACCGAGGTGAAGCGTTCTTGTATTCAAACAATACAAAAATCCAAGTTCTTGTTAAAGCATCTAAAAAAGAAATTCGTCTTATCACAACAGATGGTGCACAACTGAAGCGTCAAGTTGATGAAAAACGAAGAAAAATTGAAAATCAAAACAAGGTCATTGAAGACATTGTTCCTGAATAAATTGAAATTGAAGTTATATTAAAAGGAGAATTTAAAAATATGACAAATATGTATATCATGCCAAAATGGCAACGTGAGGCTGTAACGATTATTCGAAATAATGGCTTTATTTCCCTAAAGCAAGTTGAATTCCTGCAAAATGAAGATGAAGTCTTCTCTTCTGGGAAATACACTCAAAAAGAATCAATTCTAAGAGCTTTCTGCCGAAATGCTGGACTTGTTCAAGTAGGCAAATACTTGTTCAATGCCTATGAAGCTGAAGAGTACGGCAAGAAATTGGAAATTTCAGAATGGCGTGAGCCATCTACGGCTGTTGAAGAAGCTCTGTCATTTATTCTTCAGATTGCTAAACATGTCAAAGACAAACAAGGTGCTCGGCAACTTGACTTGTCTGGATTATATCGTTACGGCCTGAATTTCTTTGACTTCTGTTATGTGGTTATTCCTGACACAACTACAGCCTATGCTAAAAAAGTTAAAGCAGAAGACGGCGGATTTGAATATCAAATCGTTGAAAAAGAAGACTCAGAAATTTCTAAAATCAGCACTTCTCGCATCATGGATGTCCTTTATATCGGAGAGTACAAAGAGGGAGACTTCCATAAGTATGCTGCAAAACTTTATTACAAACAGATGCAAGAAAATGATGCTAAAAAAGTTCATGAGCATTTCCTAGAAACAAAAGAAATGCTAGATAGAACAGCTCCAGATGAAAAACATGATAACTTTATTATTGTAGACTCTGTTCTTGCTGCCGCTTATTTCTATATTGATTTCTACAACAAAACCAAGTATGAATACAAGGAAATTCCTTTGACATTCTTCCAAAAGGTTTTAGGCAAGGACTTTGAATATACTCAAATTCCTCAACAAGAAATTGTTGCGAAAATCAAGCAAATTCTAGAAATTCATGCATCAGAGGGTTAATACTTATGACGGATTATCTTGTTACAAAAGAATTTATTGAGCAAGAGATTGAGAAATTAAAAGGGTTAATGTCAAAAGACATTTCCCTTATGTCTCATTCTAAAATCAATGAAATTAATCTTGCTATCCAGTACGAGGCAGAAAAGTTAAGTAGTGCTACAAGACTGCTCCCAACATACTATGATAACAACGAAAAAATCCGTAGATTAGTAGAAGACAATATCAAAGAAGCCCTTGGAATAAAATATCACTACAACAAAGAAACAAATGTTTTTTCTGCTGTAATTCCTGCATTATTGCCTAAAAAAGAGGCCTCTAAACAGAGTGCGAAATGGATTAGAGCATCTGTTCAGTCCACTCTTAGAGATTTTATTGGGAAAAATGGTTTAAATCCTCTTGATGGAGAATTTTTTGCTATCTTTGAACACGTTTATTCTAGTGAAGAAAGAAAAATGCGAGACCATGATAACATTGAATTAAATGTAGTGATGGATTCTATAGCTTTATTCTTGCTGCCTGATGATAGTCCGGCTTACCTAAGTCACTGCTATATCTCTAAAAGAGGTGAAAAAGACCAAACAAATGTTTATCTAGTTCCTAAAGAGGATTTTATATCTTTTTATGCTTCTAAATTAATTTAATAAAAAACAGAAAGGAGTGCCTGTAACTTTTATGACAGTCACAAAAGAAAAACGGCAAAAACCAAGTAAGCCAAAACAGAAAAAAAGCTACAGGAAGGAATTGATTAATTGTCAATTCAGAAAAGATACCTACGCTGAAAGAATTCTGCTTGCCTTGGCAATGTCTGGTGAATATCCGGTTGAGTCATTAAGATATTTGCAAGACCATTACAAAGATGTTCCTACAGCACGCCGACAAATTGGTGGAGTAGTAACGGCTTTAAAACGTGGCCGCGCAAAGAAACAATATGACCCTGAATACAAAAAATACAGGGCAGGAGATGACACTTCTGATAGAACTCATAAAGATTTTGTTACACCTTACATTTCTGAGCGAACAATAGAAGATGGAAAAGCAAGAAAGACCAAGAAAACTCAGTTTAATCGTTTGGTCTTGTTGCAGCGTGGAACAACAGCTCTAAAAGAACTTTATCCAGACTTCTATGATTTTTATATGTTTGCATCTGATAATGAAATCCATAGAACTGAGCCACGAACTATTCTTAGAATGATGCGTCTTAGTGAAATTATGCAATGGATTTATCAGGCACATGTAAAAATTAAATTCTTGTTCTCAGAAAAACCAGATATTAGAAGTGAAGAGATTAAACCTTATACTCTTGCTGATAATGAATATCTGTTTTATACATCTCGTGAAATCAAACAAGCCTTTAGCCGAGAACATCTTAAAATTGATTTTACTCGTCTACATGGAGCAATTGTTTCTAAAAGAGGCGTCATTCCAGTGTTTCATACCTACAAAGGCCTTATTCTTTGGAAAACTCAGGGTGAGCAAAAGGCACAGGTGGTCATGAAGCGCTTGTTTTACCAGTGGTTTGGTATTGAATCTTTAAATCCGGCTACAGGCCAAGGAATTACAGATGCTATCTTCTTTGGAGTTGATTTTGAAGCGGCTAAAAAGATTACAAATTCTAAAAGTAATCGAAAAACCAAAAGAGGAAACTTGGCAGAACTTGATTTTGAGTTTATGTCTTTAAGTGAGACTTATCAACGGATTTTCTTTTTACCTATGCAGGAATTGAAGACATCTCACATCAGTATGGCATTGGCTATGAATGAAGATTTAAACAAAAGATTAATCCAAGTGTATGGCCAAGGTCATCCAATGTTCAAACACATGCCTGATGCAACAAAAATTCCGGGCGGTGTATATGCGGATTTGTATGCTGAAAAAGATGGCAAGAAATATGCAGGTATTTTTTCGTTAGATGGGGAACTTCAAAAAATTAAAATGGCCCATCAAATGGCCTATATGAGACCACATCTTACCTATGTATTTTTTGCAACATCATCTCAGAAAAAGTATATAGATTCCATTTTCAAAAACAACAAAAAAATCAATTATCAAGTTAAGGTTGTTGATGAAAATAAAATAATGAAAATTTTAAATTTGAAGAAAGGCAGAGTTTAATTTTATGATTGATAAATTCTTAGAAAAATGTTGGGATTTATGGGAAGATAATCGAACTCTATTCTTTGTTTATGCTGTCTTAGCCTTTCTATCTATTTTTCTATTAGGCGGAAGTATTGGCCTGATGATTAGAGGTGGAGAAGTTAATCAGTGGGGGCACGCAACTGGCGGATTTAATCCATTCAATATTCCTTATAATCTTTTTATGGGATTTACGGATTTCTTGCCAATTAGCTTCTTCTTGATTTTACTGTTTGGTGGTGTTGCTTGGTTTGTTTTAAAACAATTTGCAGGAGATATAAACGAAGATGAACGTGGATTTAAGTATTCTGTTAATGGTACTTATGGTACTGCTCGTATGTTAAGTATTGAAGAGGCGCGTGAGTTTCTAGAGTTTAATCCAGTAGAAGAACAACACGGTGCTATCCTTGGATGGGATAGAGAAAGTGATGATACGGTTTCTTATGTTGATAAACCTCAATTTGAGGGTGATAAACGTATGTATGTTATTGGTGGCCCTCACGTTTTAATTATGGGTTCATCTGGTGCTCGTAAATCACGTTCTTGGGCTATTCCTCGTATCTTACAGGCTATCCGTCGAGGAGAATCCTTAATTCTAACTGACCCTAAAGGTGGTGCGCCACGTTCTATAGTGAAAAGCTATAGCCTAGCAGCCTAAGCTAGAGAACTGATAATACGGTGATTGGAATGATAGGAGTAACGACCTTGAAACAATACTCTAATACTCCGGCATGCGTGCACGATTTGAGATGTGTGGGTATGAAGCCCGGTGAAGTCGGCTGACAGTAACCTAAGTTTTTGGATATGGTTGCCAATAGGCCGGGAGCTATCATATATGATGAGAATAGATTTAGTCTTGACGAACTTCCGAATTGTACGGGTCTAGATGGGACTAAGATGGAAACATCTTAGCGCACATGTTTGTGTGGCTACTGCGGATTAGTAAAACGCGTCCTTTATGAACGTCCGTAATGTGTTACAGGCACATTCAAGGTAGCAGGCTTATAGGAAGCATCTAAGTATGAGAATAGACGTATTATTGGAACGTGGGAAGTCTGTTACAAGGTGGTACTCAAATACCTATACCTTGGTGGGCGAAAAATCATAATCGCTCTTTAAATAGATGACAGTGATGCCGTAGTAGTGATGAAGCGCTTGTAATGAGTGTGGAGCGAAGGGCATTAGTCACAATAATGATAAGATAACAATAACAGTCATATTATTCGATTAAGAAACAGAGAATTGCCAAAACGCAAGTGGGGGTAAGAGATATGACAAATGTTATAAAACAATTTCAAAAATTTGGAATGGTTGAAAAACTTGACCAAATATATGCAAACAGCAAAAATGGTGACAATGCTAAAAAATTGTATGATGATATTGTATCACAGAACAATATTTTAATGGCAATAGACACTATTAAAACAAAATCAGGAGCAATGACTCCGGGGAGCGATAGTAGAACAATTGAATTCTATTTAAAAATGAAAACAGAAAAACTACTTAAGCTCATACATGAACGAATAGAAGATTATAAACCTCAGCCGGTACTGAGAATATACATTGATAAAGATAATGAGGACAAAAGACCATTAGGTATACCAACAATTGAAGACCGAATAATACAACAAGCGATTAAGCAAATACTAGAACCTTGGTGTGAAGCACGATTTCACCCACACAGTTACGGATTTAGACCTCTTCGAAGTGCACATCATGCATTAAGTAGAGCTGTCTCACTAATTAATGTGGGAAAGATGTATTATACAGTCAACATAGACCTAAAAGAATTCTTTGACAACGTACCACACAAACAATTGAACAAAGCATTATGGAACATTGGTATACATGATAAGCGAGTTCTCAGCATTATCAACAAAATGTTGAAGACAGAAGTGGTAGGCGAAGGTGTTTTAACAAAAGGTGTACTTCAAGGTGGGATTCTATCACCGTTATTATCAAACATTATTTTCAATCAACTGGATTGGTGGGTGTCAACTCAATGGGAAGACTTGCCTGTTAAGAATAAACGATATGTTCATCAGAAAAAGACGAATCTTAAAAGTGGATATATCGTTAGATATGCTGATGACTTTAAAATAATGTGTCGAAGTTACAAGCATGCGATAAGATGGTATCATGCCGTTACAGAGTGGCTTGAAACATATCTAAAATTGCCAGTAAATAAGGACAAAAGCTCAGTAACAAACCTGAAAAGGAAGTCGACAGAGTTTTTGGGATTTACTATAAAAGCAAACCGCAAAGGTACATCACGATATGGTTATGTGGCAGAAACACATATTAACAATAAGAACAAGATTAGGATTAAGTCCGAACTTCGAGATGCCATAAAGCGTATAGAATACAATTCATTTGATAGCAAAACAAGTATACAATACAACTTAAAAGTTATGGGTATCAAACGATATTTTCAATATGCCACTCATGTGTATCTGGATTTGGATGAAATTGCACAATCAACATATCGAACGATAAGAGTTCGACTTAGAGACCGTCGGAAACTAGAATCCTTTAACAAGCAACCAACAAAATACAAGAAACATAACATTGGTGTTAAACCCAATACTAAAATTTCCATTGTGGCCGAGACACCACTTCATATAATCCAAGCAGTGCATCATAAAAATCCAATGAACTTCACACAGACAAAAACATTATACTCAAACAAAGGTAGGATGTTGATAAACGAATCGACAGAATTACCATTAGAATGGATACAAGAGTTAGTGAATAAATCTCAATACTCAAAAGAGGCTGTGATGTTCACTAACAATCGTATGAATCATTACATCAATAGTGATGGTAAATGTTCTGTAACAGGTCAACTGTTAAAACCTGAAAATGTTCATTGTCACCACAAGATTCCACGCAAATCAGGTGGTACTGATGAGTACAAAAACTTAACTATCGTTCATAAAACCGTGCATAAACTTATTCATGGAACTAACCAAATATTAATTCAACAATGGTTACGAGAAATGAATATAACCAACAAAGAACTAAAAAAATTAAACCAGCTAAGAAAACAAGCTGGTAATGATGAAATTGTTATCTAAAAAAATATTGTGATGGAACGCCGTATGATGGGAAACTATCATGTACGGTGTGAAGTGGGGGAAAACTTGGAGATAATATCAAATAGTTACCTATCACTATAATTGTATGCTAAAACTAAAACATTGTTGGAAAAATACGGTTATGTTGTTAAGCAATTCAACCTTGTTAATAAAAACCTATCTGACCCTTGGGATGTATTGGGTGATGCCATTCCATCTGAAGAAGATATTATGTTCCGTGGCCGAGAGTTAATCTCTGACATGCAAGTATTTGCGAATATTATCATTTCCAATACTCGTAAGGATGGCCGAGCTGGACAGTTTGAAGATTTGGAATCAGCCTTTTTCCAAGCAGCTATTCTATATGTTGCAACAGAATATCCAGAAAATCAACGTTCATTCCCAGATGTAGTACAATTCATGTTTAAGCCATTTGGTGAAATGGAGTCTTTTGATGATAAAACCTTGGCCGGCTGTTTCAACATCTTGAAGAAAAAAGAAGAACATCTTCCAGAAGAAGATAAAAACCCAGCTATTGCTTTTTGGGGAAGTATTTACAACTCTTCTCCTAACTTGCGTGATAACGTCATCACTGGTATGAAGAACCGGCTGAGTAAAGTTCTTTCTAAAGATGTACGCAGCATTTTGACAAAAGATGAAGACGGCATTGATATTCTCCTGCCCGGCAAGAGAAAATGTGCTTACTTTGTTATCATGTCTGACCAAGATGCAACGTTCCGTTTCCTAGTTTCTCTATTCTTCTCGTTCTTCTTCTTGAAAATTATTGCTTATGCTGATACAGACTGTAATGGAGTTCTACCAGTTCCAGTCCATCTCATCATGGATGAGTTTGCCAATATCGGAGCAATACCAGACTTTGCGAAGAAGATTGCAACTATCCGTTCTCGTGGTGTAAGTGTAAGTATTATTATTCAGCAGTACAAACAGTTGGAAACAGTATATCCTACTGAGGGTCAAACTATTGCAGGTAACTGTGATATTCAGATTTTCCTTGGTGGTAATGACCCTGACACATTGAAGTATGTATCAGCCAAGGCCGGAGAGGCAACTATTGCTGTTCATACAAAATCTGGAAAAGTAAATGCAACGGGTATTAATTATCAGCCTACTTACAACGAATCTGATGCAGATGGTAAGCGGATGGTAATGACACCAGACGAAGTGGGCCGGATGGACAATGATGACTGTCTTGTAATGTTGAAAGGTAAAAATGTTTTAAGGTTACAAAAGTTTGACTATTCTAAACATCAGCTTGCTAAAGAAATGACAGACTTCCCAGTTTTGAACTATGTTCCTAATTGGCGCAAGAAAGACATTGTTAGAATGTATCTTCAAGGTAAATATACTGAAGAACAAAAAGAACTTTTGCTTCACCCTAATTTCTCAGTTGGTAATGGAATTGAGTTGTCTGATGATATTGAACCAGTTTCAGAGGGCCGGACAAATCAATTGATGGACTTGTTGCCTGAAAGAGAAAACTCAGGAGCGCCTATTCTAAATCAAAAAGGTATTGATTATCTCTTGAAACATGGTTTGTGTAATGAGAATGAAGCTAAATACCTAAAGGCCTTGATGTCTCATAAACAAGACTTGTTAGACCCGGAAGCAAACATGAATGAAAATCTTTCACAAGAAGACCAAGAACTTCTGAAAGAAACATTGACAGATGATGACATGGAGCATGCTGAAAAAGAGGCTAAGGTTGAGGTTGATTCAACACCTAAACCATCTTCAAGAAGAAGACGTAAAAAATCTTCTGCTTCCACATCAACAACATCTACTTCTTCCGCTATTGCTTCTACAGTAATTATGGAAGAGGAAAATTCTTCAAATGATGCGTCATCAATTTCTACATCAGAAAACATAGAAGATGATATTCCAGAAGAACTAGAAGAAAAAGTGAAAATTTCTACACCTTTTGTTTTTGGAGCTAGTGATGAGGATAACAAAAGTGTAGATGAAGCTTATGACAAAACTTCGGCAATGTTGCAGCAAATGGAAGAATTAAGAGTGTTTGATGAAGAACAAGATGTTGAAAACTACCTTAATAGCCCTAATGATGAGGAAGAAGAAAGTTTGGAAGAAAGTGCAAGAAACGCTTTTGATGGTTTATTCTAGATACAAAATTTTATTGTATCTAGATTGAATTATCACTAGACTTAAACAATCTACACTCTGAACTTTACAACCAACAAATATATGCCTAAATTTGACATTTCATAAAAATATAATACAATTATTATCGTAATAGTTAATTAAAATAAATTTGAAAAAACAAACCAAGGAGAAAAATAAAATATGCCAATTGAAAAGAAGCAGACAGTTTTTGAACTGTTGAAATCAAATTATGACCGAACAAATCGGGCGAATAATTTCCGAAAAAGAATGTTTATCAATTCAAAAGAATCAAAAGCTTTAGCAGAAACAGTAAATATTCCTAAATTTTTCACAGAAGTTATTCCTTTGAGTGAAAAAGAAGCTGAGTCTGTATTTACTCACCAAGAAAATGGTGATTTGCGAGTTCGTGATGATTACATGAATTTAATTCTTGGCCATTATGAAGTTGAACAATCTCTCAAAAAAGAAAGAATTATTGAGGGAGTTCTCAAATTCCAAAGCACAAAGAAAGGAACACCGGGCTTAGGATTTTATCACGGTGGTGTTGAAATTTTTGTACCTTACCAAAACTTCTTAACCCCAGAAATGAGCCGAGAATTGGCTGAGATTCTAAAAGATACAGAACTTAACCAAAAAGAAATTGATGAATACCGGCAATTGATTGCAACTCGTCTAGGCTCTAAAGTTAAGGTTATTGTTACACACTACCTGCCTGACAATCGCTTTGCTGTAGCTTCTCGTACAAAAGCCATGAAGAGAGAGCGTTATGAAGCATTTATTGTTCCTGACCGGCAGATGCTTATTGTTGGTGGTGAAACAGTTCTAGCCCCAGCGGTTACAGAGGGCAATGTAATTCGTGCCAATGTTGTAAGTGTTATTAATTCTCATATCATTTGTGAATTTATGGGAGTTGAGTTTATGGTTTCTACCCAAGATTTGAATATGGGTTACCTATCTAATGCCCAAGACCGTTTCCAACCCGGCAATAAAGTTGACTTGCGTGTAACTGAAGTTAAAGTTAGCGAATACGCAACAGAAGAAGAGCCTGATGTTGAGCTTAAAGCAGTTGGGCTGCAAGGACTTGATTACTTTGAAACACTTTCTAAACTTTATAAAGCTGGTCTTGAAAAAGCTAGTGGATATGTGACAAACATCCATGATGGGAATATTTTTGTCCGTGTGGATATGAGTGACAAGTCGCCTGATGCAGACTTTAAACGTCACCGTTTGCGCGTCAATGACTATGTGGATGTCATCTGTAAATACCCTGAATTCCATAATCGTGCTATTCAAGTTGGTGATTTGGCAACTATTAAGATTACAGGTTTCAATGATGAAACTCGAAAAGGTTTCTTTGGTACTATTAACCGTACATGGGGCGGCGTTCAAAATAGCTAATACAAGAAAGAGAGGTCTTCTCAATTGTTTGAAGAATTGAAAAAGGTTATCCTTGGCCTATGGGCCATCATCAAGGATTTATTTCATTACATTAAGACACTGGACTTCCAAGGTCTTCGGAAAGAATGGAACAAAATCCGTAAAAACAAAACAAATGATAGGACACAGTTAATCATTCTAACTATCATCAGCCTAATCTTTGTTTTGATTATGTTAGCTATCTTATGGCGGACATAAAAATAAAAAGATTTAATTCAAAATAAAAAAAGAAAAAGCCTTAGTTGAACTAAGGTCTTTTTTATTTTCATATATATTATTTAGAACTTCATCTTATTCAGTTTAAATTCATTACTGATTTGCAGAATTAATTCTGTTGAAGCTCCGGCTAACAACATGAATGAGGTTGCACCTAGAGAGCCTAAAACCACATGAAATTGTGTGGAAATAATCGTAGGAACAAGTAATACAAGTAAGATATAGAGTGAAGCAACTACTGTTAGCTTTTTGCGAGTATTCTTCAAGTATTGTACGGTAGCATATCCCGGATTAACATTCAGAACACAGGCTTCAGACTTCTGTAAATTCTCAGCAATTTCTTTAGGGTCAAACATGACCAAGGAATACAATTTATCCATCAAAATGATTAGGATTATCAGAATTAATGAGTATGAATAAATGTTGCTTGGGGCAAACCAACCAGCAATACCCTCTAGAATTTTATTCCCTTTAAAAGCGAAGAAACCAGAAGCAAAAACAGCAGATAAGGCGGAAAGGATAGATTGAGCCAAGATAATAGGCATCATCCCACTCATGTTTACCTTGATAGGAAATACTGAAACTGAGGAAGCCTGAGTAAATCGGTTATTCCCTCTTGCCAAGGTCTTTGAATAAATCAAAGGGATGTTAAAGTAGGAGCTTTCTACAATAATAACAACTACAAAGATAATCAATACAAGAATAAGTGAATAGAACCAAGTCTTGCTTTTGAAAATATCTTGTACAGAATTAGGAATTCGAGTAAGCACATTTGTAAGAATCAGAAGAGAAATACCATTTCCGTAAGCTTTTTCTGTGATGGTCTCCCCAATCCAGATGGCAATAGCTGTACCTAACATATGCCACAAGGCAGTCAAAGGAAAGGCAATATAAGGGCTGAACCCTTTCATCAGATTCAATTCACTTTGTTGAGCCATAGTAATCATCAATGACGAGAACAAGGAAATAGACACACCAAGGATAATTGTATATCTCTTAATGATTTTATTTCCATTTGGACTTCTGGAAATATCATAAAGTCCAGTAAACCAGTTCATCAAGAGCTGCATTACAATTGAGGCAGATACATAAGATGAAATACCTGTGGCCATCAAGGTCAAGTTCTGGAAGCTATCACCTGAAAAGAGAGATACCGTTCCAAACAGATTGTTGTCAGCAATATATTTCAATGTCCTATGGCTGATAAAAGGCGTTGGTACATAGGACAAGGCCTGAAACAGAAATACCAGTCCGGCGGTTAAGGCAAGTTTTTTTAACATGTCTCGCCGGCTGCCTATCGTCACCATATCTTTTTTATGGGCGGTTTCTTTGTTCTTGTTGAAAGATAATGTTTTCTTCACATTATTTACCATTTAATCAACTCCAATCCTTTTCTAAAAGCTTCTTGCAGCACTGTACTGGATTGATGTTGGGAAACTGTGGCAATAACACCAAAAATCAAAGTACCAACAAACAATGTAATGAATTGATTAGGTTTAATCCAATCAATTTCCTTAAAAAAGATAAAGTATTCTTGAATAGGAACACCTTTTCTTTTTGTTTTTTTACGCCGTTTGTTTTCTCCCGTTTTTTCACTTTTTTTATTATTTTTAAATTTTAAAACACTTAAAAACTTTTTCACTTTTCATTCTCCGTATTTGTTTTATTTGAGTTAGAGTTCAAAACATCAAGAATTGTTTCAAAATCTTTCTCAGGGATTTTTTCAAGAATATTCTCTTGTTGTTTAAATCTAAATCCAGCATAGCTGCTCAAGGCATCAAACAATTTTTCTCCTGTTTTGTCTTCAACAAGAACATCAAGATTTCCTCGGATAAGGATAAAATCTTGCCAAAAATCATTTTGTCCAGATGATTCGTTTAAACTGTTCAATGACAAGTAATAAAGGTTATTACTTCTATTGAGGACAATTAATGGACTGTTGATATTTTCCTGAAATCCTAGTTTTTCATTTAGTTTTTCATCAGGATAAAAATTATTCAAATCAATCCCTTTAACTTCTTTTTTAGCCTTTTCATCATTGTCAGATTTGAAAATAAAAACAACTCGGCTGACATCTTCATAAAATTCAACCAGTTTTGACTCTCTGAGTTCTCCATCTACAAAGATGCTTAGAGGCAAACAGATAGATTGTCCAATGGCCATATATAAAGACTCCAACTCCATAATGGTTTTTTTCACAAAAATAATTCCAAATAATTTGGATTCTTTATCTATAATATCAAAACCTACTAAACATGGTGCTTCAACCCTTGTTGGCTGCCCATGAAAATATAACTCAAACTCTACTTTTTGAGACATATGGTTATATCCATCCTTTCTTCAATTTGTATATATCTTTCATTTATCAATTATATCATAAATTATGGTTTTCTAGAAGTCTTTTCTTTTGATATGTTGATTTGTAAAGATGATTTTTTTTGATATAATGAACTATAAAGAAAAACTCTAAAGGAGCATATATATAATGAAAAAAATATTGAAGCTTTTACCTGTTTTTGTTTTCCTATTTTTCCTTGCAGGATGTGGAACTCAAAAATATGAATTAGCTATAGCTGAATCTGGTGCGATTAGCATGGAAGCAAGCATCACAAGGTCTGATGTTTCCAACACTCTTTTCTCTGATTATGGAATTTCAGAAGACCAAATCAGTGAAAAAGTAGAAGAGGAATTCAAGTATTACGAGAAAAAAGGTTTTAAGACGGAATATAAATCAGATGTCATCAAAATCTCAAAAGACTATAAAAACGCTGATGAATTTAACAAAGAAATCAAACAGATGGTTAAGGACAAAAGGATTGGACTAAACATCCAACTGCAAAAAGGCAGCAATTTCCTAGTTCAAAATAAATATACTTTAACTGGACGATTAAATTATTTCATCCCTAAACCCTTTATGGATAAAGTAGAAAAAGCCAAAAAAGAAGAAGGCGGCCTTAAAAATCTCGAAGATTATTCTAAAACGATTGGAAAAGAAAATGTTTCTTTGAATGTTTATTATCCCAAAGGTGCAACAGTAAAACACATGGAAACGGCATCAGAATCTGATAATTATGTTTCTTTCTTTTCGACCAGCAATGGCCTTGTCGAAGACCAAGAAGACAATGTAGGCATGACAATTGAATTTATGAATGTCATGATGATTTTCATTATTGTGGCTGTCATTCTTGTTATTGGTGGTGTCATTGCCTTTATTCTGATTAAGAAGCGTCAAGATGAAGAAGAATATGACGAAGATGATGAGGATTATGATGAAGACTATGACTATGATGATGAATATGAGGGGGATGAAGAATGAACTCAGCATATCAAGAATTAAGACGTGAAAATTATCAGTTTGAATCTCAGCACATCATCATGTTAATTAAGTTTTTTGTTGGAATTACTTTTTTGTTTCTAGGTGTTTTGTGTTATATCTTTTCTCAAAGAGCATCTGGTTTTAATACAAATAATGAAACCGGAACAATCAAAACAGAAAATTTGGCAGAATATCACTTTGCTGAAGAAAACACGTTAGGGCAAACAGCTATTAATGACAACTTTGTGGCATTGAGTAAAGGTAAGCTGGCGCTTACTTATTCTAACCATGATACAACATCAGAAACTTCTCGTATTGCTCTGTTTGATGAAAGTCTGAATAAAATTGACTTTAAAGATTTTAAAGGTACAATTAGTAATTTAATTGGTGTTGACACTGGCTGGTTGTTCTTGTTAAAACAAGGAAAATCAACAAGCCTGTATCATTATGCTGCAAACGGAAAATTAGACAATCTAACTTCAAATGTTTTTGGTGGTGATAAATCTGTAAATTCATTTATTGTTAAAGGAGATGCAGTTTATTTCACAACTGATAAAGGTCTATATAAATATAGCGCAGGTTCTATTGTAAATCTCAGTAAAGAATCAAATTTATCAATTATTGGATTATTAAATGATGAAATACTCGTATCAGGTTCTGGCGGACGAATTTATTCGATAATTAATGCGAGATTAGAGCTTAAATACGAAAATAACGAGATTATTAAGCCGTTTATTTCAGATAATGTTTTATATCACTATACAAAGCAATCTGGAAGTTATAATCTGATTAATACAGAAACTAAAGAAACAGCTTATACGGAATCATATGTATACCGTGCATCTGTCATAGCTGGACACACATTTGTAAATCAGCAAGTGTTTAGTTTAAATAATACTTTATATGAAGTAACTAATATTGATGAAATTAATCCTTTGTGGCCGGAAGGGCAGGCTCAATCTTAAAATAAAAATCAAACAACAAAAAAGAACAGGTTAAATTAATTGATAACCTGCTCTTTTTTTATTTCTTATTCTTCATCTTCACGGATGCCAAAGATTTCCCCAGTTTTCTTATCGAAGTCCACATTGTTTTCTGTTAGATACTTCATAATAGTTGTATCTTTAACTCCAATTTTCACAGAGGCCTCGTCAACTGTGGTAATCCGTTTGTTACGAATAGCGTGCAGCAACTGGAAGATGCGCTCATCTTTTCCCATAGCCTTAGCAAAGCCCATGTTTCGAGAATCATTTTTAGAGATTGCCCGGCGGCTTTCTTCTTCTAAACGTTTATATTCTCTAATTTCATCTTGTGTCATTCCTTTGAATTGCCCTTGAATAACACTAGGGTCAAAGGTTTTTTCAACTTCGCCTGTAAAAGGCTTTTTACTTACAAACTTACTAAAATCGTATCCCATAATTATATTAAAAACTCCTTTAAATTAACGTAATTTCTTTTTGTCCAAACTCTGCTTCTAGTACGGGCGCACTTTCAGGATTGGCAATCTTTTCTTTCACTAATTCTACGATTTTTTCGTACAATTCTTTATTTTTAAGCATAAGTCCTACACGGTCTGTTTGACCTGATTGTACAGTTCCCAAAACATCACCTGCCCCTCTAAGCTTCATGTCTTCTTCAGCAATAACAAATCCATCAGTAGTTGATGTAAGGATTTTCGCTTTTTCATCATCTTCTTTGGTATTAAGTACAAAATATCCCTCATGGTCTCCACGGCCCACGCGCCCTCTCAATTGGTGAGCTTGTGCTAGGCCGAACAACTCAGAGTTCATCAAAGCCATAACTGTTGCATTAGGTACATTCACACCAACTTCAACAATTGTAGTAGAAATCAAAACTTGAATTTTGTTTTCTTTAAAATCCTTTAAAATCTCTTCAATTTTCTTTTTAGACATTTTAGCATCAATCTGACCGATAGATACACCAGTTCCCTTAAAGGCCTTTTCATAGGTAGCCAATACATCTTTAACCGAACGAGCTTTCTTAGTCTCGTCTTCATCCTTATCTTCAATCTTAGGACAAACGATATAGGCTTGCCTACCCTTTTTAGCCTCTCTCAAAATCAATTTTTGAATTTGAGCATCAGATGAAACGATTTTAGAATAAACAGGTTTCCGATTGGCTGGCTTATCCTTAATTTCAATCAGCTTCATATTGTCTCCAAACATAGTTTGCAGAGTTGTTCGAGGAATAGGCGTGGCTGACAATGAAACAACATGAGGACTGTTTCCTTTCTCAGTCAACAAGGCCCTTTGCTCAGTTCCAAACCGGTGTTGCTCATCAACAATAACTAATCCTAAATTATCAAATTGAACAGATTCGCTGATTAAGGCATTAGTTCCCAGTATGTATTTATACCGGCCAGAAGCAATACCATCCAAGGCCTCATTTCTTTCTTTGACTTTCATATTAGAGCGAAGTAGACAAACCTCATCTCCAAAGAAGTTCTTAAGGTCATGATAGTGCTGTTCAGCTAGTACAGTAGTCGGGGCCATTAGGCAGGCTTGATAACCGGATTCAACAGCAGCGTTCATCACACAAACGGCAACAATAGTCTTACCAGCTCCAACGTCAGCCTGAACTAAAGTATTCATAGTCTTATCTGTTAAACTGTCAGATACAATTTCATTGATAGCCTGTTGCTGCCCATTGGTTAGTTGATACGGTAAAGACTGTATCAACTGATTCATCTTGTCGGTGTTGTTGAAATGAATGATGTTATTGTTATTGCTTACAACTTTATGCTTTTCAATATGATAGGCCGTTTCGAAAAGATTATCAAAGTGAATTCTTTTTGTGCCAAATTCTATATCCCTGAAATCACTAGGGAAGTGAACCCGGCGGACGGCTTCTGGCCTATTTAACAAATTAAAGCGAGTGAGGTCTTCCGGCATCAAATACTCTTCTGACCTTAATCGTTCTCTAATAGAAACATTTCTCAGCTCATTCAAGTATTCATGTGTCATCTTCCTTATTTTTCTATAAATAGGTTTAATAACTGAATTGCCTTGAATGTCAATAGAAAAATCTTCTACACTGATACTTCTGCCCCATTCAGGGTCTATGTTGACTTTGCCATAGAAGAAAATCCTAGAAGAACTTTCAATATATTTTTTAAACAAAAATTTTAAGTTCTTTCGACCAAAGAATAGGGCCGAGAATTTTCCTCCTTGGTCATCTAACAAATGAACAGAAATGCCATTACCAGATTTATGCTCTATGACAGAAGTAGGAGTACCAACAATACATTGCTTTTCCTTATCTTTTAGCTCATGAGCTAAAACAGGATGCCGGCGGTCTTCATATCGCTTAGGCAGATAAGAAAGAACATCATAAATGTTTTCAATTCCTGCTGCTAAAAGTTTATTCAATTGACTTTGAGCAATCTCTTCTGGCATTTCTTTATTCATGGGTGTGTTATAACTGGTGTTCTTGTAAGTAATATTATTGACATGAGATACAAAATCAACATCTGATTGTTCTTTTGGTGTTTCTGGTATTTTTTCAACAACAACACCATCACTCTTATTCATCTCTTGCTGAGTGGCAATATATTCCACCATCAATTGTGGTGTTTTTTGTCCTTGCCATTCATTGATGCCAAGATAGCCAATAACAGTCATATTTTCTGAACCGGGGATATTTTCAGCAACATTATTGAAATACATGCACTGCAAATTCTTTTCTCCATCTGTAATAGAGAATCGAACATGTTCGCCTGATTTTGTGTTCTGGGCATATCGGATAGAAACATTTCTAAAAGCAAATAGGGGTTTAGGGTTGGCTTCACCAAAAGGCTGCAACAATTCAAATTGATTAATGTAATTCAAGTTGATGTCACGAACACGCGCCTCTAAATCATATCTAATTTTCTCAACTAGAATGTTATCAGGGATGTGTTTAGCTAGAGCAAACAATTCTTTCTTTAAAGGATTGTAATTATCTAAAGTCAAAGAAAATCCGGCAGCAGCTCCGTGTCCACCCATTTTTTCAAATCTATTCCTAGTATGATTTAACATCTTAAAGACATTAACACACTCAATAGACCGAGCCGAGCCATGAAGATGGCCCTCCTCATTTTCTGAGCAAACCAACACAGGCTTATAATACCTATCCATCAATTTAGAAGCAACAATTCCAACAACACCCTTATGCCAATTAAGGCCTTTAGCTACAATGATATTTTCTTTATACTCACCACTTTGCTCTAATTGCTTAACGGCTTCATTAAAGATATAAGACTGAATTTCTTTTCGAGTCTCATTTGTAGTATTCAAGTCGTTCGCTCTTTGTTTAATAGTTTCTTCATTATCAGTCAAATAACCATATGTGAGTAATTCAACAGTCTTGAAAGAATGTTTTAACCGGCCTTCGGCGTTCATACGAGGGCCAATACCAAAACCAATATTTTCAGATATAGCCTTTTGATAATCTAGGCCGGCCACATCAAACAAAGCCTTAACTCCTTTATTAGGGTTATTTCTTAGTTTGTTCAGGCCGTGATAAACAATGGCTCTATTTTCTTCAATTAAGGGCATTACATCAGCGATTGTACCAATGGCTGCCAAATCAATAAATTCATAAGCGCCATCATCACCTAACAAAATGCGAGACAATTGATAAGCAAGACCTGCTCCACACATTTCTCTAAAATAGAATGTTTCACCCTCTTGTTTAGGGTCAATAACAACACACTCTGGGAAAAGCGCTTTGTCAGCAGGCGGCTCATGGTGGTCTACAACAAAAACATCAAGGCCGTTGTCTGATGCGTACTTCAGGTCATCTTTTGATGTAATACCACAGTCAACAGTAATTAACATTTTTGCTCCACGGTCAATAATGGTCTGAACAGCGTTTCTATTGACACCATATCCTTCGGTCATTCTGTCTGGGATATACACTTTGACTTTGATTCCTAGCATTTTTAGGGTCAAAAAGAGAATGGAAGATGAAGTACAGCCATCCACATCATAATCTCCATAAATATATACTAGAGGTTTGGATGGGTCTTGGGCTACTCTTTTAATTGCATCTGCCAATTTTGTAATATTTAAGATGTTTCTAGGGTTGCTTAATTTAGGGTTAAAGAAGTGGTCTAAGAGATTATCTCCCAAATCATTCTTTTCCAAGAAGTCAACAACGTCAGGGTGGAGATTGTATTTATCAATCATTCCCTGAGAAATAGTAGTCTTTTTTGTCTTTGGAACAATTTCTACTTTAGGCATACTCATCCTTTCTCTTTCTTTTTCATTTTAATCAAATAAATCATGCTTCTATTATATCATAAAAACAAAGAGTTCACCAAAAATTATTTTAGCCTTAAATAAATAAAAGAGCCTAATCTAACTCAGGCTCTAAAATAAAAAAGACAAAAGGTTTATAAACATGTAGTTATAAACAAATTAGGGGTTACAAATTCCCCTATCATCAATTCTATCAAACATATGTTGAGATGTCAAAACAAAAAGAGAAACCCAACAAAATATTGGATTTCTCAAAGAATTTTTTTGAAAAGAACAATTTCTTGAAAAAAATTCGAAACAACAATTATATATTACATTGTTAATCATATTATATTTTTCTAAAAAAGTCAAATAAAACTATTATTTAATTCAATAAAGAAAATTTCTAACAAACTCTAAAAACAAACTATATCCAGCAACACTAGAATATTCAAGGTTTTCTTGGATGGCTTCTTTTTGTCTTTCGATTTCTTTTCTAGTCAGAATATTTCTCATATTATCTGAATCCAGTTCTTCTAATTGGAATTTTGTAATCAATTCAGCCGTTTTGTACCTGCTGCTTAATTTAATAAATTTGTCCTCATTTTGATTTGCCCAAAGAACAAGTTCAGTTTCACTCACATGATTTTTGACATTCTTTTTAGGTTCAAATCCATCACGCTTTTTCAACCGTTTCATTCGGACATCATCAGGAACATCCAAGTACATCATGTAAGCCTGTAAAACATCAGCGCAATAATTTAGTTCATTTTCAAATCGAGCATCACTAACTACAAAAATCAGCCGCTCTTTTCCTTTTTTATATTTCGCATCCAGCTCTTCAATCCGTTGTCCTAGTTTTTCAATCCAATATGAATCCTTTTGTTTTCTTCGGACATGTGTACCCCAATATTGAAGAATTTCACGATAGCCCTTAGGTTTTGATTGATTGATTAAGAAATCTTCCTTCTTCAAACCTTTAGGCATAGCAAAAACAAGGGAGACTGTTGTAGCAGCCTGTTCTTTACTAATACCATATTCATCCATTAACTCCTTAATCCAATCATCCATTGAACTGTCAAGATTAAATTGTTGAATACGCATTTTATCATAGAGAGAATAAACTTCTTTTTTTAGAGCACCTGCAAAAGAAACAATAATGCCAGTTGGGTTAGATTTATCAGTTAATCTCATTTCATTTACAAAGCCATTCCCTTTAAAGTGATAAAGTTTGTCATGACCTACATTCATCTCATCTTTAACAGCATCTGCCAAATATTGAGCAGAGGTGTCTTTTCCAGAACCTTGTTTCCCAAAGAAAGCAAAAACAACAGGAGGTTTTCCTTTGAATGTTAATTTCGTTTTAGATAATTTCATATCTTTCATTTTCTCCTATATGTATAAAGTTTACTGCAATTTCCAAGTTGCCAAACCAAAGTAATTCTTAATCTTTTGTGGAGCAGAATCATTTTTGTAAATTTTTGTAAGTTTTGCTTGAACTACAAATCGTCCTTGCTCAGCCGTTTGAAAACAAGTAATTAATGTTGTAATAGGACTTCCAGCATTGAGAGCTTCTTCATCTTCCACTAATTGAACATTTTCAGCACCAACATGTTCTGCTCTATAGATTTCATACTCATATACGTCACCTGCATCTGTTAAATAAACTTTCATTCCGGCCTGAGCTTTGAGCAGCGGAGTGAAGAGATAAATACCATTGCCACCATTCACATAATGACTAGCTAAGGCATAGTTCCCTTGGCCCATCTGCTGACCAAGCTTCATAGTGCCAGCGCCAGCAAGCAAGTTGTATTCTGTCACGCCCTCATAAATTGGAATATTGATACCCAAGTCAGGAACAGCAATTCCACCAGTTCTAGGTAGTGATTGAATAACGTCTTCAGATAAAGAATTAACAGAATTAAGATTTACAGCATTAATATTAGAGTAGTCATAATCAACACCCAAATCTTTCAATGCCTTAGAATCATCTTTCGCATCATCAATCTTCTTCTTCAACTTATCTACATCATCTTTTTTCAAGTTCTTCTTATAAGAATTCTGAGAGTATTCAGCCTTTTTGCCTGCAAAATAATCTGTCACAAATGGTTTAAGCAGAAAGAATAGGCCAACACAAATCAAACAGATAGACAGAATTTTAATTAAAATATTTTTCATTAGTTTTTCCTCTTAGTAAATTATTTAATTTAATTAGTTCATTTTATTATATCAAAAAAGACTGGCCGAAGCCAATCTTTTATTAGAATCTAAATTAATCAAAACTACCATAGAAGTTCTGAACAAACTGAACTCCGTATTTTGTTTCTACTACAGAAATAGTGGTGTAGTTGTAGTTAGGATTTTCAATAGCTTTTCTGTGGCCTTTAGAATTTAACCATCTTTCAACAGCGCCTTTAGCTGCTTCTTGTGGATTACTGTAATCACGGCCTGAGCTTTGCTGAATATTCTCACCCAAATAAGAAACACTAGGGCCAAAAAATTCATCTAATTGCTGCCTTGTTGGTGTTTCGTGTTCAAAATGATAAAGCATCTGTTCAGCTCGCTCATTTGTTTTAGCTTGATAAGAAGCATCAGATACACCAGAAAGAGGTTTTAGCCCAATTGATACTCTATGTTTATTCACTTCTTTAAAGATTTCGTTGGCTATATCCTGACGATAACGATAAGGAAGCTTCTTGTCTGAATAACGAGTTTCATAACTATCTGTTTCTTCATCATAGCCATCAGTAAATCCTTGTGGATATTTAGAAGCATCTGCTAAACGCCATCCCTCTTTAACGCCAAGAATAGCTTCTTTGACAACTTCTTTATCATTCTCATATGAAACTTTCCATCCAACAATTCTATAAGCGCCCAGATAATCAATTCTCTTACCTCTAAAGCCCAAAGAAGATAAATCTGTAGGTTCTTGATTATTTTTTGTCAACAAATTATATGTTTTGTTTGGATTTTCTGGTTCACGAACAATATATTTTGTTGCTTTCTGTGCTGTTTGTGTAGTTTTAGCTTTAGAATAATTCTGACTTGATAGAGGTTGAACTGGAGCAGTAGCAGCATTTAAAACTCTAGTTTCAACATAAACAGGGTGAACATTTATATTGTTTTTAACACTACTTAATTCGTCTGCCTTATCCCAACTTCTAAATTCTTTGTTTTTAAGATTAGAAAGATTGTTTGGCAAGGTAGCTGATTTTCCATGCTCAACTTCTTGTGAAGAAATAACATTATTATCAGCATCATAGAACTTAACGGTGTAAGTGTTGATTTTATAAATAGGATAAAGAGTAATATCCTTATCTACTTTCAAGTTAGAAACATCAACAGTTTGACCTTGCTCATCCTGATACCCAATAATAGAATACCCACTCTTCTTGAATTGCTCATTATTAGGCTGATATGTTTGAAGATAAGTTTTAGTTGTGTTTTCTAGAACAGTTTGTGTTTCAGGGTCTTTGACAGTGACGTTGAATTCTTTTAATTTGTAAATTCCTTTGGGTACATCACCGGTTAAATCCCAGCTTTCAAAGTTATAACCTTGAATTTCTTCTGGAGTTTCGCTTGATGACAATTCTTTAATAAAATGACCATTCACATCAACTGCCTGAATGACGGGTTTTACAATTTCTTCTTTTTCAGGAAGTTTTTGATAATATCCTCGGATTTGAATGTCATTTGAGATGTTATTCCCATCGTTAGACCAACCATTAAAAGTATAACCCTCTTTTTTTGGTACAACAGGCTCTATAGCCTTTTCTCCGTGCAAAACAGATTGAGTATAGAACAATTCATTATCCAAATAATAAGATACTTGATGCTTCTTCTTTTCATATCTTGGAAAAACATTTGTGTCAGATGTAATATGACTTAAATCATCAGAACTCCAGCCTACAAAGTCATAACCGTCTTTTTGTGGAGCTTTGGGAATTTGAACTCCTTTGCCGTCTTTCACAATGCGTTGTTGCAAGATAGTTGTTTGGTCAGCGTCATAGAAAGTGACTAGATGGGTGGTTTCTTTGGTATAAATAGCTTTAACATCTGTATCTTCTTTAAAGTCTTTTAATGAATGACTCCAGCCTGAGAAAATTTTACCATCAATACTAGGAACACTAGGAAGTGTATTAGAATCTATAGATGTTCCATATTTAATTCTTTGAACAAATAGCAATTGATTATCTTCACTAAAGAACTGAATAAGGACTGTCTTATCAGCAAACTTAGGCCTAAAGATAACTTGTCCATTGCCTGATTCTGATTCCCAGCCAATCATGGTCTTCCCCTCTGGTGGTGTAACATAATCAAAAGCTTTTAAAAGGTCTGGTTTCGCATCTTGATTTAAAGTTTCTTCATGAACAATATTGTCATTGGCATCTTTAAAAACTGCCTGATAGGTTTTTTCTTGTTCTTTAGGAGCATCTTCGTAAATAGCCTTGATGGTCATATTTTGTTTAATATTGTCAAAATTAGCACTCCAACGAACAAAAACTTTCCCATCTTTTTCTTTAACAATATCAGGCTCAACAGCAGCTTTGCCTTCTTCCACAGCTTGATTATTGATGATTTGACCATCACCATCTAAAAATGTAATCCGGTAGGTATTAACTGCAACAGGAGCTTCAGCTTTCTTAGTTCCTCTCCGAACAATAGCTGGCCTTGGTGTTTGAATATAATCAACTTTAGATTCGACAATTTCTTCTTTTCCACCAGAAGACTGTCTGATAGTTTCCTTATAAACGGTGTAGCCATTCTCGCCTTTTTTCTCTACAATTGGTTCAGCATCAATGGACATAGTGTCATCGTTAATGTACTGTGTTTCAAAGTCTTTGAAGTCTTTCTTGACCGTTCTTTCAATAAAGTTGTAAGAAACTTTAGGCTTTGTACCCTTAAGAATAACAGGCGCTACAGGTTGTTTTTGTTTAACTAAAACACCGTTCTGGTCATAGTAATCAATGCCGTTTTTACCTTTAGAGACTTCTTTAGTGTTACCTTCTTCTAAAGTGTCATCTTCTAGAACAACTGGCTCACCAAACGGAACTTCTTTTTCAACAAGCTCAGACTTCTTAATTTTTTCATCAGACAATTTTACTGTTGTTTGCTTAGGAACTAAGACTACACGGTTTTCCATGTCTTTATCTTTAAGAGTGGGAGCGAAGACATTTTTATCTTCACGAACTTTAACATCAACAAGATTATCTTGTTTTACCTTTTCTTGTTTGTTTTCTGTGGCAATTTCAGAAATAACTTCTGGGCTTTTATCAGCAGCTTTTGGTTCATCAGACAATTTTGTTTGGTCTGTAATTGTCTTTAATTCTCCTTGTTTTTTCTGTTCTTGCTTGTTGTTTTTATTTATAGAACTATTTTTTTTAGAATTTTCAGCAATAGACTTTTCTTGCTTTGGTGACAAAATAGGTTTGGCACTGTTTGCTGCATCTTCTGCCAAAACATTGGTAGGCTCATCTGGTGTTTTAGGTGATTCCGGAAGTTTTTTGTCCTGCTCAGGATTTGCTGCAAACTCTGTATTTTGAGAATTTTTTCCATTGATTTTTTCTTTTCCTGTATCTTCTCCTTGTATCTTAGGTTTTTCCTGTGTTGCTAAGATAGTTGCAGCACTAAGACCAGTGGCAGCGCCAGCTCCAACCAAATATTTTTTACTTAAATTAAAACGTTTCATCTTAATTTTCTCCTTTTTCTATATATAATTAATCAACTATTTTTTATAGCTCAAAAAATATTATATCAGTCAAAAGAAAAAAGAAAAGCCTTTTCACAAAAGATTTTTAAATTTTTGTATATTTCAATGGAAACAATGAACGCTAGCAGAAGGATTTGAACCTTCTTCCTTACAATCCTAACTATATTACATTCTAACCTAATTTCATTGTAAATATTGTGTTTTCCCTGACATAAACTATACTAGCATCTCTATTACCATCATAAAACTTACCTTACTCATAACCAATCGTGAAAATTATCTCATGTAACACACACAATGTCAACACCAAATATTAAAATTTTATAGGTTTTTATTTTCTTTTTATTCGTGGTATAATGAGATATATCAATAAAAGATATAGAAAGGAAATAAGATTTTGAAAAAAATCCGCTTACTATTGATTACTAAGTTACAACAGTTGCTACAAGAGAAAGAGGAAGTCTCAGAACTAACAATAAACCAAAATCAGGAAGATATTTTTCATGATTTCGAACTGGACTCAGCTGAGTTGGCTAAGAAAGTTGATTCAGCGAATGTTATTCTACTTCTTTTTTCAAAAAGTAATCTCAGATTACTAGAAAAAGATTTGTTATCTAAAGGATTAATCTCTTCCTTGTATCGTTTCACAAAGAGAAGTTTTATGGAAAACTCTCTCTGGTCAATCCACAATGGATTTTCTCAATAAAATCAATATTTTAGAAAAGGGGAAAAATAATTGTATAAAAGCGATAAAGATAATTTAATTTATATTAATCTCATCAGCACAGTTCTTAGTGAAAGGACAATGCCTCCAGTTGAAAAGTTTGGACGAGATATTTTGAAAACATTAAAAGGCAAACTCTACACAGGCCGGGCAGACATTGTAAGCCAGTTCCGCTTGGGATACATGTTGTTAGAAGATATTACCCCATCTACAGCAATCTGGGAATCCAAGAAATTCCAGAAAAACACTCAAATACTAGAAGACAAAACAGGTATAGACCTGCCATCTTACAAGACTATCAAGGCCTTGCAAGTTATGTTGTTTGAGGGGCTTCACAACAATGAACTCAATGTCATCCAGTATAACAAAAGATTGAATGGAATGATTCGTGATTGTGTTCAAATTTGTTCTAAACAAGGTGATGTTCAAGTAATGCTGCCATATTCAGAAGAACATGATTTCTATGGCCAGCCTTACTCGGAAATTGTTCGTCTTTTTAAAGGCTATGTTAATGTTTTTAATGAAGAGGGAGCTTCAATAGAGTTGCTTACTGTTAATATTGATGGTCTTTTGAAAGATGAAGATTAATAAAATAAAAAACATCTCTAAACTAAATTAGAGGTGTTTTTGTTTTGATAATATTTTGTTGATGAAGAAATTCTAAAACAACATCCGTATCATAACTTTCTTGTTGTTTATTTCCGTCAAAGGCTGAATAATAATCATCAACACAAAGGATGCCATAATCTAAAATGACAAACTTATGATTCTTGTCCAAGCCTACATTATTAGCAGAAATATCCATAGTTACGTCATCTTCAAAATCTTCCAAGAATTTCATTTGAGGATGATTATTGAATCGTTCTTCAAGATATTGGCTGTCATTTTGGTATAACTTTGTAAGAAATTCATTAGATAAAAGCGATTCGGGAATAGTTTTTCGAACAGATTTCAAAAACTCATCAAAGAAATTGCCATACCAATCCCAAGCATGAAGCAGAGATGCAAGACAGGACAGTCTTTCGGAAATAATAATTTTATTATCTTCTGAATGACTAATAATTTTCGCAATAGGAACATTGGTTTTTCTTGCCCCTTTATAGACTTTGATTTCATTTTCGTTTTGAGTAAGGTGTTTATCAAATAAATTAATCTTGATAACACAATCAGGTGCATCCGGTGACACCAAAACAACTCTAGAAAGTCCATCTCCAATCACTTGAAAACCATACTGATGTTCTAAAACATCAACTAATTCTTTCGCATTTAAAACAACCATAAACTTATTTACTCCTTTTTCTTTTTTTATAAAAATTTTAAATTTTAAAATAAATACATATCCTATTATAACTAATTAATAATTGATTTGTTTTTTAGATAAAAAAGAAAAAACATATAGTATTATTCAAAATGAAATAATATTATATGTTTTATGTTAGGTTTATTACTTTGATTTATTGTTGCTTTTGATAAAGCTCCGACAAATCAGAGATATATTTAATAGCACTTTGGTAGACCTTGTAATCGTATTCTCCATCAGGAGAATCAAATACTCCATCTTCCTTCATTTTTTCAATTTTGCTCTGAAAAGCGCTCAAAGATGGAAAAGTTTTTCCAGTTCCGTCTACAAAAATTTGAGGTTCAACCCAATATTGAAGAACTTCGTTTTGGTTTCCAGAAACTTCAAATTGACATTGAATGACTGTTGGGCCTTCCAAGTTAGCGGTTAATACATTTTTCATCAACATATGCCTAAAGTCGGTATTTTTCCAACTGACATCTTGGAATATTGCTCCTTGAAAATCTGTATTATCCAAATCAAGGCGATAAAACGAAGTGTCATCAAAAATAGTCTTTTCAAATATTGCTTTATTGAATTTTGCTGAACAAAAAGCAGCACGCTTAAAATTAGCTCCTTTGAAGTTTGTTCCAAAGAAAATAGCATTTGAAAAGTCAGTGAAAAAGAAGGAAGCGTTGGAGAAATTTGTGTTAGAAAAATTTGCATAATCAAAGAAAGCATGTCTGAAATTTGCTTTGTGAAAATCTGCCAGATAAAAATCCAAATTAGAAAAATCAAGGTTAGAAAAATCAGCATAACTGAAATTGGCACAACCAAAATCAGAAATATTAAATGAAGTTTTTCTAATTGCTTCTGTTGTTGGATGTAGTTGGCGACCTTTTCTCTTATACTTACCTTTAGAATCCAGCCATTCTTGATGTAACCGTAATGCTCTACGGATAGTGCTAGGTTTAATAGTTTTGATTTTAGACATAACGTTTATGTCTCCTTTCTTAAATTAAATAAAAATAAAATATTGTAAAATAAACTCTTACGAATACTATTATAAAACATCAACGACCCAAAGTCCTATAATTTCATACTCTTGCTCCTCTTTTAAAATAAAGATATAATAGATATAACATTCCTGTGGCCGTTTGAGCAGGCCTCCTTCACACCTTAAAACAAATGAATGTGTTTGCTTTAAGTTGCTTGCTCTGGATAATAGCCTAGAATGTTATATATTTTGTCTATCTTCTTACAAGGATGGACAAGGACAGTATCTGTGATGCACATGTCTCAAACTTTTGTATTATTGATTGTTTGAAGAGTTTTATTTTAAGAACCATGTGCGGAAACAGTATTATTGTAAGTGTTGACCCGCACTCAGCATTTATGAGCCTATATTGTTATTGGTCTTTTTCACATCAATTTGACATAAATGATACAATTAGAGCAGTCAACACAGATATTGTGTATTGCAAAAGGACGCAAGAGGAGTTTGGTTTCCATGTGGCTTCCGGAAAAACCGGAGATTGGAAATCAGCTCCTTTTGTGGTATTCTATAATAAAGAAATTATTAGAAATAAAAAAGGAGATAGTGAGGATATGTTGGAATTTATTGCTATCCTTAGTATGATTATTGACCACATAGGATTTTTATGGGGCATATTAGTATTTCGGATTATAGGCCGGCTGGCCATGCCTATCTTTATATTCAATTTAGCTAAAGGAACATTATTAACAAAAAATTATCCAAAATACTTATTTCGGCTTTGGTTGTTTGGGGTGTTAAGTGAATATCCATTCCTAGCAATTATTAACAACAGTTTTAATGCGACTGATTTTAAGATTTTTGAGTTAAACATTGTTTTATTGATGGCTGTACTAGCCACTATCACTTATTTTATCTTGCTCATATCAGAAAAAATGAAGGATGAAGAAAAAGGGGGAAGGCTTAAAGATGTCCTATATATCACTACTGTAATTATCGCTTTCATTTGCCACATTAAAGGCTGGAATATTTTTGAGTACCAGTTTATAGGAACTTTATTATTCTTTGTGTTCAGAATGGCTTTTGAAGCCCAAATTCTTGGTATTGATACGGATTTTTATCTAAAACTAGATGGAGATTATACGAAGAAACATAAAGAAAACTCTGTTTACAAAATGCGCGTGATTACTGTGTTTTTTGCTCTTTATTTCGTTATCTTTAGATTGTTTATTCCTGAATGGAACATTCAAATCTTTAGTATCTTTGGGGTTGTACTTTTATTCTTGGTTTCTATGAAGCGAATCAGGTTTAAAAAGAATTTCTTGAATTACTGGCTATATTTAATTTACCCACTTCAATTTTTGATTTTACTGGGCATTTATCTTTTTACAAAAAGATAAAATAAGTTATAATAGTAATTGTAAGATTCAATCTGAATAAAAAATCAGGAGAAAATTATTATGAAAGATTTTTATGTTTACACACTGATGCAGCACAAGCATGATTATAGTTTCAAAGGTGACTGGGTTCAGGCCCGGCCAATCTTTGACTCCTATCTATTAGCAGGTACTAAAAAACTGCCCAATCAAAACAGCATCATCAGTAAAGACCAAATAGGAAAAGTACAAGCTATTTCACAGGGCTTGTTTGTTGTATTAAGAGAACAGGATGTGGATAAAGCCTTATCTCTCATACATTCTAAAATATTAGAAAATATTAATCAGGTGCAAATTCAGGCAGAATGTCAGTTAGACATCTTACAATCCCAACTAAAGCCTATTACCACGCTCATAGCTTCTTAAAGCTTGGGTGTTTTTATTTTTTTGTTTAGTTTATAATAAAATGTGTAAATATTTTTACAATAATTATATTTTGATTTTTACAACAAGAAAGGAGATATGAGATATGAGTCATATCAAAGAAATCAAGCCAAGTACAATTAAAAGAGCGCTTCGTCTGCATAAAGAATGGCTTGATTATAAAGAAGGCAACAATAAAGATTTACCTAAAGGGAAAAAATTAGTTGTTACAACTAACCTTGTTCAAAGGATTACTTTTAGAAAAAGCGATTTGTTTAAAAATGCTGATTTCAGAAAAGTTAATTTCTCAGGGGTTAATTTTTCTTATTTGTCTTTTCATGAAGCTGATTTTTCTGGAGCAAACTTTTCTGGAGCAAAGTTTTACGGAACAAATTTCTATGATGTAGATTTTAGAAAATCAATATTTAGTAAAGCTTTGTTTATCGGTTCAACTTTTGCACATTCTGTTTTTAAATCTTCATTCATGAATGAAGCAGATTTTTCAAATAGTAATTTTACAGGAGCTAGTTTTTATAACAGTACATTTAGATATGCGGAATTAGAAAATATAAATTTTGATTTTGCTATATTTACAAATGTTGATTTTTCTAACACTGATTTTTCTTCTACCACTTTTTTTAAAACTTCTTTTAAAAAAGTTTCTTTCAAGAATGCCTTGTTTATAAAAAGTAAGTTTTTGAATGCTTATCTAAGTGAAATTAATTTTACGGGAGTTTCATTTAGAAATGCGAAATTCATTGATGTTGATTTTCATGGAAATGATTTTTCAGGCTCTAATTTTAGTTACTCAGATTTTTGTTTTACTACTTTAGAGAATGTAAACATTGAGTATTCTGTTTTTGTAAGCACCATTTTTAAAAATATTATTTCAAAAGAAATGACATTTATAAATGTGACCATTAAAGGTGTTTACTTTACTAGGTGCACTTTCAGTGGTTGGTCATTAAAAGACAACATTCAAGAAAGCGTAATTATGAAAGAAGTAGATTTGAAGCATATCAATATTCAAAAGGCGGATGGAAATCAATTCATTGAAGCTATTTGTTCATAAGATTAAAAAAATAAACACCTAGAATTAATCAATTCTAAGGTGTTTTTTATTTTGTCACAAAAAGCGATAAAACTGTTAAAATATTGCAAGTTTTATCTTTTTGATGTATAATATGATTAATTGAGTTAAGAAAGAAAAATAAAACAAGGAGATTGTAAATTATGACTGATAAAACATTGTATGCAGCCATTGTTGGGGATATTATTAATTCCAAGAAAATCCCCAATCGACAAGAAGCTCAAAAAGAACTTCAAAGTGTTCTAAATGAAATAAACTCAAAATACAAAGAGGCCATTGCTTCTAAATTTACTATTGTTCGAGGAGATGACTTTCAGGGCCTTATCAAAGAGGATTTTGTTCATCTAGTTCCTGAAATAATTGACAGAATTTCATTTCAATTCAATTATCCTTTGCGTTTTGGAACGGCTTTAGGAACGATTGGTTCAGACCTTAATCCTAATCAATGTATTGGCATGTTTGGACAAGTTTTCCTCTTGGCAGAACTAGCTATAGATGCTACCAAACAAAAGAAAAAGAACGACTATGGACTCAATGTAGTCCAATATGATTTGGCCTATACGCTCTATCACGCGCCCGTCAATGCCTTAAACGCATCCAGTGCATTTATTGCAAGTATGTGGACAACTGGACAACGTGAAATTTTAAAAGTTCTTTTAAAGAACGATATTTATGATGAAGATTTTTCTCAGATTGAACTAGCAAAACTATTAAATAAAGACTCAGGAAACATCAATCGCCGAGTAAAATCATCTGGCATTAAGATTTACCTAAGAAACAAAAAAGAAATTGGAAAACTACTAAAACTAGCAGCACAAGAGTTAAAGGGAGAACGTAAATAATGAATACAGAAAATAAGCAAAATTCCATCCTTAATGACAAGGACATCCAGAATGACGCAAAATATCAAAGCGAAGAAAATATCTCTAAAATTCAAGAAGAAATTTTCTTTATGACTAAGAAAAAACAAAGAGAGTTAGATGAAAATTACAAAGAACATGTAATTCATTCAAAATCAGCTTATGAATATTTGGCGGCCTTTCTACAAAAGGATGAAAATATCAATGCTAAATCTTTGACAACCAAACGTTTTGTTGATGCTCTTGGTGTTTTTCAAGAAATTAATCAACAAGAAATGGAAGAGATTATGGACTACCATCAACAGTTAGACCTAGAAGAATCTCTTGGTTCTCTTTTAATTTTTATTAGCGGATTGTTTATCTTTTATTCTAATCTGGGAATTAATTCTTGGGGAATCCTTGTATTTATGGTTGTTTTAGGATTGGGAAATCTTTTTACTAAGCATTATTTTCATCATAATGTTCGTAAAAAGCTTGGATTTGAATACAAGTTATCTACTGTAGATGAAACCATCATCAAAAAAGAATTGGATAGAGTTCTTACAGAAAATAAAAAATTCATTAATACTCTCTTTGAAAACACTCTTGCTCCAATTAAGGAAGTAAAAACATTTAAAGTTACTGTCATGATGAAGCATGGTTCAAAGGTATTTAATGAAGTGCCACAAGAAGAATTAAAAGAATTTCTTGCATCTTATCCAGTTTTTCGCCATCTTCGTGTTTTTGCAGATAAATTCCATGTTGTAAATGATGATGAACATGTTCCTAATCAAATTTTTGACGAAGATAATATTGAGTACAAATTCAATAAGTGTGAAATTTTCCTAGATGCTGCAAAAATGACAGCTCTTTATGATATGCTTGAACCAGAAATCGTTTCTGCTTCAAATGCTGAGAAAAATATTGATAAAAAAGAAGACATTAAGGAGTGATTGAGAATATGTCTAAAAAAACAAAAGAATTACGACTAGAGGTTAATATTATTGTTACTATGGCCTTGATTGTTGGCCTTGTTGCTGTGTGGTGTACTTTTTATTATGTATATCATATTTACCCAACACAAACTTACCATGTGTTTCCTTTAGTGACGATTGCTCCTGCTTTTTTATCAAATTGCTTATTCCTTGCTTGTTTATTTTCTTATATTGTTCGTAGAATTCAGCTATTAAAACAATATCAGAAAGATGATTTGGCAGAACAACTGCATCAAGCAAAAGAGCAGCAAAAACAAGAAAAAGCTTTACTCACAGAAATGTTAAACCAATATAATCTACAAGCACAAGAAAAGGATATGCTTCATGTTGTAGCACATCCCACTTGGAATCCTGTTGAGGGCCGGCGCATCTTTCTTGCTCCCACTTATGGAGATAAAAATTATGTGGCCTCTGGTAAAAATGATGATGATTCATTAGAAGATAATTCAAGTGGTGATAACAAAGAGGGTGATGATGGCAAAGACAAAGAAATCTAAAGAATTCAATAGAGAGACAAAGATTTGTAAGGTCTATTCTTATAAAGGGATTATTCATTGCGGAGTTACTGATAAAGGTATACCCGGCTCTGCTTCGTCTTCTATAGAACTTTGGGGAAATGATGCAAAATGTCCTGTCTGTGGCGGATATTTGGATATTCTGCCCTTTTAGCTAAAACAATGGAGGTAAACAAAGATGACTACTACCAAAAATAATAAATCAAAATTGACCATGAAGAAGTTAGCTTATCATGTATTGAAAGTAGCCAAAGAAAATAAGCTGCCTCATACTCGGCTAAACTTATTTCTGACCATGTACTTCAGTCTCAAAAAGGCAAAAGATGACAGTCTTATTCCTATTGAGACATTGAAATCAATGTATGATGAGCCGTTTGAATTATGGCCTATCAATCCTATTGTGTATTCCTTGTATCGTAGATATATGGTTGCTGGGCAAAACGATAAAAACATTGTAGAACGTGGAGCGAGGCGCGTGTCTGAGTTAGATGTATTGAATCCTGTTATTATTGAATTGCTTTCTACAGATGTCTATGAACTGTCAGAACGATATACTCAGCAGCCTTTCTATCTAAATAACCGGCGGACAATTGGCCGAGCAATTGGAGATGTCACTATTAAGCTGGAAGACATTTAAAATAAAACAAAAAAGACTAGAATATTTTTCTAATCTTTTTTATTTCACTTTTAAGAGGTTGTTTCTGTAGCAGATTTTACAGATTCAAACATGGTGTCTGCAATGTACTTTAAGTAGTTGATTCTTTCTTCGATTTTAGAGAAAAGAACAACATCTAGGAAGTATGACATGATAAAATACATTCCCAGTACAACACCTGCTCCGAACATAAACATATTTAGTGAGTATGTTTTGAAGACAATGATGATACCTAAAATAGCTGCACCAAGCAATGCTCCTCTGACCATCACACAAAACTTATTCAGCTTTGTAGCTTCTTCAAGAAGCTCCTCTTTTGCAGTTTGTGCCATATTGATAGCATCTAAATTAATTTTTTTGTTCATTTCTTTGAACCCTTCCTATAAAAAAATAATTAATTGTAAAATTCTTTTTACATCTAATATTATAACTAAAAATGAAATAAAAACACCTTACTCGAAAAGCAAGGTGAATTGTAAAAAAAAGATTTTTAAAAGGCAGCTAATCCATAAGATTTGTTGCTTTTAGAATAGAATAATGGCTTATGTGTGATGCCATAATAATGACACTACCTAGAAAATGGCACATCCATAAGACTTACTGTTATTCTTCTTTTATTATATTTTGTTTCAGTATATTTGTCAAACAAAAAAAGAATATTATTTAATTTGATAAAATAATACTCTTTCTGTTTTAGAAATTTTATCTTTCCTTATATTTGAATAGACCATCTATAGATGCCTTTTCAGAAATCTTTACTAAAACATCAACATCTTTCTTCAAGTCTTGCACCTGCTCAACAGTCAATACCTGATTATTAAAGAAATACCAGTTGTAATACAAACGTTCAAAATCTTTTTGAATTTCTGAATTCTGCAAGTTTTTCCCTTTGTTTAAGTAGATACTTAACTTAGGAGTTCGCTCACAATTTTTATCAAAACAATCATAGTTATAATCGTATTTGATAGAAAGATGTAGAAAATCACCTGTTTCAGAATTGTAGGAAAGTGACTTTTTGAATTTTCTTCGACTTCCAGCAAATCCTTGTTTTTCAAGAATAATGTCAAACACGTTATACTTGTTGATTGAGCCTAACAAATCAATGTCTCCACCTCTCATCAGGTAATCAAAGTTGATTCCCACCAGTTCTTTAATTAACTCATCAGAAACATTGGGCTGCCTGATTTTTAGTAAACGACTATTTGTTTTGATGGGCTTTGATGTAATGCTTGCTTTTCTTTCTTTTCGACGCAAGTAAAGAAAATGTTTTTGTAGTGATGGATTATTCTTAAGACCAGAAGGTCTTTTTACTTTAACGATAGATGCCATAATTGACTCCTCATTTCTTTTTATTTTTGTAAAATTAAAAAATATATTGAAATAATATTTTCACTTACTATTATACGCCTATCTCTTTATTTTAGAAATAAAACAAAACAAAAAACACTAGAAAATTACCTAATCTAGTGTTTCATTTAATAAAAATAAGTTTATGCAGCAATATCAGTTTCTTGTGTATTGAAGATTGGCAAAATGCCAGCTTCCACAAGAGCGAAGTTAATTGCCATTTGGCGAGAGATACTAATTTCTTCATCAGAGTTTTTCAAGGCCATAATTTTCTTTTCTGACATCATGCCTGACTCCATTAGAAAATTATCTAACTTTTCTCCTTGATATGAAACACCACCAGTTTCAGCAGCGTTATCCACCAGTTCAATTTGCAAAACCTCTTTCCATGTCCATGTCTTCATTTGACATCTCCTTTTTGTTAAAAATAATATTTGATTGTAAAATAACTATTTACAAAATATATTATAATGGATGAATAATTGAACAAACAAAAAAAGACTGGTGGAAAACCAATCTTTCATGTTATTTAAAACTAAAGCTTGAAACTAACAGACTTTACTAAGTTCTTTGATGCTGTTTGGCCGAAATCCAGAAATATTTCCAATCCCTAGATGTTCAGGAACTTGAATAACTGGAAGCACTTTGAACCCTAGTTCATCTTTAACATAATCTAGGAATTCTGGGTATTCATCAAGGTTAATTTCTTGATATTCTACTCCTAGAGCATCTAGGTTTCGTTTACTCATTTTACATTGAACACAATTGTTTTTTGAGAAAACAATAATGTTGTTTGAGTTGCGGAAGCTCTCTACAGTTAAACTTGAATCTTTCATTTTGTGTACCTTTTGTTTCTACTTGATTTTTCTAAAGTAAAAACCCTTTCTTTTTTCAAAATATATTATATTGTAAAATAATCTTTTACAAATAATAGTATAATTGAAGATGAATTGATTATAATATCTCATGTAAACATTTGTATTTTACAAAATTATATTTAAAACAGGAGGTCATAAAATATGACAGAAACTAATACAAACTTTGTTAAAGCACAAAAATTGTATGAAGAAATTGAGAAAATTGTTTCAGATTCAGACTGTGATTTTTTGACTTTAGAGAAATTGACTTCGCCAACATCTACAATTTCAGGTAATTGGACATATGGAATTCAAATTTCAGCTCCGTTTTCTTTCTATCAACACAGGGATAATCTTCGTATTCACCGTATTTGGCGAACTGAAGACTCTATAATTAATGGTGTAAAAAGATATGTGGATGGAATGAAAGAAGAATTTGATTTCATCAAACCTTATCTGGATTATTTTTCGGATGATTACACAGTCATTTCGGACGGTTCAAAGGCTCAATTTGGAAATTCATCAAATGCTAAAGTGACACTTGTGAACAAAAAGACTGGGCGGAAATATCTGTTTTCAGAGATAGGTAAAAACAAACTCAATCTCTTTGAAAAGGGTTATAATCTTAGTCGAATTGGTGAAATTAAACCAAGAGCGGATGTAAAAATGAATCGAAACCCAGAATTTTTGATTCAGCTAAAACATTTTGAAGAAGTTCCAGAGTTTGAAGAATTGAAACATTTGATGCAAGAAGAATCTTTTGTAGACACGAAAGATTACTTTGTATTTTAGAATTTCAACTCAATCAAAAGAAAAAGAAGTTTATATTATTGAGCTTCTTTTTTTATTTTTATGATATAATATTACTTATCTAAATAAATAAAATTAAAAAAATAGGAGAAAAATTATGATAAATTATGTCCTCGGAATTTTCGCAAAACATTTAAAATCAGTTGATAAAAAAGATGTGAAGAGTATTGCATCAAGCAGCTTGTACTCATTAGCACTTGTTTTGTTACTAGTAAATAACCTCTTTTTTCATGATAAATCTTTTTCATTTTTAAGTGGAATATTGACTTTGGCAATTATATTTATTTCTATCTTTAGTCTTTTTATACTGTTTAAGAAAATTTCAACTATTCCAGATATTGAGATTGTTAGTTTTGAAAGGCCTGATAATCTCACAAAAATGACAGAAGGTAATTTTGCTTCTGTTAGCATTGGAGGTTTAATAGTAGGCGAAGCATATCCACTTTTTGTTTCAGAGCTGGGTGTAAATGATAAAGATACAAAAATTACTCATCATTCTCTTCAGGTGAAAAATATTAGTTTTGTGTTTGAAAAATTTGAATATAAAACTCGAAATTTCATTGTGGAGTATCAACCAATTTTTAAAGACGGACTAACAGAAGAAAATCTTAAAAATCAATCTGTATTTTCAAAGGCTGTAAAGATTACTCAAATTGAATTTGATAACGTTTCTCGGCCAGTAACTGTTAATATGTGTAATCAAACTTATCAAACTGAACTTCCATATGTGTTGGTTCATATTGAATATAGCAAGTCATAAATAAAATATAAAAAGCCTCTTTTAGAGGTTTTTTCTTGTGGCTAAAATATCGCAAATGTGATATAATAAGCTTATCAAATTTTACTAATAGGAGAAAATAAAAAATGTTGAACAATATGAAAAGAAAGCTAGAAACGTTAATTCTAAAAACTCTGTATGTACTATATATGTTCCCATTTTACACAATCAATTTTTTATTTAGGATTAAAAAGGCTGATTTACTTTTTTTAGTTGTTTCTTTTTCCAGACTTATAACATCAGTTTGTTTGGGTGTAGCACTTTGGATTTGTAACAATGCAAAGGCTGCCAATGTTTTTATGTTTATTATTTTACTGATTTTGTTTCTAATTTCAATCGTATCTACTGTCATTGATGGTGTCACTTTAGCAGCACTTAAAGATTCTAAAGAGAGATATGAAGAATTATTGCCGGTAAAATCAGAGCGTTATCTTGTTGACTATAGCACAAGAAAAGAACTTGACATTACCAACAATAAGAACATTGAAATCTTTATAAATTCATGTAAAGTTGGGAAAAGAAGTCAATTCAAGCACTTCCCTGAATTTATTCAAATGATGTTAGAAAACAAAAAAGAAAACCCATATCAAAAAAATATTAAACTTAGTTTTTTACATAGGGCTACAAATACTTTTGATGCGCTAGATGCTCAAAATGTTTGCCTAAGATTTTTATTTGATGTATTAGATGATAACACTTTTAGAACGTTAGGACTACTAGAAAACAAAAATCAAGAATTAATATATTTGAAAAGAAAGATTTTAGAAGAACTTGAATTTGAATTTGTATCTCTAAGTACATATAAAGGTATTCAATCCGGGAAATTTTTGGTGCAAAAATTGAGGAACAAAGAACTTTCATTGATGCTACCATTAGAATTTTTGAGTCAGAATCTAAAACACTTCAAAAGGTGCTAGAAAAAATTGAAGTTGAAAAAGAAATAGAAACACTAAAAACAAAACTAAATCTAATTGTAGATACAGATACAAAGGAGAACTAAAACCATGTCACTAAAATCATTTATTATCAATAACTCAAATAAATTTTTTGCCAAAACTCATGATTATAAAGAATTAAAGGCATGGATGGAAAAAGTTTCGGATAAACTTTTTCTGGCAGCGCTTGGAAGTTTGGTTTTGATGGGTATATCTTATAACATAGAATTTTTTATTTTCAAAACAAATCCTTTTTTAAATTTTTCTGGCTTTTGGTTTTTTCTAATTCTGGGTATTTTCCTATTTGTTTTATCTGTAACATTTTATTATTACAAGGATTTTGTAAAAAATGTTGGGCCAACAATCTTGAAAAAATCAAAAATCTTAATTTGGAAAGAAATTTATCCAAACCAAAAAGACATTGATGTCTGGGTGCAAACTTTTATTCCTTCATCTGAATCATCAACTTTAGACTTAATGTCACAAATTAAAGCTGGAGAAGATTATTCATATAAAGATTATAAAGAAGATGATAAGTATGATTTTGATTTCCTATACCATGCTTTCAATTCAGACCTATTTGACAAAACAATTCGAAATTCAGTTTCAATTCTATTAGAAAAGAATGTTAGTGGTAAAGTTGTTACTACTCCACTTGAATTTGTAGGCAAATTAAAACCTAATGACCATTTTGAAGCAGAATACATTATTAATCCTGATGAAATCATTGAAAATCTTAAAGAATTTATGAGATTCGACAAACTTTACTTTGGAGAAGTTCGAGAAGAAATTTTATCTAATGTATTTCTCTCTATTTCTAAACTCGAAATTGGCCGTCAATACATTGATTGCAGTTTCTTTGGTTATAAATTTGAAGATGTGGCTTATATTGCAAAAATAACAATAGATGCAAAATCTAATGAAGAGCTACAAAATAGTAAAATCGTAGAAATAGTTAAAAATTCAGCAGAAAAGGAACGAGAATCTAATCAAGCTTTAAAAGAAGCTAAAGACGATATGTCTGAGTTCGTTAAAATGCTATTCTAAGGCAACTTAAATTAAATTTAACAAAAATCCACATAAATCCTTGACCTCTTAGTGTTAGCGTAGGTAGGAGTGGTTCACAACTTGTTATAAGAAAGAGGAGCAATCAATGTTTAAAAAACTAGGAAAATTTCTTTATGAAAAAGATATAGAAGAAATTCGGTCTATTGTTGAATATTTACATTTCAAAGTAGTCTCAGTCGTTTCAGTTATCCCGTGGCTTATTATCATTTTTGATGAAAGAAACTCTATTTTTTACCCTATTAATTCAAAAGAAAAATTTTGGGATTCAATAATGCTTCTGGTCTTCTTTTTGTTAGTTAATATGATTTTGTATATAATTGCAGGTCATTTCATACTAAAATATATTGAGAAAATCAAAATGCAACCTGAAAAAGAAAGTGAAACATCATGGAAAAAGATTTGGGAAAACAATCAAGACATTGACGTTGAACTTATGTTGAAGAATTTAAACTTTGATAATGATGACTATTTCTCTGTTCAAGTAGGTCAAGTGTTTAATAGTTATTTATCTAATTCATTTATGAAAGCATTAAGAGAGGTCATTTACTCTAATATTAACTATTACAATATTTGGGTTAAAGAGATGACATTTTTTAAAACTGGGAAGAAAAAAACATTCAGTTATAAACATAATGGAAAAGAAATAAAAAATCTTTTAATTCATTTGGATATAGACATTCCTGATTACATCAAAAAGGAAAACTTGTCATCAGATGAATTTTGGGGAAGCTGCAAAGATTTGCTTTCTTTTAAAATTGTCTCTTTAGAATTAGGAAAAACAACTCTTAAATCTAATGTTCTTGGTTATGTTGTTCAGTCTGAACATTATGAACTAAGAGGAGTTCTTAAGCTGTTTGAAAAAGATAATGAAGCAAAAGAAGCTTTATTAACTTTGCAAGAACAATTTAAAGACCGAAACCAAACATTGCTAGAATTAACTGAGTTTGAAGAAAGTATTAAAAATTAATCTAAAAACATCATAGATTTAATTGAAAAAATAAAGTTCAAAACTCGCCAATAAAATACCGTTATTCACTAAAGAAAACGGTGTTTTTTATTGACATTATCGTATAAAAGTGATAGAATAATACATGTAGCAAGGGATAGCCAAGCGATTTGCCTCCCTCCTACAACTTTATTCATTATAATCTCCCAAAACTTTAGGAAACTCAAATCAGGGTTTCCTTAATGGAAGGGTGGCTGAGTAGGCTGAAAGCGGCTGATTACTAATCTGCTAACTGGTTGTCCGGTTCGGGGGTTCGAATCCCTCTCCTTCCTTTGATATAGATGAAATATCTTGTCATCAATAAAAAATGTAATGTAGTTTCAGCCAATTTTCGGTTGTTCTTGAAGTTGATTAATCTCTTTGGGGAAAGAACTGATTAATCAAATTTTATTTATGTTAGAAGAACAATCTTGTGCAATAGTTTGATGAAGCGCAAAAATCAATGGGGATGAAATCTTTTTCTTAAAAATAAATTTCAGAAATGCTGACTCATTACTATATTGAATTTATTGTTATTGTTTTCATTTAGCCATAGACCTCCTTATAATTGCAAAAAATGAATCAGGAAAAGGTGGCAAGACATCTATATACTAAAAAGGCCTATAAAGGGGCTTTTTTAGTTTTATTTATAATATTACTCGTAAGATTCTATTTTACAAACATTATTTTTAAAATTTATGGAGGAAATAACTATGGAAGTTATTGTAAAGACAATCACTGTACACAAGATGGATATTCAAGATGTTGAATCATTCAAATCATATGTAGAAAGCATCCCTAAAAAAGAGATACCTATCTCAGTTTCTAGTTTGACGGATTCTTGTAAAGAATATGTCGAAGTGGAGTCAAAGGTTTATCTAAACAAAGAAGATTTTGACGAGGAAGAAAAACAAGTAATTCTTAAAACTGAAAACAAGTTTTCTTCTGATGATGCGGTTTCTTCTGTTCTTGTCATTGAACCTGACGGGTATGAGCCTGTTTCTTTGTTGGTTTCTCAAATAGATAATATAGTTTTTTTGAAAACTTCAGAACCAGAGGCTTTAGGAATTTCAGAGCCTGCCATTGTTCGCCTTAAAAAGAAAGGAGAGGAATAATGAAACAAGCTGATAAAGAAAGACTTCTACAAGAAGTTGAGCAAGCATTGTTCCGTTTCAATAGATTGTTGATTGATTTAAAACCGGAAAAACATCAACACACCATTGCTGCACTGAAAGATAATCAAGAAGTGGCTGAGATGTTAGAGTCTGGAACACCATTGTCTACATTAGAGACCAAGGAATTCATTAAAGATGTAAACAACATCTGGAGTGAATTTTATCCATCTTAACTTTTATAAAATAAAACTCTAGTATATTCTAGAGTTTTTCTTTTGTTCAATTAGTTATTGTGCTTTTATAGCTTATATGATATAATTCAGTTAATTAATAAATAAGAAACAAGGAGAAACCATCAATGCCAGAAAAAATCAATCTTGCAGACTTTGTTTATAATCACAGAAAGAAACATAATCTAACACAGCGTCAATTGGCCGAAAAAGCAGGCGTACCTCAATCTACTATCGGACGTATTGAGTCAGGAAAAACAGAACCATCTATAAGTATGTTAGAGAAAATTGCTTCAGCAACCAATTGTGTTCTGAAAGTTTCGTTTGAAGAAAAATAACGTCTGCTCTACACATCAATAAGAACATTTTAAAACAAAAACCATTGACAAAATTGACTACACCTGATATAATATAGGTATAGTTATTTGATAAGGCTCGTCAAACACTTAGTACCAAAATGTATGAGATGAAGGTTTGATTCTATCCAAAAGTTGCTACCAACAACTTATTTAGAAAAGTAAAAACCAAAAGTTTCTGCAAGAGCTACAAATCCTACACAATGAGATGTGGGGCACAATGGCAGAAAATATCTTATTGAAATAAAAGAGGGCACTAGTACCAAGTGTCCTCTTTTAAATTTATTTTATTCATCAAGGAGATTTTATGTCTAATTCTAATAATACATCACTCACTCACTCACCACAATCAACGCCGAGATTGCTACATGGTGACTGCTTAAAACTAATGCCTAAAGAACTGGCTGACAACTCTATAGATTTAGTCATCTGTGATTTACCATATGGCACAACCAATGCAAAATGGGATTCAGTCTTAGATTTAGAAACGCTTTGGTCTGAATATAAGCGAGTTGTAAAACCTAATGGTGCTATTTTACTTTTTGCTCAAACTCCCTTTGACAAAATCCTTGGCTGTTCGAACATAGAACAACTAAGATATGAAATAATCTGGGAGAAAACACATGCCACGGGCCATCTAAATGCAAAGAAAATGCCCCTAAAAGCCCATGAAAACATTTTGGTCTTTTATGAGAAATTGCCAACATACAACCCACAAAAAACACAAGGACACACAAGAAAGGTTTCATCTGCCAAATCAAAAGTCCAGTCATTGAAAAGACATAAGGAAAACATGAAAGACGGCAAAGCCATTTATGGAGCATACAATGAAACCAGTTATGATTCGACAGAACGTTATCCACGAAGTGTTCAAGTCTTTTCAAAAGATGTCCAAACGTCAAAGCTGCATCCAACGCAAAAACCAGTTGCTTTACTAGAGTGGTTAATCAAAACCTATTCCAACCCCGGCGACACTGTTTTGGATAATACAATGGGTTCTGGCTCTACAGGTGTTGCTTGTATTAATACTGGACGTAAATTTATTGGAATTGAACTGGATGAGAAATATTTCTATATTGCCAATAATCGGATTTTGGAAACAATGAATAACAAAGAATTATAGTTAGTTTGTTTTATAATAGTAGTCATAAATTATATTTATTTTACAACTAATATTTTTTACATAAAGGAGTATTCTTAACACTCCACCCAGATAAACCCACCACCTCTAAGGTGGTGGGTTTTTATTTTATGTTAAATTAAATTAAAATGTTAAATTGATTTTAACCTTCTTCTTTGATAAAATTGATTGAGAGAGAAAGATAAAAAGATAGATAGGAGGAAAAACAAAAAAAGAAATGGTGAAAACAAGACACAAATCCTATAAGTTTCGTCTTTATCCGAATCAGAAACAAATAGTCTTATTTGAGAAGACCTTTGGTTGTGCTCGTTTTATTTGGAATCAGATGCTGGCAGACAAAATAGCCTATTATAAGGAAACAGGTAAAACTTTGAAGAATACACCTGCCCAATATAAGAAGGAGTTCCCTTGGCTGAAAGAGGTGGATAGTTTTGCACTTTGCAATGTCCAATTGAATTTGCAAAAAGCCTATAAAAGCTTTTTTCAATCTAATTTTGGGTTTCCTAATTTTAAATCTAAAAAGAAAATGTATAGTCAATCTTATAAAACAAATAATAATCATGGAAACATTGAACTTTGTGATGGTGAAATTAAGCTTCCAAAGGTTGGCTGGGTTCGTTTGAAGCAACATAGAAAGATGACAGGCCTTATAAAAAGTGCGACAATTTCAAAGACGGCAACTGGTAAATATTTCATCTCTATTTTATGTGAAACAGATATCCAGCCCTATCCTAAAACAAAATCAAGTGTTGGCATTGACCTTGGGTTGTCTCATTTCGCTATCCTCTCTACCGGAGAAAAGATTGAAAATCCTAGATTCTTAATCTCAGCTTCTAAGAAATTAAGGAGAGAACAGAAAATCCTCTCTAGAAGAGGGTTGTTAGCCAAACAGAGAGGTAAAAGTTTAGATGATTGTTCCAATTATCAAAAGCAGCGCCTAAAGGTTGCTAGGCTTTATGAGAAGATTTCTAACCAGAGAAAAGACTTTCTTCATAAATTGAGTACAAGTATTATCAAGAACCACGATAGGATTTGTATGGAAGATTTGGCGAGTCGCAATCTTATGAGAAATCATCATTTGGCCAGAGCGATTGGGGATGCTTCTTGGTCTGAATTCTGTAGAATGTTAGAATACAAGGCTGAATGGTACGGAAAACAGATAGTTAAAATAAACAGATGGTATCCCTCTTCTCAGATTTGTTCGAACTGCAAGGCAAACTCTGGGAAGAAGCCACTCCATTTAAGGGAGTGGACATGTGAGAGTTGTGGCGTACATCATGACAGAGACCTCAATGCCAGCCTGAATATTCTAAATGAGGGCTTAAAAATATTAGCTTAATTTAATTTAAAATAAAATTAAAATAAATTTAACCGTAGGAACTACGGGGATAGCTTGGTATATATTAGCATAACCTCTGGGAACTAGACATCTAGTTTCTAAGTATGTGCTCTACCCAAGAAGCTCCTCCCTCTCAATGAAATGGAGGGAGGAGTAGTTCACTTTGGGATTATCTAAATTGGTTCACCAATTTTATCGTCATAAACTTTGTGACGGAGATGTGTACGATAAGGTCTTAGATGTTCTTAAATCTTTTCCCAGACTTAAAGATGTTTTGGAGCAAGAAATTGACTGGCGTTATGATGAGTATGATGCTAGTTCAGGACAAAAAGAAATTATTCGAACAATTGTTTCATCAGTGTTGCTAATTTTGGATGCAAAATCTGATGGTTCTCACATTCATCTTTTATTTGATGGGCTAGGTTCTCAACTAAGTTCTTCAAATGCTGAAAAGCTTCCTGAAGTATTGTTAGATGTTATTGAATGTCTGGATTACTTATACCCTGAATTGCCAAAGACCAATATCTCAGTAGTAACATACAACGAAAAGATACAGATGTTCTTTTTGACTCAAAAAGGTTTCAACCTTGTGGGAATGTAAAATCCACATCAATTTTATTAAAAGGCTAGATTTTTAAAATTTTCTAGTCTTTTTTTAATTATTTTTATAGCAAATGCGATATTTTTCTCAAAAATATGGTATAATAGATAAAACGATTAAATAAGGAGATGTAATGACTATGAAGATGTTCATGAGTCCAGATAATCAAGCTAATGAATTAAATAGATTCTTTTTCGAACTAACACCATCTGGAGTATTGTTTGTAATTTTTTCTTTAGCTTTAACTGTTTTTCTTTACTGGATTTTTGTTTCTATATATAAAAACACTATCGCAAAAACAAAGCTGTTTCAGAAGATTTTTAAAACCGGGCATCCATCAATCCCTAATTCAGGTTATGATAATGTTGATTTTTATTTCATAGGAATTTTGGTTTCATCATTACCGGTTCTATGTGTTTTCTTTTTATCATTTTCTCACATCTCTCTATTTCAAGTTTATTCAAGAGAAACAGAGGCCATTGATAGTATTAAAAGAAAAGATATTTTTGAGCAATATGACTCTAAAGTAGTTGTCACATATTATAATGATAGTTACTCAAACCATACAGATAATGAAGTTAGAAATGTAATTCTGGTTCTAGAGAAAAAAGATAAGTCATCTTTCTATCCTAACCCTGATTACTTTAAACCGGCCGAGAGAATTAAATATTCAATTAGGAGCATTGGTGAACGGGGTTTTGTGGTTACTGAAACGAGAGATATTAAACCCATTTTCCCCTTTACTTACCATAAATTCTTTATAAATAAAGAAGAGGCCCCAGAGGTTTATCAAAAAATATTGAAATATAAAAAAGAAATAGAATTAAAAAACGAAAGAGAGAATTAAATTATGCCACCTATTTTTGAATTATTTACAATGTTCAGTCTTAAAAAAGATATTTTCATTGTAGCCGCTTTAATATTTGGTCTTCTTGTAATGGTTTCAAAGAACATTGAATATTATAGGTATTATCTAAAAAGCAAAGGGTTAAGCTATGAAAAAATTTCAAAAAAGAGATTTAAAAAATTCCTTTATATATCATTGTTGCTTGCCGTACCAACAATTGTTGTCTGGATGTATGCAATAGTTTCTACAAACACTCTTTATAAAGAGGTTAAAAATAACAATATAACAACAGAAACATTATTTTCTAGTTATCACATTGCAGAAATTAATAAAACAAATGAATTTGAGTCAACTGCAACTTATGACAAAGATGGTAATAAAAAATCAGAATCACCAGCGGTTTTATATGAAGTTGTTTTAATTAAAGATAAAAAGAATAAAAACGCAGGCCTAAAAGGTTCGGTAGTAATCAATGTTACAAAAGTCAATAAAAACAGCTTTGATGTTCTTATTACTTATGACCAAGTTGTAACAATCAAAAAGGAAGATGCTAAAGAATTTTTTAAAGTCTTGAATAAAATCAACACAGAAGAAAGAGGAAATTAAAATATGTTACCTATTTCACAGACCACAATCAACCCTATTATTGATTTATTTTTAGGAATAAATAATCATCAAACATTACCAAGCCAATCTGATAAAGGAGCTTTGGGGTTCTTATATATTAATTTCGCTTTCTTATTTTTAACCACCTTTGTAACTATTTTGATTTATTTTTATAAAAGAAAAGATAACGAAAAAATAGCAAAACAAAAAGTAAAAGAAGGACTTTTTTGGATGCTGCTTCTTACATATTCTTCTCTTTTTACATATTTTGGAATAATAAAACCAATAATTAGTGAATACAACGCAATTAACAATTTGTCTCTTAAATCAGTATTCTCTAACTACAATATTGATAGAGTTGAATGGATTAAAAATGTTACCTACAATTAACCCAATTATTGATTTGTTTACAAAACAAACGTTGTCAAGCCGTTTAGATGGTAGTGACTTGTTCATATTTTACCTTGAATTAGCTGGACTATTTTTAGTTATTCTTTTAACTGCTTTTGTTTATTTAAAAAACAAAAATAAAGACAAAAAAGTAGTAATAGAAAAAATAAAACCCAACATTTTTGCGGCATTAACTCTTTTTTGTTGTAGCTTTTTCTCATATTTTTCTATGATTAATCCAACAATTAACCTATATAACAAAATTAATGATTTATCATTAGAACAAGTATTTTCTAGTTATTACATTAAGAAAATTGAAAAAACAGAAATTCAATCTAGAGTCTACTTGAAGAAAATAAAAAATAATAAAAATATAGATGAATCTGAATATAAATATTTAGATGATTCTGTAACAATTGATGTTGTAAAAGTTGACAAGAACAGCTTTGATATTGTACTTCCTGACGGAAAAATTGTAACAACCAAAAATAAAGAAGCTGAACAAATTTTCAACACTCTAAATAAAATTAAAGCAAAAGAAAGTGAGAATTAAAATATGTTCCCAAATATTACAGAAATTAATCCTATTCTAGAATTGTTTAAATCCCAAAAAATCTCGCTCTCATTATTTGCCATCATGTTTGTTTTCTTCCTTATATTTGCTCAGGTGTGGCTATATATTTTTGATAAAGATTTTAAAATAAAGAGGGGATGGGTTAATTATTTATTTAAAGAATTTTTTCTTCCTGCACTTTTACTCTTCTCGGGGGTTGTTGTTGGATATTTCGTGGTAGCATTTTACTTTAACACTATCAATAAAAACATCAACAAAACACCATTAAAGGACGTGTTTTCTAGCTATTACATTGCTAGTATTGGACAACCAGAAGAATCCGGTTCAACTATTGTTTATGATGAATCTGGAAACCAAAAATCAGAAAAGCCAAAAACTCTTTTTAAAGTTTATCTGAATAAAATAGAAGATAGCCATGTTGAAACCATATCACTAAAAGATAATGCTGTATTGAAAGTTTCAAAAGTCAATAAAGACAGTTTCGACATTATTCTCCCTGATGACAAAGCAGCAACAATCAAAAAGGAAGATGCCCCGGAAGTCTTCAATGCCTTAAATAAAATTAAAAGTGATGAGCATTACGGAGAGGTTATGAAGATGATTAGAACTAGAGAAGTAACTGAGGAATAATAATATGAGCATGAAAGAACTGACAGAACATATTATTTATGTAGCTCATAAAAAGCAATGCTTCCGAACACCAAGAATACAATGCCTTGAATAAGATGATTTCAGAGCTGTTGGACAAAGATGTATTTGCTCTTGTAGCTTCTAGCAAGTCAAATGACTTTTGGAGGAGACATGAGGATGAAATTGTAAAAGAAGGATTGGCTATTCAATATCCTATTGAAGCAGTTTTAAAACTTGATAACAATAACCAAGAAAGACTTGTAAATTATATTTTTTCTGAAGAGAAGATTAATTAATCTTCTCTTTCTTCTTTTCTCCTGTATAATATTAAGTGTAAATCATTTTACAATATAAAATTAAAATTTAACAAAAGAAAGGAATCTTGTTTTAAATCATGTAAAACAAGATGGTAAAAGAAAATGAATAACTATACAATTCCAGTAGAATGGACTATGACAAAAAATATCAATGTTTCTGCCAATTCTTTAGAAGAAGCAAAAGAACTCGCAGCTTTTGCCTCATTTAAAAATGGAACATACTTGGACGATTCTTTCAAAATCAATGAAGATTTACTTCAAGAATTTGAAGAAAACCGCAAATTGAAAGAAAACATGAAAAACAACAAAGAAAAGTTGTTAGACAAAGTTTTTTCAGACGAATTTCTCTCAACTCTACCCCTACGTTGGGTATGGGTTGGAAAAGTTGATGCTGTTTTGCCTGATGGCGAAACATGCAAGGCGGTTAAATTCAGCCGTTCTGAAGGTTGGGGAGTGAAGGCCACAACCACAGAAATGTTGTTTGTGCCGCAAGATGAGCCAAATCTTCTAGATGAAGAGAATTTCTTTGATGTCTACAAAGTTGGCTTTGAAGGCTCAGATTCTCTTTATAAGACAGTTGATTTTGTATCAACGTCAGAACTAGAGGGCTATCTCAAAGAAAATCTCAACAACATGGCTGAGTTCTTTGAAGCTATCTCTAAGTAAACATTTTTTCATAATCTCCCACACATACAATAAAAGACTAGATAAAAAATCTGGTCTTTTTTGTTTCTTGCAAATATAGCAAAAGTGATATTTTTGATTATTTGTGTTATAATAGACAAAAAGCGAAACAAAGAGAAAGGATGAAAAAATATAATGTCATATAGATTCACATTTTACTTCAAAAACAACATTAAAGACTTGAAAGATTTCCTAGAGTTTCAAGAAAAAGTTACCACCAGTTTTTCACTAAACAACTTTATCAAATTATTAGATACTTGGATTATTGATAAAGTTTTTCTAGTTAAAAAAGGAACTCTACCCCTAAATAGATTTTACAGTGAACTATACCTGAAATGCCAATCTATATCTATGTCATTTTACTTTTGGCCAGAATATGATTTAGTTGGAACTATCTTGAATTACGGGTCAAATAAAGACATTGAAGACCTTTATGACTGTAGCTTCTGTTTCCAAGATAGCACTGACGCAGATTATCCATATAGTTCTTATGAGGGTCTTCCCGAAAAACTGTTAAAGCATTTTGAGAAAGAAGATGACTATAACGCAACTTCAGAACGTTACCATCAACTTTGTGAGAAACTGAAAATTAACGAAATTCTTTATGATAAAGATAATCAGCCAGCTCACATTCAACTCAAAGTCATTAAAGACAGAAAGCAAGACATTGTTGTCATGAAAATGTGTTCATGTATTGAATCTCATCTAAGACACACCTTAGAAGACAATAAAGACGTTTTTGAAGAGATGTCTAATTACCTAGAAACAACAAATTGGAACAAATTCAATCAATAATTGATTTAATTATTAAGGACAAGGAGAAATAAAAACCATGTTAGTAAAAACTCTAATGATTATTGGACTAATCTTAGCATCAATGTTATTGATTGGCGCTACTGTTATTAATGTCAAAGAAGCTGACAAAGAGGGATAATTTATGGAAAAAAATAACAAAAAAATCAAAATAAACCCAAATGTTGATTTATCTGATGCAACACTAGAAGAAATGACACAAGTAGAGCAAGATTTACTTGTAAAATTGGCCAAAAAGAAACTTGCTTCGAAATTGATAGATGATGCTTATGAAAAATATCCAAATTGGCCCTCACCATCAGCAACAATGATGCCGATAAGGAGTACGATTGGCTACACAGTTTTGTTTGGTAATTACTATCTGTTTTACCTAACAATTCCCGGATTATTAGATGTCCTGTTGGTTGACAATGTCTTTTATGATGAAAAAGAAATGAAATGGAAAGTGAAATTCAAGGGTGTTGACCTTGATAGAATCAATGAGGTTGTTGGATTGTTTGGTGATTCTATTTCATTTAGAGAACTATTTTCCGGCAATGACCTCTATAAACTGATGTTCAAGTTTTCTTTTGTAAAATTCCCTGAGTCACCAGTAGGCCTATCTAAGCAAGAATTTGAAGACTTGGTTTATGAATGGGCATCAAAACCAGAAATTTTGAAAAACAATCTGAACATTATTCATGTTTTAGAAAAGGAACTTGACTTTCATGGATATGATTTGGGAGCTGCTCCGTTCATCAAATATGAAGATATTCCAACAAAATTTTACAACACCATGATAAATAATGGCGCTTCTGATGTTATTAATTATGTGACCAAAACACAAATATTGGATTCATGGAAAGAAAATCCTGAAAAGCAATTAACAAAATCAAATGGTTTTTATGACTATATTGTTGATGTTGACGAATTGCCTGATAATACTTATTTTGACATTCGAATAACCTCAAAGTCTCCAGAAATGACACGGTTTTATTGGCCAAAACCATTTAATAAACATAGAGGGTATGAAAGGTTCTTACCAGAAAATCTCGAAATCCCAACAAAACCAAAGAAGCTACATCAAAAACTTTTGCAACAATTATCTCCTGTTGTAAAAATCAAAACCTATCCTAGTGTTAAAGTTGAAGATGTTCTAGAAGAATTAGATAAGGAACAAGAAATTCCTCGTCTTAAGTCTTTGGTCATTTCATACATTGAATCTATGCAACAAAAAGGTTTACTTGACAAAATACAAATAGAGGTAACTTTGGAAGATATGTTAGAAGAAACATTAAAAGAGGCCGATTTTGTGGAAAAAGTGAAATCAAGAAGCAAAACAGGCTTGCATATTGTAAGTAAATCATTAAATGGAATAGGGGATGAAATTTTGGCCTCAAAATAATTTAGTTTAGGCCAGCATTTATAATAAAATATAGAAAATAAAAAATAAAGAAAAGAGAATATGAATAGATGAAAGGAAAGAATAATCGAATCTCAAAAACAGAAGAAATTGAAAAAGGTCAAGAAGTTCAGGTTGAATTTTTATATATAGGAGAACAAGAAAAAATCAATGGCTGCACACCCTATAATTATGCTCTGGGTGCTATTGATTTCAAAAACTTGATTTCCCATAGATTTGATGACAGGAACAATGAAGAAATTTGTGAAAAAGTTGTTGTATATATTGTTTTGCGTGAATATCAGGATGGCAAGCATGACATACATTACATTGATGTAAGTAACATCCTGAATGATGAAAGAAAAGATTCTGAAAAAGCATTAGATGCTTTAAAGAAACAGATGGAGCGTCTGTCTATCTTATCTTACAAAGAGTTTCTTGATGCTTTTGGAAATAATGTCATTACATTTACGCCAGAAGTCATTACTGTTTTATCAAGATATGGTTCAACAAATACAAATCTTCTGTTAAAATTTGATATTTCAAAAAATGATGTATCAAATGTGTCTGGCTCATCAGATTCAACACTGGGCAGTATAAACAACTTATACACTTACAATGTGTTTGACACTTTTTCAAAAAAGAATGAAAAAAAGAAGACAAACTTTAAAGCTCTCATCAAACAGTCTAGTCAGGGAATTATAAAACCTCATTTTTGTGTTATGGTCAAGAAATCAAAAAAATCATCAAAACAAAATGAGTGTCCAGAACATCCTTTGAAGCCAACTATCATTGGTAACAAAAACAACAATGATAAAAAAGAGAAAGCAAAAACTTCTCATTTACAAAGGGTTTATTACCCAGCGTTAGCAGTTGGTGGCCTAGACAACGAGGATAAAAGTTATCTACTTTGGGAAGATTTCTTTAATTTGATTGTTCAGGCACAGGAAGTCATTGAGATGGTTGATAATGGAGCTTTCTTTGTTGATGGTGTTTTGTATTTACCAAAAATCATTGATAAAGCTTCAGATTGATTAATTTAGAATAAAACGCCTATTATTAAGTAGGTGTTTTTATTATTGATTATAATATTCAATGTAAAAACATTTTACAATATTATTATTTTACAATTTAAAAAGGAGGTTCATGAAAATGAACAATAAAAAATTAACAAAAATTGCCGCTAAAGGCATGACAAAATTTGACCTTGCACCCAAAAAAGAGGTGGCAATTGAGCAACTTAAATCCATCCAAAAGGAACTTACTAACATTGGTAAGGAATACAAATTGAACATCATTTCAAAGCTTGACAACTTTCGTGGAATTGCGAAAGCTTTACAAGCACTTTGTGTATCAGGAGTTGATGTACTAACCTTAGAAGAAATCAAAAAAATTGGTTTCTATACTAAGTTAGCTCGTCAAAATCTTTTTGAAGAAGTTCTGCTTCGTGAAAAAGTCTTTGAAAAGGCTCTGAATAGCTGGGTGGAAGCTAAGTCTGTTTTTGATTTAGGTATCAGCTTTAATGACAATTCTAAAGAAGCAAAAGTGGACAGCAATCATGACATCTATCTAAAAATGTCTGACAAGAAGCCCGGAAAGCTTGTAGACATCATTGCAGAAATTGACCAAAACATTGATTTCTGTGAGAAATTGATTTGCCAAAGCCGTTTCAAAGAAATTCAGGCTGCTTTTGTAGGAGCTGGATATGATGAATTTGCAGAGGATTTCAAGAAAGACTTGCGAATCCTTAAAGGACAATTTGTCATCCTGAAAGAATCCCTAAATGGCTACAATGTCAATCTTGAAGAGTATGTAGAACATACTCTAAAAGGAATGGTTGATTTTGCTAATGCAGCGTTCAACCATTACACAAACATCAATACTCTCAAAAAGATGGAAGAGTATGGAAAATTTGTGGACATGGAAGAGCAACGCATCAAAGACGAAGAAAAAGCAGCAATTGATTTCTTCTGGGGAACATTCAGTAAGAAATTTGTCTGGAATGTCATTCCAAAAGATTTCGCATTTGCAGTTTTCCGTAAAACAGTTGGCGGCCTGACACAGACTCGTTTCCATGAATTGAGTCAAGAATGGATGAATGATAATCCAAGCTGGACTTACAAGTTTGGCAATTTAAAGATTGTCGTTGGGTCTAAAATGGATGAGGTTGAACCTCTTGAAAAAGAACTCAACATCAAAGTGAAACGTCAAAAAACCGTTCGTGGTTATTTGCGTCTTGTTAAATAATGCTAGTTAATTTTTACTAATTATATATAATATAAAGTCTTTTATTCAATCAATAAATAAAAGGCTTTTTTTATTTTATAACTTATGTTATAATAGAATAAAGAATATTACAAACAAGTAGAATAAAAATAATTGGAGAATTTAAGAATATGAATAAAGCAAAATCTTTTTTATTCAAATTGATTGATGATAAAAAATGGAAATCAACTCAATCATTTGAATTTGATTATCACAATGAAATCTGGAACAAGTTGGCCCTTGAATACTTAGTCAACCCGAAAAGCCATGAGCCTAAAATCTTACAACTAAAACAAATTCAAGCAGACCTATTTAATTCAGACAAACATGATTACTGGCAGCGCAAACTACAGAATAAGTCTTTAGAAGACTTTGAAATTGCTGTGTTGTTAAGTACCTTTGAAAACTGGTACTTGAAACCAGAGAGTGTTTCATGGTTTGCATCTATGTTTAAGAAGTTCGAAGAAAAATACAGTAAAAACAATTATACGGGAAGTAAAAATAGCTTTTTCTCTGAAATTAACTCAGTTTTATCCAAAGAGAACTATGAAGCACCTGTTTTATTTATCCAGTCTTTAATGTCTGACAAGTTATTGGACAAAAAGATTGATAAAGAATATCAAGATATTAAAGGAGTATTTTAATGATGAAACGAAACGATTTATATGATTTATCCAGAAAGCTAAACGAAGAACTTTCTAGAATTGCAGAAGATAAACGCTATGTTGATGTTGATTTTGTAGGACGTTTTCGTGGTTCTAATTTCGGCAGCTTTTATTGGGGCGGCTTGAACACAAATATTTTTCAGTTACTTTTGACTGTAAAAGATAATGGTAAATACACGTTTACTGTAAAATTTGTGGATAGTGTAGAAGATTACAAAAATAAGGCATCTGATTTAGATATTAAAGAATGTTCTAGCATGGTTTGTTTTGACAACTATGAATTTACTACATATGAATCACTTGTAGACCATATTCAGATTATGGTGAGAACATTATTCAAATTGTATGGCATTGAAAAAGAGGAGAATTAAAAACCATGGCATTACTTAAATCAAGAAATTTTAAAGCGGAGCGTGCAGCACGCGCCACATCAAGAAATAATCAAAAAGAAAACAGCCTAAGGTCAAAACCAAAGCTAGAGCCTAAATTCCTTTATGGCCATAAGGTTCATTTTATGGCCAAGGATAAACGCCTAAAAAACAAGAGAAAAGCTTACTTCTGGAAAGCTGAGGTTGTTCATCCTTTATCAAGAAGAAAACAATTCCTTGAAAAACATGTTCCAAAGTTGGAACGATATAAAGACAGGCGATTCAACAAAATCGACAGATACATTGACCTTGAATATAAGCAACTAGAAGCACTTGAACTACGGCCGACTGCTGTGATTTTCGGTCTAAAAACTAAAAACAAAGAAATTTCTTATAAAGACGGAACGATTTCTGTTAAAACTGGGCACAACCCAGAAAATCCTAAATTTCAAGCTGAATTAACATTTAAAAACGTGGATGGCTCAGATAACGAGTTATCATTTAGTAAAAAAGAAATTATGGAATTATGGTTACTTCGTCGCCTAGAAACATCTTTTAGTGGCCCTGTTGGCAAATGGGAAGTCCAAGACTACTATTACCGTGCCAGAGCTGTTCTTAGAGTTATTTATGCTCTACTGGTTAGTTCCAAATAAAACAAAAAAGACGTAAGTAAAATTTACGTCTTTTTCTTTCTTATATTACAGTTTAGATTTATTAATAATGTAAATCAATCTGTAACTCGCCAGAAACCTTGTGTTCCATATCAAAGATATTAAGCATATCTTCTGAATGAAGATGTTTAATTCGCTTCCTGACATCTTGGTCTACTAAGTCAGGCAACACCTTAGAGTTCTTCTTAATGTAGTCCACAGGAACGAATTTGTTATTTCCTGTATAATTTTCGATTAAGTCATACAAGAACAAATCCCCAAAACTTTCAAACAGTGGAACAATTGTGTAACCTGCTGCATCAATAGCGGCTGCATAACTCATTGACTCTACATTTTTATAATCATATAGAGAAACAGCTTTATCTAACAGCAAACTCTTTGTCCAATGTCCAAAATCGTTAAGCAATTTATTAAAGTCTCGCTCAACCCAACCGGAACGAAATTCAGCCTGAGTAAGACCAACAACAGCATACCCACCGGGCTTAATGACTCCGAAATCAAGAGGCATAATAGTCTTTTCTCCAGACCAACCAACTGATTTCTCCCAGATTTCAGCCTCAACGCCATCAAAAGACTTAGATAAAACCTTGAAGAAATGAGGTTGATATTCCTCGTCTAGTTCTATCAATGCAAACACTCCTCCAATAGGGATATTTTTTACAAGCTCTGACGGAGCAAACACAACTGATGATTCCATATCATTCTCCTTTTAATTTTTATTTTAAAATAATATATTTGTAAAATGAATAACTTTTACAAATAATAGTATAACTGTTATTGATTTATTAATTGTTTTATAATAAGAGATGTAAAACTTTTTATTTTACAAATATATTATTTTTTTATTTCAGGAAGGAGTATTTGACATGAAAACAAATACTAAAACTAATACTTTTATCAACAACATCAAAGAAATTTTTGAGCAACAAAAAGACCTAGTAAAAGAATCTGAATGGGTTCAGTTCTTAAAAGAAATTGAAGCTCACGTTTCTCAGAAAGGCAGTGGTATTGAACTCGTCAAGGCAGAAATTGTTTATGATGATGCTGCAAACAAGAGCTTGCAAAAACAGTCTCTCATTTTGGAAATTAATGCAATTTCAAAGATGGGTCAACAAATTTCATTGGTTATCAAATTGTCTTGTCATTTCTCTGATGGTAAGTTATTAATCAAGACAGCATACAAGAACCAAAATTCCTCGTATGCCCATCAATGGAGAGCCGAAGATAATTACATTTATCTGTTGAGGGAAATCGACTTCATGTCAGAAAGCCATAAAGCTATGAAGAAGCAATATAACAATTATATTGATTTCATTCAACATGATATTGATAAACTATTGGATTTTGCAGATGCACACTAATTAAAGCTTTTTTAGGAGTTTATGATGAAAGCAAAAATTACAAAAGTTTCCAAAGAAGAAAAAAGACACATTCTTCAAATGACAGACAAGGAATTGAACTATGTTCAAAAATCATTACAAAATTTTCTTGGAAGATATTTTTATAATGGTGGAAGTTTTCGAGTTTGTCGTCATGCTAAAAGAAGATTTTTTCAAAAAAATGAAGAAATCAGCCTTAGCAAAAAAGAAATTAAAATGGTCTTGCTATTTGGAAAACTGATTGAATTCAAAAAGATTACTTTCAAAAGCAATCAAACAGAACTACGTTCAGTATTCCGTCTTGATGATAAAGTTGTTGTTTACAATTTGACTGGACATGAAATTGTTACATTTTGGAAAAATGATAGTGATGATAATCATTCAACGCTAAATATTTCTAGATACACATTGTCTAGAAAACAAACCTCAAAATGTATCAATGATTTATTATCCTTTTGAATTATCTTTCATGTATATTATTGTTTAAAGAAGTCTAAAAAATAGACTTCTTTTTTCTTTGACTTATTATAACGATTGCGATATAATAGTTTCAGAAATAAAAGTAAAGTATTTTAAAAGTTAATTAATTTTTTAACTTCTTATAGGTAGTTCAAACATAGGAAAATTCCAAATGTTGTACAACTGCCTTCTGGTACAATTTATGTATATCATAGAAATCTTAAACAAGGAGAAAGACCATGAAACAAGTTGAGCGTCATTGGGTTAAAGAAGGCCATGAACTCTACGCTATTTGTGATGATTTAACTTTCAGGGCAAAGAATTTGTATAATGCCGGTTTGTACCAAGTTCGTCAGTCAATCTTTGCAAGAAACAAAAATGAAGAAGAAACCAAACCTTCTGTACTTTCTTGGGTTGAGTTAGTTTCTCAATTTAGAAAAGAGAAACAACCTGATATGTTAGCTCTCCCGTCTAAAGTAGCAACTAACATTTTAAAACTAGTTGGTTCTTCGATTAGTTCTTATTATCAACTGTTGAAGTGTTACCTTGATAAGTCTAATTTGAATGTAACCACTAAACCTAAGTTACCTCGGTATCTTCATAAGACTGATGGTCATTATATGGTAGAGTTCACAAACCAAACATTTTCTAAAAAAAGAGGAGTTAATGGTGAGTTGATTTTATGCCCTAAAGACTTACACTTAATGATTCCAACCAAGGTTGAAAATCCTAAATGTGTCCGTATCGTTCCAAAATTAGGTGCTTTCGTAATTGATGTGATTTATGAAGTCGAAGAGACACCTTTACAACATACAGGCAATTACGCAGCAATTGACTTAGGTGTAGATAATTTGGCTAGTATTACCTTTTCAAATGGAGTTCAACCTCTACTTATCAAAGGTTCTAAAATTAAAAGTCTTAATCAAGGATATAATCGACTAATTGCTAAAACACAATCTAAATTACCAACGAACCAACATTCTAGTAAGCGCATCCACCGTCTTTGGAGAAATCGTGAGAAGAAGTTACACTCAGAACTTCATCAAATCACTGCATTTCTTTCTCTTTATTTTGACGAGATGGCAATAGAAAAAGTGTTTGTTGGCAAGAACAAAGGTTGGAAACAAGGTCTTGATTTAGGACGAAAAACAAATCAATCGTTTGCACAAATCCCTTTTACAACATTTATTTCGCAGTTGACATATAAGTGTCAGTTAAGAGGTATTGAAGTTATAGAACAAGAAGAGTCTTATACTTCAAAAGCTAGTTTTATAGACCAAGATGACATTCCTGTTTATGGAGAAATTAAGACTAAACCTAATTTTTCAGGAAAGCGAGTTAGTAGAGGTTTGTATAAAACCAAACACGGTATCATTTTAAACGCAGATGTCAACGGCTCTTACAATATTTTAGTAAAAGGTCTTGCTTCATTAGGCAAAGTCTTGAGTAGGTCTCTTGTTTCGTTTCACACAAGAAGTTTGAGTGGCTTAGGTACACAATCAAACGTAAACTTAATTTCACAATATATGTAAACCTATATCTTTTAAAGAGAGGGTCTAGGGGCATAGTAGGATGCCTTTAACGAAAGTAATAGATTTATTTTTTTATTACAGAACGTTAATAAATTAAATGGAACAAAAGTTATCGTTTTTAACATTTATAACAACCATTTAAACCTATTTCGAGGATTCAGAGGAAATAGGGATATGAAGTGTTTACATTTGTAATAACCATTTAAACCTATGAGGTACAGAAAGTATGTTGTTTTTATTTAATCTAGTAATGTTTACAATTTTCTATTTGATTTTAGATTATTGTTTTGTAACAAGCGGCAAACCAGTTCTAAACAGAGTGCTAAATAGTCTGATTTTGATTCTTGGTGTTTTTGTAATGACTATTTTTGACAGGTTTTCATTACTTACGTTAGTGTTATCCTTATATGTCCTAATTCATGGATATGCAGAATTGAACAAATCAAAAGAAGACTATGATATTAAGTTTTACAAGAAAATTATAAAGTGGTCAATATTTGTTATTCTGGCATCTCTTGTATTACTTGTTCTTGGACTATAATTAATAATTAATTAAATAATATATTTATTCTTGAAAGGGGGTGGAAGAATGACCTTAAAAGAAGAATTAGAAAAACTTCTTTGCGACTACAAAGGTCAGTTAGATATTAGTAATGAGAATTCCCATAAAATAACGAGGAAATTTTCTCGAAAAATTTCTCGCTTCATCATTCAGAACATTGAAAATCTGGATGTGCTCGATTTAGAACAATTGAATGATTATCCTGAATTACGCAGAAAAATTTCTGGCAAGGCATTGATGGCTTTCAATGTTGTTCTAGACCATGAACAAAAATAAATTAAATTAATTTTATATTCAAGGAGAATATTATTTTATGAAAAACATGGTTAAACTATCAATGGTTACATTTGCTGCAATTAGTGGACTTCTTTATTCTAGCAATGTTTTAGCTAGTGAAGTTACTAAGGAAGGTACTGAGGTTTCTGTCAAACAACCAGAAATTGATGTTACTCGTCAAGATGATACATTTTACACAAAGATTGATGTAAAAGTGTCAACAGCAATTCCAGATGATATTACTATCAATCAAGGAGACACAATGACCATGCCTTTACCAAAGGAGCTTGAATTGGAAACAACTTATGATTTCCCAGTAAATGCTCCTGATGGTGAACCGGTAGGTCAAGCAACAGCGAACGCTGCGACAAATACTGTCACAACAGTGTTCAATGATTATTTTCAAAAGAAGCCTTTAAATAAATCAATTTCATGGACTATGCGTACACAAATCAACCGTGAAGTTGTGAAAGAAGAAGGCACAATGCACCTTGATTTTAAGGGCACTGTCGTTGATGTTAAGACTGGCTCAAAAGGAGACACCAACCTCAATGAAGAATTGTATAAATGGGGGCGACAAGACAAAGATGATGCCTCTGTAGTTCATTGGGTGGCGCGTGTGAACTATCGCAAGGCTAGTCTTAAAGGTGTCCATGTTCATGATACTTGGGATGAATCACAAGAGTATATTCCGGGGTCAATGATTGTAAACTACTTACATTCAGCAAACCCTTGGACTCTTGCATATACTGCTGACCCAAGCTTCGTGAAAATCCGTAAAGACGGTTTTGATGCGGAAGTTGGTGATTTGGATAAAGTTGTAACTTTCGAATACAGCACGCGCTCCAAAGACCGCTCTATCATTCCTACTAACACCTTTACGGTACAAGCGCAAGATTACTTCTTGCAGCACGAAGTGAATTACAAATGGGCGGATGGCTCAGGTGAAGCGGATGGCAAAAACAAGCCAAAAGATAAGGTGAAACCAAAAGAATTCGAACCTAAAAAGGAAGAGAAGAAAAAGACTGAAAATGTCGTGGTGAAACCTAAACCTGAAGATAAGCCAAAGCCTAAAGAAGATACACCAAAACCACCAGCACCAGAGGTTGAAAAACCAACACCTAAACCAGAAGTGAAAGAAACTCCTAAGCCAACTGAGCCTAAGAAAGTTCTTCCTAAGACTGGTTCAGACAATCGTGTTGTTAAAATTCTTGTAGGTCTTGGATTTGGAATTCTGATTGGTGTAATTGCCTTTATGACTGGTGGTACTAAATCAAGAAAGAAAGGTTAAAAAGGGTGGTTGCTTGGAAGACATCCAAAAAATAAAAGCAAAAATTGAATGGCTCTTGGAAAACTTTTCTCAGAGCGAAATAGCCAAGGAGACAAACGTGCCACAGTCTACATTGTCTTACTTGAAGAAAGGTACTCGTAAAATCCGTAATCTCTCTGTTGGCACTGTTCAGGAATTAATTCAATTCTATGACAGGCATCACAAGGACAAAAAGTAATGCGTGGATTTATGAATGTACACGGATATATCAAAATCAGGCTGGATAATACATCTTATTATCCGCCTGTTTCTGGTAGCCAAGACCAAAAAGGATATATTCGCCAAGGATTACAATTAAGTCGTGATTATTCTTGTAATTATCGTATTTTTGATAGTCAAAACCGTCTACTAGGAGAAATACCTGAACGACTTTCAAAACTATATCATCTTTCTGAAATCCTCTACAATAAAAGCTTTGAAAGACTTGCTATTCGTTATGAGATAGAAAGAGATAGTTATCAGGGTTTTCTGTTTATTGACTGTTATTAGAAATAAAACGAAAAGACCTCTTGATTACAAGGGTCTTTTTTATTTTTCTGAATTGTTTTATAATATACTCTGTAAAAGATTCATTTTACAAAAGCATATTATTTTATAAAAAAGGAGTATTAACATGGGTATTGATACAAATGTTAAGATTGTTGGTAAGTTGGATGTTGACCAACTTGTTACTTTTATCAAAGAAGAAATTTCTGAGAGCATCACAATTAGTATTGAAGAAGAAGAACAATTCTTTGACACTAGAAGTGATATTGTATTTTTGGGTATTGATGGCATTGAAAAAAGGGATGTGGGATGGATTCACTTCACTTATAATGGTAAAAACAGAAGTCTGTTTTATCTTTATAAGGACACATTCTGGTTTGACAAATTAGATATTTTGTCCAACATCAAAAATAACACGCCTGAATTAAATGGAGAATATACTTATCTTTCACTTGGATTTGATTCTGATGCCGTTGAAATCATGACAAAGATTGCGAAAGAATTTGGTGGCTATCTTGATGAGCAGGACACAGATAACGTGCCTTACAAGAAAGTTGAGTAATTTTCATATTTTAAAATGTCTGAAGTTAATTCAGGCATTTTTTGTTTTGTTCTGTTTATATGGCTTATAATAAAATATTGTATTTTTTAATTTTATGATATTATTTCAATTTTAACCAACATCACACAATTCCCCCACCTCTTAGGTGCTGGGATGTAAGTGCATTGACCTGAGCAAGTCTTTGACTTGCTTTTTAGTTTGTGTTATTCTAAATTATATAATATATAAACATAAAAACAAGGATAAATAAGAAGAAATGACAAAAATTAGGCAAAAGTCTTACAAATTTAGGTTGTATCCAACGGAAGAACAAAAGGTATTGTTCTCAAAAACCTTTGGCTGCTCAAGATTTATTTGGAATCAAATGCTGGCTGACAAAATCGCCTATTATAAAGAAACAGGCAAAACTTTGAGAAATACACCTGCCCAATACAAGAAGGAGTTCCCTTGGCTGAAAGAAGTGGATAGTTTTGCGCTTTGCAATGTTCAATTAAATTTGCAAAAATCCTACAAGAACTTCTTTCAATCTAAATTTGGGTTTCCTAAATTTAAGTCTAAGAAAAGAGCATACAAACAATCTTATAAAACCAATAATAATCATGGCAACATTGCAGTCTGTGATGGTAAAATTAAGCTTCCAAAGGTTGGGTGGGTTCGCTTGAAGCAGCATAGAAAGATGACGGGTCTTATTAAGAGTGCAACGATTTCAAAGACGGCAACCGGGAAATATTTCATCTCTATTTTATGTGAAACAGATATTCATCCATTCAAAAAGACAAACTCAAACGTTGGCATTGACCTTGGACTAGCTGATTTCGCCATCCTCTCTACCGGAGAAAAGATTGAAAATCCTAGATTTCTAGTTTCAGTTTCTAAGAAATTAAGGAGAGAGCAGAAAATATTATCTAGAAGAGGGCTGTTAGCCAAACAGAGGGGTAGAAGTTTAAATGACTGCATGAATTATCAGAAGCAAAGACTAAAGGTTGCTAAACTTCATGAGAAGATTTCTAACCAAAGGAGAGATTTTCTTCATAAACTGAGTATCAATCTTATCAAGAACCACGATAGGATTTGTATGGAAGACTTATCAAGTAAAAATCTCATGAGAAATCATCACCTAGCCAGAGCGATTGGGGATGCCTCTTGGTCTGAATTTGTGAGGATGTTAGAATATAAGGCAGATTGGTACGAAAAACAAGTGTCAAAGATTAGCCGTTGGTTTCCATCTTCTCAACTATGTTCAAATTGTGGCTTCAATTCAGGTAAGAAGCCGCTTCATGTCAGAGAGTGGAGTTGTGAGAGTTGTGGCGCACATCACGACAGAGACCTCAATGCCAGTGTTAATATTCTACATGAAGGATTAAAATTATTAGCTTAATTTTATCTAAATTAATATAGAACCGCAGGAACTGTGGGGATAGCTTGGTATATATTAATGTAACCTCTATTGGTTAGCCAACTAGCCAATAAGTATGCATCCTACCCAAGAAGCTCCCACCTCTAAACGTTAGTGTAGGTGGGAGCGGTTCACAGAATTTTTCTTTTGATGAAGCAAAAAATAAAGTCTTGGAATACGTTCACAGTATGAAGGTTTTCTTCTACAATGACCATTACTATGAAGCAGCACTAGAATCTGTTAAAAAATTAACTCCAGAGAACAATATTCTGCAATTAAAAGGGCCAAAAGGTTATCATCCTCTCATCAAAATCGTAAAAGACAAAAGGAAACAGAATCCTTTCAGAAAACCAAAACACTCATAATGAGTGTTTTTTTCTTTTAGTTTTATAATATTACTTGTAATCATTTTTACAAATATTATTTTAAAAACAAAAAGGAGAAACAAAAATGGAAAATGTTACAACAAATGTTAAAATTGTAGGTGAGTTGCCATTTCAAAGATTGGTAAATTTCTTTCTTTGGAATATTGATGAGAAAGCTGAACATGACTTTAATGTTGTTGAAGAAAAGTATGACCCATCAACACATAAAGATGTTAGTTTTGAATCAGGAAAAGAAACTGACACCTTGAAAACTGTATCAGGTTTTGTAAAATTTACCTACAAAGGAGAAGCTGGCTCTGTTTCTTATAATTACAGAAATCACTTGAAGTTTGATAAGAAAGACTTGTTTGACAATGCAATTAATGGAACATACAGACTCAATATTTTTTCAACAACAGACCTAACAATGGAATATTCTTCTATTTCAATTATGGTTATGGAAAAGCTTGCTATGTTTTTTGCAGAAAACATCAGACATTTTGAGGGATATATTGACTTACGAAATGATGACAAAATTTGGTATCAAAAAATTGATGCTGAAAAATTTGTCAAAGAAACTCAAGATTCATATACTCTCTTCATTGATGGCAAAGAGGTACTTTTCAGCCATCATTGGAGTGAAATTGAAGATATGCTATACGATTTCTTGATAAGTCTAAGTAGTTATTTCGAAGACTATTATGATTATCTCAGGTATAAAGAATCACTTTCAATTACTGGAACTCAAGGTGGGCTATATATTGATGGTTTGACTATTGATTATCGTCCTCATATCGAAGTTGTTGTGAAATATTTCTAAAACTAAATTTTAAAAAACGCTCTTTATGGGTGTTTTTGTTTTGCTTTATAATAGTAAATGTAATCATTTTTACAAATATTATTTAAAAAATAAAAAGGAGAAAACAAAAATGAAAAAACGTATCAGTTTGTATAACATGAAAAAAGCAGGGGAACATGTTACATCTTTATTTGAAAAATCAAACATGACTTATGAAGAGCTGTATACTTCTCGTCATGAAATTGAGGAAGCTGTTTCTAACTTCATTGAAGAAAATAAGATGGAATCTGGAGATAATCTGATTTTGCTTATTAATGAAACTGAGCTTTATTTTGTTGCCGGTATTGTTCGTGCTTGCTTTTCAAAAAATATTTGCTTAACCGTTGTGTCATTTGAGGATTTTGTTGACAATAACAAAGGGATTTGGAGCATTGAAAATTACTTCGTCTCAGAACAACAAAAAGAAGAGGATATTGATGGGTGTGATGAATATCCGATTTATAGTGAAGATGAATCGAAGACATATCCATGCCTTGTTGAACTAAAAAACGGTAGCAACGGAATCTTCGACCAAACTTTCTCAACAGAATCTGACAATGAAGAAAATTGTCATGCTACAGGTTATGAACTTCGTAACTCAGATGATTGTAGTGACTGGTGGCTTGAATTTGAAGATAGTCACGGCAAACTGCATTATGGTAGATAATACCGAAAATCAAACACTCTTATTAAGAGTGTTTTTTTGTTTGCAGTTATTCTATTATTTAAGTTTATTTTTAGCTTAAATTATGGTAAAATATAAAGAAATAACAAGACAAAGAAACCACTAGGAGACAATAATGATAACAGCACAAAAATTCTTTGATTTCTATAAGAAAAAGGCTAACATGGACTTGATACAAGTTGCTAATAAATTAAATATAAAATTTGATTTTTCTGATGCTGGACAACTGAGAAATTCAGTTCTTTTTATGCTGCAAAAACCAGAAAATGATGACTATAACAACTATGAAATCGTTGATGACCATGAAGTGCTTAAAAATTTTCTTTTGCGGATGCAATCCATTTACAAAATCATTCAGGATAATCCAAGTATAATTGATGGCATTAACATCAAAAATGACAATGTTGATGAACGTTTTCTACATATCAAACTTACCTATGATTACAAAGAAAGACCATACATAAAAATAGACACTCTTTTTTGCACTAATATTGGAAGTTTGTATACAGCGAATGATGGTGTTTTTAAACTAGAATTACAGTCAAGTCAAAGTAATTCTCAGCGCTATTTGTTTTTTGATGAAGATAGTAACCATATTTCATTTAAAACAAAACAAAAGAGAAGCGCATTTTCAGACACGTTAGCCTATGATGGCCTGTCTACATATTTAATTAAAGATTTTCCTTATCCGAACTTAAAAGAATTCTCATGTCTAAAAGAACATCAGGAAGAACTTGTAAAACTATCAAAGCAAAACATTGAGTTCTTGTATAGAGATGGCTCAGGGGCAAGAATCAATACAACCCTAACTATGGAAGACTTGCATCAGGCAGGTCTAAAAAGAAAAACAAGTAAAAGGAATATTTTTAAGAGAAAATACAGTCAATTCTCGGAATTTTCTCCACTTATTTCAGATAAAGATATAGATAGAACACCAATTACAGACCTTTATTATTTATTTAAAATTTGGTTGATTTTGGACGAAGAAGAATGGCCTAGATTTTACGGTTGGTATAGAACACACGGTCAAGGCAAAGCTTCTATTTATGACAAGGTGTTTAATGAAGTATTTAATCATCCAAGAAGAATAACAGAGTATGATTGGTTGAGCAGCTATTACAGAGATAAATATTCTGATGATGAACGCCTTACTTTCAAGATGGCAAAATTTGCAATGAAACTAAGAAATCTAAAATTGTTTTATAAGAAAATACCAGCAAATTACAAAACTCTAGACCTTATGTTAGAAGATGCCAACAAAGTTCAAGGCGTGATTGAGTTTAAAGCTGCAATCAGAAAATTGAAGCAAATCATCAAGAAGAAAGAAAACAAAAACTTCAATTATGCCAAGGTGGCCATACCAAACGAAACAAAAGATGTGTTGGAAGAATTTTCTCAGTACAAACCTATTACAATTCATCAATGCCCAAAAGAAATATTGGATTTGATTAAATGTGACTATACTGGAAACTTTGACAGCCTTGTTTACGAAATCGGCAGGCAATGTTCAAATGAAGAACGTAAAGCCAAACGGAAGACCAAGGATGTGCCTATTTTTCTCAGCTATAACAAAGACAATCAGAACCTATTTTGTATTTGTTTATTACAAGTTAGATACAGTGAGAATGATATGGACATTGAAACTCATTTTAATATCTCAACAGAATACTTTACACCAGATAAAGCATCAAAAGAATCTATTATTGAATACAAATCAAAATTCGAGAAGATAAAATCATTTATCCAAAACTACATTGTAGACAAGTACAGCTATGATGTATACCCGAACTAAACTAAACTTAAATAAAGACCTTGAAATACCGAGGTCTTTTGCTTATAATAATCAATGTAAAAATTAATTTTACAATAAAATATTTAATTTTTAAAAAGGAGAAAAGTATGGCAACTTTTTTAGCAACAGTTGAGGGATTAAAATTCCTTAAAAACTCAATGGACAGTCTCATGGCAGAAACAACCAAAGCTGGCAAGAACACAGTTCTACGTTTCCATAACGCTGATGAACGTTTCAAGAAGCTTCTAAAATTCTTGCTAAATAATGATATTACTACAGGAATTTCAGCGAAAAAACTAGAACGCAGGAAGTCATTCAGTGATGATATTCGTGAAGAAAAGTCCAGCCAAGAAATCACAAATCTTTTAAGTTTATTGGATTATCTTAAAGGAAATAATACTGGCCGAGATGCAGATATTCTTGTTGTTCATCAATATATTCAAAGTCAACCAGAAGAGCTTCATGACTTCATTGAAAAGGTAGTAACGAAATCCCTTAAACTGGGGGTTACGGCCAAAACAGTCAATGCCGTTTACGGAGAAGGGTTTATTCCTGTTTTTGAGGTTCAGTTGGCCAAATCAATTGACAAACTAGATTCAGAAAAACTAAAAGCTCTTATAGGCTTTATCACACTGAAGCTAGACGGCCACAGAACGCTTGCTCAGGTTTCTTTTGATGAACTGAATGGTATTGGTGGCTGCATCAACGTGAATTTCTTTACCCGGCAAGGAAAACCAGTTACAGGAATGACAGATGTTGCAACGAGCATCTTTAAATCTTTTGACTGGAACAAACTAGCCAAGGTTTATCCAGAAGGACTATTCTTAGATGGTGAAATCCTGATTACAGAATCAGATAAACCAAAAGAAGAATGGTTTAACGAAACTTCTAAAATCATCCGTAAAGATGGTGAAAAATCTAACCTGACTTATCATGTATTTGATATTGTTGGAACAGATGAATTCTTCCAAGATAAGAAATCTATTCTTACTTATAAAGACCGGCGAAACATGTTAAATGATGTTTTCTTGAATGTTCCTGATGTAACAGGCATTGAACTTGTTCCTGTCCTTATGGAGACTGAGGATGTCTATAATGACCTAGAGGCTATCTACAAACTCTTTGATGAGCAGGTAGCTCTAGGAGAAGAAGGCCTGATGCTAAATCTTGATACACCTTATGAATGTAAACGCCATAATGGCCTCTTAAAGATTAAACCTACTAAATCAGCAGACCTCGAAATCATTGGTTTTGAACCCGGCGCTCCATACACCAAGTACGAAAATACTCTAGGTGCATTGATTATGGATTTTGAGGGTGTTCCTGTTAAGTTTGGTTCTGGTCTTACAGATGAGCTTCGGGATGAAATCTGGAACAACCAAGAAAAGTATCTTGGAGCTATTGGAGAAATTCAATACACTTCTTACAGCAAAAATCAAAACAATGATGAAATCAGTTTGCGTTTTCCTCGTTTTAAAGGGATTCGAACTGACAAATCTGTTGAAGATGTGAATATTGAATAATTAAATAAATTCAATCAAAAAAGACTAGAAAATAATTCTGGTCTTTTTGTTTTCTTTACTACATCCTTGACATGTTTAACAAGCTACACGTAATTCACCCACTCCATAGGTGGTGGGATGTAAATGCTTTGAGCTGAGCAAGTCTTTGACTTGCTTTTTTATTTGTGATATTCTAAATTATATAATATATAAATAT